CCCGTCGCTCACATTAGACTATTATTTACAAAAGAGCGTTAGATAGAATATTAAAGTTTTGTTACAAGTCTGTAGATATCTTCCCAATTCTTTACAATGGGATAGTGAACATCAGCCATCATGTTGTGACCGTGTTCCATAAGTAATGGCTTCAATCCATACTCAAGTCCAACATCCGCGTTTTCTGGTTTGTCTTCAATCCACCAACATCCTGAGTTATTGTACTCACGAAGTGCATCATGCTTGTCTGCGCCTGTGTCCAAGCACAGAACTTTAGAAAAAGCAGTTTTACCAAACATTTTTTGAAGATTCATTTCACGCAGTTTGCCTGCATTTTGGTCAAGGCTGAGACTGGTAATACAGTGAAATGTAAAACCATGTTGCTCGTGCAGTCTTTTGACCCAGTACATGGCATCACGCAAGACCGGGAGGAAGCCTATCGCAGCACTTTCATTAAAGGTGCGTATCAGTTTGCGAACTTGCTCCTTGCTAATACCATAGCGTAGAGACATATCGTATTCATACTGATAACCATCAGTAAGTTCGAATCCGTGTTCTTGCATCCAGACGTTAAAGGCCCACTCCCAGTCTAATAGTACGCCATCGACATCTGTGAGTATTGTTTTTTGATATTTCATTTATGCTCCTGTTTTCTTATTATGCTTTATTATAACATATACAAGAGCAGTTGTCAACCTAAATCTGCGCTAGTTCTACCATTGTTGCACTTAGATTGATCTCAGGATCTGCCACAAAACTGTGATTGACCAAGCCATTTTTAATAATCACAATAGCACTGTCTTGTCCTTCTTGTGAGTCCGAAAACAGTTCCAAGTTGTCATACATCCAGCGAAACACATCTTCCATTTCTTCTGGACGCACTGTGCTGCACATTAACTTCCTTGCTTCAATGATTTTGCCTGCTTTAAACAGTTCAACTGCACTGATGCGCCAGTCTGCACTTGCACCTTCATCACCCTTGGGCTTGGCCAGTTTACTATCCTGCGAATTCATTTGACACAGATTTAAGCATTTACGCAAATCTGGATATGTGCTTCTTACATAAGTGTCCAGTGTGTCAAGATCAAATTCAACACCTTCTTCTACCAACACAGTTGCAACTCTTGCAGTAAACTCTGTTAGGTCAACACGTTCAATGTGGAAGCCTTGGCAACGTGAATGCAGTGCAGGAATTACTCTGTTGGGATAGTTGCAAGTCAGTATAAACCTAGCACTTGCATGATACGTTTCCATCACACCACGCAATGCTGCTTGTCCGTTTGGTGAGATATAATCAGCCTCATCCAGTAGTACAACCTTGAAATCACCAAATGGCATGGTTTGCACAAAGCCTGTGATCTTGTCACGAATAGTGTCAATGGAATTTTCTCTTGATGCGTTAATTTCTAACACATCATAGCTGTCAATTTCCAACTGATTGATCAAGATCTTTGCCAGTGTTGTTTTGCCAACACCAGGCGCACCACTAAACAACAAGTGCGGAATAGCACCTGAATCAATCCAACTTTTTACCTGTGACTTTTGTTCATTGTCGCGAAACACATAGCCGTCAATGTCTTTAGGGCGATACTTTTCAGTCCACAATTGTTTCATTTGTAACTTCCATCTAAGTTGTAGTGCTTGGCATTATATAGGAAAGCCCCTAAGGATGTCAAGACTCCGTACTGCTTGCGTAGTTGTTTGTACCATGCCAAGTAGTGTTTAATCTCTTGTAATATATTTTTCAATTGTTTGACGCAGTTCTCTAAGGTTGTACATCTGCATGCCTGTTAGCACAAGATACACTACCACTAATCCTATTAATAATATGTCTGTCATAACTACTCCTATCATTGTTTAGAGTATAACAGATGTACAGTGAGATGTCAATGAGAAAGGCTATTCGCCTTTGTAGAATTTGCTCGATTCTGGCATGCTGTTTGTGCCAATGCTGACTGCATCGCTAAGTGTATCGTCATTGCCTGGGTCTTCGTCACTGACCATGAGCATATCTTTGGGATCAACTTTGCGGATTACAGTTTCACCATCATCGTCTTGAATCTTGTATCCGCGACTCCAGCGTCCATGTGCAACCATTACATACTGCCCAGGAACAACATCAGTTTGCTCTGGACCAACTGCATACACTTTGCCCCAGCGTGGACGAATGCCATGACCTTGTCCATCATCGTTGAGCAGAATAATACCGCTTTGTAAACTACGCTCGCCGAATATCATGTCTTCCACAATGACATCACTGTGTAGAGGTTTAAATCCGTTACGACTGATTTTGACTGCATTAATGTTTTGTGTATTGGCCATTATATTTTTCTCACTCCAGCTTTTTCTTGTGCAAGTTGTCTTGGGGTTTTTGCTTGTTCTTGTTTAACAGTTCTGGCTCGTGCAATAGCATCAGCAAGTCCGCCAGCAGGTAATGGCGGCGACACACCAATTACAGATTCATCTACAACTGGCGTTGCTTTAGAAACTTTAGGCTTCTTGGCCTTTGGTTTTTTAGAAGCACTATTGTCAACTGGCGCTGGCATAACATCTTCAACTGCCCGGCGGCTTGTTGGTGGAACCTCGTCAACTGGCCCGATCTGTTTGTTGTACTGACGTTTGGTCTGCTGTACTTTGCTATCAACAACTTTGCCTTTGTTGTCAATTCTGTCACCGCGGGCATTTACGCCCATATTGCCAACTGCTCTGACATTTTCATTTTGCAACAACAATGCGCCGAGGTCAACCGCCTTGCCTTGCGATGTTCGATATGTGCGTTTTGGTGCCATGTAACACTCCTATTCTATGCGTACTTTATATTTATCTAAGGAATTCGGTGGGGTCTAAATCATAGTACATGCTGTTAACTCTGTGTACCCCTAGCAAGTATAACACATAACTGGCCACACTGGATCCTCGACCAACACCCCAAATGATGCTATTGGATTTCATTGTGTCTACTAGATACTTGAGATACCGTAACAAGTTAAACAAGTCACGTTCTTGGAACAACAACAATTCTTGTGCTGCACGTTGTAGTTCAGCATCAGTCTTGCAGCAATCAATAATGTGTGCTGCAATGTCTAACTGTTTGTATTCATCAGGCATCAACCAGTTTTGTTGATTGCGCTTGTCGTATTCTTGTACATTGATATCTTCAACAGTTTGTGTGCAAAACTCTACATCAACACCAACAGGTGTTGTTACTGTTTGATCCACAGTGATACCAGAGATGTTTTGATCGCTCATTATGAGATCCACTACATCTTCTATATTATATACTTGTTCGCCAAACTTATTTTTTATCATTGGGTTTGAATTCTACAACATTTTCTGTAACTGATTCTTCTGGAAATATATGTCCGTCAACAATGATTTCAACTTCTACTTCTGGTTCATCATCGTCTTCGTCGTCCCATTCTAGATCAACATTTTTCCAAGTTGTATCATTTAGTGTTACCACTTTGCCTTTTTGTTTTCCAATAGCACAGGTTGGATGACTGCCGTGCCACCACCCTTCGTCGTCAAACGGTCCTATCTCTTCGTCATCGTGATGCAGATATGTGATACCGCCGCCGGCGTCACTGTGCAAGTTCAAATCTGATATTTGTATTACATCTTCAATAACTGCATTTAACTTTAAGTATAACGCAAGACCTACAATTTGATCAACCGGTTCGGTAGGAAAGCCAACGCACTGCATCCCTGCTGCTTCGTATGCAGCAATTGCGTCTGTTTCTGTTTGGTCAATGAAAATGCTGTTACAGAATTGTTCAAATATGATATACTTTACCCGAGCTAATGCAATGTTTTGATCATAACTGTTATTGCTTACAGTTACCATTTGCATGTCTACATGATAGCTGTTCATAATAATACCGTCGGGTGTGTGAACTGCTGCATAAAATTGTGGGTTGAACCCTAACCGTACATAGCTCATGATATGTTTATTTTATCCTCAAAATCGTCGCCGGCACTGCGCTTACGCTGCTTTTCCGACAGTTTGTTGCGGTATGTTTCAAGTGCCATTCCTACTTGATTGGTTAAGTGGGAGTTGCCCAGTCTCATACTTGCGTAATACTTTTTGTTAAGTTCAGTAATTTTGTCAATGATGTCACTTTCGGACAGCTCGTCAATGTTACCAATTAACGGATGTTCCACTAGAGATCGCCTGCTTGTCTGTTCTCTGAGTAATGCACATCAAAACTTCCGCCGGGATAGCGTTTTTCTAATTTGCGTACATTTTCTTCAATAACATCATTGGGATCAATGTTGAGTGCGCGGCAACTGTTAATCCAGTACCACATGATGTCTCCCAATTCACGTTTTGCATGGAACTGCGTATCTTCATCCATGGGTTTGCCTTGAAAGATGCACTTCTTTACAATTTCCATAAACTCGCCACCTTCAGCACTAAGTCCAACTGCACCAGTCAACAACAGTGCCATGTTAACACCACTAACTGCTTCTAGTTCAGTCATTGCCAGATGCATTGCTATTGTATCATTGCTTTGTTCGCTTGTTACTGTTTGAACAAATTCTTTGTAACGATTTAAATCTACTTGTGTCATAAAAACTCCTCTACACTTTACTAATTATAGCGTAGAGGAGTCAGTATGTCAATAATTTAATTTACCGTTATCCAAACGCAGCGCCGTTGTTACCAATGCAAAACCATTTGCTATTGATATACATAAGTGTTACTGCTTCGCCAATGTCGCTGAATGTAATAATACCTGTGCCTGATGCTTTCCATCCTGCATTAGTCACTGTGGTTACCATATCACCGCCATCGCCTAGCATAGCAAGGACTTTAACTTGTCCTTCAACACCTGCGGCTAGTGTGCTTGTTTCTGCACCGCCTGTTGTAAAGTAACTGGTAGTCTTTGCTAAACTGGCTGCACCAGATGCGGCTAAATCTTCACTGCCTGCAAGCTGTATTGGATTCATCAGTCTGTTGCGTGGGCGTGTTAGTTCACTTAGGTAAATTGTTGTTCCACCGTCATCTGTGTGGAATTCAAACTCATAGGTGCCAGTTTCGTTAAATGTAATTACATTTGAACTGATGCCTTGGATGCCGGCTACACTCTGTGCAGAACCACTTGCTCCAACTGTGGCTGGAAGTGTAACAGTGTGTGCAATGTTGGCAACATTGATTCGAACATTAAACCAACTTGCGTTGCCGCTTGCTGGAATATTACTAAATGCCAGTGTAATTGATCCAGATGTAGTAACAGTATACCACTGTCCTGCACTATAATCAATTGCTGTTGAACCAGTTACTGCACCAAGTGCAATGCGTGTCCCGCGAAAACCTTGTGTTTTTGCGTTTTTGATTAGTCCGCCTGCCATGTCGTTGTCTAATGTTGTGCCGGTCAGCGCACTTTTGAAGATACCTTTTGCTTGCAAATCATCAATTTCAGTCTCTGCATATTCAAAGTTTGTTTTGACGTTTGTAAAGTTATCACGAAAGCCCTGGCTGTCGTTATCCTGCCCAGCAATAGGGTAGGTGGTATCGATATTGTTGGGGTTGATGTTGCTTGCCATGTTTCTCTCTTTTTATCCTAAAATATTCGTCTTGGGGAATACGAGGTATTTATCATACTTGTCCGTCTTGCCGTAAACATCCACAGGGCTAGTAAACCTCAAACTGTTGCCATCAAATGTGGTTGTGTTTCCTGCACCAACAAAATATTCATTATACGTTGTTGGGTCGTTAGTCCGTGCAAGTCTTAGTGCTGGCTCAAAAATAGTTTGGATGCGTGTTTTTGCAGTACCATCTTCTAACGTATCAGCTCCGAATTTGGCCGCATCAAGTGCATCTGCGGCAGTAATAACACCACTTTCGTTGAAGTCGCCGTTGGCAAATCCACTCGTAACAGCATTTGCAACTGGACTTAAATTATTGGTGAGGCCAACAGCAATTCCAAGTATAGCAGTTGATATTGCAGTCCAGTCAACGTAAAAGTCGACATCAAACGTTGTGCTAAGTGGTGGACTTGGATTCCAGTTGCCGCCGTCTGTTGAGTCTTCGTTTGGTACCCAAGCGGCAGTTAGTTGATTGTCCAGGATATATCTATCACTGATGAAGTCTACTCTGTTTAATATTTCGCCAAACTGTGTGCGTATGTTGTAACTGATTCGGTCACTTTCACCAGGTTGTGCATAGCAAATTACCCATGCCTTGGTAAATCCTAACACTCTGCCGTCTGTTTGCTTTGTGGTCATCCACAGCGGAAGTACTGTACTTTGTTGTCCTACTACATCAATCACTTGATCTCTCATATTGATCAAACTGTTTGGGTATACAGTAGTGAAAGTGGTGGAAACTGTGCCATCAGGGTTATCTACCCACGAACCGTAATACAATATCAAACTGTCAAGATGTTGTTCCAGTGAGAAATAATCCGGACTTGCCGGTCCAACAGGGAACTTGCATGATGAATCTTCATTGCTAGGATTGAATACATCCAGTGGATGTTTAAGTGCATACGCATAGCAACAACAAATCTGATGATTTTTTGCAGTTTTTACAAGGTTATCAGGATCAGTGTAAGGAGCATCAAATAACACTTCTTGTGCTACTGCTATATATTGTAACCATGATCCAGGTATCATTGGCACAATATCATTTTTGTTTGTGAGTCTGTAGAAAGTGTTGCCCAGCATGTTGCCGTCTTTGTCTTGAAGAGCATTGAAATAGTCGGCGTATTTTTGATTGCCCACTGTTGGTGATGCGCTTACATATCCTTCAATGCGGTCAAACTTGTTAAAAGTTTGTGCATAATTGGTTATAAGTGTGCTGATTGCACTGCCAAGGCTGTGTCCGCCAATTTTGATTTTTGTTTTAGTGGTGTTGTTTAGTGCATCAAACAAACTGATACCTGGGACATCTGCAGGACGCTCTTCGCCTTTTGGACCAAGCCCTTTGTAAGCAATAGTAAATCCGTTGTGTGTTTTGCCTTTGCCAAATCCAGCAATTGGATTGATAACTTTGGCTGCCATGGTGTCGATCTTGCCATCATATTCATTTTGTGTACCACGCATCACAATGTACGCAGTATCACCGTATTCGATTAGCCATCCAAAAGGAGCAATACTGCGAACAGTTTTCTTCTTCTTACCTTCAGGATCAGCTTTATCATCCACTTCAACTGTGTAATCACACCATATTATGTCATTGGCTGTTAGAGCTGCTAACTGTGTTTTAAATTTGTCATATCTAAGCGGCTCTTCCATGTTTACAGGACATTGGTTACTGGGAGTCCAGTTGAACACATCGTTTACTTTGGGATTTGGAATATACTTATCGCCAGTCCATATTGGAGCAGGGTCTCCAGGTTGTCCATCAGCTATCCAATCTTTTGCCATCTGACTTGCAATGTTTGCCAACATGTTTAGGTCTCTTGACTCTTCCAAGTAAGCAACACTCATTTGATCCAGTGCAGTTACATTTGCATCTGCAACGTTGCCGTTGGTGAAGTTGTCTTCAAACAATTGTCGTGCTTCAGTGGCTGTTTCGCTGTACACTGTTGCAGGATAAGGAAGTGTGATACTTTGTGCTGGACTTTGTCCTAAACTATTCACTCCTGTGTCAACAATGTCGCTGTAAACAACTTCGTATTCAACAGACCCGTCGGGATTGAGTGCTTGTGCTGTTTTAATAGGTCCAAGAATAATCTTTTTGCGAAAATGGTTTTTGCTTAATGCAAGTAAGTATTCGTCAAGTGTAGCAGTGTCTAAACTGTATGCATGATTGTATACCACATCTTTAGCCACACCAAAATAGGGATCATCAGGACGATATACACGACTAGGAGGAATGATATCTGTGTCTTGTAAAAGGCTGTTTACAAAATTTCTATCTGCTTGATCCGGCATGGCTTTGATATATAATCCATTATATGGTGAGTTGTATGCTCTGTCAACTGTGATACGGAACTTTCTGCTTACACTGACCAGGCCATCACTGCTATATGCAACCACAGTGAAGTCAAAGGCTTTATCAAATGTGGTTTCAGCGTTCTCAAGCCTTGTTGTGGTATTTTTGTCAAATGTGGTTGTTCCTCCATCAATTGCAAAGGTATTAAAACTTACACGTCCGGCAATTTCACCGCTAGCCAAAAGTTGCAACCCTTGTGGTAGCAAGTTGTACTGCCCTGGTGTGCTTGGATAGCTGCCAGCTTTTAGTTTAAATTGTAAAAAACGCCCACTTGGATTGGTTGCTTTAACAGCCAGCATGCTGGTTTCGCCGTTGTCTATTGTGCCAAGACTGTATATTGGATCATTCACATCTCTGTCTGGAATCAATGTGCCGGTCAGCCAAGTAACTGAACTTTCAATACTGCCTATAACCGACATCGTATAGTTATAAGGTTCGCTTACAACTGCGTTGTTGTCTTTTTTGTAAATGGTGATAGCAAAACTGTAGTCTTTTTCTGTTGCACCTTGATCTGGGAAGAAGCCAGTTAGCCAACCTGTGAATCTATCAAATACCAATCCAGGGGGAATGTCACTTGAATCTCCTAATGCAATTTCAAATTCAAATGCGTCTCCATCAAGATCCAATCCTAGAATTTGGTATGCAAAGAAATTGTCATGTCTAAACAGGCCAATAAATCCTGCTGCATATGGTGGATCCGCTGCTGGGAAATTTGTAATAAGTGGAGTACGCTGTGGCGACAGATCTGCTGTCAACACTTCACTGTCTGCTGTAAAGTCTGTGGTGTCTGCGGTTAAACTGTCGCGACTGCCCACATACATTGAAAACGTTCTTAAATTTTGATCTTTACCATCTGTAATGCTCAGTGTAAATTCATAGGTTTTGTTTATACTGCGAGTAGAAAAATCAAACGGATACAAATCCCATTCACTAGCATCAAATCCTGAAGTAGCATCATCAGGCAAATTGCTTACTGGCACTATATATCCTGATATCACACCAGTTGTAGGATTGATAGTTAATCCGGGTGGTAATTCTCCGTTGTCAACTGTGATTACCACAGTATCGTTAGGATCTTGATCAGTAAACCCAATTGTAATATTAATTATATCACTGTCAAAAAATGTGCCTAGCGACCCAGCTGGTGTAGTAAATGTTGGAATATCTTGACCAGTAACAGTTAACTCAAATGTTCTGTCGTTAATTTGACTATCAACTGTACTAGTAGCTCGGACTGCAAATGTTGATGTTACGTTTTCAGAAACTTCAGTTGGTACACCCTTGACTCTAGCATATGCCAGCGGTACACCTTCAATGCTACCGTTTTCTGTTACTTGAATACCTTCAGGAAGTTTGCCAGCTATCAAACTGTACTTTACTGTTGAGCCATCTGAGTCAGTTGCTTCAATTGGTACTTGGAAGAACAAACTTTCGGCAATAGTTCCGAGGTCTCCTGCAGGTGTTACCCAAACTGGTTGTGCCATTTAGAACCTTCCTACTACTACTTCAATTGTCCCTTGAGCATCATCAAAATTTTCCAGTGCTTTGCCAATCACAGTTCCCATTGCTGGATTAGCCTCGGCTCTTGCTCTGCCATTTGCTGTGGCAACCATCATGTCACCTTTGCGCACAGGACCAACAACATGTGTTGGTACGCGCCCTACCAATGCAACTGCAACACCATCTTGTTCGTTGTTCATCAAGTGTGCTGGCTTGGTACTCACTACTCCTGCTACTCTTGGCGAAGCGTCTTGACTGCTACGGGTTACTTCTGCTGCACCGCCAAACTCTAGCACTGTGCCGGGTTCGTGTGGGTGATCACTGCTATACATCTCTGCAATGTCAGCATATTGTGCTGAAGTTGCAAGTGCAGTTATTGTGCCAGCAACAAAGTTACCTGAGGCATCTCTTGCAACAATAGTTGAGGCTGTGTTAAGATTTGTAGCATTTGATGTTACAGTAAATGTACCACCTTCACTACTTGAACTACCACTAAGACCAACACCGCTAACTGCACCTGTAGCAACATAATTACCTGTTGTGTCTGTGCCAAGTGCAACTGAGTTAGCTGCAATAGTAGCCGCAATACTAATGCCTGCACTACCATCAAAGTCGGCAGTACCAGTTACGTCACCTGTTAGTGCAATTGCTCTTGCGGTTGTGAGTGTGGCTGCACTACCAGTTGTATTTTGGTTGAGTGTTGCCACTCTAGCGGCTGCAACTGTACCACTTGCTATATTGGTTCCATTTAGTGCAGTTAATGCTGATCCGTCACCGGCAAGTGTTGCACCAGTTACTGCCCCGGTAGCAATTACTGCACCACCAGTTACTAGGTTTCCACCTGCTACATTACCTGTAGCAGTGATATTGCCTGTTGCAGTTATTAAACCACCAGTTACTACGTTTCCGCCTGCTACATTACCTGTAGCAGTAATATTGCCAGTTGCAGTTATTAGTCCTGCTACAGCGGCGCCAGTTGCACTTACAGTAAGCCTAGTAGTGCCAGCAACTCCAACTGTTGTAGCAGCGCCACTTGCAACTGTGACATTTGATGTGCCGTTTGTTATAGCAGTTGATGCAACGCCCGTTAAGAAACTACCGTTACCTAAGAAGTTTACAGCACTGATATTACCACTTGATACTATGTTTCCTGTACTAACAACTCTACCAGCTGTAATTAAGTTACCGCCGCTTGTGTTTCCAGTAGCAGTTACGTTACCAGTTACTGTGAGTGGTCGAAGTACGTCTAAGTTTGTGCCGTTTGATTGGAATGTTAATACACCACCTGATGTAAGTTCAACGTTACCACCTGATGAACTTATGCCTACAACTGATGTTCCGTTGGCAATTTGAGTTACTGCAACGTTTGACGCGGCAGTGACGTTGGATAAAAATCCACCATCACCTACAAAAAAGCCGCCAGCAGTTATGTTTGCACTGCCTGTTGCAGTAATATTTAATGCACTAAAGTTGCCTGTTGCTGTAATAGCTGCGCCGCTAATATCTCCAGTTGCTGCTACAGAACCGCCTGTAACCAAGTTTCCACCGGTGACATTACCTGTTGCAGTGACAACACCAGCAGTGATTATGTTCCCAGCTGTTACATTTCCAGTTGTGACATGTTGCCCGGCAATTATAACATCTTGTGATGCAATAATATTAGCACCAGCTATGTTTGCTGATGACGTTATATTTCCAAGGACGGTACTGGTACCGCTTAGATATAGGTCCTTCCATTTTGCTGCATTTGACCCTAAGTCTCTAGTGCCGTTACCGTCAGGAATCATATTGCTGCCCAGGGTGCCTACAATAATAAGTTGATCACTTATTGTAACGTCCTGTGTAACAGTTACACTGTTACCAATAGACAGGTCGCCACTGATAGAAGCATTACCGGTAAATTCTGTTATGCTGCCAGCAAAGTTTACAACATTGGCACTGCCAGCAATTGATACCGTGACATTGGCATTTTCAGTAACTGCTACGTTTGAAGTGCCGTTGACAATCTGTATAGGAGTTGTTGAGGTTTGATACAGTTCTTGAAAGTTATCGTTACACTTGATATAGGCAGTACGGAGACCGTCTCCGGTGCCGTCATTTGCGGTTGCGCCTACATTAATTACTTGTCTTGCCATACTGAACCTCTAACTTGCTGTTATGAGTATTTATGGCAATTGTAAACTAAAGTTTATGCATTAACAGTTATTGCTTGTGCGGCAATTATCTGCCAACCGTTGGTACCATAGATCATTGTAACTGAATCATTTGCGGCGTCCATTGTGATTGATGTGCCGTTTGAAAATGTAGTTGGAGTGATTGTTGCGTTACCGCCGTCTACAAGCAAGGTGATTATTTTAATCTGCCCTGCGGCACCATTTGCAAGTGAGAATGCATCTGCACCAGTTGTTGTAAGTTCAGTGTATAATGTTGTGAGGTTGATTGCACCTGGACCACTTATGGTTTGTATGCCACCAGTGATTCCTCCAGCTGTAACAATACTACCTGCAGTACCGCCACCTAAAAATGTGTTTACATCTGCATCGGCATATCTATAGGTAATGTCTTTATCTGCTTTACGTGATCTGGCAATACCGTCTGTATCTTTTATGAATCCCATTGCTTATCCTTTACTAGTTTAAGTCAACCCAAGCACTGCCTGTGTATCCTTGGAACTTTGTGCCTGTTGTATTAAAGATTATCATACCCGCGGCTGGTTGCGTAATTGCAGCATCTCTTGCGGTATTGTCTGCAAATGTAGGAAGAGTCAATGGTCCTGAACTTATTACTCCAGCAGTTCCGATGTATGCTCCTAATGGACGTACATTAGCACTACCAATCCAGCGTGTGTTGTTAACATCAGGTACAATATCGTTAGCAACTTGAATAACACCAGTGCCATCTGTGGCTAGTGTAATGTTGCCATTTGTGTTGGTGCTTGAAATTGAGTTGTTTGTGATTGAAATGTTTGAACCAACTGGACCAGCAGTGTAAACTTCAGTGAAGTTATCGTTGGTTTTATCCATTGCACTGCGAAGATTATCACCGTCGCCTGCGTTTGCCGAAGTTCCTAAGTCGATTATTTGTTGTGCCATCTATCAATCCTTTAATACTTGTGTATTTATGGATTAAGCAGCAAAGCTCTCCCCGCAGCCACAGGTTGCAGTTGCATTTGGGTTGATTACTGTAAGATAACTACCACCTAGTTCATTTTTGTAGTCTATGGTACAACCTGCTACAAACATTTCTGCCATTGGGTCTAACACCAGTGCATCTGCGTATGGCTCACTCCAGTTTACATCTGGCCAGTTGTTTTTAAAGTCCCACACATAGGTAAAGCCTGAACAGCCACCACCCTTTACACCAAGTGTAACGTAGTCGTCGTTGCGTACTTTATCCAAATACTGTTTTGCTTCTTCAGTGATCGTTATCATCTTTGAAATACTTTCCATCTGGCGTTCCGTAGCCTACAGTTCGCATCCAGTCACGCTCGCTGTATTCTTTACTGTAGTCCCATTTATTCTTGGGTTTTTGCCCTGGCTCTTTAGGAGCCATTGCCGGTTTATTCTGTGTCATACCCTGGCTCCATTATTGTAATCGTTGGAACATCAAACGGAAGAACAAATGTATCAATTAATAATGCATCTTCTGTTCCAAGATTGGCAGCACTCATTGGAGTATTTGCTGGCATATAATAACAGGTGCCTGCTGGATAAACGCCGTTTGGTTTACCTTCAACAAAATCAGTTATGGTTCCTTCGAGTACACAGGTGTGACCACCGTATTGATGCACATGTATTGCAACTCTAGTTCCTGCAAGTCGTGTGCCTTTCATCACTACCAAACGCATACCGTCGCTTTGTGTTGTATCAAGCATGGTTTCAGTGTTTACCAATGGCTGCATTTTGCCCGGAGGAGTTTCTCCATTAATTTTGGTAATTGGGTACTCCCAAGTTATCCTGTGGCTGTGTTTGTCCCAAATTGAGCAACCAATCCAGGTTGCCAGTATTCCAAGACCAAAACATAAGATTGCAACCAGTGCAAGTTTTACTGTTCTTTTTTCCATATTGTCCATGCTCCATAAGCTATAGCTGCATAAGCTGCAAGTTTGGCAAACGGTCCTGCAATCAGTATAATTACACCAATTGCAATAAGTGCCGCGCCGTCCCAACTAGTGCGCTCGTCAAGTCTGCTTGTAATAAATTTTTTAATCATCATAGTCTCCCGTTAATAACATCCCAGTTAACAATCTTCATCATGTTTTCAATGTATTTTTTCTTAGCATCTTTTGCTGGAATATAATCCATAAAACTGTGTTCCCACATATCAATTGGCAACAGTATATCAGTTTTGTATGACTGATTGGGTGTAGTTTTTATACTGCCGTTTTTGGCAAGATATACCCAACCCGAACCTTGTATGCTCATAGCCGCAGCAAGCATTTCTTTTTTGAAATTGTCATAGTCTTCATGATGCTTGTCGATGAACTCTTTAATCGTCCCTTTAGGACGGTTTGATCCTTTAGGTGGTTGTAGTTGTGTCCAGAAAAGATTGTGCAGTTTTGCTCCACCATAATTAAACTTCGGATCACCTTCGCCTTTGTTGTAGCGATTTACATAGCCTTTGGTTAGCACATTGTAGTGATAATCGACGTTGTCTTTTGACAGTACAGGTTCTAGATCACCACTGCTATATGGTAACGGATCAGCCGCAAGTTTTTCTTCTTTGGCTTCGGTTAATTGTATAAGGTTTCTGATATCTTCTTGCATATTGTACTTATCCAACAAATGCACGTTCAACCACAAATGTGCCTGCACTTTTGCGATTCCCTTCGCTCCAACCCCAATCAGTCAGACGTGTTTTTACATCATTGTTGAAGTCAAGACTGCCACAAATCATCACTTTGTTTAGAGCAGGATCACGGTCTACTAATATGCATTTCCAATCTAGCAAGTTTGTTATGCGGGTGTCTAGACCTCTCCACGTATTGCCTGCCTGTGTAATCACAGGTATAAAACGCACAGGCATTTCGTTAATAAAGTCTTGATACGCATCCAGCTCTGGTTCTGTGCGCACACTCCAAACTACTGTTACGCTGTCAAAACAATCATATGTTGCAGGGTCACGCAGGATGCTGATAAAAGGCGCAATGCCTGTGCCTGTTGCTAACAACCATAAATTGCCGCCAAGTTCAATATTTGCAAGTGTAAGACTTCCTGTGGGTTTGTCTCCAACTTCTAACGTATCGCCAGGTTTCACATGCTGTAAACGTCCTGTAAGCGGGCCATTAAGTACTTTGATGCTGTAAAACTCTAGGTAATCATCGCCAGGGCCGCTAGTGAAGCTGTATGCGCGACTAATATCGCCTTTAGACAGCCCAATCATGGTAAACTCACCTGCATTAAATCTATACGATTGCGGTCTTTCTAGCTTGATACGAAACAGTTGATCAGTGTAGTGTTCAACTTCTGTAATTGGAAGAATCATACCATGTATTCAAAGTTTTGGCACTCCGCTCCACGTGCGAGCAGTGTGGCGCCGTTGCGTAAATGGAAACGTTCTGCCATTTCTGTAAGTGGGCTAAGAGTCACCCAGCGTGTTACGCTGCGCTCACGTTTCAAATAACTTGCAACATCCAGAACAATCTGTCGTCCTGCGCCGCGGTTGTAACTCCACACTGTGTAAAACACTGCAATGTTTCCGTTAGGATCACTGTACTGTTCAAGTTCCTGTTCAGTGATTGGAACTTCGTTGGTGTAGGCTACACAAATTACTGCCAGTGGCCCTTTGTGAAGAACTGGTGCTTGTTCAGCAAATTGATCTTCATAGAGTGCGTACACTTCGCGACCCTTGGTGCAGCGAAATTTGCCATTGAGGTGTGGTCGAACTGGATCGTCGCCAAGAATGTTTACTATTTGTTTGAAATCTAATTTTGATAGCACAGGAGTTCCTTGTTGTTGTTACAGGAATATTTACCGACGCCGGGTAATACGGCCTTTAGAAAGATCATATGGCGATACTTCTAATTCCACAGTATCGCCAGACAGCACTTTGATTTTGTGCATGCGCATTCGACCGTTTAATTGTGCTATAAGTTCGTGGCCATTACCTTCGATAATTACGCGAAACATACCACCACGTAGCAATTCAGTTACCTTACCTTCAAAAGTAACAAGTCCTTCTTTACTCAAGTTTTCTCCTCTACAGTTTTCAGTCGATCCCAGCGGAAACTTTTCCAACAGTTGGCATCAACATCCCAAATTACGCAAACTTCTGGTGAGACTTTGCGCACTGCTTTGGTGCTTAGAGGGTCCTCCTTGTTTGCTTTAGGAACTACACTTTCTAACAGTGTAGCATTCATTTTGCGCAAACTACCATCTGCTTTGGTAAATGCAACTTCAATAATTCCATTGATCAATGCAGCCTTTACGCCGTCTTGCTCAATTTGTTGTGTATACTTAGTCATATTTTCATCTCCATTAGGTCTTGAAATTCCCACATCACTTGTGCAGAGCCGCCAAATTGTCCTGGACCAATGCCCTTGGTGTAGATAGGCTTTGCGCCAACTCGCACACAGTTATGAGGCAACAATGCATCTTCATAGCGTTGTAATTTGTGCAAGTGTTCAGGCTTCATTCCGTGACGTGCAGTCATGTCATACATTTTTAATTTTTCAGCAAACTTCAAAGTAACAAATGATGCTTCTGACTCAGTCATACACACACAATCGTTAGCACCATTAATGGTTACACTATACACTCGCTTCATGCTCAATCACCTTGTAAGCAGCAACAAATTCATTATTGTTGTTGTGTTTTTCCAGCAACTGTGTGACCTGTTGCGGCTCGTCAATGTCATAGGTATATAAACGAGTTGTTTGTGTTACTTTGTTTACAGTATCAACCACCAAATGTTTCATTCGTCCCTCTGTTTCCTAAGTTGTTCGATACGATTAACCATCCACTTTTCAACAGCCGCTGCTTCATCTTGGTCTAGATCCCATTGCTCCTTAGCGTCTGCTACCCTAAAGTCATATATTTCCCATTGCAGAGCGTGTAATAGATTCTGTCCAACGCTGCCAAGTGCCACTGTTATCTCCTCATTCTAGCAATTTCTTTTGCGTCGTTACTGTCCTTGCGCACAGGAACAAGATTACTTTTGTGTAACAATCCAATGCCTGCAATCTCGTTACCTGTATATGTATTCTCATGCTTCTTGGTTGCAGTAGCCATAATACGATCACTAGTGGGCACAGTTTCTTGCCTTGAGCTATAGTCAGGCATCGTACCTACACCTAAGCGTTTGCCTTTTGCATTATGCGGAAGTTTTGCTTTGAGTTGTGTAGGATGCAATCCACGCTCGCGCAACCATTTATCATGTGCGACTTTGGCGTCTCTGTCTCGCTGTGTCAAACCTGTGTGTTTATGACCTTGTGTTTTGAGGCTGGACATGCCTCTCACTAAATGCATAGTCATTTGATAGCTGCTCCGTCTAATTTCACTGTATACAGTATAACATAGTGTGCGACAAAGTCAACCAAATTATCGTTCTAGCAGGTGCAATTTTAGCTTGACGTCTTTCCATTCGGCTGCATCTGCAGGAACTTCGCCAACTTCAGTGATGTTGTTGTCTTTCCACAGTATAGCCAGTTCAGCATTAAGATCAAGCCAAAATTGGTCAGATTCTGAATCAGGTACAATTGCATCAACAGGACATTCTGGCACACAAACTGCACAGTCAATACACTCATCAGGGTCAATTGTGAGAAAGTTTGGGCCTTCATAGAAACAATCTACAGGGCATACTTCGACACAGTCTTGATGCTTGCACTTAATGCAGGCCTCAGTGACTACATATGTCATTAATCATCCCTTCCGAGAGCGTCCCACACTGCTTTCTTTTCAAGCAATGTTTTTTCAAGTTTGGTATATTGTTTTCTAATTTTGGCCAGCTCTAAAAATTCTTTTTCTAGTTCTGGGTTGGGTTGCAGGATAGCCAGTCTTTCTTGGATACCACTCAGTGTTTCAGTGATGCTAACACCATTAATTTCAATGTCGGCATCTTTGCCATTTATGACCATTTTTCCACTTACTTCGTGATTCATTGAAAAAATATTGTCCTCATCGATCAAGTTACAAGGAACATTTATACTATAGGGTGTTAAATCGTCCTCACCTAACGCAGTATGATCAATTAACGTAATATAATCGTTATCCATGACTGTTCCTTGTAAATTGATAGTTAGGTTTTAGAGAGCATTCTTCTCTTCGATAATTTCTTTGCGGCGCTCTTTGACAGCTTTGCCAATTGCCTGCAAAGCACCTCTGGCACGAGTAGCCGCTGCTTTAACTTTTTTATCAGTGAACTTGGCATTTTCAGCCAAGTATGCTTCCATTTGTTCTACGAGTGTATCATGAGATGACATTGTATTCTCCTAAGTTTTAAAATTAATGCACAGTTTGATTGACATTGAGATGCAGTGCATGTTCATCGATTCGTTCAAAGCCCATTTCTTCAATTTGTTCATAGAAGTTATCACCTAACTCAAAACATTCGTGATCATGTTTTTGAGCATCCTTATTGGGCACACCCAGCATACGCATGAGTCCTCCAATGTGTATTACTCTAATCCCATTGTCATACATTGTAGCACACAGGGCAATTACCATTGCCGCTACGCCTTCGTCATTTCCAAAGAGATCGTCAAGTTCTTCTTTGCTATTGAACATATCAAGAATATTTAGTTGCACGTCATATGACACTGTAGTTTACGTGAATATATGAAGTATAAAAGAAGCCAAATAGAACAGAGCCCAAAATGGCAGCATCAAAGCGTCCAGTACACAGTTCCAGTATGTGTCATCTTTAAATACCCATATAAATAACCCAACTGTTAGTCCCCAACCAGCAATCATACCAAGAAACTGCCCAAGTAAATTCATTGGAGGTTCAACGTCTGGGTTATAAGTGTATCCTGCAGTTTGCGGCTGCTGACTTTTTTCTATTTGCTCGCGCAACATACAGGTTGGACAAAGTCCGCCTGGTGCCCACGCAGCATCAGTCATGCAACCTTTACAAAAACTCAGTGCCTGTGCCATGCTTAGTCCTCTAACTCAAGCTCACTGCAATCAACATCAACAAAGCCAGTCTGCTCAAGAATATCCGCAGGAGTCACATCCACCTTGCGTGAACGGATCTCAGCAATAGAAATTTCTTTCTTGTACTCGCCTTTTTTGATTTCCTTCATCTTCTCATAGAGCTTTGCACTAACTGCATAGCCATCGTCACCGTCCCACTTGAGGCTGTCCATATACTTGAGAGCCTCCATTTTGGTCATTGGCTCCGGCAACTCAACAAGGTTAATTGGGTCACAGCCATTCTTGATTAGGATCTTGTAACGACTTACATAGTCGTTTGCAAAACGCACTTTGGTAATACCATGCTGTGTAGCAGTACCTGCAACTGTAAACTTCTTTTCCATTTTATTCTACCCTTCAATCTTTACGCGATTAAGATATGTTGTATTGTCCGCATGTTTCTTAACAGTGCCGCGAACTTCCACTGTATTGCCTACTTCAAGTCTTTCTCTGTAGTAGAAGCTGGCTTTATATCCGTCTTTTGTAATACTATTATAACGGAAAGTGTCGTATCTGTCAATCCAAAAACGTGCAGTCGGTGTCACTTTTAAGTCAACACGCAGGCCAACTTCTGCTACATATCCCCACACTGCATCCTTGGTCATTGATTCTTCTTGAAGCTGGCGATGATAGCTGACTATTTGACTGTTAACAATGCCAATCATCATTCTGTCTTGCGGCACAATAAACTCGTCTAATGCCACTGCTTTGGCAAGTCCTGCTTCAAAATCTGTGAGTCGCTTGGACAGCGCCTTCATTGTTAGTCGGCTGTGCAAGAAGTGCCGTGCCTCCATGCCCTCCTTGCGATCAGCCTCTGTGATAGTGCTTTCAGCCAGTGCTTTCTTGGCAACATCTCTGTTTGCATGTTTGGTTAACCGAGCAGTGTTCCAGTTGTATTCATCTTCTTTCAAATAGCCCTCGTTGACGCGAGTTGCATGTGCAGCCGCACCCCAAATATCTTCTGCGCTAAACGCCACCGGATCAGTCTTGGTCATTAAACCTCTCCTCAATGCTTTTGATATGCTTGCACTTTCTGTATGCAGGACAATCACACTCAAAACCATAATGTGTCATTTCAACTGTGTATAAATCGCCCTTGCTCCCAACAACTGGCCACTCAAAGCCAACTGCCCAGTGGTCCTTGGTGTTGATGCTTTCTGCTGGATGTCCCATTAGCGCCTCGCGAAAACCCATTTGACAGGAGTAAAAGCCTCGCGCACTTTAAAGATTTGCGCGTCTCTGTTAAGTTTTTTCGCATGCTTAACTGCATCTTCTACAGTGCGAAACTTGCGATTAGGAATAGTGCCTACTCCACATAGAAATACTTCATACATTATGCTGCCTCCTTCAATACCATTTTGTGGAATGACGGTGCAAGTGGAGTAAATCCAACATTGTTAACTACACTACAGACGCCATCTGCATCTGCAATAATGTCTCCAACGCTGATGCTGGTCATCTTTTCAAGGCGTGTAATACGGTCCTCAGGACCAATGTTACCAACTTCAAACACATGCTCCAAATCATCAGCAACAACTTCTGCTACCTTTGTGTAACAATCATGCATTACACCAAGACGCACATCGCCTTCCAGCATTGCTTGCATGCGAGCCAGGCTCTTTACATGACAACCGTGACCTTCTTTGTTGATAAGATCACTAAGGTCTTTGTCAATAACGATCTGATAAACTGTAAAAATCTGTGGCATAAGCATCTCCTTGTTTCTAACTGTACATACAGTATAACAGGTTTATAGCTTATGTCAACCGTTTTCGTGAAAAAGAGTTGCTTTTTTTGTGATTTTTTCTACCCTAGCCTGCCACTTTTTGTTTTTTCTAGTACTGTTATACCACTCAACCCAGCTAGGATTTGTGCCTTTTGGCGGATATGCCCTGTGGAATACATAGCTTGTTGGCGCAATATCTAATTCTTCTTTGCCCAACGAGTATTCAAACACATTGGCGTTCAGTGTAATTTTGGTTGTTTCTTCGTGATTGAATATGGTTTGTTGCCTCTCTTGCGCTATCATAACATCCTGCAACAGTGTATCTTGCGGAGCAAATTCCTGTGCTACAGCGTAAATGTCCTGATAGGTTTGCTGTCGTTTGTGCAGTCCAAGGTCTTGCATCACAGGTGAATAAGTTAGTCCGGCTAGAAACATGTTGAACTCCAGTTGTTCAGCATAGTCTTGCCACTTGTGCAACCAAGGATGAAACGCACTATCGGGTGTTTCAAGTCCATAGTCCAGCAGCCGCTCGTAGAACTTTTCAAATGGCACGCCGTGACGTTTGTTGAGATAGCGCGATACAACCTGTGTATATCCATTTGCATCCATCATTGATGTAAGCCAAGTCCATAACCATAATTTTTTCATCTGTGCTTCGGGCAATGTGTTTGTTCCAGTAAGCATGATTTGCCATTCATCAACATACTTAGAGAAAAAACTTTTTAGTGTTGTTGATGTGATACCATGTTTGTCAATATAGTCATCCTGGCCCATTTCACTGTTCATCAATATAGTCACAGGATACGCTTCAACAATAATATCCCTACTTAATAGATGACACAAACCAGAAGTCCATGACTCCCATGTTTCACCAGGCAGGCCAATAATTAATTCGGTGTTAACGCTCATGCCATTGCTAAAGGCAGTTTCTGCAACACGAGTCATTGCTTCTTCTTTGAGATTTACACGTTTAATATTCTTTAAGACGTCTTGGTTAGTGCTTTGCAATGCCATGGTAAAGCGTCTCATCATCTGCGCTTCCATAAGTTTGACAGCAATGTCGACTAGTTGTGTTGTTGCGTTCTTGCTCCAGTTTGTATCAAACAGTACAGGAAAGCCGTACTTTTGTTTGGTCTCAATCAACATATCTGCAATGAGTACATCGCGTTCTTTGAGTATACCAAAGTTGGCATCACTGTTTACAACCATTTCAATCTTGTTGCGACCCATCCAGTCAATTTCGTCAGCTATGCGTTGCATGCCAAAACGTTTTAGTTTTGAAAATGTTGTGCCGCCCCAGTCACAGAATGTACACATAAACGGACATCCTCTATTGGTCTCGAGCACACCATTAAATATCAAGTTCGGGTGTTCAGTTTTGATGTTGTCAAACAGGCCCATGAGATATGGGGATGGTACATCGTCGAGAGCCACACGTTGACTTGGCCCGGTCATTACAGTTTTGCCGTTGTTATTGATGCTGATCCCAGCAATTTCCATCAGTTCCTGCTTGCCCACAAGATGCCGAAGTAATCCAGTAAATGACCCCTCGCCTTCTTGATGTGTTATAAAATCTACATAAGGGCGGGTTTCAAAATACCCTTCGCTGTTGTTAGGCGTATTTGGCCCACCAATTATCACTGTGCATTCAGGATACTTTTCTTTGACACGTCGTGCAAGTTCCTCGTTGTACATGGTGTTCCATGTATAACTTGAAAGTCCAAGTATTCCTGGATCAACAATTTTTTCCATTAAACGGTCGATTGGCTCTTTTACGCTAAAAATATTACACAATTGATAGTTTTCATTTATATCAGGTTGTGTAGTTGCGTATGCCCAAACCACTCCAATACTGTATGGAAAATAATAATAGTTCGATCCTGGCAATTCCAAGCTCATTTGTGCCAGATATACGTTCTTCATACTACTACTTATAAAAAGAAAGCCACCCGAAGGTGGCTTTCCCAAATGCAGTCTAAAGTAGATTAGGCTGCACGTGAAGCAGCAGCAAGTGCCTTATAACCAGCAGCAACAACAGCGCGGCTTGGGCGACCAATACGATACTTGATCTTTACGCGACCTTTTGTATCTGTTGACTCGTTAGCATAAATGGCAAAGCCTTTCATGCGTAGAGCTGATACAGTTGCACGGGCATTGCCAACACCAAAACGTGCTGAAATTTGCTTGCCAGTAAGCTGCTCGCCAGCCATAAGTGCAGTGAGGACCTTGTCCTGCTTGGTAGTTACGTTACTTGTAGTCATATTAAACATTCTCCGTTTTTTGTTTTGTTGCTGAACTCTTTCCAACAACATGCACACATTGTAGCAGAAGCGCACACAATGTCAACCTTTATTTGACCGTTTTCTGCCGATAGAACAAGTGGTCGTCGATTTGCCCCACATAATCAAAATCACTGCGCCATTGTGGCTTAACACTTTTAGCATGATACCACATGCTGTTGTCACTGAGGTCAACATCCATAAAGTGCAAACTATGTGCATCTTGTGCAACTTCCCACGCACGTTCCCATGCAGCACGTTCTTTTGGTGCATCACTGAGTCCATCGCAGAACCAACTAAACTGGCACATGTTTTTCACAGGCACATCTCGATTCATTGTTTTCTTCCACCAACGACTCATAACACCTTGCTTTACAACTTCGCAGATTGTGTTAGGAAAACGCTCATGCTTTACCCTGTTGAGCACAACATGGCTAACAGCAATCATGCCAGAAATACTTTGATTGCGAGCTTCAAAATAGATATTTTTAGCAAGGCAGGTATGTTCTGCTGGTGAAGTAAACGCAACAGTGATTCCCAATAACGCTTCTTTTATCATCCTACTATCCTCGAAACTACTTCTGCAAGGAATGTATATATAACCAATGCAAATACACTCATACAAAATGCCATTACCAGTATTTCCAAACCATCGTGTCTTTCATACCAATCCAATATTTTTCTAAACATCTTTTGTCAACCAATCTGTAGGAATGTTAGCATCGCACAAACGCTCCATGGCGTCTGCATCACATTTGACCCAAAAGTTAGGATCGTCTTTCAAGAACACCCAGCGTTCGTCGTGTATTTTACGACCTTGCCCGATGTTGAATGTTTCACGTTCACTGCGCATACGCACTGCGTCATTGCCACTAAACTTGCCTTTTGCATTAACAGTCCAAGGATTGCCATGCTGGTCAATACGGTTCTTGCCGTGGCGGCTTTTGCCTTCAAGCCAAACTATGTTGCCTTTTTCCATTATACAAAATCTCGTATAATACAAACTTCTTCAAACACATTAACGCCCTCAACTTGATCGTCTGCTCTAATTGCCTCAACTGCGTTTTGCATGCCCTCTTCAGTGCCGCGAACAGTTTCAGCCAACTGACCATTTTTAAACTTAGTAACGATTCTAAACTTAACCATTATACTACACTCCCATTTGCAATCAATGAACTCATCATCAAGCGAACCTGCTTCAGGCGGCTCTCCAACTTGCGAATAACTTTTGGATTGTTAGTACTGGCAACTTCTTGCATGATAAATGCAGGAAGCAAACGACTCTGACGCTCGATCACAGTGTGCTGATCTTCAACACTAAGGTTTGTAACAAACTGCTTGAACTTTGCATTTGAAGCCATCTTTGACATGTTCTACTCCTTGTTTCTAACTGTACATACAGTATAACACATATATCCTAATGGTCAACCGAATAATGCCATTTGGCTTTATTTTTCCGCTGAAAAATGCATAGATAATTAATAATATCATGCACTATCCAATTGAGCCTACTACATTTATGCCAGAGTCTTACATTTTTGAAAGCGAATGGTATGCAAGAGACTTCTTTCATAGCCCAGATGGTATACAGGAGTTTCCCAATCACCACTGCAAACTAACATGGTTATTGAGTCAACCTTATATAAAACATTTTAGAAATGCAGTAGATATTGGTTGTAGAGACGGAGAATACACACGGTATTTGCAAGAACACTTTGGGCATGTGTATGGATTTGATCCTAGGGTTCGTAAACTATTTCCACGTAATATCAGAAAAGACAAGGTAACTTACTTTAGATGTTGTGTGGGCAATACCATATGTGAATACCCACGAACCGACAGCTTCTTCGGTAATCCAGATTATAATGAAAAAACATACCCATTGGATGATTTTAATATCAATGATGTAGATTATATTAAAATAGATACTGATGGATTCGAATACGACATAATCAAAGGTGCAGATAAAACTATTCGAACGTATAAACCATTAATAGTATGCGAAGCACAACCTGGTTTTCGCAATCAAGACATTGCGATTACACTATTAGAAACTGAATACAATTACAAAGTGGTTGCAGTTTGTCCTCGAAATATAGACAGGATACTTATACCAAAATGACATTACCGGAGTACATCTTTTTTACAGGCGTGCCGGGCAGTCGCTGGAGTGGTATTGCTAAAGAAATCAAAAGCTCTAACAACTACAACTGCACTGACCGTGCAGCACATCGCGCATACCAACACCATTCCAAAATAGGACACACTGAAGCATATTATGGCACCGGCATGGAGTTTGATTGCAGTCTAAATCGCAGCAACTTAGATGCTCCCTACACTGAAAATAGTGGATGCAAACTGTTAATGAGTCATGAGTGGCCCTACTACTTTGAACAAATACAAGATGCCTATCCACTTGCTTGGATACAATTGATTTACAGACCAGACTGGCCAAGTTTCCTTTGGTGGAAGCAAGCAGGCGGTTTTGATATTACATATCCAAACTATGACTGGTACGAAAGTGATTATTTAATGTCTTACCGTATTCAAGAACAGAACAAATTGATACTTGACTTTGCACAGAAGAATAGTGTACAATGGAAACAACATCACAAGCATAATGATATTTTTGTAGGAACACACAGACCTGATGTTGATTGATGATTTTCAATATTTTGTTGGTAAGGCCAACCTTACAGCTAAAACATTTAGTATGGATAACCCAGATGGGTGCAACCGCACAAGAGAAGAGTGGCATGCGTATCCTGACTTTGAATATCAGTTTAACAGTTGGGGTTTTAGAGGACCAGAATATACACAATTTCTTGGCAAGCCTGTAAACATCTGCATAGGAGATAGTGTTGTTGTCAACGTTGGCGGGCCGATAGAACACAGTTGGTGTAGCCAATTGGCAGAACATTTTGATATTCCCACAATTAATCTGGGTATGAATAGCGCCGCCAATGATACCATAAAGCTGGTAGCAGAAAGAGCTTGTACTTTATTTGATGTAAAAAATACTTTTGTTATGTATACTGTGTTTACCGCAGAACGTATGTCAGTTTTTCTTCATCGTAAATTGCACGGCGAAGATTTTATTCAATACCCTGTAGAAGATAATCAAAAGATTCTATATTTTGCAACACACCGTTTAACAGATGCATATGAAGCACAATCAGGCGAAGCGTTGACAAACTGGAGAAAAGACTTGAATAAATTGGGAATATATAAACTGCCATATCCTCCACAGTATTATGCAGACCACGTAGCCGTTGTTGATCAGAATAGATTGAAGTACACCGTAGAAAGTTCTTACAATAATCTGCGATTCGAAGGTTGTCCAACATATGCAGAATTTATCAAAGGCGTGGAGCCTCATCCAGATATGCCAGGTAATTTTTTACACGAATACGAGCTTTACAAAGATCTCTACTGCAATCGTGACGGTTATCATCATAACCAAGCAGCAAACAAAATATATGCAGACTATTTTTACAAACAATGGAAACTAAAAAATGAATCACAAAATACTCAATAAACTGGAAAACATGATACATGTTTCACCCAAGCTACTGCGCAAGCCAGAAACGCTACGGCAAGCAATTCGTGGTACATTCAATGTAGACGTTGAAGACGTAAGTTATACCAACATTGGTGAATTAGTAGACAAGATTGATGATCTAGTCTTGGACAATTACTTTCGCAATGTATGGCAAGGACATATTAAAAGATTTAAATATTCAGGACCTGCATTGATTGACGAAGTAAACCAACTAAGGCCACGTAAGGTGCTAGACATTGGTTGCGGATATCACGAGTTTAAAGGAAAAATACACAATCTCATTGGCATTGATCCATATAACGATTCAGCTGATATTTGTGTTAAGTTGTTAGACTACCATCCAGGTGAAAAGTATGACGCAATGATGGCATTGGGTTCAATCAACTTTGGATCAACTTCAAAAATATTTGCTGAACTTGAACATGCAGTAAGTTTATGCAATCCAGGCGCAGTAATATTTTTCCGTGCTAATCCAGGTTTGCCACATGATAGAGATGAGTCAACATGGATTAGTTTTTATCCTTGGGACGCTAACTTTATTGTAAACTGTGCCGATCAACTTGGCGTCGACATACTGGATATTAGAACTGACAGTCATAAAAATCGACTGTACTTTGTTTGGCGTACTAAGTAAAAGCATACACTTACAAGCAACGCCTGAATGTAAAAGAGTTCGCTTGTAATACCCCCTAACTTTTTAAAGGCACTGCTTTTTGGCGGTGGATTCGGTATGATCGAGATGATTACATATCTGCTCGGCGGAGTATTTTATGGCCTAATTATAGGCATTATTCCCAGTGCAGGGGCAACAACAGGTTTGGTTGCACTGTTTGGATTTATTAGCTACTTTGCACACGAGCCATATATGGGAGTAATATTCCTTATGGCAGTAGTTGCTGCAAGCACAACAGGTGACAGTTTCACTGCAATACTGCTAGGCATACCCGGTGCTAACAGTGCAGCCGCTACCATGGTTGATGGCTTTCCACTAGCCCAACGTGGCAGAGCAGGCTATGCTATCAGTGCCGCAGTAACAACATCAACTGTAAACGGTTTGCTTTGGGGGTGTTTGGTATTTTTATTGTTGCCATGGTATACCAATTTAATCTATATACTGGGTGTGCCTGAACTGTGGGCTTTTGTTTTAATGGCATTTGTCACTGTGGGATTTTTAACCAACCAGTTTTGGTTCCGCACCATCCTTGCTATTGCTTTTGGAATCTTTGTAGGCATGGTAGGTGTCAACCCAGATAATAATGCAGCCAGATTCGGCGCACAATATTGGTTCTACTTAGAAGATGGTATACAGATAATGGCAGTTGCCGCAGGACTGTTTGCTGTTCCTGAACTAACACGAGGGCTGTTTTTAAAGCACAGCACTGCTGACAGTGAAATACGCGATGGTGAGCTATGGGCAGGCATGAAAGCAAGTTGGGAGAACAGATGGCTTGCTTTGCGCGGTGGCTTTATAGGTGCGTTCATTGGCTTGTTGCCTGGACTAGGTGGGCAAATGGCAGACTGGATGGCGTATGGACAAGCAGTTGCCAGTAATCCCAAAGAAAAGTTTGGCAATGGCAACATCAAGGGTGTGATAGGACCTGAGGGTGCTAACAATGCACAAAAGGCAACATCAATGATTACCACAGTTATATTTGGCATACCAGGTGCAAAGTTTGCAGCTATATTGATGAGCCTGTTTATGTACTTGGGCATCGAACTGGGCACGCCAGATATTGCAGAAGACACAGAATTATTTGCAAGTATGACATTTGGCTTTTTAGGTGCCACAGTTGTAGTTGCACTGATTTGTATGGTTTTAATCAAGCCAATTAGTAAACTGGCCGCAGTTCCATACAAATATTATTTTCCTGTGCTACTAGGATTGATTATTTTTACTTCAATGCAGTACACAGGCGGTTGGGAAGACCTTGCAATGTTAGCAGTATTTTCTGTAATAGGATTTACAATGCGACACTACAAGTTTAGCAGACCTGCTATGTTAATCGGTTACATACTGGCAGAAAAAGTTGAAGGATTAACATTTCAGATCACAGGACTTTACACTGTGGAAACATTAATCACACGTCCAATATTCATGTCACTAATTGTGTGTATTATTGGAATATTTGTATACAGCATTATGAGAAAAGGAAGAATAGATTATGCGTAAACTTTTATTATCACTAGCACTGATGCTAGGTTTTACAACATCAGCAGTTGCTGATTACACAATGATTGTACCACAGAAGCCAGGCGGCGGTACAAGTCAGTGGGCACAGATTGTGGCCACTGAGATGGAAAAATACTTGGATGAAAAAATTATTCTCAAGCACATCCGTGGTGCAAGGGATATTCCAGGCTTTAACAAGTTCCACAATGAACTGCGTTTTGATGACAAAACTATTATGGTATCCAACGGCGGCAACGGTGTAAGTTTCTTACAAGAAGCAGTGGATTACAACTATGCTGACTATGATTCAGTTGGACTAATGAACCTTAACATTATTACAGCAGTACATGGCGATCATAATCCCAATGCTGACAGAACAAGTTTCTCAGGAGGCGGCGGTAAAGTTCCTGAAGGTATCGCAATGACACTGCTAAAGTGTGGTAATTTACCTAGCACAGAAGCATACGTTGGTTGCTTCAACGAAAAGGTAAACTGGATTAAAGGAATGAAGGGCAACGAAAGACGTCTTGCATTCAAGCGTGGCGAACTCAATGGCACTCGTGAAAATCCTGCTTCATTCAAAAAGCATGTACAGCCAGTAATTGACAAAGGTGAAGCACGTTTATGGTTCCATCATGGCATTCTACAGCCAGACGGTACCCACGCAGATGATCCAAACTATCCAGGCATTCAAATGGAAACACAATTTTCTGCCCTGTACAAAGCAGACCCAAAAGGCGATCTAGCAGATGCATACAAGCTGGTAAAAAGTTTCCGAGATGGATTACAAAAAGCATTGTGGGTAAACAAAGGCAATCCTAATAGAGCAAAACTTGTGGCAGCACTTGAAAAGGTGTCAACCAATCCTGAGTCAATCAAGAAGATTCAAAAGAAAGTTGGCAACTATGAGTGGATGCTAGGTGATGCAGGCAATGCACAAGTAAACACACTGATGAAGTTTGTAACTGCTGATGCACTGCAAACACTGGTAAAGTTCAACACAGAAGCATTTGGTCTTAAATCAATCTTCAAGCCAGAGTTGGTAAAATAATGGCAAACATACTAGTTATAAGTGGCCCACAAGGCACTGGTAACCATGTGTTCAGCAAAGTCTTATCCATGCACAGCAATGTGCATGGCTGGGATCAACTGTTGCGTGAGTACTGGGTAAACCATGATAATGCTCCATACAAAGATATTTGGAACACGCCTGAACACATTGACGCCTATGACTGGACAGAGCATGAAAACTATGTGCTAAGTGTTAGTGGTCCTTATGTTGATAAAGATCATAGTAATGGCGTAAGGCAAACAAAGTATCCTGACTATGCAGAAGTATTGCGCAGGTTAAATGAAAAAGGCAACTTACAAGTTGGTATTATTGGCAGAGACCAAAACATTACTGCACAAAATCAACTGCGTAAAAGAGGTGTAGAAAGTTTACACAACTACTTAAATAAGATTGATGACTTAATGGAATACAAGCACACTTTTCTAAGTGTTGAATTGCTTTACATGTTTAGACATCAATATGTAAAAAGTTTAGATAGTGTACTTGATATTCCAGTTGACTACAGCAATGAAAAACTGCATTACATACTAAACAAAGATCCAAATGCAAAGTATGTACACTATGTAGAAAACAGTTGGCTTGACAGACGTAGAAACGACATAGGTACAATGATTGATGGAAGTAAGCCGCATGTTGAAAAAGATACTAAATTCTAACAAAGGATATGCCTGAATATGAAAATATTGATATGTGGATTACCGGGCAGCGGCAAAAGCACACTGGCTAAGCCTTTTGCCGAGCTGATAGGCGGCGTATGGCTTAATGCAGATACTGTTCGAACACAATACGATGACTGGGACTTCAGTATAAAAGGAAGATTACGTCAAACTTTGCGAATGTGTCATCTAGCAGATGGCGTAGTAATGGCAGGAAAAATTGCAGTTGCAGATTTTGTTTGTCCCACACAGCTCGCTAGGGATTGGTTTAACGCTGACTATACAGTGTGGATGGATACTATCAAAAAAAGTCAATACGAAGATACAAATGTCATATTTGTAAAACCAGACTATTACGACTATCACGTATCATCCTGGTTTAAAGATACGCACACAGAACTTTCAAAGGTTGTCACCAATTACATGCTTAAACAACAAAACAAACCTACGGAGAGACTATAATGGAAATGTGGCAAGAGGTTGCAATTGAAGCACTTAGAAAAGAAATACTAGCACTTATTACTGAGCAAAAGTCTGCATTAATTAAAGCAGGCCCCGGTAAAGATAAAGACGTTCACGCAATTGTAGATGATTTGCACAGGCAAGTTACTATACGCATCGATACAATCAAGCACATTGAGTCAATGTGATGTTTGATTGGAACAAACCCACAACACAGATGCTTGGCAGGTTTCAACCATGGCATGATGGACACACCGCACTGTTTGCTAAGGCATTAGAAAAAACTGGACAGGTACTAATAATGGTCCGAGAAATGCCTATTGATAATGATAATCCATTTGATTACGAGCAGGTATGGCACGGCATAAGAGACGGTTTGCAAGCAGCAGGATACAATTACACTGAACATTATATTGTATGGAAAGCACCTAACATCGTTGATATCAGTTACGGACGTGATGTTGGCTATAGTTTTACCAAACACAACTTAGGAGAAACAGTACACAATATCAGTGCAACAGACATGCGAGACGTATTGCGAGCAGCAGGAGACATATAATGAGAGACTGGAATAAAAATACAAAACTAGACAATCCAGATTTATATCCTAGCAGCTGGGATTGGACTGTTAGGCACAGTGAATATCATTTTGATGACACTGTAGAGGATCGTCCAGGCGATTGGTTTAACGTAATTGGCAGATTTGAAGGAGACTGGCGTGAGGAACGTGATAGACTTGTACAAGCAACACATCCTGTAAACTGGGCAACTCGCAAACATTTTGCTCAAAAGCAAAAAGATCCTGACATGCTGTCCCAAGAAGAGTACGACATTGCACAAGCAGGCGGTGATCCAAAAGGCATAATGCTTACCAATAAAAATAGTTTTGCAGACTGGTCAGACTATCCAACTCTTTACAAAATGATGGACTACTTTCAGCTAACCAGTGATGGTGTTAGTTTAGTCAAGTGGCAAGCACACATACAGATGACTGGTCAGATGTTTAACATGCACATTGACAAACTGTGGGATCGTTGTCCAGAAGACCCAGAGCGTATAGTGCGTATCACTATTATGCTAGATGATTGGAAGCCAGGACATTTTTATATGTATGGCAATTGCATATATGATAAATGGCGTGCGGGCGAAGTGCATGTGTTTGATTGGAGTAATGTGCCACACTGTACAGCAAATGCAAGCAGTCATCCAAGAGCAGTGCTACAGATGACTGGACTTAAAACAGAACGTACTAGAGAAATACTAGCAAACAGCAACCCAGACACAGTGTTTAACTTAGCGTGATTGATTTCTAATCTGCGTGTTACGCTTAATTGCTTTCAGTCCATAACTTTGATTTTTGACAAATTTTAATGGCGGTTTTTTCATTTCCTGCATCAATGGTGAATTTGCTTCATACTGCACTGGACTATCTCCTCCTGGATGTTTATATTTGGTGTGCTTAGACATAGCGAGACCAAAACTCTTCCCAAAGTTCACTAATTAATTCTTGGCGTTCGGCACCGCACATATGCTTAAGATAAAGAAAGCAGCGATCTTTAACTAGTGCTTCATAAAGTTCTTCAATCTGTTCGCAGTCCCCAATTCGAACACTTACTGCTTCAATAAATTGTTCTTCGCAATCCATAACATATGAGCTCATTCCCATATCATTCTCCTTTTTTCTAACTGTTATATATAGTATAACCGATATTTACAAAAAGGTCAACCATATTTTAACACAAAAGCCATGTAATCTGAATTATTATTAAAGAAAAATGTGTAGTGCCCAGGTTGCCTTGGCGAACTACTGCGACAAATTTGCCAACGCCAAGTGTCTTCAAAGTTTGTTTTGCACCACAAAATCACCGAATCAACTTCGCCGCTGTTGCGTTCAATGGCAATAGCATGCGAAAAACCTTCTCCAGTTTTAATAAGATTCATGTACTCACTGTACAGTGTGTTATCCGAGCTCATAGTATAATGCGTCATCCAGGTACTGTGGATCAAGATCCCAGTCGTTGTAGCCTTCTTGTAATAGATTAACATAACTGTTATCTGGTGTATACTTGGGATTCAGTGGCGGGTTCATTTCATATACCATAAATGATTCACCGTGTTGTGTCAACCAAATTTTGCTATAATACCCTGGAAAGCCCTCAAAACCATCCAGTGATTTTTCACAGTCTTCTGTAATGCTCCACAAACATCCAGGCACTGCGCTATGAGCTGCAGGAACAATGGTAGCATGGTTGCTAAACATCAAGCGCCAACCAATCAAATAAAATGCTTTTACTGGTTTAGCATTTGGGCAACGGTGCCTCATACTGCGTTTGCACATGTTAGCACCGTAGGCAAAGTACAAGCCTGCTGGTTTGCTTTTTTTAAATAAATCAAACACTATCGCGCCCTCCAATTAGAATACAAATTAAATATAGTCCAAAACAACCAAATACCTACTGCGCCAGTCAACAAGCCATTTTGTCCGTACATCAGTATGACTTTTACATGGTTCATTATCATCCACGCAGTCACTGAAACAACTACATAATCATAGGGTTTTAAATCGTTCATCATCTTGGCGCAAAAATAAAAGCAAGGAATGCATAAAGACAGCTGCCGCCGCCAATAATCATACCCAGACTAGTGGTTGTAAACACAATCATACAACTTGCCAATATCATAGTTAACTGAAATGCTAAATCAGTCTTTATTGTTGTTTTCAGGCTGTCTTCCGCATAGCTCTGCAACTGCATTCTCCAATTCTATAATACGTTGGTCCATTGCGCGAATACGTCTTGCTGCTTCCCACGGAGACATTACAGGACAGATTCCCTGTTTATCAGTGTCTTCACGCATCCGACGCTTCATGTATTGCCAGTGACTTTCTCTTTGCATATTGTTCTCCTTTTAGCATATCTCCAAGATGGTAATGCAGTTTTTCTGCAACCACTCGGTGTCCTTGTTCTAGAAAATGACCTTTTGGACCCAATGGCAAACCAGCGGTCCAGGTGATAAAATTTTCATTGGGCCAGCCAACAAAATGTTCTGTGTTTAAATAGGAAAATATTTCTTTGAAATAAGGATTACCTTTGTTCTGCTCGATTATATCATCAATTGCAAATGCATTTACAAACAGGTATTTTATCCCACAATTTTCTAAAAAGTTTTGTACAAGTATTGCTTGGAAAATCCATTCAATAAACTTGCCAGTCCTATTGTGATATTCTGAGTATAACTGTTTAATAAAAGGTATATTGTTACCGTCATTTATGTTGAAGCATTCACTTTCATGACCTTCTTTGAGAAAAAACTCGTATCGGTCAGAGCTAGACCAGGCAACAATAACTGTTTCTGGTTTTAATGCTATGCTTTTTTGCACAACTTTATTGGCAATCCAGCTATTGGTTGCACCTGGACGGGCAACACGAACAACTGCACAATCTGTTATAGAATCAAGCACACTTGGCCAAGCGTCATTGCGATCGTCTAGCTCATTTCCATAGGTAAAACTATCACCAACACACAATATCATTTAATAAATTCTGCTTCCATGCGTTTAACTTGTTCAACAATTTCTTCATCAAAACCCCAGTTCATAAAAAACTTGTTGTCGTGGCTGTTAATAAACTTTTCAATTTCTGCACTGGTTTTACCTTGTGTAACAAATTCGTTGTTCAAGCCATTGTAAAGATAAAATACACCGTCTTCATGCTCAACTTTACAAAGCACAATGCGCTCAACAAATTCTTTGAAGGCTGCTTCGGCATGTTTGTTACGTTGTACTGCATGGCGATACCATTTGTACAGAAGGTACAAAGTAAACACCAATCCAGTGATTGCTATGGTTTCAAACAATGTATATTCCATTTACTATTCCTTTATTTTAAATACTTATTCCCAAAGAAGGAAGGCACACTCCCGCAGCATGCCCTCCTTGAGGTGTCTTTGGGAATTGACAGCGACTCAATGTCCGATCTACTAGAAAGCCTATTTCGAACAATGTATACAGTTTACAGTACATCGAAGAGCTCGTCAATTGTTTTTGGTTAAATGTAACCGTAGTATTTGGCCAATCCAAATACAGTAATGCTGCACATAACACCATTGGTGATAATAAGCGCACGTTCACGCCACATTACACTAACCACAAGCCACACAAGTCCACCAGTGAACAACACAAGTGGACCCAGTGGGTATGCTTCGGGATGCGCACTCACAATGTAACTGCCTACACACAGTATACTAGTGGCAACCCATTTTAGCACACTATCCATTTACTTGCACTTGCTGGCGTAGTTCAGTAATCTTCATGCCCAAGTGATTCAATCCTGAGTAAAACGGAGAACACAGTGACTTTGCATCTTCACTGTTCATGTAGTCACTCATTGACCATTCAACTTTGCGCTCAACCTGCGAAAACATTTCATCCATCCAGGTTTCCAGTTCTTCCAACTGCTCAATGCATTCCTGTCTAGTGCGACCCATTTTCAAACTCCATCTCTAGCTGATGTTCAAAATTTGCAATTTCAAATTCTTTACAGCGGATACTGCTTTCCAACACTTTGATAATCTGTTCCTTGTCAGCACCTAGTTGGACTGCTTCTTTGATTACAGAAAGTGTTTCGATATCTTTTAGAATTTCATTCATACTATCACTCCAAATGCTCCGGTGAAATAATCAAGCGAACAAATCAATGCTGAACCGCCAATCATGGTAACCATATATTCAACAAACATATCGACTCCTTATGCTACTTTGTTTACGTTCCAGTTATAGATATCAACTGCTTGATCCCATAGATTCTTTGCGCCATCATAGTGATCAAAGCCTTCTTCGTCAGCAAAGTCCATGGTTGAACTACCATACACATTGCGATCCAAGCCGTATTTGCAAATGATATTTGCAATGCCTTGTGCAGTATCAGAAAATCCAACAACACTGTTGCTGTCTGACATTTCAATACCGCCGTTTTTTGCACCAATATAATTAATCATTTGCTTCTCCTTGTTTCTAACTGTACATACAGTATAACACATATAGATCAAAGGTCAACCAGAAAATGCCTTTTGGTTGCAAAAACCTGCGTTATTTTAACGCAGAACCGCGAAAAAACGTAAGCATCGCTGTACTATTCGATAAATAAGTTTATTAAAAGAGCGACCTCAGCTCCGAAAAAATGAGTGGCACTGGGAAAGACTAGGGCGGCTCGCGCCTTAAAAGCAGATGACGGTAGCAAAGACTACTGACGGCGGAAAAGACCGCGGTATTGCTTTCCTCAAGCAAAAATTACATCAAGGAGAAAGATGATGACTGAAAAGTTATTTGCAAGTCTACGTGTGGTTTTTGGATCACGCAATAGACAACAATATGACCAGCAAATGTTATGCTGGGCAAAAACAGAATATGGCGCTGACTGGGAATGGGCATACCAACACCTAATGTCAACAGGCAAAACACCAATTAAAGGAATTAATTATTAATGGCACATGTATTAACACAAACATACTGCACATTTTGTGATGCAGTAGAAAACACACTGGAAAAATGTATGGAAATAACTGAAAGTATAGGCAGAGCAAGAGCTGCAAGCGCACTAGCACAAATGGGTTATTACCAAGAAGCAAGAAATTTAATGATGGGAGATACAAAATGAATCCGAAAACAATCAGCAGATTGCAAAAAATTATCATGGAGAAAAACAATGACTAAACTGCTTAAGAATATTTTTAAAATGAACTTTACAAATGCAAAAACTGGCTCGTGGGCCGGCGTCCCGATGGGACAGCCACTAAAGTACCGTGAAGCAAGTTACACAGTAGCAGAACTTGAGAAGCGTTTAACTGCAGAAGTAAACGGATTCAGTTGCCGTTAATAAAAAAAAGAGTAGTGAAACCGGATCCGCAAGAATAGGTCTCACTACTCCTTAAGAGAGTAGCTATAATAGATTACTTTTTGTTGTAAATTGAATATAGTACCCAAACAGCAACTAGACCTACTAGTCCCTGGGCTGACAATGCTGTGATGATGTCAGTTACATTACCTATAATTGTAATGTCTGGCCAGAATGGTACATTCTTTCCGCCTACTAAGACTTCAAGTGTAATGCCTAAAGCAAGTAACGATACTGCCACTTCTGTTAGAGCACTTGCCCATCCTTGGATTGATTTTAAGATATCCATTTGGAAACCTCCTTTTGTTAAACTGACCTATAACTGCTCGGCCAGTATATTATTTAGAGTCGGAGATCTATGCATTATAACGAGTTTTTTGATAAGTAATACGACACTAAGAAAATTGAGGTATCCATGAGAGAATATGTAGAAATCATTGCTGAAGGAGTGGGTCTAGCGAACCGTAAACCGGGCGAAAAATTTGCTAATCCTGAAGGTGACGTATTAACCTTTCAAAGTTTAGACTTTTTTCCAGAAAAAGACGGTTATGAGGACGCAGACGCAATGAACGCTGCACTGCTGGATTTGACTGCACAGTTGGGGATTTCTGACACAGAGATACAATGGGCAAACAGTCAAGGTTCAAACAAAGCATTTGGACTGGCACGTTTTGTAGACGCAGCAGGCAAGGACTTTGTAGTTGGTAGATGGTTTCAAAAGATTAATCCAAACAGATCACTAAACAGATTCCCTAACGATTTACCTGGTGGCTTCAAGTACCAAAGCAAAGCTGCTGTCAAAGAAAACTCGGGTTACAAGCCAACTGAAATACTCACAGATTTACAAAGTCAAACACCAGACAGTATACGCAAACAGATTGTTGCCAAGTTTGGCGAAGATTCAGACGAAGTTGCTGCTACAGATTACTTTATGGCCAATGACTTTCCAATGGAGATCCCAAGAGGCAATATGAATCCAGAAGCATTTTCAAATTACTTTTGTGAAATGCTTCAGCCAATGGCATTGATCCTGGGCAAGAACACAGACGGCAATGCTGCTGAAGCTGAAGATATTTTCTTCAGTGGATCAGGCTATAGTAGTTGTGTTATCAGTTTCAATGCCGGTACCACAGATGGATTGTTTGACAGTTTGCTAATCAATCCAGATGGGAAGCAAATAAAAATATCTTCAAAAGCTCAAGCAGGAGCAATGGCCAGTGTTATCAACTTGCTTAAAAGTGTGCAAGATTTACGCGAGGCTCCAGAAGGCAAACGTCTAGTAGAAAAATATCAAGAAGCGATTAGCATAATGGAAATAATCAAAAATGGTGGTCACACTGATGGACCATTGAATCTTGGTATTGCATTTGGATTTATTACCCCTGATGAAAAAACGCAAGTCAAAGAACTAAAAGGCCTAGGTCCAGATGATGACGTAATGAGTGTGCTTAAAAGTGACAAACTTCAAGAACTATACAATGGACGCAAAGCACGTGACATGACTAGAATTATTCCAATTGAACATATGCTAAGTGCAATTGCATATCCTATATGCGATATAGTAAATGACGATACCAACTTCAGTGAAGCAGCCAGTGATATACTGAATCACAGTGCATTGGTACAGATGTACACACTTAGCACAAACACCGAAGATACTATTAATGTAAAACCATTCCAGTGTGTGTATCCAAGCAAAACTGTCAGTGGTGTGTTAATGAGTGCTGCTAAGAGTTATATGAGTACGCAAGGCAAAGGCAACTTGGTATTCAAAGTTCTTAAAAATGGCGCAACTGATGAAGAAACAGAGATTGCCGATATTAGTACAGACATTCCTGATAATCAGCCAGTGAAAAAGGCTGAGCCCGGCACACAAACAAGTGATGTCAAAGCTCAGCCTCGTGGTGGAGACCTTGATAGCAAGGCCTTAGGCCGTGAACGCAGAACCTAGAGGCATAAGTTCTGGTTCACAACTCTCAATTGAACATTATCAGGTGGCGTTTGCACTGCAAAACTGATACTGCTCTGTAACTCCATCCAAGTCTTAAATGTTACTCCGTTACGGGTCGTTTGTACCATACCTGTGGCACTGTTTGAACGTCCACTAAGCTCAGGAATATCCCAGCAACCCAGACTTCTTCCGCCTGCTAGCACCTGTATTTGAGGGCCTGCCCGATACAGTGTATTAATCAACAAGTCACCGCGTGTTTGATCGAACCGATATTTCTTGCCCGTTCTGTCTTGACTGTGCGAAGTGTTAACAAATGCCCAGTGTGTTGGACTAGCAGTATTGGTGCCAGTTTGCAACAGTGTGTGGTTTAGTTCGGCTAAAAAGCTAGGGTTCCAACTTACAACAAAGTTTACATTCACAATCATGTCACGGTTCTGCATGTTGTAGGTAGCATTTCGCATGCTTACTCTGTATGCACGGTGCGGATAACCAGAAAGCAATCCTTTTATCTGTTCATCGCCAGCATTTGCTTGCTGTTTGTAGCTGTTGTATGCTGTGTTCATACCACTGGTATTGAGATTGTTTGCATCAGGTGCAGTGTATATTGGTTGCCTGCGCTGTTTTTCAAACTTTTTCTCTTCGTTGAACTGATCAAGAAAGTTCATAAGCAGTCCGCCAAGAATCAGATCTTCAGTGCGAATCACTTCTGGGGGCGGCCAAGTTCCGTCCCACTGCTCAGCTGCAACTGGCGAGCTTAAACAAGACATCATTGCAACAGTTTGTAGTAAACGTTTCATTATCCACGACCCATGTTTTGAGTAATTGCTTTAGACACACTTGCTGCTTCCGCTGGTGTATCACAGGTTACACTGTTTAGTTTTACACTGTAACCTTTTTTCAGCATGTCTTGAAATGCACTAACGCCTTTGCTGCGAATCAGCCATTCATAATCATCTAAAAACTGTTCGCATTTGATCTGTGTATCAAATCTTTTGCTGTACACATTTATGATCTCATCGCCTGCGGCACCGCTTGGTCCGCTTACTGTTAGATTAAACAGCAACATAAAAGTCCCTACCATATTTGCCTCCAATTGGTAAAGTGTTTTACTTACTATTTAAGTATAGCATCGTTTTACCAAAAGTCTATAAATGGCTTTACCGAAATAGCTATTTTGGTTTATAAATACACCACAAGGAGCTATACATGGGACAATTTAATAATAAAATTATGGCTGAGTTTAATCCACCTAGAAAGTGGACACTTGGCAGAGATCTATCTTATACAACATCTGCACTTACAGTAGATGAAATTGATGCACTCAAGGGTGTAGGTGTCAAAGTTAAAAGAGAAAACAACAAAACTGAAACTATTACAGTGCCATCAGGATTCGTTACTGACTTAGCAAGTGTGCCAAGGATGATGTGGTGGTTAATTGCACCATTTGACGTTGCTAGAGCAGCTATAATACACGACCTACTATACAAAACTATAAGGCAGTACCGTTGGAATAAAGGCGATGCCCAAGATAGCGATCTAGTAAAGACTGCAAAAGTTGCGTCAGACAAAGTTTTCTTAGAAGGAATGCGAGATGCTGATCCAAAGGTTCCTGGATACAAGATTTATCTAAGCTGGAAAGCAGTTGATTTGTTTGGCAACGGAAGTATTGTTGCAAACAAAGATAATATCTAACACGTGATGTACGCACTAGTGGTGTTTGTATTGGCAGCACCAGGAGTTTGGATACCGCATCCAGAGTTTTTGACATTTAATACGTTGCAAAAATGTGAAAAAGCCGCCGCTAATCTAACCACAGATGGTTCGTGGAAAGGTTTAAGCAACGGCCTAATGCGGGTGAAGTGCATCGAATATGATAACACAAAACCCAGTGATCAGTTTATTCTTGATATTCAGCTTTAACAGCTTTTTTGGCAATTCTATAACTTAACCGTGCTGTATTCCTGCGAGCACCACGGTACTCTGCTGCTGGTCTGCCTCCGTCTTTTACACCTTCTGCACGATAGCGATGCATGAGGTCTGAAATTCTGGTAAACTTGTTGTGAAACACATGTTCAGTTGATTGACGCATTTTAGTCTCCTTTAATATAGTTATTGTGGAATGCATGACTGGCAAGATTCTTGCACTTGCTCTCACATTGTATGTCAAAATCTTTGGCAAATGTTGCAGCCCATTCGTTGACTGCATGATTCCAGTAGAAGTCACTGTGCGCTCTAAGTTTTTGTTTCTTGAAGCCTGCTGCGAGTAAACTTTCCATATCTGGACGCACATTAGGATCGTGATCAACCAGTATGTCTTCACGTGATACTGAGTAATGCAATGCTGGGCGTATACCGCGCCAGCTATCAATTACGCGAAGAACTCTATCGTCGGTGGCCTCGATGTATTCACCGGTACGGACCCAGTGGTGGTGTATATCAAGAACGAGGGCGACGTCTTTGCTGAGCTCAAGCGATGCGTCGAGACCGTGCGACATCTCGTCATTCTCAATAGTAATGCAGTTTCGCGCTTCTGGAGATAGTCTTGGGAGGACTCGTTGGATACCGGCTGGACCCTGGCGACCGCTGATGTGGACATTACACTTGAAGTCTTGGAATTTACGGCCGAAGCCCATCCATCTGACCATGTCAACATGATATTCAAACTCCTCTATGCTTCTATTTACGATATCTTCACTGTCACTGGCTAATACGCAAAACTGTCCAGGGTGAAAACTTAGGCGCACATCCCACTGTCGTGCAAGTTTGCCTACTTGTGCGTAACCTTTTGCCAATTCAACTTTGATATCAGGTTGTTGCCAAAAGTAACTGAAGTCTGGCTGTGTGTACATGGGCAATTGATTGCTGCCCAGTCGCACCATTCGCAATCCTGGCTCAAGGCGTCCTACATACTCAACCAAGTTGGCCGCGCTTTGCATGTTGTGTTGCATGATGTCATACAAACGCTGTTCAGCAACTTCACGAGTCTGCCGTTTAAGCCACGCAACAGTGGTACATTTTTCTGTACGCTGTTGCTGGATCTCCATTAGGACTTTTTTCTTTTGTGTCTGATCTGGATGCAGATACTTGCAGCAAAAGCCTACGCGAGCAGCCATGTAATTCTCCTAGGTGTCTTAGTTACCTAGTAATTGTAACACATTTTCATAGGTATCGCAAGTGATATTTTCTATTTCTTCAAAACTTTTATCCATTTCGCCAGGATGATCAACAAATACCCACTGTGTATTAGGGTGGTTTTTGATCACAGCACGAACTGCGGCTTCGTAGTTTTTCTTTAGATGTTTTGAAACAGTATCGGTATCGGTGATTTCTTGTAGATCAAAGCCCAACAGCAGTACCAACTCGCTTTGGCTTACTAGATGCATAGCAATAACGTCTTCTTGATTTTCAAATTCAGCCGGAAAATCACCATCAAACACTTTGACACCACTTGGACGGTTAAGTGTTATGTAGCTTTTTTCAGGAATGTAAAAGTTACACACACTGTGAAACGCACGTTTAATTAGATCCTGTGCCTTTGTGTCATCGAAACACAACACATTGTCGGTGCTGTACCCGCGCCAGGTTTTCCAGCTACCCCAAGTTGACCCAATCTCTTTGAGTGTTTCTGGCTTTACAATTGGATCACTGTAATCAGCACTTAGTACCCAAGAAACTTCCATTAGGCTGACTTTAGCTCCGCCCAGCGATATGCACCCAAGCATGCCCAGGCAAATGGCTCGCCTTGTTTGTAGTTGCTATTGAATACAATATCACCTTTTGCTCCAGAATGCCCTGGGGTTAAACCAGCTGTTGCAATCTTGTTACGCCCAACCTGTAGTTCTTTTACCCAAGTTAGCCCATCTGCGTTAATGGTTAATTGTTGTTGATTATTAGTTAGTAAACTAAGACTGTGTGCTTTTGCTGTGCCAATTTGTGCTGAATTTTGACTGTGTTTGCCTATTTCAATGCTGACTTCGTTGTCCCAAACACTTAGCGCACTGGTTGGTGTGGTGGTATTGATACCTACTCTATGATTATTAGCACTTAAATAAGTACCAACCTGTAAACTACTTAATGTACCAACAGTGGTAAGATTACTGTTAACAATACCACTGCTAAGTTCTCCATCGTCAACCAATGGTTTACCAAGAATGTTTATTGCCTTGACATCGATACCTTTTTGAACTCGATCAATAATTGAATCGCTTGCAAGTTCAAGAAACTCTTCTTTGAGTTTGTTGTAAGCATTTGTTTCAATAACTTCAGCAAGTTCGATAAAACTTCTGTTGTTGGTATTGATACGTCCTTTGATAGCAAGATCACCATCTACTGTTACACTTTTTGTAAAACTTGCAGGACCTTTAACCACAATACCTTCTTCAAAGCTAGCACTTTCAGCATTAAGATGACGCTTGACAATAACTAATCCATCTTCAACAGTGAGTTCTCTGTTGAGATCTGCTGTGAGTGTTCCTGCATTTTCAATTACTACTTCACGTAGTACATCTTTGATATTCACTTGTTTGAGTGTCTTTGAAATACGATCACTCATTTCGCGAGAGATTTGCGTTTGAATCTTTACCATCCATGATTCATTGAACATTAAATTTTCAACAGTGTCTCTTACTAGATTTTCAACTGCTTGATCAACTGCCTGTTCAAGCAGTGTGTTATCCACCAAGTTATCAAGGCTAGGCACAAGCCCATCTTTGAACATTTTTTCAACACTTGAACTTACTGTGCTTACAAGGTCTGGAATAGTACTGATGTTGGCAAAACGAGCAGTGATTCGATCCTGTACATGCGCAACGATTCGTGACTCAAGATCTTGTAACCATTCTGAAGAGCTAAGTGCAGTGTTTATTTGTTCATTGACATTTTTCTTAATTTCATCTTGGACAAGTTGATTTAATATATTAGCGTCAAGCATTTTCTCTCCAGGTATCTAGTGTTACACAGTGATGTCCGCCGCCCAGTGTTCTGCTGTGTCGCAGTGTGTGCGTTATAATGTTAAACTTATGCTTCTCCAGAGTATTTATAAGGTCAGTCTGGGCCGGGTCCATTATTACGGTGTTGCTATTCACAGCCAACATGTTCAATCCAATCCATTTACTGGCATATGGATATTCATGAAAACTTTGCGGCACCATGTCATCAACATAGATGATTTTCCAATCTTTGAGAACTTTTGGCAAGTAACGTTTTGATTTTACACGAGGCCTGTTTGCAAGCAGCAATCCTTCACGCAGTGGCACAATGGTACTGTCAATGTGTACTCCTGCATAAAAGTTTACCAGTTCGATGTTAATACTTGGAAACTTTTCGCACAGCCATTCGTATGCTGCTCTATTGCCACTTTCGCTTTCAAGATATAACCAAGTATCTCCAAGTCTGCAGATGTTTGCTGCATCCAGCGTTAAGCCTTGATCACGCGGCATTTCAATAACTGTATTGCCTTCAGTCATTTCTTTGTAACAAAGCACTTCCATGTTTCTACACGGATACATCATTGGCGGATCAAGTATTCTGTCACCGGCAATTAATAGTCTATCACGTGGGCAGTAGTTGTACATGCCGCCCATCATTTGGAAGTTTATATCAGTTGGGCGATTGACTTTAACACCTTGCTTAACTAATATTGCTGCTAAACTGTCTAGGTCTTCATTGGCTTCGTCAATGATCCACTGCGGCACAGCACCACTTGGTACTGGCGTTTCTTTCCACAGTGTTTTTTCACTTTCGTTGGCGAACACTGGATCATCACTTGGCCAATTGGCATGGTTGGCTATGCCAACATAGGTTTCCCTAAGTTGATCCCATTCATTGTAACTGTGGATTTTCACTCGATAACTCCAGTAATCTGTAGACTGTATCTAGGTGTTTTGCCAACGTTGGCTGCTAGATGCTCAGTATCATTTCGCCACACATAGTAGTCTCCGGCACGCCATTGTGTTTGCGGTACACCATCTATTTCAAAGACGTGTCCGCTTTCCCAATCTTTCATAAAAAATATTGCTCTGTGAACTGTGTACATGTCTGTGATGTTGTATAACTTACAGAAACGTGCATATGTATCGCCGTGTGTTGGCAAGCAACACCCTGGATCCATTCTGTAAACACTCCATGAAAAATGTTTCCAAGGCAATACTTTGCGAATTGCATTCATCCATCCGGGTGCAGAATTGCGCATGTCATACATATCGCCGGTGAACTTTGTTTGTGTGTACCCTAGCTTGCGCCATTCTGCTAAACTTACAGGATCATTGAACGGTTCGTTTTTGTATGGCAGGTCTTCAAATGCTCCTTGCCATACTGGAGCACTGTGTCCTTGCCACCATGTTTTATTGTGGTCTGGTGTTGCCATAATGTATTACTTCGTAACTGTTACTGTGTTTAGGCAGGTTTCTCCATGGATCAACAACAACAGAACCTGGTGGAATGTCACAGTAGAAAGTATCATCCTTGGTATACTGTCCAGTATAACCGTATGTGATATATCTATTGTGTGCATACAATATCATTGATGCTTCGTCAATGCTATCAACTACGTCTTTTGGATTGTCTGCAATTGGATCTACATACTTTACCGGCAATCCTTGCTCTTCAATGTAGAAACCAATCAGTGTGCTATAACTTCCGATACAAAAAGGCACATCAGGTTTGTATGCTTTCCCGTGTATCACAATAGGCTTGCCGTCGGCGTGTTCTACCAAAAAGTCTGCTAGATTCTTTGCTTGTACTTCTCTAGCACCCATAATAGTATCAAACATATCGTAACCGATATCGTATTCTTTTGCAAGCCAACGCAGTGCAATGTTATCTCGTGGATGGCATGCGCCTGAGTCTCCCATGCCTGCTGTCATGTACTTCGGACCCATAATACGCATTGTACTCTGTGCTAGAGCGTCTGTAACAACGTCAACGTTTATGTTGCCTATCTTTAGTGCAAAGTCTTGTATCATGTTTACAAGCCCTACTTTAGCACTGATAAATGTGTTGTAAAATATCTTTATACTTTCGCATTCGTCCCAGGTACCTGTAACATAACGTGGATTGTTTTTCATCAGTGGGCGATACAGATTGATTAGATCTTCCATCTCTGTAGGATCACCTGTTTCGGTACCTATCATAACCATTTCAGGGTTAGCAAAGTCCCACTTTACACTGCCCATTGCAATCAAGTATGGATTGTATAAAAATTGATGCTCACTGTTTAGCAAGGGATAAAACTCACGTCGTGTAGTTCCAGGAAGCACTGTTGAAATAAGCACAATCTTTTTTGGTTCGATAGCCAGTTCGTTTACCATGTTAATAGCATCTTTAACAGCATCATGTCCAAAGTCTTTGGGTTCCATGTGCGAGCTAGGAACACTACCATCATAACCTTCTGTGTGTGGCGTTTGAACAGCAATAAAAATCCAATCACTGTTGTCAATCATCTTTTTGGGAGTGCTACAAACTTTTACACTGTCCGAAGTACGCGGGTAAATATCGTAGCCATGTACTGTATACTTTTCTGCCATTACTTCGGCGCAATCAAGTCCGAGCTTGCCAAGCCCAATAAATCCAATTCTCATAAGGTACCTTTCTAAGATGTCTGTTCCTACTAGTAATTTATACAATTTTGTCGCCCAGGTGGTAGAAAATAAATTTTTAATCAAATACTTCTATCCCTGGGGACAAAAAGATATTGCCAATCTAGTAAGCAATGTAGATCGAATGAACGAAGATATATATCGTAAAAAATACGCTGCTTTTCCTGTGCTAATTTGTCACGATCAAGAGCCATTGGATTTTGACATGTACAGTGATGATCAAAAGATCCTCAACGCACTTGTAGCTAGTGGTAACTTTATTCCAACACAAATCGATGATATTAAAAAATCTAACTATGAGAACCTAAATCTAAGATGGCAGCACCCACAAAACTTCACAGAAAAATGGATATTATTACACAGTGAACTGGCTAGCCCTCAAGTAGAACGCTATGAAGACAGTGGACTATTTGCATGTGCTTATTGGTGGAGTCATGCAGCAATTGCTCGAGACTGGTATAGATATGCTCAGTATGACCAACGTCTTGAACTACCGCAAGAAGACAAAGAGGCTAATTGGTTAGTGTATGCCAGAGGCACAACTGGCACAAGACAATACCGACAACATTTTTTAAAACTGCTTAGGTTTGTTGACAGAAAGCAACTGGGCAGTATTGATCCTGACGCCGTTGTTAACAGCAATAGCAGTGCTGAATATAACTGCGAAGACTTTGCAAAAACAAATTGCAGCATTGTGTTAGAAACTGTATACGATGGTCGCATCCACCTTACAGAAAAAACACTACGCCCAATTGCATGCGGGCATCCTTTTATGATACTGAATGGTGCTGGAACACTGAAATATTTGCGCAGTTACGGATTCGAAACATTCTCACCCTTTATTGACGAAAGTTATGATACAGAATCAGACTGCGACAAGCGCATGCTCATGGTCATAAAAGAGATGGATCGTATCAATAACTTACCTGATAATCAACAGGAATCAATTTGGAATAGCTGTAAAACTATAGCCAGCAAAAACAAAACGCTGTTTTTTAGTGATGAATTTTTTGATTCAATAACCCAAGAGCTAAGAGACAATGTGTTGAGCATATAATTCGACATCTCGGCCAAGGTAATCATCGATCCAGGTTTGATTTTTTACAAACCAGTTGTTGTACTGCTCAGTGAACTCAGCACTGTACCTGCTGCGATTCTCATGTATCCATATAAGATCGATTCCGCTGCGGTTGCTTAGTTCTTGACGCAATTCACGCATCTGCCCACTGTGATAATAATGTTCTGGTTTAACTGGCGCATGTTCAAGAAACACATGCTGCGGTATAAAATGTGTCAGCAAGTCTCCAGAAAGCTCGCTGGCTCCTAACAGTTTGTTGCCAATGCTTTCAACCGTTTCCAAGTAACTGTATCGCTGACTCAGTCCATATGCAAATGTACTCTTGAGTCTACCATACGGATCACGCAGAATGGTAAAACGAAAAGGCTTGGTTAGTTTGCCATTACGTGTTCCAATCCATGCTGCCCAGTTGCGCACTGTGGTACTGCAATTTTTTGGAATGTTTACAAAGTAAAAGTTTTCAACGCCAGGATAGTCTGGCCAGCAGTAGTATGGATGGGGGTACACTATTTCTTAGGTTTGTTATATGCTTGCGCACCAAAGAATGCTGCAACAATAGCTGCTACTGAAACAAAGTAAACGGCTGCCATATCGCCTAGTATTTTTGCTGCTTGGTCAATGCCGGCTAGCACCGCAATTAGCACAATAGCTGGATATAGGAGCATACCTGCTAAACTAAACCATGCCATCTTACGCTGTGCATCGCGCATTGCATCTTGATCTTCAAGTTCTTTACGTTTGAATTCCATGTACATTTCATGTTCATCATTGGTAACGTTTCCATCACCGTTGGTGTCTGCTGGGTGAAACCCTGCTTGTTTAATTTCTTCTTCGCCCATTCTAGCTCTCCATGTTAGTGATATTTATAATCTTATTGTTGTCTCTTCTGGTCACTTCACATTGGTGTTTTCGCCAATGAAAGTACAGTTCTGCTGAACTGTTCCAGTCTGCAAACGCTTCTTGGTAAAAGTCAATTGTTCTACTTTCTGAATCAGCATTGGTTACTTTTTTTGGCTTTTGTTTAAAGGTAGGATCATACTCGCCAATAAGCACAAACTTCTTGGCAGCACGTTCAAAGTACTCTTTAAGCCATTGAATATCTTTATTGGGTATGTGTCTTATAACTTGTAAACAGATAATTGCGTCAAATTTTCTGTTACTGCGAGGCGGTTTGCTGTAGCGTTGCACACATGGATCAAATAGGTAGTAGCTTTTAAAACCAGTACGCTCGTCAAAAGGCGGAGCTTTAAGTGTGTACTGTTCACCTTTGCCGCAACCGTAGTCGAGCAGTGTTTTTGCTTTATGATGCTTTGCAAGGCATTTAACTTGTTCAATATAGTTTTTACTGTCAGCACCTGCCCAAGCACTTTCAGTTTCTTGAAAGTGTGTGCCTTTGGCAACTGCGTCGTAGTATTCTTGTGATGGTTCCATCATCTATTTATTAGCTAGTATTTTGTAAAAATGCCGCCATATCCAATTTTATCCATGCTATTCTTGCTTTAATATCTTGTGCTTTAATTTCTATCTCTGTTCTCGGTGGTTCTGTGTACCAGTCTATATCCTCATAGATATAAACACCTCCTATCAGAGTTGCAAGCAAAACTACCAACAAGCATATGATCACCAACACAATCATTTGAGTTTACATTCGACTTTGGTATCTCTCTTATAAAACAGCAATGACTGTTCCAACTTTGCCTTATGATAACGACAAGTTTCTATGTCTTTGAAATATAGATTGTCAAAGTTGTATGAAAGAATTCCAACTGTAATTATTATAACATAGAACATTTTAGTAACCTTTTAACTCATATTGCATTGCTTCTAAACGTTCATAGTTCGGATCGTTTAAAAACCATCTTGCAAACTGATGATCCACATTCCTGCCGCCCTTGAGATTTACTTCTTCTTCAAATTGACCATCAGGTATAACATTGTTTCCGTACCCATCAAAATCCTGTACAAAATTTAGTACCTTTATTATTCTACTTTGTATTTTAGTTTGTATTCCAAACGAGGCCGCAGTACTCATCTTATCTGCAAGTGATTCGATAATCTCCTGACGTATTTCTTTTATCTTTTTTGCTTTTGCTTCAACTTTATCAATTTTCTTTACGCTTTCAATCATTACAACTTCTTCTTCGATCAAGTCGGCTTGGTCACTGACTATTTCCTGTGGTGTATCGTCAATCACAACTTCCACAATCTCAACTTCTACTACTGTTTCTTCTTCTACCGCTGTGTCCTCAACCACAACAACTGGTTCCGGAACAACAAACACTGGCACTTCTACATTTACTACATCATCAACAACAGGATCAAGCACTGCAACATCGCCATCATTACCGGAAAGATCTATATATCCTGGACAGCTCTGATCATATTGTCCATCTAAACTGCACTGTTGATCAAAGTAAGCAGTAGAATATCCTGAACAACCTTGGTCATATAGTGCATCTGCTTTACACATTTCTACATAGTAGTCCGGACAACTTGGATCTGATGTAGGATCTGCAATACACTGTTGATTTCCAATTGCAGTTGCGTATCCTGTACAGCTTGGATCGTATGATGGATCTAACGAACATTGTTGTGTTGTGTATGCGGCCTGATATCCTTTGCAACCTTTATCATAGAGTGCATCTAAAGCACACTGTTGATTGTAATATGCTGTTGTGTATCCTGTACAACTGGTGCTGTACAACGGATTACTGGTACATTGTTGCGTCAAATAAGCGGCAGCATAGCCCGTACAACCTGAATCGTACAATGGATTAGCAGTGCATTGTTGATTGTAAAATGCAGTTGCATAACCAGGGCATGTAGCCGAATGTAGAGGATTACTGTAACAAGGATCAAGACTATAGGTCATTTTAAATGAACTTGCGCTAACGTTGAATTCAGGACCGTAATGTCCTGCATAGTTTTCAATATCTTGGGCTTGTGCTGATATTACAACATCGCCAAAGAAAGACACAGGCAAGTGAGGCACACCAAATGATTCTGATCCAGAAAAAACTTGCCAGCCAGTTCGACCATATTGATAATTATAGGATGTAAAGATTGATCCATCTGCTTTTTTAACATCTACTGTTATTTCAAAGGGATCGACTTGTGTTTGTGTTCTTGACGTTGTGTTATAGTTTTTAACACGCCATTCATATTCAAATCCTTCTACTTGTATACCACTTAATTGTAATGCAGTGTTAAGTGCAATGGTTGCACTAATAGTACTGTCTGCACCTCCCCAATTAAAACCTGAATTGTTTGGCATCCTGTTTGGAATACTTGGATTGTTACCACCTGAAGCAGTGCTTCCGCCCCAATAGCCTATACCGTAAGTACCTGACCAGTTTTCGGCCCTCAAATAGTTGTGATTGTAACCCATGCCATTATTTTGTAATAGGTTATTACTGGTATATTGCTGGGCGTTAGAGTAAGAGGAGAAGCAACAAACCAATACTAATGCCGCCAGCAGCGATAGCACCGTTTCTTTTTTGAACATCTTGTTTGGTCTCCAATACTACAGGTTCTGGGATGTTATGAGGATTGGCGTCCCACTCGTCTTGTGCGGCCTGTCCAATTGCACCTAAATACGGACATGGTGTACCTGCCATCTTCATAGCATCATGCACTCTAGCATCTTGACAAAGTACACTCACTGCGGCAACTTTCATACCCATATCATAAAGTGTTTTAGATAACTTTAATCTTTCACAGTTTGGATCTCGTACAGTTTCGCCTGAACTTATACCCAATATCTGTGTTTGTACTGCACCAGCAACTCCTACTGTACACAAGTCACTGCTTGATGCACTCACGTTAGGCGATATAGCACTACCCGGAGGTGAAATCACAATAGTTTTTGTATCAGCCTCAGTGTTTACTGTGCTGTTACTTTTACTGTCTGTATTAACCGTGCTTGTGGTTTGTGCAACGGCAGTTCCAGCAGTCATCGTTAATAATAGTGCAAATAGTATTCTTAACACAACATTCTTCTCCAGTTTGTAATTGTATTTACACATTTTTTTATTTTGCAAGTGGGTTGTCAAGAGCTCTCTGAAGTTTGTTATCCATGTACTTTTTAAGTTGCTCGACCTTGTCAATCAAGATGTCCTTTTGTGCAACATATTGATTCAACAGTGCATCACGTTTGGTATCAAAGCGTTTTTCGGCATCGTCAACATAGGTGCGTGTCTTGTCTTCCAACTTGTTCATATCATCTTCTACTTTGTCAACAATACGTTCAAGTCTTACAATGTCTTCACGTAGGCCATTCTTGATATCACGTGAATAGTCTATCGCATCACTGAGCTGTTGATCAATTAGTTTTTGCTGGCTAGCAATTTGATCAGTGTCAATGTTTGCAATGATCTCTTTCATGTTGGTGTAGTCTTTGTAGAATTCAAAGCCTGCCCACAAGCCGCCGCCAAGTGTGCCAATAAGTGGTAATACCAGTAGTAGCTTACTGCCGCCTACTTTGATTCCGCCATACTCTATTTCCGCCATGATGTACTCCTATTAGTATCCTACTGTATTTATTAGCGGTATACTGTAGGCCCTTGCTGGACGTAAGCTGGTTTGCAATATGCAGAGAAGTTTTTTTGCTTTTGTAGACGTTCAGCAAAGTACAAGCATCTGTCGATGTCTATAAAGTACATTGGTTCAGAACGTAGCTGGGCACCATTAAGTAACACCACCAGCATGAATGCGTGTATCATGAATACACTTGCCAAGCAGCATAGCCAATCGCCATTACTGCAATACCAATGACAATACAAATTATTATTGATTGTACTAGTTCCATCATTTCCTTGTATTCACGCTGTGCTTTGCGTCTGGCTGCAAGTCGTGCTTCTTTTGCTTCTTGTATACGCTTCGCACGTTCCGCAAGGATGCCATGCCATGTTCCGTGACCAAATCTAATGTCAATCAGCCTGGCCATTTCTGCTAGTTGTTCTTCAGCAACTTTGGCATCAATGACTTCCTGAGCAACACTTTTAATACCAAATTGATCGCCAATGCCCGGTTTACCTGCTTTATTTCGGGCATGTTGAACTTCGTCGCGTCCCTTGAATAGTCCGTCAACGGCTCCGGCAATCTCACCGATATCCTTAGCAGTATCAATGTTGCTCTTGATAAAATCCACACTTGCTTTTACAAGTGATATAGCGGCCAAACCTTCGGCAATCATTTTTTTCTCCGCCCGTGCCAGGTACAGGCATCATCTAGCTCCTGGACAAAATTATTTAATCAGTATTGTTTAATAAGTTAACTGCATAGTGTAAGTATTATGGTTTTTTTGTAAAATTTATTTTGCGTCCGGAACGTCTTCCTTGTCCACTTTGTCTGTTTGTATACAGAACGCAGTGGTGTTCACTGCAAACTCACCGTTGTGGTAGTCTTCGCCATTAACGCCTGCGTTATCTTTTTTAATTTTTTCAAGCAAAACTTGACATGCCTCGCTGGTTTCAAAAACGCCTTTGAGCTCCCAACTTGGACCTGTGGATAACAAATTAACCACAACTAAAACCCATACCAAATACTTAATCTCCTAATTCAATCAAATATTTAACTTGCTGTGTTGCGATAACTGTGTATATATAATGGCCATAAAAAATAGGCAGTCGTAACTGCCCATTTAAAGTTTAGTTTATTCTAAATTAGAATGTCATTGCAATACCAATTGCTGTTGTTTCTTCGGACGCTGTTTTATCATCGTCAGTGTACTCAGCAAAAGCAACTAAACCAGGTGCAACTGTGTGGTGAACACCATATGTAGTTTCGTCACTTGATTTTGTACCAGCACTTTCTGTATTCATCAACTCAAGTGCAACTGTTGTTGCACCCATTGTGAACGCAGCTGACATTGATGTTGTATCAGTGTCTACTTTAGCTGCTGTTGTAGCAGTGTGCTTCTCGTAGCCAAGGCCAATTGGACCCATTGAACCTTTGACGTTCATGACTGTTTCACTTGAGTCGTTGTTGTTTTCCAACTTGCCATAACCGACTGTTGCAATTGAACCAATATCATATGTACCGGCATAGGCATAACCTGCGCCTGCTGTTGTGCCATAGTTGCTGTCAGCAGCACCCGAAACGTGGATCTTTGCACCGGCAAATGGTGACAGTGAAAGAATTGCTGCATGGTCTGTACTTGGCGAACCGTTAGTAAGCACCTTGCCCCAATCTGTTACGTCGTCAATTGCATCAGTGGCAGAGTTAACGTCACCAAGATCAACTTTACCAAAGCCGCCCGAGATAGTTAGGCTGTTGCCTCCATCATCGTTGCCGTCTTGATTGATATTGAAATCAGCACCAATTGTTAATCCTGCTTCAGTAGTGATACTTGGCTTGATGTTGATATCGCCATCAACTGCACTACTTGATGTACCGTTTGAGTCTTGGAATGACCATTCCATGTCACCCCCAATAGTAATTTCTGCAAGTGCAGAGGTAGACATTAGAGCCGCCACAGTGGCAGCCATTAAAATTTTCTTCATTAATTTTTTCCTTATTGTTAACAATTGAGAAGTAAAGAGCAGTTTTTATTCTCGCTTTACTTATCTCTATAGCCCCAAAACAATTATTTTTCTAACTGTTTGATACGCTGTTCGAGTTCGTCGATTTTAGCAGTTATACGAGGATAACGCTTACGCCAGGCATCATCTGGTTGTTGCAACCAGGTCCATCCCCAACGTTGTACAAGATAATCTATTACAAGGTCAAACTTTGCATACGCCCAAAGCCCAACTCGTGTGGTACTGAGATATGCTACAAATGCAGCACCAAATACTGAGCCCGCTAATGCTGTGTATATCCACAGTCTATCACTGGCCATACGTTCAATCATTTCCCACATGTTATTCTCCTATTTGTAAAGTACTGGATCCCAATTTGACAAATCTGTGTCTTTGTATTTGCCAATGCGATCGCTTAGAACATCATAGAAACTGTCAAGTTGCTTGCCCCATTTGCCTTTAAGATGATCCAGTGCTTGCTCACAAAAACCAAAGTCTGGTTTTTTGTAATTTTCAACCAACTTGTTGTGTAAATTTACTGTGTGCTCTAGTTGTTCTAGTTCAGTTACTGGAAGATTTTCTACTATGCAATAAGCAGTTAATACAGGTGCATCGCCCACCTTCATATCATCAAGTGGTAACACTGTATACTTGCTTCTCATTGGTGCAGCGGCTTCTTCGCCAAGAATAATATGCATGCTTGTCTCCTTGTGTAAGTAGTTATGATATGAACATAACCTTCGATTTAATTTCTGATCTACATGTTGATACATGGGATGAACCGTTTAGCTGGGAAGGCAAAGCCACCAGTTTGTATGCTGTTGTTGCTGGTGATATCAGCAGAGAACGTGCAGACTTATGCCCAGTGCTGGAAGAGCTTACCAATCATTACAAAGTTGTAATGTATGTTGACGGCAATGACGAACACCGTTGGACAATGCATGACCTTGCTGACAGTTATAAAACACTACACAAAGAAATAGAAAACATTCCGGATGTTATTTGGTTGCAAGATAACACACTGATAATCGATGGTGTGGCATTTGTTGGTACCAACGGTTGGACCAACTTCGACTTTGATAATGACCTTTCTTATGCTGATAGCAAACGTTGGTTTGAAGAACGCTATGGCATTGATATGTTTGCTGGACAAAACATCGAAGCAATGGCCATGAGTGATGCTGGATTTCTGTGTAAAACAGTCGAAAAGTTACAGACTCATGTTGATATTAAGCATATCGTTCTGGTATCTCATTTTGTTCCTGATGTAAATTTAGTTAGACATGATGTAGCATTGGAAGGTTCGCACAGTTTAAATTGTACTGGTAATAGTTTTCTTACCAGGTGTTTAGAAGAAGATCACGAACACAAAGTACATACTTGGGTGTTTGGACATTATCACAGTGATGTTGATACAATTATAAATGGCATACGATATACAAACAATGCCAGGGGAAGAGCTGGCACCGATTGGTGCAAGCATGTTTATTATCCAAAACGTATTGTAATCGACTAAACTTCTGGTTCTAGTTTGACCTGAAGTGGGTAGCCTGCGCCTCTAGCACTTACTGTAACTTCAATACCTTTTTGTTCGGCCATCTCAAATGGCAACACTGCTACTGTAGCTGAACCTTCTTCGTGTACACGAATAGTCAAATTTTCAGCGGTTGTAGGTGCATAATCAAATATCTCTACCAATGATTCAACCACAAACTCCATAGCAGTTTCGTTGTCGTTGACGTAGATAAGTTTAAACAAACTAGGCTCTTTGAGTTGCTCATTGATGCTAACTTTAGTTTTTGTTTCTGCTTCGCTCATTGTTTTCTCTCTGTACTGTACGCAGAGGATTACCCTCTGCATACTTGTACTTATCTGAAGTTTTAGGATTCGTGCTTAATTTCAATGGTTTTAGGTTTCATTACCTCAGGAATAACTCTTTCAAGTTCAATTTTGAGTATCCCATCCTTAATGGTCGCACCTTTAACTTCGACGTAGTCTGCTAAATTAAATGATCGATGGAAGTTTCTGTTTGAAATTCCTCTGTGCAGATACTCTTCATTGTTAGCAAGCTGCCCGCCGTCTTCTTTTGAAACGTCTGGCTTGTATTGGTGCCCTGTAATATTCAATGTGCCATTTTCTAGTTCGATCTTGATATCAGCTAGTTGGAAACCTGCAACAGCAATTTGAATTCTGTAGGTTTCGTCACCGGTACGAATGATATCATAGGGTGGATAGTTTTGCCCACCACTTGATGCAGCCATATCAATGTTGGCAGTCATACGATCAAACAGTGAATCAAATCCAACTGCGTTACGATAAAATGGTGTGAGGTCTAGTGAGGTTAGTCTTGTCATTTTGTTTCTCCTTTAAAAGCAAGATTTAAATTGTAAGTCCTGTTAAGCAACTTACAATATTATTTATACAGGAAAACTACCCCTTTGTCAACTTTCTTTTTACCATTTAAAGAAATATTCAACACTAGTAGTTTGCTGCCCTGTTTGACTAACTGCGGCTGCTACATTCAACTTGCCTAGTTTAAGTGGAGTGCTGTATTGGCTGCGAATGTAACCATTAATGTTACTAGGCAAAGCAAACTTGTAGTTTGTATAGTGTGTTGTCCCTGTATTGTCAATGCTGGTTGGAACGTTTGCCGTTACCGACCCTGACAACATAACAGGATGTACACCAACATCTGCACGGAACCCGCCGTCACTGTAACTGGCTTCAGCCCATGCACCTGTTTGCTTGGATACATCTGTGATCAGTCCTGGCGTAAAGTTTGTACTCACATGCATTACACTGCCTTTTAGTGTGACATTGTCCTGCTTGTAGGTAACAACATTGTCAATGATGCTGGCGTTTTTAACATCGCCCCATACACCGCTAAAACCAATCCAAGGGTTGCTGTTCAACTGTGTCATGTGCATGCTAACATCTACGTTACCATTTTTATAATAGCTGTTGCCCACTGTCCATTGCTGTGTGTCGCTGTCTGCACCAAAGTGTACTTCGCCGTCAGTGTAGGCGTTGCGCACTGTGTCAATACTGTTGTACATAGCAGTGCCTGTGTTCACAATGTTTGCCTGGGCAAGATCTATACCGTAACCGCGTCCAAGGCTGTCAGTTGCCATTCCTGTAATGTTGCCAATATCAAAGCCTGTGATTGAGCCAGTTAAGTCCAAGCCTCCCATTGCCAAGTTACCAATTGGCTGATACGCACGGTTCATATCAATGATATTGCCACCAGCAAAACTTGTGCTAGTATCGAGCAGTGCCTGTGTTGCTTGTGCATCACTTAGGTACGGCCAAGCATTTTGCAACATAGTTACCGCAGTTCCAGCACTGATAGTGGTTGCACTATCATCAAGACGACTCATAAACAGTGTAAGTTTTGTGTCACTACTCACACTAGACGTGCTAGCCCATGTTACAAGATACTGGTTACCATCATCACCTTGAAAGATGTTAACACTTGAGCCACTGACGTTGCCCGTTGCAATGCTTTCAACATCGTTCATAAAGTTTTTTAGAATATTTTGATGAGCAGCAATATATTTGTTATCGGCTGTTTTTAGCAAAAACTGATGACTGTTATATCCGCCACCATTACCTTCGAACTCTGTACCACTTACCAGTATATCAGTTTTTCCATCGCCATTGATATCAAAGAATTTTGGCTTGTAAGTACTAGCTGTATCAGTTTTATATCCAATCAGTGTATCTGCTGTAGTGTCAGTGAAGTTACCGCTACCGTCATTTTGCAAAAACTGTATCTCGCTAAGTTCTGTACTCCAAGAGCTACTTGTCCGAGAGAACACAATCACATCAGCATTGCCATCTTCGTTGTAATCATGATTAACAACTCTCACATGGTGATCGACGTTTGCTGCATTTGCGCCTGATGGTAGATCTTTAATAAATGTGTATGTTAACGTACCGCCAGTAAAATCCACACTGAACATTTTGGTTCTATTTGCATTGTCGCATCCAACAACATTGAGATACTGCAATGGACACGCACCGTCACTTACAATAATTTCATTGTTGCCGCCATCATTCATAAAATTACCAATGGCAACACCTGATCCTCCACTTTTAAAATGGCCGTTACGACCACGTGGATCAACATATGTTGTAAATCCATCTACAGTATTGTTCAGTGCAATAGTTGAGTTTGGTCCATAGTCCAGCATGATAATGTCATCATAGCTGTCGTTGTTGAGATCGCCAACATCACTGCCATGTGACCAAATACCTACTGTAGGGATTGATACTTTTGTAAAGTTGCTGCCATTGTTGCGGAAAAATGTAGCTGGACCGTAGTGTTGCATATCAGTGCTGTGCGATACAAACATATCCTGTTTGCCTGTCTTAAAGAAATCTCTAAATTGCACGTCAGGCTCTGTGCCCATTATTACATTGTCAGTTCCTGAAAACCACTGTGCAGTTTTATCAACCAATTGTCCATTCTCAAACGAGTGTACGCTCAGTCTGCTATCACGAATATTTGCTGCTGATACAGGCTGTGTTTGTCTGCCTGCCATTACAATGTCGTCAGTAGCTCCATCACCATCTAAATCAGTGATAAATGTGTCGCCAACAAATGCTGCATTTTCAGCAGCACCTGCCAACGGATCAACTGTGCCTTGCGCTACAGGTGTTGTATAATATTGACTACTAGGTGGGCCACCAACTACTGGCCCACCGCCACCTGAGCCGCCGCCACAAGCACTCAGTGCTGTACATGCCATTAGTCCAAGTGTAATTTTAGTATAGTTCATGATCTTGCCAGCTCCATTTGCAAGGGGTTGTGCGACCTTTGTCGCCTAGAACAACTGTATCACTGTCCCAGTCTATGTCTCCATGACTGCGATAATCATGCCATTTGTGTACAAAATCAGGCTCGCCAAATACGCGAACTGCGCTAACAAACTGATCTTGTGCTACACCTATAAAATGTACTGGCATCATATGACTCATTCCTAACTGTTATATACATTATAACAGATTAAACAGAAAGGTCAACCTTTTTCTTTATTTAGGCAGCTAATTTTTGTGGAGTTTTTACTAGTTCGGGGGTGATTTTGACTTCAGTTATCTTGCTTTTTGCATATTCTTTTAGGCTAAACATATGCGGCATCAGTATACGCTCAAGCTCTGCTTGTAAACTTCTTGCACCAGTTTTCCGTTTGCTTGCAGTACTTGCAATTTCTTGCAGTGCCGCATCACTAAACGTCAGTGCAACACCGTCTGTCTTAAACAAATAGGTGTACTGTGCTACTAAACTATTGCGAATCTCAGTTAACACAAAAATCAACTGGTCTACTGTTAATTCAGTTAAGCCTACCCATGTTGGGAAGCGTCCTACAAATTCAGGAATCATGCCATACTTGACTAGATCATCAGGTTCAAGATCTTTGAGATCAGCAGCTTTATTTGTTTTTACATCAACACCAAATCCAATGCCTGATCCTTCTGCTCTGCGTTTGATAACATCATTGATACCGACAAATGCACCGCCTGCAATAAACAATATATTTTTGGTATCAACTTCAATCATTTCTGATTGTGGATTCTTGCGATTTGCACCAGCAACCGGTACACGACACACAGTACCTTCAACCATTTTAAGCAATGCTTGTTGTACACCTTCTCCACTTACATCACGAGTAATTGAAGTATTTTCACTTTTGCGAGCAATTTTATCTACCTCATCGAGAAAGATAATTCCTTTTTCACAGCGTTCAACATCACCATTGGCGCTGCCTAACAATCGTGAAATCAATGTTTCAACATCGTCACCAACATATCCTGCTTCCGTGATTGATGTCGCATCAGCAACAGTGAATGGCACATCAAGATAACGTGCTACAGTTTTTGCCAACAGTGTTTTACCACAGCCAGTTGGTCCTAACAATAACACGTTAGCTTTGTCAAGTTCAATGTCTGGATTGGTGTTGTTGATTCTTTTGTAATGATTTGCTACGGCCACTGAAAGTGTAATTTTTGCATTTTCTTGGCCTACCACGTATTTGTCTAGAAAATCCTTGAGTTCGCTAGGGTTTATGTCGTTGTCTTCTTTAGGATTTATTGTAGAGTTGGTTAGCTGAATAAGCAGTTCTCCGCATAAATCCACACATTCGTTACAAATAGCTACATTGTCCCCAACAATGAGCTTTTTGACGTCGTTCTTGCTTTTATTACAAAAATTGCAATTTTCGTATTGATTGCTGAGATCATCACTCATTACAGCTCCTGGTTTTTAAGTTGTTGTTCGATTTGGGCTCGTTCTGCATCATTTAAAAGATCAGGGTCATATTCACCAGAACCAAGTTTCTCAATGAGGTGTGCTATATATTCTTCGTTATAGGTAAATGCATCAGTGTTTTCTTTGTCAATTTCAATCCATTTTTTGCCGTTCCATTTGTAAAGTTTACTTGGCAAAAAATCAACCCTGACAAACGTATCACCTTTGATCGGACGTGTAGGGAACCTTGTTCCAAAGTCAGCACGGGTGTACTGGTCTAGGTCGGAATCGTCTGCTCGCATATACTGAGTCCACGGAACTTCAGGAATTACTTTGTGAGAAAATTTGTATTCTTCTTCTTTAAGTGTGCTTTGAGGATTCAGTCGTTTCCAAATTCGCTTTGCTCTTTTTTCTGGATCGCCTTCATCTTCGTCTTTCCAAGCAAAAAGCTCAGTATCTGTAATTGTTTCTTCCTCAACTGTGGGTTCTGTTTGTCCGGGTTCTCCCAGGTCTGTGATCTCTTCTTGCTCTGCTGTAGTGACTTCTGAATCCGCGCTGGCATTGTCTAGCTCCTCTGCTGGCTGCATAAATTCAAGGATTATTTGATCCTGAACTTCTTCTTCAATCTTCTTTGTTTCGTCAGCCTTGGTACCAAACTGTTTGGCCATTGCGGCTGCAACAATATCATCGCTAAAGGCTTTTGCTTCAGGCGTTCCGTGTTCTGGAAAGAGTGGCTCGTCTGGAACTTTTATAATTGATTCAGAGGGTGTATCTTCTGCAGCAGGTAATACAATATGCTCGACATGTACTTTTACCCTCGCAGAGTTCTGATTATCTGCGCTATCTGCTTCTCCAGTTTCTTCAATCTCTGGTCCAGATTGGTCAGTTGCTGCATCTGGTGATTCTTCTGTTTGCTGGTCGCCTGACGGTGCTTCCTCAACCGGCGCAGGCGGCAATACGCTCTCAGTTTTCGTGTTATCAACAATACTCTCCTTGTCTTTGCGGCGCCAGCCAAACGTTTCAGTAGCAGCAAGTAGCATCATGATTGCTAGTGGATCAAAAACTGCAACAATTAAAATAATAACCCAACGTACTGCTTCTTCTAGCAAGTTTTGATCAGGGTCGGCACCGTACACAAGTTCAGCAATGTATTTAATCGGTCCTACTTCAGCTTCAAACTGTCTATATTGTTTTTCATACACAAACTTATCTTCACGCAGTGTATCTATAGTTGGCTGTAATGCATCTATTTGATTCTCTAGTTCATCAATGCGTACATCAATGTCCTTGTTTGAACTGCCTGCTTGTGTAGTATACTTTGCAATATTTTCATTTGCACTTGCAATGGTAGGCTCTACAGTTTTGCGTATATCTGCAATACGAGCTTCTACTTCTTTTATTTGATCTGCAAGCCGATTGTTAATCTTTGTTATTTCACGTTGTACTGCACTAGCAACACTAACTTCTGCACTTTTTGCTTTGTCAATATCACCTTGTAGCTTACCACGTTGGCGTCGCTGTTGTTTGCGTAATTCATTGCCTTTGGCAACCATGTCTGTTGTGCCGCCAAATGCGCCTGTTTTTGCTTGCCCTTGTCTGGTGTATGCTTTTACATCTGCGTCCAGTCTATCAAGTTCTGCTTGTGCAACTTTTATAGCCTCAGCACTGCGACTCTGTGCATCTGACAAACGTTTGTTCTGCTGCGCTACTTCTTTTTCTGCTTGTGTTCTAAGTCCAGGAACCTTTGCATTTTCTGCATCAATCTGCGGTGCCAGACTTGCTCTTGCATCCTTGATACGCTCGCGCTCACGTGCAATTAAAGCATCAACTCTGCCACTAGTCTCACCGGCTTGCAGTCTTGCGATTTCATCAGTCCAACGCTGTTGCTTTGCTTGCGCTCTTAAAATCTTATTTTCAATTACTTCTGCTTGTACAATTTGTTCTGTACCTGCACTAGTTTGTTCGATATGACTTTTACTGAGAAACCCAAAGATTCCCATTGATGTGATAAACATCAGCACAGCCACAGCAGACACCAAGTATGCTTTCATTAAAAACTTTGCACGGTTCCAATGTTGATGCAACCACACTGTCACTGTTAGTTTAGCAATCTCCAGTATGCCGCCCATAATTATAATTGGAATGACTGCTGCCGCAAAGATTGCAGCCAAACCAATTATACTATAATAGGCAGCAATGCCTGAAAGGCTAAGTGCTACAATTAATATTAATAAAGCTAAGAACATAATGTATTTACTTATTTTGCTTCTGGTCCGACTGCGTATATTTTAAGTCTACCCAGGTTTTAAACGCCGGATCTGGTACTAAAAACCAGATGCGAACAGGACGATGAAATGTATGAAACATATCCAATTTACGCCGAACGCCGCGTTGCCCGCGCCATTCTTTGCCAAACCATTTTTTGCATTCACGAATAATGTTGTACCATTGATTTCGATCGTATACGTCGAACCAAATTTTATGCATTACAGTTTCTCGCCAGGTTCAAAGCCTCTGAATCTTTCAAATCGTGGGAAACGCAAACTGTATGTGCCGTCTTGATTTTGTGTAACAGCATCTGCTTTGATTTCTACAATGTAGCCTTTTAGATCATTGCGCCGAGCCCAATAACTATCACGATCACTGTCAGACAAACCGCTTCCAACATTAACCCGTATAGTACGACCATCATCAATACCTTCGCATACCAACGCACCAAGACGCCCTTCGTTTCTTCCTGTGCCTTCTTCAATATCTATTACCTCCAAGTCTACTGTTATAACTGGTTTCCATTTCATCCAGAATGTGCTACGTTTACATTCATACGGAGCGTCCAGGCGTTTAATCATAATGCCTTCATAACCTTCAGCGACACATTTTTCAGCATACTCTGTCATTGTTTTATGGCCATTATCATCAGAAAGATCAACAGTAAAGCCATCTGTTAGATGTATGTTTGGTAAGCCGCTCATTGAAACTAGTGCTTCAAGTGCTTGCAAACGATTGTGTTGATTGCGATTGCAATGTCCTTCTTTTAACTCTTGAAGGCGCATAATGTCAAAAACATGATAATCCGCAGTGTTTTCTACATGATCTTTTCTGTGTGCATGTTTCATCAACTGTTGGAAACTGTCGCCAACAATTTCGCCATCCAGCACCAAGTCATAGCGTAAGTTGTGTTTTTGCACCAATGCTCTCACTTGCTCCGCAATATGAGGGAAGTTAGAGAACTCTTTACCGTTGCGACTGTACAGCATCACAGTGCCATTGCGATATCCAACAGCAATAGTTCGTACGCCATCCAACTTGGGCTCAAGCCTGCACAAGCCAGTCATCTTCTTAGGATGACCTTTGCTGTCTGTCGCTAGCTGTACTTCAAATACAGGAATCTTCCATTCGCTGTTGCCCAATATTTTGTTAAGTGTTTTTGCAGTGATGCCACAGCGTAAATCTTTAATAAGCACACGACGTGCCAGCATGTTCCACTGCTCACTGTCAAAGCGTTCGCTGATAATTTTAATAGTGTCGCGGGCTTTATGTCCTGTCAGTGTGCGTGTGCGCAAACTTTCACACAATCCCCAAAACTGTACCCAAGGATTTTCTCTATGCTCTAGGCCTTCCGTTTCCGGAACCTGCTTTACATTATAGGTAAAATAGGGATTGTATGCAAGATAACAATTGTAGAGAAAACATTCAGCACTAGAACTACCTAGTCTGGCCGCTATGAGAGCTTTTTCAATTACACCTTCTTTGTGTAATCTACTGTTGTCATCTTCAAGATCGCGGATCCAATCACTGGCCACCTGTAATCCATTGTACTTTGCTGCTGCAACTACGCTGCCGTCGGCTTTGAACGCATCTTTGTTGAATTTGATCATGGTCCACCTGAGGGTTGTTATAAAAACAAATCATACTACTATAATACTACTTTTTATCCAAAAAGTCAACCATTAATTTCCATTCTGGAACTGATATCTCGTCGTGTGATATCATGATACTTCGATAGGCCTGATATTCTCTTTCCATTTCTTCTTGACTATGATAAAGCATCATGTAGTCGTCGTAGATGGATTTACTACATAGCCAGGCCCCTGGCTTAACTGAGTTAGTAACTACTGTTACTTTAGAAAAGCCAATGTACTTGTTTAATTTGTAAAAGTCAATAATTTTAAAGTCTAGGTTAAGCAGTCTTTGATCCTGTAAAAGCGGGATTGAATGATCTATAGTCCATTGTGTGTAATCATCAGATGACACATTATTTTCTTTAAGTGTTTTAGAATTATTGACAGCCGACAATAATCTATCGTAGGGATTTCTTACAACCAAAACTTTTTTTTTGGTTTTAGAATTTGCAAAGTCAGAAATTTTGCCATTAATAGAATAAACAGGAAGCCCAAAGTGTTCATACATACTGGTATGGCCACATCTACTAAAAGCTGTTACACAAATTTCACCATTGTCATAGAAAAACATTTTACTTTACAATAATTGCTTCTGCACCTGCGGCTGTGTACTGTGAACTTAAAAAACTGCCTGGATTAGCAGGAGGAGCAGTGTCAAGTATACCATCTTGTTCAATATTGGCGGCACCGAGCACACTGATGTTTCTAGCTTCACGCATTGCTGCAATCATTGCTTGTCCACCAAGCGTATCAAAATTTGCAATGCGTTCGAGAAACTCACTAGGGCCGCCGTCAGTTGCTTCAAGAGCATAACTGGCAAGGCTTGAAGCTAAACTGGTTGCATTGCTGTCTTGGCTTTGAACATCAGCAAGCACTAAATCCATTTTCACACGATTCAATTTCTCTCGTGCTTGTTGATCTTGGATACGTTGGAAGTTTGCTTGCACACTCTGCGCGGTTGTGTTTGCTGTCCACTGACTTTGCATCAGATTTTTGGCTGCTGTAATAAGGGCTGTGTAAGCAAGGGCTAATGTTGCATACGAGCCAGCCCCGTATACACCGCCTGGTATTACATAAGGCGACACTGCTGGTGGCGATGGATCGTATGCACCATCCAGCAAGTACTCTATTACCTTTAATACACCAGTGGTGGCACTGCTACTGCCGGCATCATTGTAGAATACATCCAGTTCTCCAGCAGTGTTCATTTGTGCTAGTAATCTAGCGTTTTGTTTCAGTGGTAATGCACTGTTAAATCCTGCTGCATATCCGATGCAATCAGCAAGTGTAAAGTTGCCTTTTGGCCCTGTGGCAAGGTCAATGTTGCTGGTTAATCCGTAGTAGTCGGTCCAATATTTTACAACACCTGTAGGCATGTAGGTTGTTAAATTTTGTATAAGTGGCAAGTCTTTCATGGTTTCAGATGCGTTTGTTGCAGTCGAGAAAGTATTAAGATTGGTGTTTTCAACATTTTTGATTTGCCCAAAACTCCTAGCCAATGCGCCATTTGCAACAGCAAAGTCACTGGGCAGTATATTTGCTAACCTTGAACCTAGACTGTCAAATAATCCATTTACACTGCCAGATGTGTTTATATAGATAGCACGGTTGCTAATACCGCTTGCACTTGACGGTGCAGTAAGTGTCATGTAACTGGTAGGAAATTGTTTTGTTAGATCAAACAGGTCGGCACCAGTAACAATGTATGTTTGTGTACATTTCAGTATGCTTTTTACTTGTGCAAGCTCAGTGGTATCGAGACTGACAAAGAGATTGTAAATTTGTTGTTGTACACTACGCGGCAAGTTTGCGCCAATTTCTGCTACGCGATTTAGGTCAATGCCCAGCTCGTTAAGTGTCGGGGTTGGATTGGTTAAATTGGCAATAGTGCTGGTGTCGGCACCTAGCACAGCAGCAATACGAGAATTTACTGTCAGTGTTTTTAATTTAGCATACATTGGCCCAAGTGTTCCATTGACAAGCATGTTGCTTAATAGTTGCCCTGGGGATCCAAGATTGGTAATGTTTGGCCAACTGATAATGTCACCTAGTGCAGTTAGATCTGCACCCAGTGGCTGGCTGGCTAAACTAACTCCTGTGAGTGATCCAGATACAACACTGTCCATTCCAGGAAACGTACCGCCCGTAAATAGATTGGCGCTGTTATTTGCAGCATTGATGAATTGATTGCTTGTTTCAACAAATGCCACTGCGCTGCCAAAGATTGTGCCTAGCTTTTTGGCATCTCCTTCAATTTCTGTTGCAGTGGATGAACCGCCTAACACAGTAGCACTTTCTGTACGACCAAATGTCATTACACTGTCGATAGTATCAGCAGTGTGTAGTATTGCATAGGCATTTCCTGAATACAGATCAAATGGCGCAGTGAACACATTTTCGCCTAATCCGCTTGCCATGCTGCTAAATTCATTGATTTGTGCTGTGCTGAGATTTGATGTAATCTTGGCTGTGACTGTGTACAGAACACTTTGTAGTGCTTGTATCTCTAGTGTGGAGTCATTCATGACTTTTAATGTTGGTGCTCCAACTTCACTGTTAACACTGTCAGTTACACTCAATGGCGCACCACTGTTTGAAGCAATAGGTTTGCCACCAAGATCAGCATCACTGCCGTTGGCTATCATGCTAGCACCAGCCGTTAATATCATTGATGTAATTGTACCAGTTGCCATAGTTTATCCTGGAATGATCACGTCACGACTACCAGTGGCTCGTGCATGTCCGCAAGTATCTGTGCTGCCAATAAAATTGATTTCAATACCTTCGGCTAGTACACTTCGTGCGCCGCGTACTGTTTTAGCACTGCAATGTTTACTACAACCAGGAGCACCGCAGCAAGGATGTGGAGTAACACTGGTGCCTTTAATGCATGCAGCGCGGCCGTTGATCAATACACTGGCGGCACCTTTACCTGATGCTGCCCCACCTGCGCTGTTTGTATCACCTATTCGTACCGCTCCCGGCATTGTTAACCCTTTAGTAGTGTTTTCGGTTGTGTTACAATACCTGTGGTTGCTTGGATGTAGGTTGCAACAATATCTTTGTGTGCTTCCACATGCATCATAATACTAGCTGTATTTATGGTGACATTTTTGTCGGGATCTCCACTCATAAGGCTTGGGAGCATCTGCAAGCCTTGCTGTGTTGCAACTAGTGACATTGGACTGATAATATCAACGCTGAATGCATCAGCTTTCACAATTTTGGCAACAACTTCTGTGCTGTCAGAAAGTTTAAGTGTGTAAATTTTGTGTTTTTCTAAAGTCATGCTAGTAGTTACCTACAGCAACCTGTGGTTAAAAAGAAATGTTACCGTAGCCAGTTCCGTTAAAATTTGTTTCGTCAATATACTCTTGAAGTTCATCAAATCCGCCAATCACTTTACCACCAATAACAATCTGCGGTACAGTTCTTGCATTAGGTGCAACCTCTAGCAGTTGCTCTCGAGTGACATCTACACCAACTTTTTTTGTTTCAAATGCTATATTCAATTTGTTTAACAAACGTTTGGCTGCCTCACAATAAGAACAATAGTCTTTGGTGTATACTGTCACTGACATCATAGGCTGAATCCTTTAAATGTTTCACTGTCTACGTCTTGCTTGGTACCACCAACAACATATGATGAAATTTCTGTTTCTTGAGGAGCAACTTGTACATCGCCGCCTGCAATCCATTTTTGTGTCCACGGAAGAGGATTTGATCCACCTTTGTAACTGCTAGGCAATCCAACGGCTGTCATGCGCTTGTGTGCAATCCACTCAACATATTCTTTGAGCAGTTGTGCATTAAGTCCAATCATTGATCCGTCCTTGAACAGATAGTTTGCCCACTGTTTTTCTTGCTCAACAGCATCTTCAAACATTGTGATCAATTCCGCTTCAGTCTCTTTTGCAATTTTTGCATAATCTGGATCATCGCTTGGCAACAGTTTCATAAGTTGCTGTGTGCTAGCTAGGTGTACGTTTTCGTCACGGGCAATAAACTTGATAATTTTAGCATTGCCTTCCATCTTCTTAAGTTCAGCAAACGCCCAGCTGCAAGCAAAACTGACATAAAAGCGTATACCTTCAAGCACGTTTACACTTGCAATACACATCCACAGTTTCTTCTTAAGTTCGTACAAGTCAATCTCAATGGTCTTGCCATTTACTTTGTGCTTGCCTTCACCTAGCAGATTATACCACGAGCTATATTCAATCAAATCATCGTAATATGCAGTAATGTCGTCACCACATTCATTGATCTCTTTGATATCCATCATGGTGTCAAAAATTTTGCTTGGATCGCTGTACACGTTGCGAATAATATGTGTGTAACTCCTTGAGTGAATTGTTTCTGAGAAAGTCCAAGTGATAATCCAGTTTTCCAACTCGGGCAAACTGACAATAGGTCCAAAGCTCTCCACTGGCGCACGACCTTGCACACTATCCAACAAGATCTGTCTCTTAAGGTTGCTTGTAAAGATATGCTTTTCGTTGTCAGTGAGTTCTTTGAAGTCTTTGGCATCACGTAGTACATCTACTTCTTCGGGGCGCCAAAAGAATCCCAACTGCTTGTCAGTTAGTTTATCAAACTGCCGATACTTTAGCGTGTCATAACGCTGTAGCCCGACACCACCGTTGGGATCTAGGAATGCCAAACTATCTGTGTGGTCACGTTTTGTTGAATTTAATACACTCATTTTGCTACCCTTAAATTGTACAACTGTCGCAGGCTTCTTCTTCGTATGGAAGCTCGATCAGTATGCTTTCTGTTGCGTTCATTTTGTCTATGTCTATTTCACCAGAACCATCAAAGGTGTTAAAATAGTACAACTGCTTGTGTCCATATTTATAGCACAACAATAGATGTTGTAACATGGTACTCATTGGAATCTTTTCATCTTCATAGTGCTGCGGATTGTATGAAGTGTTTACACTGATGCCTTGATCAATGTACTTCTGTAAAATTGCAGTAATTTTTATATAACCCTCTGGTGACTTCTGATCCCACATTAGCTCATACTTGTTTTTAAGTCTTGGGTAGCCTGGAACAACCTGCTTTAGTACACCGTCTTTGCTTTGTTTGATACTAACAAACGCACGAGGTGGCTCAATGCCGTTTGTGCTGTTTGATATCTGTGCTGAAGTTTCAGCAGGCATAAGTGCCATCAGTGTTGAGTTGCGAATGCCTGTATCTTTGAGTTGCTTGCGCAAGCCAGTCCAATCAACACAGTCCTTGTGTGCCACAAGCTCGTCGACATCTTTCTTGTAAGTGTCAACAGGAAGGATACCATCCGAATACTTTGTTTCGTTATTCATAGGACATGCACCAAACTCAACTGCTAAGTCTGCACTTGCTTTGATTAGATAGTAACTCCAGTGCTGTGACCATGTATCCACTAATTTAAGTGCAGCAGGATCCGTGTAGCTGGTGTCGTTCTTTGCCAAGAAGTATGCAAGATTAATTATACCAACCCCAAGTGGACGTCGGCCTTCTGTTGCCATTTGTGCTGCAATAATTGGATAGTTTTGATAAGTTAGCAGTGCATCAAGACCGCGTACTGCTAGTGTACAAGCCTTTTCCATTTCTTCAGGTGACTTAAACACACCCCAGTTGATTGCGCTGAGTGTACACAGTGCAATTTCACCATTTGGATCATTCACATCATTCAATGGCTTAGTCGGTAGATCAATTTCACAACACAAGTTGCTTTGTTTGATTGGAGCCACTTCAGTTTTAAAACTGCTATGACTGTTTGCATGGTCAACGTTCATAAGATAGATACGTCCTGTATCTTTGCGTTCCTGCATAAATGCGCCAAATAGTTCCTGTGCGTTTATTGTTTTCTTGCGAAGTCGTGTGTTACGCTCTGCTGTTTCGTACAGGCGTTTGAACTCGTCTTGGTCAGCAAAGAAAGCATCATACAACCCTGGTACATCATGCGGAGAGAATAGTGTAATGTTGTCTCCTGTCATAAGACGCTCGTACATCAGCTTGTTAAACTGTACACCATAATCCATGTGACGTACACGATTATCTTCGGTGCCTTTGTTGTTCTTTAGCACTAGTAGATCTTCAACCTCATAGTGCCAAATTGGATAATAAAGTGTTGCAGCACCGTTACGCACGCCGCCTTGGCTGCATGAACGTGTTGCTGCTTGAAACATTTTGTAAAACGGAATAACACCTGTATGGTATGCATCACCGTTTCTAATAGGCGAACCTAATGCTCTAATGCGTCCGCCATTGATGCCAATACCTGCCTTTGCCGACACATACTTAACAATTGAACTTGACGTAGCATTGATTGAATCAAGACTGTCATCTGTTTCAATTAGCACACAACTGCTAAACTGGCGTTGTGGTGTACGCACACCTGCCATAACAGGAGTTGGAAGACTTACTTGATGTGTTGAGATAACATCATAGTAGTCTTTGACATATTGCATTCTTGTTTCATGCGGGTAGTCTTGAAACAGTGTAGCGGCGATCAACATGTATGTCATTTGTGGTGTTTCGTATAACTGCTTGGTTACACGATTTTGCACAAGATACTTGCCACGGAACTGTTCCATAGCAGCATAGGTTAGTTCTTCATCGCGGTCGTGTTTGATCCAATTATTGATTGCGTTCCATTCTGCTTCGGTGTACTCACTGAGCAGTTCTGCATCATAAAAACCAGCTTTGACATTGTGTTTTACTAGATCATAAACGTGCCACGGTCCAAAGTCGCCATAGACCATTTTGCGAATGTGATAGGATATTAGCCGTCCAGCAACGTATTGATAGTTAGGAGTTTCTTCTGAAATTAGATCGGCTGCACTTTTAATAAGTGTTTCTTGGATGTCACTGGTACTAATACCTTGATAAAATTGAATGTGACTTTTGATTTCCACTTGACTAGCACTAACGCCTGTGATGCCTTGTGTGGCCCAAAAAACTACCTTGTGCAGTTTTTCAATGTCTAGCGGCTCTTTGCTACCATCGCGTTTAGTTACTAGTATTTCCATGTGATACCCCTATCGAATTTTGTTTTTAAACATGGCAGAATCCATGCTACGAGCAATTTTTAAACTGTTTGTTGAATTGATATTTAACACTTGGCCAACATCCCAATTCAATATATATTTCCCCTGGTTCAACGACACTATATACTCGTTTTCTTTTGTTTCTTGAATAGATAAGCTATTGATATCTGTACGATCCAGCATTAGTATAGTATAACTGATACCGAGACATTTTGCAAGATCACAATAGGTGTCTTCGGCAATTAAATCCCAAGGATCAGGCCAATCTTTTACCAAATCCCAATGCAAATAGTGCAATACCAATGGTGCATGCTGCCACCAACTGTGTATTGTGTTTATCACTGTATCAAGATCAGGCTCTAATTTACATTGATTCCGTAAATCAGCCCAGGCGATAAGTCTAGTCTGTGAATGGCGTTGCCACATATAAGTTTAGATGCCTAAATGTTCAAGTGAATATTTAAATGTGCCTGCGGCAGTTGATGTATATTGTACGCTTATGGTGCTTCCGCTTTGTACAACGCTTAGTACAATTGCGCTTGTGTTGTCTTCGCTGTAGTCATCGACATATGCTAGGGTGCCTGCACTGTCGTCGGTGTCTTGTCCAACCACTCTCAGTGTTCCAAAACGTATGATGTTTGTCACTGGATCTTTAAATTGGTAGATACAGTTAAATGCTGTTGCATTTCCTGTATTCACAGTAAAGATTGTTGTTGCTGAACCTTGCACCGTCAAACTTGCACTTACTCCAGCAAGTCTGTGATATGTGCCAAACTCAACTTCTTCACCGTTAATCAGTGCATAGCATGCCTTATCGTTAAGTTTAACACGCGGCTGTACTAGATTGTCAACATCACTGCGTTCAAACATGTCACCAATGCTTACATTGTTGTCCCCATTGATTTGTATAACTGGAGCAGCAGCATTTCCTGCTCCTAAGTAATCGTTTGCCACGTCTAAGAATATATTGTATGCACTTACATTGTATGCAACTGCACCAACGCTAATACCTTCTTTGCCAATATTATCAAACAAGTTTTGCACAATGCGTACACCTTCAGGGCCACCATTGTCTGGCGTTCCTGTGCCTAGCATCACGCCTTGATACAAGTTTGTAAACTGTGAATTTTGAACAGTTACGCCTTGTATATTTTCGTCTGTAATAAGTCCGTATGTTAAAAAACTAAACTTACAGTTATTGAATTCTATTTGTTTACAGGTATTACTTACAGTACTATCAAAGCGCACCCCGGCAATATCGTCACCTGCGTTTGCAGGATTAGTGGCTAGATTGCCTTTAAAGTTACAGTTGCTAACACTTACACCCTCTGCTCTATCAATAAGCATCATGTCAACACCTGGCTCTAAACTGGTAAAGCTCATGCCACTTATTACTATATCTCTCGGAGCAGTAGCACTATTGGTTCCAATATTGACACCTGTTTGTTGTAAGCTATCAGCAGTTTGAATTACATATGCACCAAACGAACTGTCAGATCCTACATCCATTTCTAATATTGCACTGTCTGGACCGTCGCCCCACAGTTGCGCAAATGGTGGTACTGCAATTGGCGCTGTTATTCTGTACGTTCCTCCAGGAAAATAAAGACTGCGTCTAATAGTGGTGTTGGTTTGTATGCAAAACAGTTGAAACAATGCTCTGTTAATTGCATTAGTATCATCAGTTGATCCATCGCCAGTTGCACCAAAGTCGAGAACGCTAGCAAAGTTGTCCAGTTTTGCTTGCAGTGTTTGTGTTACTGGTGAACCTGTTGTATCTCCAGTTTGCACTGTGTATCCAGCATGCAGACCTTTATAGGTATAGCTAGTTCCAAGGCTTAAAATATCGCTGTACTGTGTTAGTACTTCTGTATTACCTACTGCTGGTGCGCCGTCTGCGAGCGTACCGTTACCAATGTAAAGTTTACGCTGATCGATTACCCAACCAAACTCTGCGCCTGCAAGCTGAGGTAGGTTCTCACTGAGGCCTTTACGGTTGGTAATACGGGATACTTGAACTATTGCCATCTTTTATCTAAACTCCGGAATCTAAGTGTATTTAGCTGCTTGTGTAGTATTGTTCAACTCTCTTCCACCATTGCTGCCGCCAATGTTCAAAATCATCACCTTCAACTACAAACTCCTGATACACAGGGTTGTTTTTGAGATGTCCTTGTTGATCAACCTCAGGTTTTACAGCCATAAGCACTACACCCTTGCGTATGTTTGTGCCATACACTTCATTGTGTGCTTCTGCATATGCGCACAGTTGCAGCTTGTAATCCTCAATCCATTCTTCTTTTTTGGGCTTGTTGCTTTGCTTAAAGTCCATGATTGCATGTTCACCGCTGTGTATTCCAACGCAGTCTGTTGTTCCAGCATATATGCCTGGAAAGTACATAGGAACTTCAACACCCCATACTTCGTCAACGTTGCACATGCCTTCACGTATCACAGTCTCAGCCATGGCATGGCTTTGCCAACTGAACGGATTATTGCCACGCTCTTTGATAGTTCCGTCAACACAATAATTTTCCAAGTAGGTGTGCATTCTTGTACCGCGGTTGGCTGCTTCTGTGGTAATTGCTTGCGCTTTTTGCTCTCCCACTCGTCGACGCCAGTTAGCAAGGGCTTCCATTTTTTCCTTGCTTTTGGTTTTATCAAGTATTGTGGTAACACTGGGCACAGGTGCACCAGTGGGTGTTTTATAATGCCGCTTACCGTCAATGTTGGTACGGGACAGAGATTTATATTGGAATTTTTCTATTAACATAATACTATTGTACAGGAATCACAACAGAAGTCAAGTAGTTTATGTAAGATCGTTAGCCGAATTTGCCATGCCAGCAACTGTGTCTTGTGCTTGGTCAACAGTCATAGTATCTGCCTCTGCATCGTTTTCGCCAGCACCACTAAGTATGATTTCGTCATCTGTTACATTGACAATTATATTCTTAAGGGGATCTTCGCTAGCCAGTGTACGCAGTTGTGTGTCTGTGATGTTCACACCCATATTGTGTGCCATACTGAGAAATGCATTGATAGGCACTGTTTTGTTGCTGTCAGTGTCGTCGGTGCGACCTAGCAGATATTCTGCGAGTGCTGTAAGCTGTTGAGCAGACGGTCTGTCCGATCTTTCAGTAAACTCGCGAATCTGCATTTATCTGCGAGCTCTACCTAGACTGTTTGCTGCTGGTGCTTCAACATCTACATCAACTTCAACGTCGTCGACATCAGTAGCAACTGCATCAATTGGATCAGCTGCCATTGGGTCAACTGGAGTAGCAACTTCTTCGGCTCCAGGCACAACAGGCTCTTGTCCTGTTAGTGTGCCTTGTGCAGTTTCCATGCCAACTTTGGAAGACTGGATTGCGTCAACTAGACTAGCAAGTGCTGCACTTGCAGCATTGTTGAAAGCCTGTGATTCGTTTGTGCCAACTGTGCTTGAGATACTTGCACTCAACGCAGGCAGATCTTTAAACTGCATAGCAGTTACGTCTTCTAGCATGTCCTGGATTCTATCGACCATGTCTTGTGCAGCAAGTACGACCTGAGCCTGCTGTACTTCATTTTCAGTTAGATATGAGCCATTCATTTTTAGTTTTATATTTTCATTGCGTAGCTTGTTAAGGATTGAACCGGCAACTCTTTCGCCTGCTGCTTTTGATCCATATTTCTTGGCAGCACTTTTAGCAATCTTGGAAAAGTTTTTACCTGGCTTGCCAATGTCTTTACCAGCGGCAGCTTTCTTTGCACTGTAGTCTGCTTTTTTCTCACCAAGTTTAATTTTGCCATCTTCAACATCTTTCTTGAACTGCATAGCAGTTGCTTGATCGTCAGTTGATCCGATTACATCACCATCAGCTTTGATCTGTGTTGCACCTGTTTGTGGTTCAAGTGTAATGTTTGCTTCACGCATTGCAAGTCTTGCTGTAAGGCCTCTTTCCATAACCAACAGTTTTACAAAACCAGGATCGCGTTCACTGGTATGTGTGCGATGCTCACTGATTAAACTGCGTACTTTTGTAAGCATGCTCTGTGCTGCTACTGGAGCCATTTTTGCAAAGTCAACACTGTTGCCAAAATAACTCTCTAAAACTTTCTGCGACTGTTCAGTCTGCGGTGATTCTAGGTCGAATAGTTTCATTATCAAATCCTTTTTGCTGCCAGTATTTAGCAACATTTATGCATTTATCAATTTGTTTTCTCAGTTGGTGGTGTTGGTCTTTTGCAAGATCCAATCTGTCAAGAGTAACTTCTCTTTGTATTTGTGTAATTTTCCTGCTGTTTATATAGTGCCTATAGTGCATCATTTCACTTTGCTTGCGGATTAAATCTGATTCAAGCAATATCAAGTTGTTTGCATCCAGCCTCTGCTGGTATTTGTCAAATATACACCAAGCAAGTGCAAGCCGACAACTGTTAAAGGTAACAGCGTAGTCATCAAGTTTGTAAATTTCGTATACTGAATCCTCACACTTGACTATTTCATAGTCAGCAAACGCCATAATACTATTGCCATCCCTAAAAATTGCATTAGGATTGGTATTTAAAATATCATCAGCAATTTGTTGTAATAGGCGTGAGGCTTTTTCTGTTACCCGACCACGTATGTTATTATCAACCATCCAACTACTCCTAAAAGAGATGCAATTATGCCAGTGCCCCAGCCGATAAGCTGGTCATTTCTGCGTTGTGCCATTTTTTCAACCATAACATGCACTTGGTTAATTAGCATTTCTAAATGGTCAACTTTGGAATCCAAAGTTTCAATGTTTTTGGCCATTGCTTTATATCGCTCAGCGCATAAGTCAACGTGCGCTTCTAAACTCTTTTTTTCAATTGGTGTGGTATCAGCCATTCTGTTCTCTACATAAATTTGTTAATATTATTTACCAAAAATTTAAATATCTTGGCTAGTGTCTTGTATTTCTTGTATTAACTTAAAATACACATTGGCTTTATCGCCAGTTGACAGTAAATATGGCATCAAAAACCCTTCTTGATAGGTTTCACTCAGACCAACAATCATTGGTACACCATGTACATCTTGTTTCAATAAACCTAAGGGATCGTTTCCGTCATCAAAGATGCCAGGATGTTCAATACAAAAGGAAAACTGCCACACGTTGATATTGTCTTTGCTAAAACAGTTTGGCTCTGTTACTTCAATAGTTTGTGTTTTTAAACTGATGCACTGAAGGATAGTTTCCCAGTTGCGTTGTTGGTTACGACTGTAGTTCCAATCATCTAGCGTTTTAATTTTTTTTCCTACATTGTTTGTCACAGGCGTTGATAATTTTCTGTAACTCTTTGTGCCAGTTGGAGTGCAATCAAACAGTGTTACTACATCAATCAGTTGCATGCTTCAATCTCCAATATACCATTAGTTGGTCCAGCATTTCTTTTAACGCTGTATCATGTTCGCTTGCTGCAACAATTTCACTCATGTGCGCTGCGACACTGTGCGGTTCTGGCGCTTTGCTTACCAGTTCCCTATGATGTGTACCAAAACGTCTGCGATAAACAGTTTGCCCCTTGTCTGGACTTTCGTATATCCATTTAGTCTTTACCATACTATTACTTAGTCACAAAAAAACCCCAGTTGCAATAACTAGGGTTTTAATAAATTATTCAGTAACTAAAATTAGTTAGTGAATGTAGCTGTAGCAGAAGTTGTTCCGCCTGTAGCTGTGTCAAGTGTAGCTGTTGTCCAAGCTTCTGTTGGGTAAACAGCAATAGCCAGTGTGTCTGTACCTGTATCAGTGAATTCCATGATAGCAATAGTAGCTTTGCCTTGGATTGCATCGATAGCTGTCTTAGCAACAGTACCGTCTGTAGCAACAGTAGCTAGCGCGATTGTGAAAAAGTCTAACTTAGGACCAGCTGGATTAACTGTAGCAGCTGATGTTGGAAGGTTGATTGCACCTGAAGTGTATGATGCTGTATCAAGGTGTAGGACTGGTTTAAAGTCACCGTGTGTTCTTGTAAATGAAGCCATTTTGATTTCTCCTTAATAATGGTGGAACCTTAGTTCCTACTTTTATTTAGCCCGTTTAGGAGAAATTGGATGTGCGCAATCGTTCATAGTATTCGTTCTGAAAACCCTTTTCGCGCATTTGCAACATCAGTCTATCAGTGATTGTGTTTCTATCCGAAGGCACGATACGATCCCAATTGCTAGCCTGTCTGCGCAATTGCACCAGTGGAGCAGGCAAATAATCTTGCATTTCGCGCTGCAACATCAGCATCATGTAACTGTAATCACTGTTGTTTAATTCACCTTTGGCAATGGCTCTGAGATTACGTTTCAGGCGTAGCTCAGGCATGGTGATCTTTACATCTTGATCAATACGCTTGTCGAACTGTGACGGCTTTAGCAGGACGCAAAGCACATTGTAAAGGTCTGGTTGACTGGTGCGGAAGCCATCAAAGTTTTGCAGTTTCATAATTTGCCCTGCTTGACGTGCAGCATATACAGGATCACTTTGGGCTAGTATTTGCAATGCAAGCAACTGTTCAAATGCATATTCGCCAACCTTGCTCATTTTCAAACCATTTAGCTGTTTGATCTGCTTCCACATACGACTTTCGTCGAGCTCTTGGAATATGTTTTGCTCGACTACTTCCACTGGAGTTTCTTCAGCTTCCTCAATCACAACTGGTGCTTCAGTAATGGCTTCATTGCCATACTGTTCTTTGTAGTACTGAAACAATGCTCTTGTATCCATTTTTTCAAATGTTCTTGCAATTTGCATTGCATAGTAGCGCGGATCGTGTTTGAGTTTATCGCCTTGTGCTGCTAACATCCTGTGCAACCTTGCTGCTGCTTGTTTATAACTGCCGCCGTACATCCTTGGCATTACATAGCGTTTAGCAATTGCAAACGGTGAATCTTCTACAGCAAAAACTTGATCAGCAGTTTTGAAGTCATCTTTGCGCATAACAGTTTTGGCAATTAGATCTAGTTCTTGGTTTTCGTTATCCCATACCAGTGCAAACGGCACGTTGATATTTGTAGCTGTGTCACGCATTACTGCTTCACTGTCTGGTCCAAGTTGTGCAATAGGTTTAGCCCAACGCTTGTACTCCTGTTTGAACAAACGTGTTAGTTCAGCAGGCATAATCTCACGGTCATTGCGCTCGTCATTGGCTCTGTCTAGGAAGTGCCGTGTAAATTCAACGTCAATGCCTACTTTGCCAAACATTCTGTCTGCAAACGTTTCCAGTTGTTTGATATCTACAGGAGTTACAGCCACTACTTTAACTTCCGCTTTATCCACAGCACTATTGCATACACTGCAATCAAATACACAGTGGCTATACTAACATCTACAAGATGCTCTCTCATATGATAGATAAATTCTATTCCTGCTTCTGCGTCACCCATTATGCACCTCCCGGATTGTTTTGTGCGAAGTTAGCCTGTGAGAATCGCATTCTATCCACAAACTTCATACCTGCGCCCACATACCCTTCGTGTCCAGGTTCATCTCCAATTGCAGCTTTTACGTCTTGATCCTGTGCATCCAGTTGACGCACTAGATCATTTTTAAGTTGACTGATGTTTATAAAACTGCTAAACAATGCTGCAACACCACCTTTGTTTTCGTTCATCCATTCAATGATACGAGGTGCTTTGGTTTTTTCTTTGGCAGTTATCCAAGGACCAAAGTCCTTGACCATGTTGTTGTAGTTGCCTGCTCGTACTTTGCTATTGATATACTGCTTTAGCAGTGCAGGAGTGTTGGTTATTCTTCTTGCTCTTAGTTCGCCTGGGTTGAACAATGCGTCAATTTCTGGAGCGTAATTGGCATAGGTATCTTGTATCTGCTTGACCAAATCACTGTTAAGTTCTATTGCACTGCCAGTGTCTTTCATTGTAGGATCAAGTATTAGCACTCCTGGTGCTTTGTCCAGTATAGCACTGGTTGTAGGCTTTACACTGCCTCCCGGCGCATCAATGGTTGTGTGTACTGCAACACCTGCTTCTGAAGAACCAATTGCTTTGCCCAGTGGTGTATCGGCACTGACTCTGTATGTTACTGTGTTTGGAGTAAACACATAATTGCCATTTTCCACCGGAGGTGTGTCGCTGTACAGCAAGTCTCCCTGCACATAACCACGGAAGTCTTTGGGTACTGTGCGGCTAAGCAATGGAAACAGTTTAGCATAAATGCCAATTAAGTCTGTTCTATCTCCTTTGCGCATGTTCATGATGCGTTCAATATCCTGCGGTGACTTTGCCATGCCGTTGTAGCCTTTAGCAAGGAAGCCGGATTTGTCAGTAAGTACAAATTCACCTGCATCGTCACGTCCCCATATTACTGCTGGTTTGCCATCCCACTTGATAGTGTTTGTTTTGGCAGGCTCTGCTGCGGACCGCTGTATGCCAGCAAGTGCTTGTGTAATGCCCTTTGAACCATAATCAAATACCAGATCTTCTGGATGCTCAATGCGCACGCCTTCAGTGAGTTTGTATGGTGTGTATGGATTTTCTGTGATGACTTCCATGCCCTGGTGAACAATTCTATCACGCAAACGTGCAAGCCAATGCGCTCCGCCTTCATTTACTTCTTCAAATTGAAAACCTTCGCGTTCGGCATAGCCACGGAAGTCATCTAGTTTAGCATCGCGCTGCGGATCAGATCTCAGCTGACCTAATATAGATTCGACACTGCCCAGGTCAACTTGTGTTGCACTCTTATTCAACAACATTTTTGCTATCTGATCAGGATCGTCTGTAATAAATGCATTGTCACTCCGACGGAACAAGCCTGCATTTTGATTGAGTTTAAGCCCTTGAGCTTTCGCGATACTATTAATTAAAATGTTTCTTGTTGCGCCTTTGTATTCACTTTGTGGATCACTGCGCAATATAAATTTGCTGAATTCTGGCTTTTGCACAAACATAAAGTCTGTTTGCACATAACCGCGTTCCTCTCGTCCTGTAATAGGTGTTTTAAAGTGTACACTAATACCCGACTTTTTGGTCCATTCGTTGGGATCAAAGTTATGACTTTCTGCCCACTTTGTTAATCTGTTGCTGAGTTCATCTTTGCTGATCACTGCACTGTCAACTGCAAGGTCCAGGTCACCTGATGTTGGCTTTTGTCCTGTGCTGCCCAGCATGTTGTCCATGAGTGGCAGCCCAGTGACTTGCTCTAGCCACTGTACAGTTGGCTTGATGTCAGTTTGATTAATGCGTTGTGTGGCAGGCGCGCCTTCAGCGGTTTTGAAAACGTTGCCACCCTCATTTAGTTTCATGCCGTTGCCGTTTGTTGTTGCTGCCCAAGTGCAGTGTCTGGTGTTCGCTTAGTCGGTCCTTCAAGGTATGCCATAATAGCATCTTTTAGTTTTGAATTTTGTTTGGTCTGCGACACAATAACATCAACTTGATCCATTGGTATCTCTTTAGGAACTTCAAGTTTAGCAGTCTTAAATGCTGATTGTACTGCTCTTGGTTCAATGCCAAAGCCTGCAAGGAATTGTGCCATTTTTGCATCGTTGTTTGGTGAGCCTGCTTTTTTCCATGCAGTCATAAGTTTGTCAACTGTGACTTTGGTTGTGATGTTTTTGCCAACTGTTTGTGCTTTTTGTGCTACTGCACCGGCTGCGCTCTTGGCTGCGCCGGCTACTGCACTTGCACCTTTTTTGATCATGTCACCGATTGGTGCTTCATCTAGTTGCTGTGATTCTACCAATGGCTGCTTGTATGCAACGGCTGTAAATAGTTTGAAGATAGCTGTTTCTGACAGTGTATTCTTGCCAGAATAGTCAACACTGTCGTACACTGCGTTTACGCGAAACTGATCAGCTGCGCCTTCTACATTGTCAGCCAACCAACTGGTTGCTTCGCTGCTCATTATATCAAGACCCGATGCATCAAATGCTGCCATTTCATCTGGTGTTAAAAACAAATTACCTCTAAGAAAATTACCATCAAGTGAAGTCGACCAATCACCGTTTACATCACCTGTAAATTCAATTGCATCTTTGACCTTGTCTAGCATTTCTCCGCCCAGTGACACTGATCCTGTGCTGCTTGCCAAGCTGTCTGACAATTGATTGGCTTGCACACTTATAATGTAATCTTGTGCTCCTGCATCGTCCAGTTTAAGAACTTCTCTAGCTGTAGCAAAGTCAATACCTTGACCACTTACACCTTGCATGTCATCGCTGGTAATACCGCCAGATACTTGTGCTACTGTTTCTGGATCGCCTGAGAACATGTCGCCAATCTTGTCTGAGATTACACCAGTAACAAAACCAACGGCTGCTGTTTTAGCACCTTTGCCAACTGCGGTTGAAAGTTTTTCACCTTTCACAAGTTCTAAGCTACCGCGTAATAATTGACCTGCGATAGCGCCGCCAACGCCACCTGTTGCTACACCAGCAAGTATTGTAAGAGCAGTAACAATTGCTTGAGTTTTGCCAGGGTTTTGTTTGGCATACTCGCCTATTGAACTTAGTTGTTTTTCTAATTCTGGAAACTTAGCACTCACTGAATCTTTGAGTTGTTCAAACTTTTGATCAAATGCTTTTACTGGTGCAGTGTTTTGTAATGCTTTGCCAACTTTGTTAATACCGTTATTGACTGCATCCACAACGTCTTTGCCCTTGCCGACTACTGTGCGATTACTACCACTATCCGTTGCATTTTGTTCAATAGCACCAAACAGTGTGTTAATTTGCGCTGCACTAAGTTGTGCTTCACGCAATACGCGGTTGATGTTTTTTGCACTGGCTTTGGCTTCGAGAATTGTGTTACGCTGTGAAGTATCCATTCCCTTGCAGATAGACTCGACGAGTTGGTTATAGGCTACACGCTGTTCAATGATTTTTGCTTCAGTTAGTTTCATGCTGACAGCTCCTTTTTCAGTCTGCCTTTTTCAAAGTCGCTGAGTCCATCGATACTGGAACGTGTTTCTGCTGGGATCATTGCAACCAACTTATCATAAAGTGGATCACCGGGCTTGACTTTTTGTCCAGCAATTTTTAAATTGGGTTGCTTGGCTGTAGCAGTGGCGCCAGTCTTTGCTGCAATATCTTTTGCTGTGTCACTTTGTGCTTTTGGAGTGTTAACGTTAACATTTACGGGACGACCGCTTGCTGTTGTGGTTGTGCCACTGCTTGCTGGTTGTTGTCCAGGTACTTGCGTTGCAGTTGGAGTTGTGCCAGTGCTTGCTGATTTTTGACCTGGCACGCCTGTTGCACCAACTTTTGCTCGTTGCCGAGCAATGCTTTTGTTAATGGCCTTATTATCAGCTTGAGCTGTTGTCCTAGCAGCATTAGCAGCAGCATTACCAGCTGCGGCCGCTGCGCCAGTTGTTCCTAGTTGTGCTTCTAAGTCTTGTTTACGTTTAAGTTCAGCCTGTGCTTGTGGCGTTGCTGCTTTGTCTTTGGCATCTTTTTCATCTTTTTCTTTTTGTTTTTGCTGAGCCACTGTAAGGTTATTAGCACTAGCTCGTTGCTGGAGAGCAGTTCCTTTTGAAACATCGTATGCGTCAACTTTGTCTTTGAGGTCACCTAATGCCCCAATGCCACGCCCGAGACCTTGTAGGCCTTTCATTACAGCAGAACCACCAGCTTTTGCTGCGCTGGCTGCTGGTCTTGCTGCCGGTGCTTTGTAGTCCTGTCCGGCTACTGCTTTTTGTGCGCCAGTTTGTCCTTGTTGATAGGCTTGTCCTATTGCACTTTTTGCACGTTTTGCTGTGCCTGCGACTTTTTGTCCAGCGCCTTTAACTGCACCCGAAACTGCACCAGCTGCTTTAGCAGCACCAGTGAAGGGATTGATTTCATCTAATTGTTGCTGTTGTTGATGCTGATATTCGCTAAGTTGTGCTAGCAATGCTTCTTGTACCAGTTGTTCATTACTTCTCATCTGCGCGTCTCACTGACCTTGAAAATTTGTTAGGGTCACGCAGGCGAATTGCATTTAGCAATTTACGGTGCAGATTTTCAGCTTGCTCGGTATCGTAAAGCTCTTCGATTTGTTCCATCAGACGTACGGCACTAACAATAACATTGCTTGCACGGCTTTCCACAATGTACTTGCGTTCTGCCAGATTGCTGTGACGTTCAGTGTAGATACCATCAAGTTCTTCAAAGATGCTACGAGTCTTTTTTTGCATTGCTTTATCCCTTTGAAGTATTTATCGCATGTAGCTTTTTAAATAATAAATTGCCTGGTTATGTTACATATGTAAATACTTGATGCATACACAGTATAGCAAAATTTCTAGTCACAGTCAATGGCAATCGCTAAAAGAAGTTTGGATTGGCGGTGTATATCCTGATAAATTTTTTGATCATTACTCAGCTAAAATACAAGATATTTTTTGCCACATAAATGAATTGACTAGAGAAGATTTTAAGGTATTACGCAACACACTTGAGCAATTAGGTGTAAGCGTTGTTGAACCGCAGTTTAACCGTGTTGACGATTATCTAGACAACGAAGACCGCTTGGGTAAACCTCCAATATCTCCTTGTGATTTTTCTCTAACTCTAAACGATACACTGCATGTCTTACCGCAATATCATAGTGGAATAGATCCGTATCAACATGCAATTGATCGTTATCGAGCCAATGGGCAAAAAGTAAAAATCACAGACCGTGATCAAGACCCAATAGCCTGGGTCGAATTTCCGTGTGTGGTGCGAGCCGGCAAAGATATTATTATAGACTATGATCCAACAGTGGCCGAAAGAAAAGTAAATGCTTACCTTTTTGCTGAAAAACTTAGTGCGGATTATCGAGTGCATCTTAGTACTACAGGCGACCATCAGGATGGAATCTTTTTTCCATTTAAGCCAGGACATATGATAAGTTCGCACTATCAGCAAACCTATCAACAAAGTTTTCCAAATTGGAATGTATACTTTTTAAAAAATGTTGTACCAAAGTTTCACGGGGTGGGACAACGTTGGTGGTTACCAGGCGTTGATTATGCAGCATACAACGAGCAATTACTTTCAATTAGCGAAGAGTGGATTGGTATGCCTGAAGAAACAGTGTTTGATGTAAACAACTTAGCCGTCGACGAAAACACCATAATAGTAAGCGCACTGAATGACAGCACTGCTAAGTATTTGGAGAGCATTGGTGTCAATGCGCATGTCAGTGATTTTAAAACCAAGTATTACTGGGATGCAGGAATTCATTGTTGTACATCAGACATTTATCGAGTTGGTCCTTGCGAAGACTATTGGCCAGATCGTGGCAGTAACGGAGTATATATAATAGACGAATGGACTTAAATCCTATTATCCAAGAAACTGTTGCAGTAAGCGTTGTATTTGACAGTGCCTACACTGACGCTGCGCCAAAGGTAGAAATTTTGCTCAACGAACAAAGTTTCTGCAACGAAATTTTGCCCAACGGCAATCATAGCATAGATTTCACAGTAACGCTTGATGCCAATAAAATACACAAATTAACGGTAAATCGGACCGGAAAAGAACCAGGGCAAGATCAAATCACAAAAATTGCAGACGTAATTATTGACAGTATAAGTGTGAGAGACATTGTCTGGCATCGCAGTTTGTACTACGCAGATTATCCTGAACCTTGGGCCAGTGAGCAAAAAGCAGCTGGTATTGAATTAGAAAATCCAATATATGGTGAATGCATTTTTGGACATAACGGAACTTGGGAATTTGAATTTGGTAGTTTGTTTTACCAATGGCTTATTGATTTATGCAAAGGTACAAGATAATGTATACTCGTGACAATTTAGAATACAACAGATTTAACCCAATAAAAGATAAATTACTAATTGGTGTTCAACAAGATTGGTTTGCCAAAGGACATAAATCATTGTCAATGAAAGCCTTTGTCCCAGCAGCCGACGAATGGTTTAAAAGCACACAATTAAACACTGTACACGGCTGGGATAAGTTTGACTGTGTTGATTTTACACTGGGGTGTACACACTTTATTGAAAGCACAGCAGGAGCTCACGGCTGGAAAATTCAGGTATTGCCTGATGATTATAGTGTATACACTTATATGGGTATAAACACCACGCACCCGGGTGATCTCGAACCAGGTGTACCGTTGCTAGTAAGTATTCCGCAGTGGAGATATCTTGACATTCGCAAAGACTGGAATGATATTTTACTTGAATGCGAACAAAAAAACATTGATGTACATTTGGATTGTGCTTGGCTGCTAGCTGGCAAGGATTTTGAACTTGATTTATCGCATCCTTGCATAAAAAGCGTTGCAATGAGTTTAAGCAAGTATGCCAATGACTGGAATCGCTGCGGCCTTAGGTGGTCTAGGCAACGGCGTATGGATAGCATAACCATGCTCAATCATTATTATCCAACAACAAATATCAATGTTGCTAGTGCAGGCTACCATATTATTAACAGCATACCTAGAGACTATCACTGGAACACATACGGAAAAGCACACCAAGAAATTTGTAAACAACTCAATTTGCAACCAACAAAAATTATTCACGTTGTTAAAGATCAAGAAAAACTAGTGGGAATTGGATCGTTAATCAACTCCTATTACGATACTAATCCTTAAATTCTGGGTAGCTCCATACTGCATAAATGCTTTGACGTTTTGCTTCTGCAGGTGTAGTTTTGCTAGGTGCATGTAACAGGCGTTTTGTTAAATCATCAGACTGTTCAAGAATATAACCATTGTTGTGTTTGTACGGTATTTCAATGATACAATCTTGCACACAAAAACTTGTACCACAATCTTCAGGTGCAGTATTACCGTGATAGGCTTGTAATGCTACTGCAATTATAGGATTATCAGTGTGCATAGGCATTCTATAGCCTTCGATATCTTGCCAAACATTTAATCCAATAAAAACTTTCTCTTTGGTTTGGGTAAAAAGTTGATTGATAATTGGAGTTACTGCTTCGTAACTAAGGTGCAGTTCTTCTATTATGCTATCACTTTGCCAATTTATTTTTTTTCTCAGATTTACGTTTTTATCTTTTTTAGTGGTTGTTTCAGGAATCCATTGGTCTTCTGGCACAGTTGCAAGATAATGATCTAATTTTTCTGCTGCAAGACTGCAATTTATATTGTAAAGTTCTATAAATCCTTTGTCATGTTCGAAGCCATTAGTCAATGATTGAATAATACTGTTAGTATTTTCGTTGATTAAATTTTGATCTATCACAGCGATCTATTATCCTTCTAACTGCAAATATTTATAGTAGCATATTTCTTGGAGTAAATATACCTATTAAGGCAAATGATAGAGTAGTAGTTGCTACTCGTAGGCACATAGAAAAACAGGCAAATAAATGAAAACAGAACTAGAGCAAATAGAATTATTATTAGAACAATTTAGAAGACCTACTCCTGTAGGCAACGAATATCAAGATAGACTAGCAGAAGAATTTGAAATTATACTTCAGCAGCGTTTTACAGATTACTTTCTCAAAATAAGACTTATACTTGATCTCAACAGTGACATACCACACATGACACGCGGCAGTGCTGGTAGCAGTTTGGTTTGCTACCTCATGGGCATAACTGATGTTGATCCGATTGAGTGGAACATACCACTGGCACGTTTCTTAAACCCACACAGAGACGACTTGCCTGATGTGGATATTGATATACCGCATCACAAACAAGAACTTGCAATGCAACGTGTATTTGATAAATGGCCAACACAGAGTGCCAGGATATCAAACTATGTGCTTTACAGAGAAAAGAGTGCAAAACGCGAAGCAGCAAAACGTCTAGGTGCAAAAGGCAGATTGCCAAAAGACATAGATTATGCAAAACTGGGTGTCGACGAAAAAGAAGCAAAACGCATTGAACGCAAATTAATGGGCAAGAAACGTTGCATAAGCAAGCACTGTGGGGGTGTGCTTGTGTTTGACAGAGCATTACCCAAAAGTCTATTCCGTGACGACAATCTCATACTGTTAGACAAAAACGAAGTTGAAGACCTGGAACATTTGAAAGTAGATATACTGGCCAACAGAGGATTATCACAGCTATTAGAAATAGATCCTCACACAAGACTAGACTCATATCCAAAACAAGATGAAGCAGTCAGTGACTTGTTGTGCAGAGGCGATGTACTTGGTGTCACACAAGGTGAATCGCCGACCATGAAAAGACTGTTCCGAGCGTTGCAGCCAACAGGAGTCGAAGACTGTGTGTTTGCTAGTGCTTTGGTACGTCCTGTTGCTATGGAAGGTAGACGCAAGGCCAGTTGGTTCCGTGACTGGAGTGAAAAAGGCATACAAAAGAATGCCATAGTATATGAAGACGATGCCATACACAAAATAATGAAACTGATTGGCATCAATCCCTATGAAGCGGACATGTACAGACGAGCATTTGCCAAAAAGAACGAAGAAAAGATGATGCAGTTTATGGCAAAACTAGGTGATCATCCAGACAAGCATGACATCTACGAACAAATGCAAAGCCTAAGTGGATTTGGCTTGTGCCGAGCACACGCAGTTAACTTGGGTAGACTTATATGGGCGTTGGCATATCATAAAGTACACAATCCAAAAGAATTTTGGCGTGCTTGCTTGAAGCACTGTCAAGGATCATATGCACGTTGGGTATATCGCAACGAAGCAAAACGTGCTGGCTGGGATCTACGTGACTTAGGCTTTGACAACTGGATCACAGAAGATCCTGTTGAGAGTTTCAAAGAGCACGGTGCATGGAACAGCCCTGGCTTTTTGCCAAACATGGGATTGCAAAACTTGTTTTTAGACAAGTTTCAGTTTGCCGGAATAGTAGCAAACAGTAGAGTGTTTAAAAGCGATAGTAAAAATTACATACATTTTATAACACTGGGTGTTGGCGAAGGGCGTTATGTTGATCTTGTGGTCGACCGTCCTGTGAAGTATGCTCGTAACAGTGTTATAGTTGGCGAAGGACAAATGTGGACCAAAGACAACAGCAACTTTTTAAAAGTAAAACGCAAGAACGTAAAAGCAATGCCTATTGATCAGTATGCTTAACCTTTTTGCTTAATGCCAGCTAACATCTGTTTAAGTTTTGTGCTTTGTACGTCAGCAACAATCTTGCCAGGCTCATCCGCCACAGTTGCTTCTGTTTCGCTGTCTGTTACAAGCGACTTTGCTTTTATTTGATCATAAATCGAACTTGATTGTTTCTTAAACTGTTGATACTCTTCATCATCTCCTAAGTCACGTATACGCAAACTTTCAGCATCAAACTCCAAATCAACTTTCATTCCAACACCGCTTGAACTTCTGGTCTTCATTAGCTGTAGTTGATAACGTCCTCTTTCACGCATTGCTCTGCTTGTAAAGATACCAAACACATTGTCAGCAGTATTGATCTTGCTAATACCACCAGATATATGACTGTGATCAAACTCTACTTCTTCTACAGCACCTCTGTTCAGCTGAGATGCTGTAACAAACAGTATGTTAAGTTCTCTTGCCAAGTTACGCAGTTCTTCTGATACATACTTGTCTTTCACAAACAGATCATTTGGCGATACCTTAGCACTTACTGGCATAAGCAAATCCAAGTAGTCAATGCACATAAAGTCTATGCTTTTGCCTTGTTTGATGCTTAGTTCTTTTACAAATGCTCTTATGTCATTGACGTTGCTTTGTGCAGGCATGTACTTTATTTGCAGACCTCCTGCTTTCTTGCCCATCATCTTTACTTTCATTTCAACAGTATCTAGATCTTTGAATAGCTGTTTACTTGGCGTATTTGTCAACATACTATCAATACGCATAGCAGTCAAACCTTCACTTAATTCAAGTGTAATGTAAACTCCGCTTAGTCCAGCTTCCATCCAGTTCACTGCTAGGTTTTGCATAAACAAACTTTTACCCGATCCAGAGCCGCCAGCAAATATCTGTAGTTCGCCTCTGTTAAATCCGCCATACAACAACTTGTCTAAGTTGTTCCAGCCAGTACTGTTCTGTCCGTTATTGTCTTTGAGTGCTGCAAGTCTTGCTCTCGGATCTTCAAAATAATCTGTGCCCAAGTCTTTTGTTAAACTTATTTGCACTGCGTCCTTGATTAGCTTTTCAACTGGGTCATACTCGCCTTTTTCTAGCAAGTCTGCACTTTTTAAGATAGCTCGTTCTAGTTCACTGCGCCTAGTAAATGCTTCAAACTCTCCCAAAAACCAATCAGTGTGGCCCTCATTGAGATCTGGAATCTCCAGCAAGTCAGTACCTGTTACTGCTTTTAGCTGCGAGCGTTCTGGAAGTGTTTTGTGTTGGTCAGCGTGGTTGTAAATAAGCTCGGCTGCATCGCGTAAGTCTCTGTCAAAGTTTTCCACATTGAAAATATTTTGCACACGCAGATAGCTTTCTGCATCTTGCATTATCATCTCTAGGAATAATTTTTGTACGTCATATGTGTAATCAGTCATGCTATTAATTTATCCCTTATTTGGTCGGCTATGTGTTTATGTGTTAACGGCCCTGGATGTAATCCATCGTTAGCTTCATCAAGTCTACTGTCATACATGCTGCTCCAGGGATTTATCCACAAGTTCCAATCTACCAATTCCATATTGTTTTGCAAGTTTTCAACAAATCTTTCATGATCACTGCTAGCATCCTCTACTAGTTTGTGCATCCAATCAATTTTGTTACTCCAATCAACAAGTCCATTAACAAACAACAACTTGGCATTACAACTGTTTGCCAAGGCCTGAAGAATACGACAAAAATCTATTAGTTGTAGTATATTACCATAATCGTGATTGAGCAACTGATATTGAGCAACAAAGTCTTTTAATTGATGTGAATCTGCCACTGATCCTATATAGGTACCTTGATCTGGTGCTGCATAAACCCAATGACGGTGCAATGCGCTCCATTGCACAATATAAATATCAGCCAAGTTGTCAATAATTGCTCTACTTGAATGTAAAAATATCTTTAAATTGCTTGCTCCGCCTGATGCATCATTGATATAATCAGTTGCAATCAAGTTAGGATAAATGTTTGGATTTAACTTTTCGTTAGCAAAGCCAGCGCCTTGGGTAATACTACATCCATTAAAATAAAATCTCATATCATTGTCCTAAGTACACTGTTATACCATAATGCGTTTCCTTCAGCACCATGATGTCCAAACCAACCGTGTGTATCATAATCTACTGGTTTGTTCACTGAGTGGTTAACACTGTAGTAAGTGTCAGCAAACACTTTTATGTTTTTATTTTTCCGTGCTTGATCTTGTAAATGTTTAAGTGTAGGCCACTCAGTGGGCTGTTGAAACGGTACACTTAGATTCACTATAAGATGTTTGTCCACAACTGAATCAAGCCAGTGACTCAACATAATTATATCTTTAAGTATTTTGGCTTCTTGCCAACTAACATTGTATACATTAACAATGTCTTTGCCCATCTCGTGCATGGTACACTGATCTAATCCCTGGTGGCTTAATACATCAGATATGTGTGTTTGTACTACGTCTTTATTGAAATGTGTTACAGATTTTGGAGCAGCGTCTTTTTTAAATATGGTTTGTCTTTCTACAGGTGGTATTCCAATTATAACAAAATCATCTTTGTTAAACTGATCTTGGTTGCTAACAATAATGTGCTGTATACTGTCAATGTTGTTGCCTGGCCAGCTGTAGTTGCTTACCGGAAGACCAAGTTGTTTCGCTATAAGCCCCCACCAACTTTGCTGCGGTTCAACACAGTAGTATGGTGTGCTGTAGCTATCTCCAAATATGTAAAGTCTACTCACTTAGTTTCCTTTGCAGACGTTTCTTATACATTTCAATTTTGATCTTGCTTGTTTCTGCGTTGTTGTGTATCTGCAACATTGTACTTGCAACACCATATTTTACCACAGCATCGTTAACATCTTTAACAGCATTGGGCCATTCTGGTATGCTTACTGCAAAACGATTTTCAATTGCTGCGTCTATAATACTCAACCCGGCCTTGTCCTGATCTGGCACAACAATGATCTTGCGCTTTAATTGTTTTAGTAACTGTGCTTGCTGTGGGCTGATAGTGTCATGCATAACAGCCAAACCACTGATACTGAGTGCATCAAATATGCCTTCTGTAACAATAGCACTTGTCCAATGTGGCTTTTGTAAATCATAACCAAACACATAACCCTGCTGCTGACTGTTGATAAACTTGGGCATGCGATTGTCCAAGTAGCGTGATGTATGTCCTACAATTCTGTTCTTGTATGTAAACGGAACCACAATCCTATCACGCGGTTTACGTTTGCGATCAACTAGAAATGGATACTCTAACACTATGCCCCTGTTTGCCAGGTACTCAACATAGCGTTGATGCTGCTCTAGTTCAGGATCAATCAGTTCCACACCTTCGGGTACTTCAGTTTCGTTAAAACTGATATCTACATGACGTATCTGGTTGCGTTCAGTGGTTAAATCCAGCAAACTTTTACGCTTGAGACTTTCTAAGTTAAGACGTTCAATGTCTACACTGTCAACGCCTAACCATTCAAGTAGCCGTCTTGCTTTGTAGCTTACTGGACGCCCGGGTGTAAAACTAGCAGTGAAGCCACAGTTAAAACAGTGATAACTCCACTCATCATCTTGTTGGCGTATGCCACCACGTTTGCGTTTGTCCTGACTTTCGCCGTTGTGAACACAGCAAGGCCCATTGAAACTGACCCAGCCAGATACTGTAGCTTTACGCTCATTAGGCAAGTAACTTAGAACATCTATCATTATGCTATTATTTTAGCATGCTTTATGTGTTCAATCAAGTGTTTTGATATAATTTCATGTCCTTTTTCATTGGGGTGGCCGCCCGAAGCAAAAGGTTGTATACCTTCAGACATCTTTTTTTGCTGCAATATAGTGCGCCAGTTCATGCCTGGATAAAGCAGTGTTGGTACATTAGCTGTCCAATTATTTTCAAGAACACTGAATTGTATTACAGTAGCGCCAGTGGTCATTGAAGCATAATCAAACAGATTAATTGTTTGTTGAAAGTTGAACTCGCTCCACTCTTTGTGATAACTCATGCCTAACCATAATTTTTGCAATTTAAACCAGTTATCATTTATATCTGAATTGGGTTGTGTAAGCCACGTTCCGTGCATGTGTCTGTTCCAAGGTGGATCTTTCATGCTGGATTCGTGTAAAGGATTAAACCAACTTTGTCTGCTACTATCAGTTAGTCCCACAAGCAACAATGCATCCTGCAAATCTTGCCCACTGTGTTTGATTAACCATTGCAATGTCCAGCGCATGCTTTCAAGACTGCTGCCAGGAAAAGCCATGTTGTCTAGTTCAACGCCATAATGATCAGCAACAAGTCCAGCATAGCAGTTAGCCAGACGCCATGGTTTGTTACTGTCATAATGATCTCGGAATTGGTCTTCGTCTAAGTGGCGCAGCGCAGGATCAACAAGCTCGTCGCCATATGTCCAACTATCGCCAAATGCTATAACACGTTTGATTGACACTCGTCCTCCTATCTATAGAGAATCTGTGTAATTTCTCCATTATCCACTTTAACTGTGGGTACTTCTATATAGCCCTGTCCGCTGGCTGTCAGTGTTAAAGTTGATACTGCATTGCCTGTCACTGTAGCTGTTGCAGCGGCGCCAGTGCCTAATCCTTCAAACGTGACTCGCGGATTGCCTGTGCCATAAAACTCAACTCCGCCGCCATTCAGTGTTACTGAGCTTACAGCACCACCAGAAACTTTAGCAACAGCCGCTACACTGTAGCCGTATTGATTGTATTCAAGACGCATCCAGTTGTGTCTGCCGTCGACGTTGATAAATGCACGAGTGTCTTGATTTGTGTATACTGTTTGTGATCCAATATCGTACCATGGGCCAAGTTGTGTGTCGCTGCCTTGTGCTTTGACATTACCAGTGAAGTTATCAAAATCAAGTTGGAAGGTGGTTAACGTATTCTGGGCAGTGTACGCTATGCTGGTGACATTTCTATCGGCGCTTTCTGCTGGAGTGTTGCCGTATGTGTTTGGCTCTGGTAGTTCTAGTATTGTGCTTTCCACATAGTCTGGATACACACTGTCAACGATATCAACCTGTCCTCTGCCAGCACTGTATGCATCTGTGAACACTGCTTCATGCAAATCTCCACTGGCACGTTCCAAACTCCAGGTTGCAGTTTGCTCTTCAATTATGTCAAGCTCTGCAACTGTAAGAGTCACTTTGGCTCTGCCGTAGGCTGCGCTTAGTGTGACTAAGTCTTTTGCAATAAGCAACTCATCGCCATCAGTACTCATCATTCTAAATGTTACTGTACTACCTGAAATGTTAACAGGCTTTTGATCCTGGTTGATAAATTCAAACAATATGACATTATCAACACCACGGTTTACTTTAAGTTTTTTAGCATACACTGGTTGCCATCTCCTCTGAAAGTAAGCACCACTCGTGTCAGGTAATAGCACCTGCTGCTTTTGCTGATATAAATAGACGGTGGTAGAATACATTAATATAACTCCGGTTACAAGGTATTTATGGGCGTAGAGCTATTCGAAAAAATCGCTGAGCGATACCCATTTATTACTTTCTGCACTTATGCAGGCAATGAGTACGTGGGTGTGATTCAGAACAGAGATGATCAAATCACAACAATCTATGACTTTGGCGGCATTATCAACGACCAGCAAAAGCGTGACTTTTTGGAGTACGCAAATCAGTGGTGGTGGGAAAGCAATAGAAGCATACCTATCAACATATTCCTCAAACAAGACTGGGAACAGTTCAGACCCTTCCTTAAAACGTTTATCAATAAAGATTTGGATATCATTCTGGGACCTGCTACCAGTTTAGCAGAACTATCGCGCAAAAAAATTAAACGACGCAGTATTACGCTTGTTCGCAAAGTAGATTAATAAAGTAATCAGCTATTTTTTGCATGCCTTCGGGTGTTGGATGTGCAGGCACATTTGCGTCTGCAACACTTAGCATGTTAAAGTCAATTAATGATAATACATTAGTATCTTTTGATATACAATGCTGGTAAAACGCATCTTGTAATATAGTGTCTTTACATTCAATAGCCCGGCTATTGACCGGGTTAATAGGCACATTGTGATTGACACCATTAACAAGAGAAGGTCCTGAAAAAATACGGTATTTGATATTGTTAGCCTTAAAGAAACTAATCAATCCTACTAAGTTAGAAAATAGTTGCGCACATAATGCATTATAGCGTTGATGCATAAAAATGCTGTTAGCATACTTTCTAATTTCTTTTGGCCAATTGGCGTCATCGTTAGATTTAATTACTTCAAACTCGTCCCTTATTGTACCATTACTGTATTGCCACTGGTTTGCCCCATTAGGGTCGCCTGCATATTCAAATCTTTCAAGAAACGTTAATTGTATTAATGCTGTGATCTTTTCATTCCGGTCCAGCAGTTGCAAACAATCACGTATTGTGCACCTAATGATCTTGCTATTGCAACTTTGAGGCAGTGCATGATCAATCACTTCCCAGACAAAGTGTTTGCCAATTAGTGTTGGATATCGCATACTGCGGTCAACATCAAAGTTAGCAGTAAAACTACAACCGTTACTGTAAAGAATAGCCATTAATTATATTTCCGTTAATAAGTTGAGATGCAATGCTACTAGCGTTGCATAGCTAATTGCATGACTTTTCTTAAACACAAATCCATCTGTGCTATCACCATCCCACACACTGGCAAACACTTCGTCCCAGGGCTTGTTCTTTAGATGTGCTTTTCCTGGACGAATAATTGATATAAATGCAGCCATACGTTGTATGCTGTCTGGTTGCATTTCTTTTAGCAGTTGTGCATAGTTGCCCACATGTACCAATTGTTCAACAATTCCTGGTTGCTCCCACATCAGCTGCCACTGTGGTTCTTGTGCTAGCAAACTGTCATAGTGTGCTTGGTTACGAATCAAACTGTACACACTCATATTGAGCAAGTCCAGTTTGAAGTATCCTCGATCTTCTGCTTCTTCGTATGTTATGCTAGCACAATCATGTTGTGCATCTCGTGGAATTGGAGTAACGTAGACACCACTGTTATGCTTGCGGCCATCTGCATTTTGTCGTGCAGGTGTACACCGAATCAAGTCAATTATTTGCTGTCTGTCAGCAAAGTCAATGTCTACGTCAGCACTCATACCAATTCTTCAACAATGCCTAGCACTTCGGCGGCTGCAAACAACCCTGCTGCTAGTACTAGCGGAACGGCTACTACACCACCAATTACGGTTGCGGCAGTCCACAGTGCATAGCATCCAATCAGTCGCAGTACACTCTTTACCATGCTTACCCAAAAATGTCCATCTTGGCTTTTGGGCTTTTTTTCAACTTGTGATACTTTAGGTCTTGTCAATCCCATTTTTTTCTCCTTTGGAATGTAAATTGTAATTCTATCTGTGTGAAACATTATACTATAAATCTCCTTGTTTGTCAACAGACGGATCCCAAACATAATGTTTTTCTATATCTATCGGAGTAGACTTCACTAAATTTTTATTGTACAATCGTATTAAAACCCTTTTAGATGATCCTGAATCGGTGTTGTCTCCTAACAAGGTGGATATATCATTTAGAATATTATCTGGTAACCTATCTCTGGTAAGAAAATCTGCATAGTCTGGCCAACTTTCGTCTTTAATACTTGTATACTCGCTTAATGTTACAGTGTATCTAGTTTTTGGACGTAAAAATCCGTAGTATTTTACCCAATCACAATCAAATCCAAATGCCTTGGCGGCCTGTAAAATCCAAGACAAATTTGGAGTACCATTTGGAATAACATTAGCTGTATCGTGCCATCCCATCTTGCTTGAATCTACTTTTTCAAATCCCCAAAACATTTCTGGATTTAACGTTTCTGGTCCAGCAATAGTTTCAATTAATACATGTTCGATATTAGGTTTTAATATTAAAGAAAAAAACCCAAAATGATTATACAAATGATACAATGCACCCAGTACTATGACAGTATCACTTTTTTTAACCAATGGACTTATTAAGCTGTCGTCCTGTATATCGCCAACAAAAAATTCAACATTTTCCTGAACATTATTTTTTGCAGTGTCGATTAATTCTTTTCTTGCTTCAACTCCATATATGTATTTGGAGCCAAGGTTTTTTATGTTACCAGTGGATACACCATCGTGACATGCTAAATCTAACACTGTTTTGTTTTTTATCATGTGTTCATTATATTTTAAGAAATCATTGAGTAATAAATTTGTTCGGATATTACCATTACCATGTTGTTCCATTTTACCATCCTGCCTGTTTTAGTATTTCTTCGCAGTAGACTTGGTCTGCTGGATAGTCTCTAAACTTTTTAGTCCAAAAATCTGGATCAATCCAGGGCATAACTATTTTTGTTTGATCTGGATTCATGTTAGCCAAATATGCCTGTCCTGATTCACTGTTAAACAATAACCACGGGCTGATACGCCCAGTACTTATAGCAAATGCAATCCTGTTTTCATTTCCATAGCGTAGGAAGTCATGTGCTGGATTTCCTGTGTCTTCGCTCCACTTTATTGAATGTTGGATTCCTCTTTCAAGTGCATCTTGTAGTGCTTCAATTTTGATGTAGTGCAACAAGTATTCGTCATACACACTGTCTCTGGCCCAGTGATCAATTTTCTTGTTGTGTTTAAGCAGCCAATCTAAAAACTTTGGCACATTGATAGCGTTAATGTCTACAGTGTACCTGCCAAACTTTACAAACGCTTTGTAGTACGGTGATTTTGCAAAGTCATTGTATGTTTTCAGTTTAGCACTGCCTTGTGTTACAGTATAGAAGCGCAGATAAGCCTGCAAACCAATTTGCACGCCTACTTCTTTTTCTTCTTGGAAACGTTTCTTTTGTTCGCAAACATGAACTGCCAGTGTGCTTTCGCGTCTAAACTCGCGTCCGCAATACTTGCATGCATACATTTCACTTTTTGTCTGCAACTCCGCTGTCACGCATGTATTCCTTTAGTTCTTTGTTTGTCATGAGCTTGCTTAACAGTTCTATCTCGTCTGCTTTCATTGCAGGATACAGTTCCATAAGCATTTTCTTGCCTTCGTTGTTGCCTTTTTCTTTCTTCTTTGGTGCAATCCATTGGTGCCTGTGATTGCCCATTCCGGGACTAACACTTGTAGCACATAACCATTGTAACTTGGGATGCCGGTTGATGTCAAAGAAATATTTGTTCAATCTTTCATTGCAGGCAACCAAATAGTATTCTTGCAGTTCACTAGGACCTTGTACTGCACTGCCCCAACGTACCATGAGATAGTTTGAAAACTTCTTGCGTTCCTCATCAGTGAGGCTGTCATAGAAACTGCGATCCTTGCTGTCAAAACAGCGCATTTCGTTTGCTATGTTTAGTTTATCGCTCACTGTATTTTGTCCACATTCTATGCAATATATAAAACCAAAAACCGTTTATGCAAGGCTCAACCAGTGCCACTGCGCCAGCCTCCCATATGCTTGCGCCAGTCATCCAATATACAACATTCATTGCTATTATAACATGACCACAGGTATAAATCAATGCTAAAACTGCACTGGTGTTGCTCTTGTTTTTTATTACGTTAAATATTCCTTTTGTAAATTCCATGACCCTACCATGCTTTGTTGTAATCTACCACTTCGCAGTTGCGACTGATGTCTTTAACAAAGTACACACAACGTGGATTATCTTTGTCTTCGACTGGTACAGCTAACATCTGCCCATTTTTCAGTTTAGGCACATACCAAGTAACGTCTTGGTATACGTCAATAATCTCAATGGGCATGTATGTTGGAGAGAAGCTGGTTAGCGGATTAAATTCAAAAGTTTTAAATCCTCTGTCATTGATACTGGTCATTGCTAGCATTTCAAGATCGCCAACTTCTTCTTCTCCAATTAGCACTTGCCAATCAATTGGCATCTTCATAATGTTGTCGCCAATCTTTAAAACCAATGCTGGGCTATTGAATGTTTCCAAGAAGATTAAAGGAATGTACATGTGATCTGGATTGTTAGGATCACTGTTATCAAAAATTGCAAAACGCAAATCATCAATTTCTTCTGGCAGTGTATCCAAATCAAATACAGTGTTGTCCAGTGTTAATATTCTCATGTAGTCCTACCCATAATAACTCCGTAGTCTTGAGTTAGTAAAATTTCAAATCCATTGACCAATAAGTATGGTACAACAGCCCCTCCTTTGCCTATATACACGCCGTTGTGTAAGTAGGTGTCGTCTAAGCATACAACACAATTGTCAGTCATATGCGGTAATAAATTTTGCATCTGTGTTAAATGTGCAACTTGACAGTTAACATTATTCATTTCAATTCCGCGTTCTTGATACCAAGCACGTTGGTCTTTAATCATTTTGTCTTGGGTACCAACTTCCCAGTCCCAATCGAAGTTATCTAAATATAACACGCTAATTTGGTGTTTGCAAGTCTTTGTCCACTCTGTTCCATCACAATGGATAAATTCTGTAATGGGTTTTAGATGAGCCGGGATGCACTGTGCCAATCTGCGTGGCATATTTTCATCCAAGTCCAGTGTAATAAACTGTGTGCCTAACTGTTCGGCAATTTCAGCAAAGTATGCACTGGAACCTTCGTAGCGATCACTGCCTATTTCTAATACAATTCCACTGTGACTGTTGTTTACATAGTTCTTTACCTGTTTGTAACAATCACCCATTCCAATCCAACTTTTCTACAGTAAATGGATAGTTTGCTTCTCGATAAAATGCTTTGCGTTTTGTTAAATGCCGCTTGGCAAATCTACAGGTGCTTGTTATGTCCCAGATTTGGACGTGGTCTTTGTCTTCCGCTTTCCGAATACCGCGACCAATACTTTGTATAACCCGTACAAAACTTTTACCTGGCTCCAGTAATACAAGATTAAAAATACGTGGTAGATTAATGCCAACGGCAGCGACACCGTATGTTGCAACAATGATTTTACCCGTCGCAGTAGCCACTTCATCATATTCATCCTGCCTTGCTTTTGCTTTGGTACTGCCGCTTACAAACACAGCATCATCGCCCAGTCTGCTTAACAGTTCTTGTCCTGCTGATATTCTGTCTACCAGCACAAGTGTATTACCAGTTTTATTTACTTCTGCAACCAAGCCTGCAATTGTATCAAGTCTGCCTTTTTCTTCAAAAAGATATTTTAATTCGCTTTGATAGTTTGAAAATTCGGCGTGATCAATCAACTGCACAACATTTACATGACAGTTTGCAAGCACACCTTTGTCTTGCAATTCACTGGCTGCAAGTTGATTGATAACAGGACCTAAACTGCAATGCAGTGCTTGAAACTCAAATGGCTCTTTGGGTATTGTGCCTGTCAATCCCCAACGCATGGGTATCTTGCTCATTACACCTGTTAGCAGTGTTTTGAGTGCATCTGCTTTGGCCATATGTACTTCGTCTACCATTACACATACAACGTCTTCTAAAAATTCATGTATAGTAATATCTACAGTTTGATTTTTAGTATTCTTTAACAGCACATTTAGACTTTGCCAAGTGCAAATAGTGTGCTTGTGCCCAAACTCTTTTCTGTCACCATAGAACACACCAACATCCAGTTGCATGTTTGCATAGTCTGCTTCAGTTTGTGTCACTAGACTTTTGTTTGGCACAATAACAATTGAACGACCATAGTTTTCCACACGCTCACTTAATGCCGCAGTCATGATAGTTTTGCCTGCGCCAGTTGCAATTTCCTGTATGCACTGTGGGTTTTCCAAAAAGCTGTTTATAATCTCAACTTGATAATCACGCAACATAACTGGTTGCCCAGCAGCTGGGTGGTTCTTTGGCCAAAGTATATCGCTGTATGAATCTTCAGTAATAGGCTCAAACTTGAACACAGTTTGATAGTCTCTGTTGTCTTCTACTTCAATGTCATAGTTAAAGTCTTCCAGGATAGGAATAATGTTAGGAAGCAAGTTTAAATATGTGCTGCCGCCCATCTGAAAGTATGCAACTTTGCCATCCCAGCGGCCAAGACGAACTGCTGGCAAGTAACGTGCATGTGGAACATCATACTTAAATGTATTGACCAGCTTTTTGCGAACATCAAGTTCTAAGCCTGATACTTTTAGGTTTACCTCATCATTAATTATTAGTGTGGCTGTTCTCATAAATTAATTCTCGTAAATCTCTACTGTTTGTCGGAAAAACATCAAGTCCATCACAGCGTATTTCATATCCTTGTTGTCTTAAACGATGTTGTACATATGCTTCATCTAATAAAGTTTGGCAAGGTGAGTCTGAAGATAACTGATATCTAATGTCCTGTATCCATAGTTCACACCGTTGTTGCGAATTATGGAAACGTTGTTGTTCAACCCATCTTGCTTGATTGAGTTTCATTGTAGCATTATCAACGGCCATAGTCAAGCCCAAACGGTTAATTAATGCAGGAAAAACATTGTCATCAAATAAGTCGACAGTATCAAAGTGACCTTCTATAGTGCCGTATGCATTTTCCAATGCATCTACTAACCAAAAACTAATCCATTCTCGCGTTGCCCATCTACTACCGTGTGGCCAGAGTCCATTAGAGTCCATTGAATAATTAGGAAAGGACCTTTCCACATAGTTGTGAATATCATTGTAAAAAAATTTCACAAGTTGGTTATTTGCGTAGTCAAGTTGATGTCTACAATTTGCTGAAATAATTACATCTGCTGTTGGACTGCAACTATGATCGTATATAAAAAATTTGTTCCGAATATTAAATCCATGACTACTACCAGTGGATTCGATATGTATATCAGTACCGTTGCTAAGATTACTGTATGCATATATCGATTGCATGACATAATTACCATAACATCCTGGTTGCCAAGTTACATGTATCATCTTAATTAGCAAGTATTTTGGCTAATTCAGGAAACGTATTTTGAAAAGAGATACTACGATATTCATCATGTGCTTCTAAACGTGTGAGAAAGTCTTTGTAATATGTACTATCATCAGTCTCATTGAGATGTTTTGCCCAAGTTTTTACGTCATCGAATTGAGAAGTAGACAAGTGGCTAACAATCAGATTCTTTATATCAGTTGGAAAAACACTAACCCTCATGTGCGGAGGGTTTTGAACCCTGCCAACCCACGGTCTTGGCAAATGCATAGATTCACACCATGTAAAGAATTCATCAAGATAGTAAATATTATAGGCACTTAACGTATGACTTAAACTAAGCCTGATATTTTTATTTGACTTTTCGGCTGTTTGGAATTGTTTACAGTTTTCAATAAATTTATTCCAGTTTCCAGGAAATCTGATATATTCGTACCTTGCATCAATACCGTCAATACTAAGTTGTATGTCAATTTCTTTGAAATGCTGCCATAGATTCCACCATTCATCATCTGGATATAACTGTGCATTGGTTGTGTAATGAATACTAATGTCTTTTGCCTGATTGTTTTTTATATACCAGCCTAATAGATCTTTTTGTTGCTTTACACCGCTCAAGAACGGTTCCCCACCTGGTATGTCAAGATGACTTAAATTAGGTGTCTGTGCTAAAAAGTTTTCTACAAAGTTTTGTTTATAAAAATGATTTGCTTTGTTATTGGCATAAAAATGCTTTACTTCTGGAGTTTTTTTGTTTATTGCTTGTGACTCGTTGTACCACTTACTGCTTGAACCTGGGCCGCATGTAATGCATTTTAAATTACAAGTGTTACCAAAAGCAATACTCGCAGTAATAAGTTTCTGCTCTTTTGCATAATTGTTATATTGGTCTTGCCAGCGTTCATAATCCAGTTGGCGCTTGCTTTGCACATTGCTTTCTTCTTCTATTTTACAGCGTATGCAGCCAGCAGGCCAGCGATTGTTTTCAAAATCTTCCTTGGCTTGTAGCACAACATTGCTGTTAAGATAGTCATTGATGCTGTTGTCCTTGATATTGAGAGGACTATCATCATATTTACTGTAGTCAAATTTACAGCAAGGCGACATATAGCCTTGGGGGTCAATATCTAAGTTTGTCCATGGGGAATGACAGTATGGCATACAAATACTTATCTTGTAAAAAGAGTGGGCAGTATGTTTCAACTGCCCACTAAGGTTCAGATTGTCCAGGAGCTAGATCTGTTTAAATGACAATCCGTTTTACCTACGACGCATTACTGTATTCTCAGCAAGTTCTTTCCAATTAGGAGAGACTTTGGTAAGATCAGCTATCTTTAGCGCCATACGCAAACTCATTTCACGAAGTATATCTTTCTTTTCATTCATAAAGTCAAGCACTTCGTTTTGTTGGTCTGTGCTGATATCATAACCCGCAAACAGTTCACCTGTAGCGCAGATCTGTTTAATACGCAAAAACTTGTCCCGCATTGTATCCAGTGTAAGATCTAGATAGTGACAACGACTTTGCAGTGCCTCAAGATGGTCTTGCAGTTTTTTGCTGCGGATGTTCTCAAACTTAACATTGGTAATAAAGATAACACCACCCTTGAATTCAAATTTGTTTGGAATACCTTCTGCACGAAGTTTTGCACTGTCTGCATTCCAATGTAGTGTACGTTTCTTGCCTGAATCCAGTGCAGCTTTGAGTATGTTAAGGCTAAGTTCGTCCATAAGCACACTGTCACAGTCGTCAAACACAATAACATGGTTCTTGTCTGCATGCTCGTACAGTTTGGCATACAAACCCAGTGCAGTCATTGCACCTTTAACAACTTCAAACTTTATGCCACGTCCGGCAATTTGATCCAGCATAGAACTTTTGTCAAGTTCTTGCTCTACACCGTAACTTTTGCCCACACCCGGAGGACCAGTTACAATCATTGCACGGACATCGCCTGCAATAACTGCTTTGGTCATGTCATGTAGAATATTAAAGCGAGTAGCAATACGCTTGATTACCTGCTCGTCTGTTTCAAATTTGATAGTTTTTGATTCTTGTTTTGCATTACGCATGTCTAGCTCCTCAATGTGTTTGCTTTTTCAGCTTATAATTGATTATACGACAGTTTTTACAAAAGGTCAACCAGTTTGTTGAATTTGGTCAGGCATTTTACCCAATCTATTTTCACGTCCTAGCAGCATGTACTCATTTCTAACTGCCATTGCCTGTTCAGCAGTAAGATGCTCCCATGCATCAAACTCGCCGTTTTCATCTTCTCCAATTACATAATACATTATTTTTTTGCCTTTGCTTCTGGCTTAGCTTTTGGACGACCGCGGCCGCGCTGCCAAGGATTAATTACCAAATCTTCTGTGCGAGCATTTGTATCGCACACTGTAACCTTGCCGCCCTTGGCAAAAAACTCATCATAGGCGGCTTGGTCTTCAGGATCGCTAGCAATAATTTTTTTATCTGACATACTGTCTCCTAGTTTAAGTAAAGTGGACCTGTCCACTCGATTGTATAATCACCATCTAAGATGTTACCACGTGCTTGGTTACGAGCTGGAGCATTGTAACCAGCTGCTTTAAGAATATCACCTTTGCGGAACTTGTTATCTTTATCAGTGTTAACAACAAATCCCCAAACACTTCCGCCTTCAGAGAAGATTTTAATATACTTGTTACCTTCTTTGAAAGTAATACGAGACTTAAAGCGATCAAACATGTCTTTTTGCACTTTGCTACAAGTGTCTGCACGATTTGCAGCACAAAGTCCCTGCCAATTAGCATAATCTTTAACAATATCTTGGATCAATTTTCTAATTTCGTGTTGCATACTAGCTCCTATTTCCTAACTGTTATATATAGTATAACCGATATTTACAAAAAGGTCAACCTCTAAATGCAACTTTTTTAAGAAATTTTTCCAGTAATCATGCTGTTATGGATCTTAGTGCGAGTTGCGCCAAATGGAGTTGCACCTGCGTTAACAACTTCAACAGTTTTGCGGTTCATTTTTGTAATGATACCTTGCTTAACAATGCCGCCATATTCCCAAGTGATTGTGTCGCCTTTAGCCAGTCCTGAACTTGCTTGACGCCCAATAAAAGTCATCTGCTGTTTCCATACATCAGCAAGTACATTGAGATCTGCTTGGGTTTTAATAGCACGAATTGTATCAATTGCGGCTTGAAGTTCTGGTGTATCTGCGTAGCGCATGTCTGCTCCTTTTTTCTAACTGTACATACAGTATAACACATATAGATAAAAGGTCAACCGTTTTCTACAGTTTGGCCACAAAAAAAGCACCCTATTGGGTGCTTTTTAAGGTTCCAACAAATTAAGCGTATGCTGGATCAGGGCTTAGAAGGGTGGAATTACTTGTAACTGTGACAACGCAAGTTAGCGTTTCGCCTGCGCTCAGAGTCCAAACCTCGCCCTCAAAATCTGCCTCAGTTGGATCTGTAGGTGCTGAACCATCAAGTAAAACGTTTTTCCGCTGGTCCTTATAATCCCACGTGGTAAGTACAGGATTGGAGTTTTGAGGGTTAATTATTCTGATTGAGCCAACGTTGACACTTCCGCTAACAACTGAAATACTGATACTGTGATCAGTAGTAGGCCAACCATCCGTTTTAAGAGAAGAGGACCATTCTGTTACAGTAGGTACGTCAATTGTCCAAGTAGCTAATTCGCCTATGTTGTCGCCATTGCCGCTAGTAACTGCTTTTGAAAGTGCGCCAGAAGCAACTGATACGCCATCACACAATACTGTAACATTGCTATCTGCAACCAGGTTTTCACCGTCTAAAATAAGAGTTTTTGTTCCCATAAAATTATTTCCTTTTGTTTTATGTTTAACTTACCGCAGTATTAGGCAGCCGCATTTGCATAGCATACCCGGAAATAATCAATGACAATGTGTAACTGCGGCCACACACTGTAACTAAACATATTTATCGCCAGTGTTGGGATATTATATTATCTTTAACTTCGAGTGGCTTGGGATTGCCATGAAATATCAGTATGCTTGCATCACTTGGTAGCACCGAAGGCCCGCCAGGGTCTAGGTGTTTTCTGTAGCGAAAATCAAATCCGCCTTCCATTACCTGCCAGCGGTAGCTTAATATCTGATCTGTGCTATAATAAGCAACATCATCTTTTATTTTGCTAAAAATATAGTCTTGATCGCCATGCCATAGACACCGGGGGTTATTCACTATCTGTTTCACATCGAATTCGCTGTATACATAATTATACTTTACAGGATCAAACCACATTACACTGCTATTAATACACCAACGAGAACCTTTCATAAGGTATTTGAAATCTCGTGCTGCCCAAAACTTGGTGTCTGGCTTTTGCCATAGCCAATCAATGTTGCCAACAATCACAGTATCTAAATCAAAATAAAGCATTTTGGTGTAGCCTCTGGCCCAGTGTTTGTGATTAAACAATTGCACTTTGTACCACCATGAACGCTTTGGTCCTCGCACACCATCCCACTCTTGTAAATCATGTTTAATATAAGGATTTGGTACTGGCCTGTTGCTTTCTGTGTACACATGCATTCGCACTGTGGGTGTGAGATTGCGACATAGACTTTTGTAAAGCCTATCGACGTATGTCCAGTCATAGAGTCTGTCATGTATTAGACAAGCACAGTCAATAACGTCATCTACTCCAGAGAGTCGCTTAATCTTTTTAGCCATAAACCTTGTTCTATTTCTTCCACAGTGTATTCAGTGTGGCATATTTCCACAAACCACTGATCTCTTGTTGGTGGTGGAGGGTTTTCAACATATTCTAAACGTGTACTTACAGGGTGCGCAAGACTGCTTGGATCTGTAAGTACAGATGTTCCGTCAATTGCAGCCTTGATTCCGGGTCCGCTGCAATGATTGACCACCAGATGATATTCATAGTCAATATCATACTGGTCGTATGTATCATTGATCCTCATTGGTTCTTCCAAGCTGCAATTATCTAAATTTGCCATGCCAAACCTGTGTACAGGAATAAACACTGGACTGCGTGGATGCGGTCGAACCCTAATATGACGCTCAGTGTACTGTCGCAACTTGTTTACTGTATCTTTCAGCCATTCAATAGGAGCAGGCATATTATGCCACTGGAGGCTTTTTGTGTGTTGCATTGCTATCAGTATGCTGTCACGCTTCCTGTAAGGAATATCGTGTAGTTGGAATCCCAGTTTTGCAGGACGATCCCAATCAAGATTTTGTTGATGCCCGTAGTATCCATCAGCATTTATATTGTTAATTGCAATTTTCCAAGTTGTGTCACGTTTAAGTGCGCCTACATCAATTACAATTACTGGCTTGCCCTGCATGCGATAGTGTTCGTACACACTTTGGTTCTTTGCCATACGACCGTTCCACAGCACACTCCATATAACCACAGCATCACAATCCAAACTGTTTTCCACTGGAGTAATACCAGCAACTCTAAGGCTGTTTAGAAATGCTTGCAAAACTGTAGGGCTGTTCTTAGCACACTGCTCTGGATAATATGCACAGTTAATGATCACGACTATAAATACTCATATGAAACGTTATACTGTAGTTACCACATTTCACAAGGAAGGCTTGAAATTGTATGGCCAACGAATGATCAATACATTTGAACAGTTCTGGCCTAACAGTGTTGATTTAGTAGTGTATACAGAAAACTGTACACCTGTTGTTTCCAAGCGTAATGTTCGTTGCATAGATTTAATTGCCAACAGCAAACATTGCAAACGGTTTACAAAACGGCACAAAAACAATCCAGAAGCAAACGGTGGTCTCGGCCCTCATAACGAACGTATTTGGAAACCAAATAAACATTTTAAATGGCAAGGTTTAAGATTTTGTTACAAGGTTTTTGCAGTGCATCATGCAGTAAACAACATTGACAGTGATTGGATTATTTGGCTGGATGCTGATACTCGGACCCACACACCAATACCAGAAAACTTTCTTGACACAGTGAGCAATGACTCATGTGTTGCAACACACCTAGGAAGAACAGACATGTACCATAGCGAATGTGGTTGGGTAGGGTATAATCGCAGACATCCGTTGGGTATTGACTTTGTAAACGACTTTGCTAACATGTATATCAACGATACTATGTTTGAACAAAAAGAGTGGCACGACAGTTACTTGTTCGACGTTCAGCGTAAACTGTACAGAGATACCAAAGGCGCTGTTTTTCATGATCTTAACCCGCAACCCGACACCAAAGGACTGGCTGGCCATCCGTTTATCAACAGTGAGTTAGGCAAGTACATAGATCACATGAAGGGTGACAGGAAACAACAAGGCCACTCCGAACGCAGTGATATGAAGCTACACGAAAATAATGCATACTGGAAAAGTATAAAACCCAAGTGACCTACATTTTTAAATATTGCATAGCATTTCTGCTGGTGTGCATCACATTAGCAGGATGTAGCACACACGCCAGTAACTGGAAAGAGTGGGATACAGAAAAACGCACTGTGTTTGTTGCTAGCAATATTGCAATTGCAGCCGACTGGGGTAGTACACTAAACTTAACAGAACGATATGACGAAAACTACCATGAGACAAATCCCCTACTTGGGCGTCATCCCAGTAGAGGCGATGTAAATAAGTACTTTGTTGCCAGGACAATGCTGAACTACCAGATGGCACGATACTTGCCAGATCCTTGGGATAAATGGAGTTTGTCTTTTACCACTATTGTACACAGCAAAGCTGCCAGTGACAATATAGGCCTTGGATTGGAGATTGATTTTTGATGTATGAAAAACATGGTTGGTGGTTTCCTGATCAGGATACACACTTTGCAGCAATGCTGACAAAAAATATTAAAAAAGGCGGCGGTCCTGTATATCAGGAGCCAGTGCGTACAAAAAGTTTGCAATTTGTAAAACAAAAAGATGTTGCACTGGATATTGGTGCAAACATTGGATTGTGGAGCAGAGATCTTGCACAACAGTTCAAAAAGGTTATTGCATTTGAACCTGTAGCAGACTTTCGCAACTGCTTGATTAAAAATGCTACTGCTAGTAATATTGACATACGTCCTTATGCACTAGGATCCACCGACACAACTATCAATATGATTGTTACCGAAGGTAATACTGGACACAGTCATGTTGACAACAGCACTATTGGCACAGGCAACATTAAAATGTGGCGTTTAGACGGTTTGGAATTTGAAAGAATTGACTATATTAAGATTGACTGTGAAGGCTATGAATTGTCAATACTAGAAGGTGCTCAAGAAACTATCAAGCATCACAAACCTGTAATTGTAGTTGAACAAAAATTGCACAAAGACATAGGTATTACCAAAGATACGCAATATAATTGCGTTGATTTGTTACAAAGTTGGGGTGCTAGTAAACTTGCGCAAGTGCGCGATGATTGTATACTAGGTTGGTAGATACTGTGCAAAGTGGCGATATATTTCACCATTTTGACTTTGCTTTAGTGTCCAATGTGCTTGTGCTAAGTCGTTAAACCATTGTGTACGATCAGGCATAAATGGATTTAAAATATTCTTAATGTTGTGATTTGCTACGTCCCAAGTAACTGCACCTTCTTCACTTACAAACGTTGGTATTCCCTCTAGCACACTCAATACACTGCTCGAACTATTATAATATACTGCGCATCTTGCAGTCTTCATGCTTTGATGTAATGTTGTGTGCATACTATCAACAAGTTCGCATCCAGAAAACTGATTTACCCAACTCCAATCACGTTTTGATTTTTTGCCACTTGGGTTTAGATCTCCAGGATGAGCTCTGATTTTAATTGGTTCGTCAGTAAGATGACGTATCTTTTTAATAGTCTTCTTAAGCCACGCTTCTTGATCAAAACCTTTTGCATTCCATCCGTTGTCCCTTTGCAAGCACACAAGGATGTTATCACCATCATTGCGCCAAGGTTTTTCAACAAGGTTCAAACTGCTCTTAACCATGTCCCAGTGTTTGCTAGTACTATTACGGTTGGCATAGTTGCCACTGTTCCAAAACACATTGTCAAGACTGTATCTTAACCACATGTTTTCGTGATCTTTATGAAACTTGAAACAACTGCCGTCTATACTCATCACTTTGGCGCCAGTTCGTTCCTGCTGCTGTATTATTGCTTCCCGAAAGTATATATGAGGACCACTGTAGCTCATGCCAACCCATCCAAGTATGACTGCTAGTCTTGTATTGTACACTTGCCTATTTTGTAAATTATCGTCAACAAGACAACGCACTCCGCATTTAGCAGCGCCTGTTCCAAAAGCTCTCATAACTTGTACTTTGATGTTGTGATTTCTAATTTTTGGTAAAGTGCCCAAGTAGACGACAACATCATAATCCCATGTTGTCATTTTTACTCTCGTTCATTGAACTCCTGGAGTATTCTCCAAGCAGTACCATCGACCATTTCAGCGGGTGTAAACTGTCCATATGCAAGATTACAACAGAGTTGTCTTATTCTTTCCACGGTAGGCATTAATGGGTTGTCTAAACGTTTCAAACTAGTGTTTGCTAAAGGTTCTGCAGCATTAGGCCCCATTGTGAAAACTGGTTTACCCATTATTAGTGCTTCAACTGCGGCAATACTATTGTATGTAACCAAACAGTGTACATCACGTTGCAGTGCCATTTCCATAGTGTCTTCGTTTGTACGCACATGACGTTTTTGTTTTTCACGTATTACAATCGGTCTGTCAGTGTGTTTTGCTATTTCTTGTTTGGTAGATTCTAACCATTCTTGCAAATTTACTCCCCAATAGCTCAATGCTTTCTGGCTTGGCGGACATACAAGTATATTCCTACCTGAGCTTTTTCTACGTATTGTTGTGTTAGTTCTAATGAACCTGTCGTCTGGACAATCTTTCCAAATTGGCAAATTAAACTGCAATCCATTTTTTACACATCTGTGATACAATTTCGTTTTTTGGTTTCCAAAGTATCCTGTGTCAATATAATAAAAGTCTCTGCCATCTTTGAGGGCTTTATGCATTACTTTCTTTTTTGCAATGCCTCGAACCACTATAGGTGTTTTAGTGTCTAAGTCATCTAAGTGTTTACTACCAGCAAAAACTCCTTGAGCTCCTGTGAGAAAATTATCAAGTATTGCATCTTTTTTAGGTTCTTTAACCACTTCATCCTCCTTGGGAACAAGCCCTGCATCAACTATACCTACAACCTTTTGTTGTTCATACTGGAATGTCAGATCCTTCATATACTGTTTCATACTTCCATCTGTGTAGATATTAAACGGATCTTTTGCAGATTCTAAAATGTTGTGTAGGGTATTCGTAATTTCTTCTGGCAAACTTAAATCTTTAATACTTACACTTGCCTGAGGTTTTGACATTAAGTAATCATTATGATAGTTGTTCCAAACGTCTGCATAACCACAATTTTCGTGATTTGGAAACCAAGGACCGCCTTCAGTGTAGTGTAACAATAAAGGTGAACCATCTCTGCCTTCAACATACCAATCTACAAGCCAGTTCCATTGTGGCCCAAGCAATCCAATATAGTCATCCTCAAGCCAACTAAACCTATGTAAGTATGCACCAGTAATTTCAGGATCATTTACTAATTCTTTGGTTACTTGCTGGTTAGCAGGATGCGCACAGTTCCACACAACCATTGAGCTCCAGTTTTTACGTGGATAGGCCAACTGTTGTTGTCCGTCCATCTTAACACCTTCTGGCGGAGTATAGTCATGTTGCACACAACTAACTGCTTTGTTAGGGTCTACATCTGCAATTAATTCAGCAATATCTGTAGTAATAATCATATCACTGTCCATGAATATAGCTGTACCTTCGAAGCAGTTAAGTTCAGGAACAAGGAATCTAGTAAACGTAAACTCAGTGCTTGCTAGTTTATCAACATCACGCCAATACAGCTCTCTTTCACGTAGTTCATCTTGCTTTAGCATAACAATATTAACTGGTATACTTGCGTGTTCAAGGATACTGTGTCGACAAACATCTGCAGCAATAGGTTCTCTACTATCCCATCCAATATAAACTGTAAGCAATTCTAATTCCATCTTTCAATGTCACTTTCTGATAATAATGGGCTTACACCCTTCCACACTTCAACAATGTGGGCTGGTTCGTCGCTGTCATTAACTCCTTGGTGCCACACACCCTTGGGAATGTCTACAGGATTAGGCGGGGTCAATATTTGTCTTTGTGCACCGTCTAAAGGATCACTGTTGTTGGTGCTGGTTAGTACATGTGCAACGCCGCTTACCAAATTCCAAGTTTCGCTACGGTGTTTGTGCCGCTGCATACTAAGTTTACTATGCGGAGCAATAACCAATTCCTTAACTTGAAAGCCTTCGCCACTGTAAAGTTCTCTATAGTGTCCCCATTCGCGTTCTATTTTTGGTGCTTCCCATTCTTTGAGAATCCAGGAACTTGAGTTCTTTTTGTTTTCTCCACCCACACCAAAAATAAACTTCAATCTTGGATCTTGGATATCCATTTCTGGAATGTTGTTGTCTGTTCTGTCACCGCCATTGGCAAATACCACTTTGGCTGTTGGATAGTTGTCCAATGTTGTTTGTATAAACTTTTTTGCACTGCCGTCAGCATCAAATTCGTTGTCAAAACTCACGACACCGCCAACCATTCCTAAATGACCAATAATGTCTGCACGTTCAGCAATGGGCATAAAGCTGCGCCCTTTTTTGCGTTCGAGCCAACTATCTGAATTAACACCTACTAGCAGTATGTTGCCGTAAGTTGCTGCCGCTTTAAAATATTCAATGTGTCCAGTATGTAGTGGATCAAATCCACCTGTTACTAGCACAATAGTATAATCAATATCTTTAAATTTCACGCCTGGAAGAAATTCTCCGGGTTCCGACTTGGGCTGTCTTCTATTATCTACCATCTAGTTCTTCCTTCAATTCACGCACCCGGTGCCGCAGCCAACTTATTCCAGTGCTGATCCATCCAGTATCTTGTGGCTGTAGTTGTGTTTGTGCATAGGCAATTTCATCTTCTAATGCAAAGATACGTTCCATTTTAGATTGTTTTGTTTCAGTCATTTCAGTCATTGTAATCCGTGGTCCTTATTATCATTTATCACGAGTAAACACCCAGTCTGCTTTTTCCACTTTTTCCTTCAATGAATACCCGTAACTATTCAATAATTCAAATGCATCGGGCGTATCTTCTGGTTGTCTGTCTAGTATTATTCTTTGTTTATATTCTATCAAAACCACAGGTGAATTAGTTTCAAAAAAGTTCTGCGCGCCTTGCAATAGATATCCTTCGTGACTGTCAACATCTATCTTGATAAAGTCTATGTCTTCAAAATCATAACTGTCTAAGTATAAACTTTGTACTTTCTGTGTGTTGTGTACTGCAATATCCTTTGGCTTTTCGTCTTTATCACTTACCCATCCCATAAATGTGCTTTTACCAGTATGCAAATCAATCAACTTGTTTTCATTGCTTAGTGCTATATTATACACTGCAACATTATCTATGCCGCGTTCTTGTAAATTCTTTTCGCAACAAACATGCACTATCGGATGCGGTTCGAATCCAATTACATTCGTAAATAAGCCAGCCATGAGCACTGTACTGTCACCTATCCATGTACCTACATCAATTGCATTTTCATGTTTTGTACAATAGGCCACTGCTTTTTTTATAGGCTCAATGCAACTGAAATTTTCTTCCCTGATCTGGTCACCAGATTTGCCGGCAGTGCCTTTTGGTGTCCACCAATTTCCGTTTCTCATTAACATCCTATTACTCTTTCTAATATCTTATCTGCCCATTCATCTTGGCTTTGTTGATTAGGATGGTGATCATCTGTAGAAAACCATTGTGCTTTACTTCGTAAGTCGGTAATTTGACTTGTTTCTATATCTATAAATTCTTTTATATTTTTTAACTCTTTGTTCAACATAGTATCTTCGTAATGCCAACAATCCAAGCTATTCCACATTACAAAAGAAATGCCTTTGGTGCGAAAATAATTAACTAACAGTATTACCTTACTACTCCAGTGTCTGTACATTGATCCTTCAACATCTATACCGGCTTTCACTGATGATAAATTATCGCTTACTTTAAATGAAAACCACTTGTGTGGTGCAGTTATATAATCCCATCTAAGAGCATTGCTCCATCCAACTAAAACTAAATCATAACTGTTTTCTAACAAAGCATCAATCGTGTTGTAAACTATATGAGTGTTTCCATTACCTGCTTTGCTCCTGTTGTCTATATCTGCACCTAAACGTTTTGCAACTACTTCGCATTGAGGAATCACGTGTTCGTGTCTACACATAAAACTGCACCCAACTGCTAAAATTTTCACGATTAGTCTTGCCTCTCTAGTATCACTGTGTATTTCACAATATCTATTGTAAGATTACCTCGTACAAACTGCTTTGGGCCATTGATGTTTTCATGTATAATTTTCCAACCTGGTATCTGTTCAATTTTGTCTTTCCACCATTGTGGGTCTTCAATGATAAGATGTGCATTCCGTCCGTCACTGAGTCGTTTCTTTGCAGGATGACACGCAATAAAATGATGCTGATACTTTGTGCCAATTTCAAATAGTTCTTCTAACACAGCGTCAATCTGCTCTGGTTCAATGTGTTCAAGTACATCACGACTGTACACAAGATCAACTTGTTCTGGTAGTTCAATTGGATGTGTTATAGGATCATAGCTGTATATGTCCATTGTATCTGACTTCAAACTATCCAATGGTGTGCCTTTGCCGCAACCAAAATCAAGTATGCTATTTACTGGATGGTCCTTTAAAAAGTCAGTGAGTATATTTGGCGCACCGGTTGCGGTACCAAAGCTCTTGCGTGAGTGTAGTTTTTCTAATTGTTTTGTGTATTCTTCACTGTTTTTCATAGCTGTATCAGTCTTTGTTAGAATCTGCTATTATGATTTTACGGCCTTCGGTACCTATTTGTGCGTCCAACATTGTTTTCACTTTCATAAGCATTGCACATGCCATCATTAGAATATCTTCTCTATCGTCACACATCATAATTTGTCTATCAATTGGTTTGCAAAGTTCTTCCATTCTTTCTTGCACGTTTTTAGTCATGATCCCTCACTCATTTAGCTTTGGTGCCAACACTGCGCCGTTTGATGTCATCATGGCAAAATTCTGCCCAATACAGTTCAAAGGCTACTCCATCTTCCAGACCCTCAAACTGATGTATCTTGCCTGGCTTTACTTGTGTAAAATCTCCAGCTTCAAGCACAGTTTCATCAACTAACCCTTGTTGCTCACCATCTTGCCACACACGCACAATCATCTTACCCGACTCAATAAAGAAACCGTTCCATTTGTAGGAATGTTCGTGTTCGCTACACTTGTATCCTTTTTTAAATTCTATACGATGAAACTCTAGTACGCCATTGGCGTGGATAAGCTCGGTCTTACCCCATATTTTTCCTGCTTTGATTCCCATTAGTGTTGCTCCATAACCATAAGGCTTTTGTCTAACCACGGAAGTACAAGATCACGCTGTCTTAACTTTCCGTATTTGTTAATTCCATCCACTGCACACTGCGGTAACAATTCAGTTTCTTCTATAAGATTATACAAGTTAACTTGTTGAGGATTCATTGGTTCGATGTTGCTCTTGTACACAATGGCATACAGCCACGGATCTCCAGGTGTTTTCTTAAAAAATCCATCACGACAATCCCAGCCACTAACAGCCAGCATATAGATTAACTGCGGCATTGTGTAATGATATTTGTGATCCAAGGCTAGGTTGTATTCTTGAATGTGATATTCTGTGTTAACAGTTTGCGGCACTGCCAGTACCAACATAGCATCTTTGTTTGCAATATGCCACCAATTTGACAATGCTTGGTACGGGTTTAACAAATACTGCAATTGATCGTAGCAATATACTATATCAAATGATTTTTTAACACGGTTTAGAGATTCGATGTTGTGATTTTGGTATGATATACTATTGTGACTACTATTAAGTCTTTTAAATGTGTTAACACCAACGCATTTAATGCCTAGCGGAGTTTTTGCTTCATCTCTTGTGGTAGCACTTGCCCACCACAGCATATCGGTTGCTTCAACGTCGCAACCAAGATCAATAACACGCCCAACACTGTCCATAAAATCATCATATTCATACATGTAACTCAGTACATTTTTCAAACTGTGTTTGTGTTTTTCATGTGGACTCGTGAATGAGCTCATTTATTAATCCTGTAATCGCAGCCTCATGTTGACTGTGTGCAGTATTATGTATGCCGTTTATTAAGTCAGCATTACTTTCTAGGCGTGACCAAACATCATTGCGTATCTGCACAGTATTCAACAATGTTAATCGTTTTATTTCAATAAGAACCATTACCATGCGCTTCCAAGGATCGACTTCAAGATCATAACTGTGATCGATTACATCATCAAAAACATCAAATCCTTGTTCTCTTATACGCTCAACTAGCCCTGGGACGGCATACCATACAGGAAGTTGCCGCCAGCACAATGCTTTATATGATTTTTCAGTTATAAATTGACTGGTCCACACACCAGGATCTATCTCGTTGCTGCTTTCAACTACCAACTTAACTGGTGCTGTGTAAAACTTTTCATGTTTTAAACGATGCTGTTGCTTATTGTCCACAATAGGATGATCAACCATGAGAGGCCAAGGATGCGGCTGAATAAGTTGCTTTATGTCTTCTCGAACGTAGTCGTTATTGGTGCCCAAACTGATAATTATTTCGCTAGGATCAAATATACCAAGTAATCTTTTAGCAAGATGAACTCGCGATAAACTAGGACGGCGCATTGGACAAACTAATTTGTGTGTCATTGGCATATTTTGCCAATCGACTTGTTGCAGTTGTAAGTGCTGGTACCAGTCATTATAGATCATCTTGTTAGGCAAGCACACCGCAGGATAAGGCAATTTATCAGTATCGACATAACAGGTATATACTGCACCAAAGCGAGTAACACCATGCCCAATTAAGTATTGCCTTAAGTGTTCAACGTCGTCTGCGTCATGACCTTCAACATGAGCATCAACTATCCAGGTAAAGTCTTTTACTTTATCAACTGAGATATTTGCTTTTGCAAGATCATCAAGGACGTATTTTGCTATGTCGCCATTACGCAAGTCTTGAGTGGCTATCCATTTCCAAATATCATAAAAAACAGTCGTATTGTTGATATAACGTATACGCATTAGACTTGCACATCTTCCATGCCTGCTGTGCGCAATCGCACAATGTGGCCCATTTGCCACTGCTTTGTATCCAAGCCTTTCATGATGCCCAAATATTTGTTGCGCAATAATGCAACTTCGTTGATCAGTGTTTCAAAGTCAATGACTTCATCTTCGCCGTCTACATACTTTTCTGCATCACGACTTGTTAACGCTCTGGCATATCCTTCCAAATACTTTTGGAAATGCCGGCGTCTAATCTTGCGTAACTGTATGTTTAAGAAGTTAAGCACTGCTTCAATCTCTTGCAGTTGATTGAAACGATGCTCCGTTACACCCGGCAAAGCCTTGATATTTTTTTCAATGAGTCCTCCAACCTGACACTCACTTTTAGCAACTTCAAGTTCTGCTTCAAAGTGCGTGATAAAGCCAGGAATGTTGCCAAGATTGTTTGTTACTTTGCTATACCACATGTGTATTAGTACTCGTCGTAGTCAAACTCGCCATCGTCATTGAACTGATCAAGTAGTTCATCCTCTTCTTCCTCTTCAAGATCGTCTTCATCATGCTCACCAACATAGGAACCAACTGCCATTTTTATAGCACCGTCCCATTTAAATGCCTCTCGTATTTCGTCGGCACTATGGTTTTCCATTAGAGTTGCTACTACTGTATCAGCAGCTTCTCGAATGTCTCCATTTTCCAGTATAAAAGTGCGGCAGTCTTTCCACACCATTGCAGCTATTTCTAATGACACGTTTTTTGCTCCTATTCTACAAACAGTTCTGGAAAAATATTTTTTAATTTTTTAATATTTTTGTTAGTTTCGTACCATTCAATGTACTCAAAGAAATCGTCACGCAAGGATAGATCAAACTTTGAATCATTGACTCCTACCAATAAGTCTTCGTATGTAGTTTCAGTGTTATCTATGATGTTACGATTAATCTCTATATCCTTTAGCAAATTTTTCTTCATATGATCAGGCAGTGTTTTCATGCCTAGGCATACAGGATTGTCTACTATGTTAGTTTTCAATTTAATGTTATTGTTTCTACACCAGGTTGCAAGATCTCTAAACCCTAGGACTGTTGCTGTTTGAAGTGTATACAATACTGCCATATCTATTCGAGGGTTATCAACAGCTTTGATAACGTGCTGCTCAACCTCTTGCCAATTACTTCCGTACCTTGCCCATTCCTGGACTTCTCCTATTCCTTCAAGACTAACACTGCATTGAATGTACTTAAAGTCTCCAAGCGAATCAATTATTGCTGAAAAATCCTTACTAGCATTGGTAACAAACAGCAAACTCAGTTTACTTTTGGTACTGTTGGGCAACTGGCGTAATTTATCTATCAAGAACTTATCTAAAAACGGCTCTCCGCCAAGGAACTTCAAAAATTTGATATGCTTGTTGTTTTCCAGAATGTCATCCAAGTACTCAATATACTGTTTATTCTTAAATGTAAATGACTTGGCCCTTGTTAAGTATTCAGGATCCTTTGCTAGTTTGCGCTGTACAACTGGGTGATCGATACTAGCCATCCAATTTGCATAAATCAACGAACTATCTTCAGGAACACACATCACACAGGCATAGTTACAAGTATTACCAACTTTGATATCTGCAGACACAATCATATCACTGTCAAAGTCGTCTTTCTTGCTAAAGTACACATCTATCCAATTTGGTTTGTTGATATCTTGTTGCATTGATATCAATGAATTTAGATGTTGTCGCAAACTCTGTATTCCATTTTCTTCTTGCATCCAACAGAGTCGACAATGCTTTGATCTTACTCCGTTGGCCAAATCTTTTTTCAAATCTCGTATTGGTTGAGAATTTAAATACTCCAATGAACTCATGTTTTGACTAGGCATGTGTTCAGTTATTTCATGAGACATTGAACAACAAACTCTTTTAGCCATGTCATTATTGTTTCTTACTTGAAACCACGGAGCAACACAGAATGTGTCTTTATTATTATGCATTCTCTTGTAATATTTCGCCTGTCTCGGCATCAATGACTTCATGCACATCAACAACTTCGTCTATACTTACCGTTTCGTCACCAATTTTAGCAAACTCTAGCATCAATTCGTCAAGGCAGCCATTTTCATTGCGTTCCCATGCTTTGCGGAACTGGATAATTTCGCTGCCATCAGATTTAATAAAGCTCAGTCTGTTGCCAGACTTTTTAAGCAAGTCTACACTTTCGGCAAGATCAACAAGCCCACTATATGGGTTCATGCCAGTTTCATAAGGAATCTTAACTTGTACACTTTCAAACGGTTTAGCATAGCGTGTTTTCATAACTTTACATGCTGCACGAATACCTTTTACTTGCGAAATCTTGTTGCCATCTTCATCCTCTTTGAGCTTGAGCTTGCGCATTGCAACCACGATTGAACTTGCATAGATAAAGCCTTGTCCACCCGAGATCTTATCATCTGGATCAAACATATCTTGTGATGCATATGTGTGGTTGGTACACACCATACCAACGTTGTAACTGCCAAACATGTTTACAGTATTACGCACCAATGCTGTTAGTGCTTTAGGCTTTCTGCCCAAATCACCTTTCATGTCACCTGATTCAAACTGATTAACATCTGTTGGAGTAAGCATCATGCCTAACGAATCAATTACAAACAACACCTTAGGACGTTCGCCGTCGGCCATTGCTTTGTAGTCTTTCATAAACGTGCTAATTGTTTTAGCAACATCGTCGATCATGCTCATTGCCAGTTTAAGCAGTTTGCTTTCATCAGTATCTACACCAAGTGCAGTTAACCATGCTTCATCAAGTGCGTTCTCAGTGTCGATAAGCACAACAAAGATGCCTTGCTCTTGGGCATGTTTAACAATGTTACCTGCGGCAAAGTAACTTTTGCCTGCACCTGATTCTCCAGCAAACACTGTAACTTTACCTAGTGGACAACCTTTGTGGAAATCTCCCGAGATAAGATAGTTAAGTGCATAGTTGCCTGTGCTGATCCAGTCTGTAGGATCATTGAACCCAATACTGAGTCCGTCAATGCTTTTAGTAATGTCCTTGCGGAACTTGCTTACGTCAAATGGTTTTGCCACTGTATTCTCCTAGTTTATGATCGTATATATGCAAATATGAGGGCAGGGAGAAAAAGGGAATAAAGCCCTGCCCTCACTGCTAGTTAAGATGCAGACTGTCTGCTACGAATCATAGCAAGTATGTCTTCTGCTTTGTTGCTGCTATCTGCTGCTGGAGCAGGTGCTTCAACTGGAGCAGTTGGCGTTGCTGGTGCAACTTCAAAAGGAACATCTTCTTTTACTGCGGGTGCTGCTGGTGCAGGTGCTGCCTGTGGTGCTGGTGCTGAGCCGGAGGAACCTTCAGGCTTCTGCATACCCGCTGGACGGAAGTAGTTAGACCAACGCTCTGCGTCATAGCTTTGTCCGTCAACGCTTGCTTCAAACATCTCTTTCATTACACGGAGATCTTCTTCGCTTGGACGCTTTGGCAAGAAATCACCTAGGTTATACAAACCTTGTGATTCAATTGCTTCTGCTTCCTGTGCAGTAAGTGGAGTCTCTTTGCGAGCCCACTTGCTTGTGGAATAGTCAGCGTATCCACCTTTTTGTGTTTTACTTACGCGAAAGTCTAAACCACGCTCGTAATCAGTTGGAAGTTCTTCCAACTCTGGGTCCATCAATGCTGACTTGATAGTCTGGAAAATCTGAGGACCAATAATAAAGCGTCGGATCGCTTTTTCGCTTTTGTCATCAGCAATTGGGTTTTCGCGCACAAAACCTTGCATGATATATGAACGCTTTTTCCAATACTTGCGACCCATATCTTCAAGACTTTTGTCCTTAAACCATGTGCGTACTTCTGTGAGGATTGGACAAGTCTCGCCCCACATCTCAATACAAGGAATTTGCACCTGGATGCTTTTGCTATCCATTTGCCCTTTAATGCCATTGAAAGGAAGTTTAATCATTGCACGTTCAATCCAGAAGAACGTATTAGTTGTATCCAGATCAGGAAGGAAGCGTAGCACTGCACTATCGCCTTCGTTCATATTCCAATGTGGATAAATTGCGCCATCACCACCGGATGACTGATTGCCTTGTCTGTTATCTGCCGCTGCAAGGCGTGCGCGGATTTCTGCTAATGAAGCCATTTTATTTCTCCTATGTGCCTACGAGTAGCAACTACTACTCTATCATTTGCCTGTGATGCGCTACTACGCATCTGTGTATAGCCTAACATACACTGTACTAGTATATGCAATTTTATTTAGTCCGTCAAGCCAATACGGCAAAGTTTGTTGGCTCTTTTGATATGGATTAAATATACACATGAATACGTTTAATATAGCATCTAATTTATGGATTGTCAAGGACTGCTTTGATCCAGACACACTGATTTGGTTAAAGGATATTAAGACCAATACGGATAACAGCTTTTCGGTAACGCGGCCTCATTTGCGCATGCTGTTACAAGACAGCAATGATCACCGAAGACTACAACAAGTTGGGCTTGACCTAGTACCAGGGCTCGATAAACTAACAGGCCAAAATTTAAACTTTATGGTTAGTAAATTTTGGTTAGACCTGCCCGGCTTTGGTTGCCAAGTACATCACGATGCTGCTGATATCGCTGTTACACTACAAGTATACATTGACAATGACGGCGATACAGTTGGTGCAGAGTTCTTGCATGTTGATCCAAGTATACAAATACCAATTGAGCCAAACTGCGGTTACTTGAATTTAAACACAGACCTAAAAGAACATCAAGTTATTGCTAGCAATGGCACACGAACTAGTGTGGTGTTTCAATACAACGTCACTGATAGTTAAGCCACAGCGTTTCGCGGATGCTGTTTTCAGGTATTGGATTCATCATACCATTGAAAATCCTTGGATTGTTCAGATATACAATAGCACTGCGCGGCTCGTGTGGCACATACACACATTCACTACTTTCAATAGCACGAGCAGGGCTATGATCATTCTCCCCAGTAGCAGTGTTAACTGCATCTTCAATACAAAACGCATACTGGTTGGTGTCTGCTGCTTGTGTGCATAGTGGTATTTGTACTTGCAGTTTAATATTACTGTGTATTCTATGCATCATGATTTTTGCATGCGATAACGTAATGTCAACATAGCCCACTTGCGGCTTTAGATCAATACCAGCAAGTTCGCTAAAATACGGTGCCCACACTGCACAAATGTCATTGGGCTCTCGAGTCTCACTCCAATCCGTTAATAAACGGTTGTCGTAGAGCATTTTGAGTTTGTTGTTTTCTGCATTGCGATATAGTTTGCGAACAAAAGAATATTGCTCTAGGGGAAAGAAATCCCTAATCAGCCATAACTGACTAGGGATAATTATTTCTGGAGTCATGTTATCCTCGAGCTAGTTGTAGTAGTCTGTCTAGCTCTGCTTCTAACATTGGATCACGTTCTGCTTTTAATGCTGTTTTTCCTGTGTCAATGTCTGTTACTTCGGTCATGTCTTCATCGTCTAAGTCTTGCTCTTCACTGTTGCTAATTTTGTTTGCATCATCTGTGCCATCTTGTTCATCAGGGTTTACAAATGAATCCCCCATTGATTCTTCAACGTCGTCACCGCCTGCTGTTTTTGGAACTGCGCTGTTGTCACCGCCTAAATTCATTCCCAAACTGCGAGCTTTGCCTGCGGCTGCATCTGCTTGTCCTGCTGCATAACCACTTGCCGGATCTTCCTGTGTTGGGTCTTCAGTTACTGATTCTTCTTTCATTAGATCTTTAAGTTCTTTTTCTAACTGTGGTACGTCTTTTTGTGTTAATCCGCTCTTAGGAGCATCACGTTTTGCCAATTCAATCTGTGTTTTTTTGTCTCTGATTCTATCTTCTTTACTTCTTACATTAACGCCCATAAAATTAGTTTTAGGTACTGGTTTTCCTGTATTGATATCAACTGATTCTTCCATTTGTTTGCGAATACTGTTAATGTTTTGATCACTAACGCCAGGATGCATTTTCTTGATTTCTTCGTTGCTGTCACCATCTGCAATCATTTCACCTATGTGCTGATGTAGATCGCTCATTGCACCTTCGCTCATTGATTCATCAATGACAATGTCAAAGTCTGCAAGTCTTGCTTTTACTAGCTCTCTACAATCTGCATTTGGATCGCGGTCAGCAAGTGCGCTGATGTCATCGAACAATTCATCGTCACCAATTAGATCATATAACTGCTCTGTTGCATACTCTCCGTCAGGTCCACACATAAGGGGCTCGCTCATGAGCTTTTTAAGTTTGGACATTTGTTCCTCTGAGTCAGGTAACGCCCAGGTACCTTCCGTAATACGGTCAGCCCACTGTTCAAAAATGTCTGCTTCTTTCATGTTCTCTTCCTGTATCTTTGCTAGGATAGGAAGAGCTTCTTCAATGCGCCTGTCAAGTGCGCTGTTAACAAATACTTCTCTTACCCGATCAACTGTTTCATCAAGGTCAGTAACCTGCAAAGGATCAAATGCTGCAAAGATATCTTTATATCCTCTGCGACTGATCATTTTCTTTGCTTTACGCTTGATGTCACTGTAATGCTTTACTGCATCTTCTACAATGCCTAATGCACTTTCGTTTTGTGCAAATGCATTGCTTCTGCTTGCTCTTATAAATCTTGACAGTGTTCCCATCTCGTTGATAGTAGCACTGATATGCTGTCCAAAACTATCATATGGATTGCCGCCTTCACTAACATGTCTTGCCATTGCCTTTGCGCCAGCAATACTTTTGAAAGGCATACGGAATCTTTCACCCGCTGCATTTTCAACAAACAAACTTTCAATATTTCGAAAACGTGCTTCGCCTTCGCCAAGTGCTCTTGAATGTTGTATTACCACTCGAGCATTGCCTGGTTGACTGCTAGAACTTCTTGTTTTGCTGTGACCTTTCCAGCCTTCAGCTAACTGTGCCATGCTTTTCATTGAATACTTCAATCTGTTCATGTTGTTCAGGCTAAATGTTAGTAGATTGCGCTTGGCTATATTTCTAATAATACCAAGAAAATCATACCAGTCGCCACGATCCCCACGTTCCATACCTCGTCCAAGATTGTCGCCATAGAAAACTTCAAGATCATTATCACCGTTTACCAGTATAACCACTGTACCATAGTCGCTGTTTTCAGTTTTGTAGTTGAACGAAAACAGATCGGCTTCACCAGGATTGACTGTAGGTTTACCCATAGCGTCTAGGCTCTTTGGATCAAAGTCCCGTGTGACCAGTGTGTCGTAAAGTTGTTGTGATGCGTTATTTTCTTGTGCCATAATACTATTTATTAAAACATTGCCACAAACGGCATAGGTTCAATACCCATATCTTCATGATCAGTCATTTGCCCGTCTAATTCATTGTGATAACTTTGCAATACCTGCATCATACGCACCACTAGCAAAGTTGCCATTACAAGATCGTCTGTTTCGCCAGGTTTTGCAGCATAGCTAGTACCATGTGCCACAAAGTTTTTGAGTTCGCTGATCAAACTTAGGCTGTTAATTTTTAATCTATCTTGTTCTAGTAGGTTTTTGAACTTTGCACATGCGGCTAGTTTAACTTTGTGTGTGGTATTAAATCCTTTGCGACCGCTACGACCTTTGCCAATATCGCTGAGAAAGTATCCTTGTATGTTTTCTTCACCATAATCTCTAATTGATATCAAACTTGCTTCGCCAATAGTATTGTTTTCAACACTGTAGTAGATACTTGGAGGATGTTTGACTGTTTCGTTGATGTGTTTGCAAATATCAGCTAGGATGCGTATTTGCTCTGGGATGGTTGTTCGGTTATGTTTCCATTCAGCAATCTGCACATTACTGTTTGCTTCCCATACCTGTATGGCACAAGGATCTCCGCCTGTGCCAAGACTTGGATCAAGTCCAACAACGTAGATTTTTCCTAGTTCAGGACGTTTATACCAACGTACTTGTCCTGTTCTATACTGTGGTTCTATTCCTTCAAGGTCAATCAGTTTGGTTGGCGCGATAAGTGTTTCATCGTTGATAATAAACTCGCAATCCATCTCTCTACGAAAACGTTCGATACCTAGTATATTGCGCTGTTCGTCGGCCCAGTCATCATCTCTGTCAGGGTGTTCTGCCCAGTATGCTCTGAAGGCTTTAAAGCCGTTTACACCTAGCTCTGTTTCATTGCCGTAGTTGTCTTCTGTTTTGTTTGCACCTTTCCAAATAAACGCAAACTGATCCTCGTCACTGTTAGGTGTACTAGTAATAATAGCACCACCACCTGTACTCAATGTGGGAGATATTGATGTCCAAAATTCTTTGGCAATTGTAGGTCTCACAAATGCAAACTCATCACAGTATAGCAGTGTAATACTCATACCACGTCCGGTATTTTCAGTTGTGGTTTGCGCAACTATTCTTGAACCATTGTCAAATTCAATCGACCCTTTATTGTAACTTGTAGCGCCAGCGCGGATGTGATCAGGGCAGTCTTCGTACGCATAACGAACACGCTGCATAATTTCTTGTGCGCCTGCATACTTGTGTGCTGCTACCAATATGGTACTATCTGGTCTAAACATTGCATACCACAATAGATATCCAGCAGCACTTGTACTCTTGCCAGTCTGTCTTGGCATCATTGATATTGAAAATCTATAGTTGTGATAGGTACTGATCAGCCTTTCTTGAAACTCCCAAGGATCGTACTTCATTTTTCCTTGCACTGGATGCTGAATATAGAAGAAATTTCTCATAAAATATTCAGGTCCTGTTACCGGATCGGCACAAGCAGCAAACTCTTGAAGTTGCTGTTCAGTAAATTCTTGTTTTTTATAGGCACTTTTTACCAGTACCCCATCCAGGCTTTTACTCATAATATTTTTTAATTTCTCCGCTGGTAGGAAATCTATTTAAACCATCACACTTTAATTCGATTCCAACTTCTCGCAAATGATATTGTATCAAACTTTCAAGAACTAAGTCTCCAAACAAGTCTACATCGTACTTAGCCTTGCCTAGTATAGTATCTTTATATTGTATATAATTTTCCCATTGTTTCCAAATTTTATTTTGACCATGTTGCCATTGATTTATTTTTTGTTCAAACGAATTATCGTCAACTATATTACACCCGATGTGCTCTATAACATCAAGATTAATCTTTTTAAAATTATCAAATATATCCTGTGTATCAATACAATAAAATCCTAAACTTTTTGCCAAGTCCCATTGGGCTTGCATCTCAGGGAACCACCACTGTGGAATAGTTAAACTAAAGTATTCTCTCCATTCCCAGTGATCTAACTCTTTTTCAGACCAGTTTCCTGTGTCTGATTTCATTGCGTCTTTAAAGTTTGTTATATTTTTTCCAGTTTTTTGTTGAGTAATTAGTGCAAATTCACTACTGGTAGCATTGCTAGGACCTAGATAAAAAAAACGTTGTTCAGTTGTATATGATTGCGAAATGTATTCAAATATTTCTTTTCCTTTAAAATCTAACATAGGAACTATGGGCGTAAATATATTATTAGCTGCCGGTTCAAAGGTTGGATGCATTAACTGTTGTTTATCTAAAGGATGCCACTGTTTGTATCCGTGCCCGTTTACTGCATCAGGATCCTTATTATTAAGTGTAATATCTGCGTTAAGAGGTAACGTATCGAGATCTGTACAACTACGCAATATTAATTCTATGGTGCTGGCAGCACTGCCGGGAACAAAACTTAACCAAATATTAACCATACTAATACTTATGTATTAGCACCTGCCCTATGTTGTTAAATACCAGTATGGGTAGCACACTAGTATTAGCACCGGACTATCAACCGGTCAGTTATTTGCCGCTTAGTACGGTCAGTTGGCAAATAGCTGTCAAACTGTTCTTTCTTGACAAGGTAACTGTGTTAGAGTGGCACGACGACTGGATTGTTCACAGTGCTAAACTGGATATGCGTGTGCCTGCTGTAGTAGTTGCAAAGCGTGGCTTCAAGCGTGATAGAGGCAAGATGCGTTTTAGCAGACAGAATCTTTATTTGCGTGATTTGTACACCTGTCAGTATTGTGAAGATACAGTAAGCGGCAAAGAACTTACACTGGATCATGTGATTCCTATTAGTCGTGGCGGGAAAACTACTTGGGAAAACAGTGTAACTGCATGCCGAACTTGCAATATTGCTAAAGGCAGTAGCAAAGGATGGAAACCTATTAAACAACCTTCACAGCCTGACTACTGGCGTGTTGTAAAAAATATCCAAAGTGTAACAATGCATGTACCGCATCCTAGTTGGGAGCAATACCTTGGTGTTAAAAATGTGATTGTTACTCGTCGATCTGCTTAGGATAGGTGTTTTTTATATGTTGCATTTTAGGCTTCTTGTGTTCTGGGGGAGTTGGTGCAACAAGTGGTGCTACGTTGGGTGCCGGTTTGCCTAATCCTCCAAAGTTTACACTTGCAATCATGCTTCCACTACACCTTCTGCAATTAGTTTTGCTCTGTTAGCCATGTGCTGTTCTAGCAGTTCTTCTTTGCTGCCGCCCATGTAAGGTACTGCATGTCCTTCTAGCATCATAATTTCAGTAACCCGCATTGTACGATCTTGTGGGCTATAATACACATCAAAGTCGCCTAGGATACGCCCGAACTTGCCTTTCATATCTTCACCATCTCTGGCAATTTGTGTTTTGAGAACAACGTCGGCTTCGCCTAATAGTTCAGCCATGCGTTTTTTTGCTGCTAATCCAAACTTTTTTTCTATTAAATCTCTTGTGCGGCTTTCAGGTGTGTCAATGCCCATGATTCTCACACGCTCGTCTCTCATCCAGATACCAAACCCAAGATCGATATCTACGTCTACTGTGTCTCCGTCAACTATGTTTATTAGTTTTGCTCTGTACTCGTACATGTTATACTCCTGTTATTAGGAGTATTTATTAACGAGGGTAGCCTTTGAATGCCACTATTGGTGACCCTGAATTGACTCCATCTGGTTCGCGGCTGCCTGTGTGGCTACTATCTTCCTTGCTGGGCATTCCAAGTGCGCTAAATGCTTTCTTTGCCATGCTGCGCTCTTCGTCAGTTAACGCATTAACAAGACCGTCGCCGCCGATCCAACTTTCTGGATCAGGCATGTTTTCGTTGTTGCCGTCTGAGTCCATGCCTGCCATTGCCATGGTAGCACGATACATGTCGTAGTAACCTTTACTTCTTACATGACCAGGACTTGCTGCCTGATGCACATGAGGCGCTTTGCCTTTTTTGTGCTTGAGGCGCAGACCTCTTTCTTCTTGTAAGAATTCGCTAGCTCTCATTAGCTTTGGTAAACGCCTGAGTCTGCACTTGATGCTGTTCCCATTTCGGTTGCTGTTCCTGAACCGCCAGTAATGGTAAGTTGGTTGCCAACACCTACATAAATGTATTGCACACTGTTTGCCGGAATAACAATTGCGGCACTGTAAATAGTGTCTGTGTTTTCATTTGGCTTACCAGCAAGTATGACTTGTGCTGTTACACTGGTCACGCCGGTTGAGATCATTGCTTTGTCTGTTGTCCAGGCTTGGGCTGATATTGCGCCTGCATATGTGTTTGTTTGACTAGCCATTTATTTTTTTCCTTATACTATCTTGCTAACTGGTTTGGAACTCCACATACGGCAGCTCCAGTAACCAGCCTTTGTTCTATCTTTTTTGTCTGAACAGTTATGTCTTGCTCTAAAGCTCTTGCGGGCTTTGGGGTTGTCTCTGCGGATTTCCATGTTTGGATCTCCAAAATTAACTTTTTTAACATTGCCTGTCTTTGGATTCTTAACATATACTTTGTACTTTTTAACATCGCCACGTGTTGGCTTGCCAAGTTTAACTTTACGTCCTTGGTATTCAGCTTCGTTGGTTTTGCTACGTTCCAATGAGCGGATCACACTGTTAACCATTGCGCTAACATCACTGCTACCTAGTTCATCATCATCGTGATCTTCAGCTTCATCATTGATAGCATCAACAATACGCTCAATACCGTAGTTTCTTACCATTTCACTGAAGTCTTCCATGTTCATAATTCTACGCTTGATAGCATCTGCGGCATCGTCAGCGTCTTCGTCTAATGCACGATTTATGTTTAGGCCCTTGGCAAAAATAGCATCGACTTTTTTCTTATAAAAGTCGGCTGCGTCATCGTTGCCCATACGCCTGTGGTAAGCTGATTTACGCTTGTAGTCAGCAGCCTTGTCCATGTCACCATCGTGTACATGACTGTCTTCAGCTTCTGTCATCTGCATATGAAAGCCACTTACTTTGACCCCATATCGATCTTCTAGTTCATCTGCAACCATATCATAAATTGCTTCGTCATCATCACCAGGATTGGCCATTACTTTTACATTTAAGTCTGTTGGAAGTTTATCAAGTGCTGACCCAGCAAAACGAATGTCTCTTGCTCTAACCATTACTTCACGATCTTCAGCAACTTCTTCATTTGATTCATTTTTATTACCGTATGTTATACAAGGTGTCTGTCCACAACCACAATTTCTTGCTTCGTCTATAGTATCTTCTGTAACTTCCTTATCGTCGTCTGCAATCATGTGGCAACCGCAATGCTCAAGCACTGTTGTCCCAAAGTCATCTGTTTCGACAACTACGCTGTCATCTGTGTGGCTAACCACATCAAACTCCAGTGCAAGTTCTTCATTGACTGCAACTGTAAACACATCGCCTTCGACCATAAAGGCTTGCGCTCTTTCACTCTCAGTGATGTATTTCTTTAGACTCATTTTGCTTTGTATTCCTTGTAAAGTTCCATTAAATGACTTGCACTTGTTTCTTCAAGCTCTGACTCACCAAGGTTGACTGAGTTATTTTTCATACCTTTCATAGCAAGCGGATTATCAGCCATGTTGTTTGGGTTCACTTGCATCTTTGGACCGTTTAGTCCGCCAGCAATACCGTTAACCAATGTGTCTGTATCTGCTGTTGCAGTATCATCTGCACCATTTGCAAATTCCATCTCTTCAGTCATTTCATTCTGCATGTTCATACCAATTCCGGCTAGTTTAAGCAATCCACCTAATTTCATTGCATCTTCATCAGTTGCATTAATGGTTAGACTGGGACCAGCTCGGTCACTTAAACTAACATTGATGTCCATGCCTTCCATTAGTTTGCTTGCTGCACGGGCAATTTCGTTTGACTCATAAACACTTGCCTGCTTGTATAATGCTTTTCCGTTGCCGCTAGCATCTGTTGCAATTGCTCCAGCTACTGTGGTTTCTTCAACTTTGTCTTCGTTCTTGGCTTTGTCTTTGGCAGCTTTTTTCATATCTTCTTTTTTGTCGCCGTCTCCGTCAATATCTGCAAAATCTGGCTTGGCTGCTTCGTTTGCAACTGCCATATCCATATCGCCATCATTGTCAACATCAACCATAATCCAGTTGTCACCTTTTGGATCCATACTGTCACATTCACAATCTGTAGTTGGCATGCCAAGCATATCACCACACTCTTTACATTTGAGTGTTTTCATGTCCATGTGATCTTCTTCCATCTCAGCTTCAGATACTTTGTACTTCTTGCCGTCAACTTCAAAATCATCTTTGCCATCTTTTTTAGCTTGTGCCATAGCACCTGAGAATGCATTACCTTCTTCGACGTCTGCTTCATCAAGTGGATTTTCAGACATAATCTTGTTTGCAATCTCTTGTGGAGTACCTAGTGCTTCTTCAATTTCTTGTGCTGGTACACCGGCTAGTTCTGCTAAACGTGCTAACACGCCTTGTCTGGCTGCGTCTTTAAGTGTGCCTGAGTTTTCACCCATGTGCATCTTTCCATCTTCGTGTTCTTTATCACGTTTGCCAAATTTCCCATAGGAATCATCTCTACGATCTTTCATTGACTGCTTTTTGTCTGACTCTTTGCCAGTACGCATACCCATTGACTCGTCTTCTTTATCGTCATAGCCTTGAGCTTCGTGCATTCCATCTTTGTCATGCTTCTCATCATACTCAATGTCTTTGGTTACTGACTTGCCATCTTTACCAGCATGCCGATAGTGATCATATTTTGCATCACGCTTTACTTCACGTCCTGCTTTTTCTGCACGATCATCTCTTTCAACATCAGACTCTTTTTCAAACATCTTGTTATCTTTTTTCTTCTCTGGTAACCCATCTGGACTTTGTTTGTCGCTAAACGGCGTATAGTTTGCCTGCTTGTTCATTTTGCTTGCATCAACAGCCGCCATGTCATCAAACATTTTGTCCTTCTTAGCATCCCTTGGCAGACCAGTTTCATAGTCTTTGTCGCTTTTACCAAATGGCTTGTAATTTGCTTGCTTGTTCATCTTGCTAGCATCAACAGCCGCATTGTCTTCCATTACTTGATCGTATTTTTCTAATACTTTATAAATGTTGTCCATGTTTCCGTTCCTTTAACTGTTCTTGCCTGGAGGGCCGTTTTTGCGATTCTCTGGCGCTGAATCACCAGCGGAACTGGTAACCTTTGGAATCTTGTTAGTACCCATAATTGGGCTATCTGTACTATTAGGGTAATCTGTTGTGTATAGCGGGCCTGATGGGAAAATATCTGGATCAGCACCGCCTGCAATTGTAAAATCACTGCTATATTCATTGCCAACTACTTTGCGCTTATAGGGATCTGCGCCGTAATATTCGCTGGCTTCTTTTGCTTCAGCAGTGTCTGGTTCGTAATCTGCACCTAGTACTGGATTAGGTTGTGCTTCGTAATCTGCACGTTCTTGATCAATACTGTCAGCATATTGTGTGTCTTGGATACACATTCTATTTGGATCCATACCTAACAATCGCGCAATCTGTATCATCTGCGGCGGCGTTGTTGGATAGTTAAAAGTAACGTCAATAATTGACATACTTTCGTTTTCAACACCTGGAAAATCTGGAAGTGTTTTCTGGATCGGTGTTTTCTTTGGTTCTGACATTTTAATAACATCAAACTGCTGAAGTTTTTCTTCTAGCTCGTTGACCTGTTCAGCAGTTACGTCGCCACAAATTTTGATTCGATAATCAAATGTTTGGCGTGTCTCTGTCAAGTATTGTGCGAATGATTTCATCGTTTATTCCCCTATGCAGTATTTAGCAAAATCTGTTTACTTTTCATCTTTGTCTTTGTTCAACAGCCGATCTAAAAGTGCGTTTCTGTCAAGTACAACACCAGTCCCTGTTGCAATATCATTGTCGCTGTTGGCTGCTTGTCGTGCATCCAGTGTGGCTTTTTTCAGTTGTAAATCAACCATCTTGAGTTTTTTGTTTAGCTTGGCAGTTTTAGCAGTAATAGCATGCCCGAGCATTGTGCTTGCAACCCCAAAAATGTCGCTTGCCCATCGACTATCAACGTTCATTCCCAAGTCCATCAGGTCATCAAAGCTCTTCGATGCTTTTACAGCAAGATCATCCATTTCTTGATCACTGGCTTCGAGTCCTCGGACCTGCGGTAATGCTGCTTGAACTTTGTCAAGCTCGCTCAGTGCATTTTGCATAGCAGGCATGTTTTCAGGTGTAGGATCAGGAACATTATCTGGCGTTACTTCGTTGGCCAAACCATCGTCCACTGAATCCGTTGGTAATTCAAATAGTTCTTCTAGTTTCCGTGTCATATGGGTATTTACCGGCGTTTGCCGCCTTGACGGAAGATATCGTCTTCTGTTATCACTCTAAATTTTAAACCGTTTCTTGCACACCATTTGGTAGCAGCGTCCCACTTAGCATAATTTACCGCAACAATTGCTTTGTCTCTGTTTGATGCTTTGCTTTCCAGTATACTTTGTTTCTTGGGTTTAATTTCAATTAACTCTGTAATAACTTGATTGTGCCTATTCTTGTACTGTATGAGAAAGTCTGGAATGTAGCGTGTTGGTTTACCAGTAAGTGGATTCCGATAAGGAATAACAAGACTTTCGCTTGCCCAACTTACAATGTTATCGTTGCTGTCGCAGAAACGCATGAAAGCCAATTCCCATCCACTACGGTATTTGGGTGCTTTTTTGCCTGCATACTTTGCTTGATTTAGAACTGTGTAGTAACCTTGCTGATAGTTATTAGCCATAGGTCACCTATATGAAGACGTTGCGGGCTGCGAATTGATTTGGAGTTGCTGTGGTCTTAATTCCTAGCAGTGTGCTATTGCTGCGTAGGTTATTTAGGTAATATGCAAGGGTTGCTGTAATTTGCACTTGGTTTTGGTCGCTCAGTTCGGTCAACAATGTCTCAACAGGTGTACCTGAATCTTCACTGATAGTAAAAACTGTAAGCGTAAAGTTTTTAGCAGCTAGTGGATCAGCAAAGATACTATTAAAGAAACTTAGTACATTGTCATAGATGTTTGCATCAATGACCAATTCACGTTGGTAAAATTCATCAAATACCCTGACTGTAGGATCGGTTTTGGGATTTGTGTAATTTACTGTTGTCATTGTTATTGTACCTTGGTCTGGCTAGGAACTGTAATAGGGCCGTTGCTTACTGTAGCCGTTGCTGATTTTGGTGTAGCTGGAGCATTGATACCAACTGCTTGTTGCACAGGTGCCTTTGGAAATAGCGCACCGCGGGCTGCGCCTGGTAAATCCTGCTTGATTGTGTTTCTTAATATGTCACGTGATTCTGTTTTCAATATTGATTGCAAATCTCTACCTCTAAACGTTTCAAATGCTGTTCCGCCTTTTTGTATTGCACCAACAACACCAGCTAAATTTCCAGCACTTAAATCTGTAACAATACCTGCTGCCGCGTCAATCAAGCCGCCATTACCAAATATAGTACCCGCGCTGCCTGGGCGAGACAACGGTGACTGCACTGTATCATAACTACCAGGATTTGCAAAGCTCGGTATGCCGCCATCTGGTTTGGTACCTGTAAGAGCTCCGTTATAGTACTTAACTGTTTCATAATCAAAGGTAAAAGTATTTTGCATAATGCCAGCACCTTCGGTGTAGTTGTAGGTATCATGCTCGAACGAGCTGATAATAGGGTTAATCAGTGTGTATGCTGCCCATTTGTGATCATTGAAGCCAAAGATTGTAATGTCGCGGAAAAATGCTGGTTTGCCTGCTCTTGCGCCGTCTGTATAACTTTCGCCTATGTAGCCCCAGTCGTTTATTTCTCTATCTTGTGTGTAGATATCTCTGTAGTTGTATGGATATGCAGCACCCGGGTTAACACCCTGCGCATTCTGTCCCATACTGCCATTGGTTACTGCGGCATCCCAATATTTCTGACTGGCATCTTTGTAGTAATACGCATAGTAGTTGTACCACATTTCTCTAGATAGGTCGCTTGCATCATCATGCATAATACATGTAATTGGATCATATTCAATTTGTGTTTGAACTTTACGTTTTCTGTTATACTGATTCATTGTGTCAACACTGAACTTGTAGCTAGGAAGTTTAACTTCTTTTACTAGCAAACTTAGGTTGTCCAGGTCTTGTGTTTGAAATACGTTGCGCAACTGCGGAATTTGTTGCACATTTAGATTGAACACAACATGGAAAAGAAATTTCCTGCGCGGAGCAAGCGCACCGTTATCGCTACGGAACGTCTTGCTAGCATGCGTATAGTCTTTTAAGAAATCGCTGCCAAAAAATCCTTTAAGAAAGTCTTCACCAAAGGCCATAAGTTACTCCTTATTAGCCAGTTACGACGTCGCCTAGTGTTCTTCCTACTGTAGAGCCAATGCCTGTACCAAGTGGTGTTTGAACAGCATTATCATAGCGAATTGATATTTCAATAGTTGCTGGATCGTTTGAACCATAATCAAGATCACCATAGTTAGCACTTACTAAGAAGCAACCATATAGTTCCCAAGTCTCAAGTACAACTGGTGCGCTTGTGCCGTTGCCACCGTCAAGTACTTCACAACGTGTAGTGAACTTGTAATCAATACCAGAACTAGCTGAAGCCTGCTCCATGGTATCCATTTGCTTTTGTAATTGCTCTCCAATCAGTCGACTAACGTGTCCGCCGGCATCGTCACGGAAAGTTGCACCTACTGCATCCCATGTTTGACGTCCTGCTAGATACATACGACTGTTGTAGATTGGAATTTCAATCTCTTCAAAGTTAATCGTTGGACGATTAAATGTCATTACCTGTTTGGTAAGCTCTGTTCTAGGTGTAGTTACACCAAGGTTTTCAAATACCACACGGTAGCGGTATTTTAGTTTTGGCATTAACAGACCTTGGGTTGGACTTGATTGGTCACTGGCCAAAGGCACTGTCATTCTTGTTAGCGATGATACGGCCATGTTATAATTCTCCTATTACAATAGTTATTTATCTAAAATTAGCCACAAAAAAATGAGGCCGAAACCTCATTTATCTGTGTTGTGTGTGCTTTAAACTGCGGATGCGCTTGCTACATTACCTGCTGCAATTTCACCTGTGTTCTTGATCCTGACTGGAATGTAGATGAATTCAACAGCTTTCACTGGCTCAATAGCAACGTCAACGTATAGTTCGTTTCTATCAATTCTAGCCGGTGTGTTGTTTGATTCATCACATACTACCAAGTAATCATATAGTCCGCGCTTTGCTACAAGATCAATCATCAAGCTCTCAATTGAGTTTTTGATTTCATCGCGTGTTGTTTGATCGTTTGGTTCAAACACAAAGTTCTTGCCGATAACTTCAAGTCTTCCACGAATGAATGCAACAAGTCTTGCAACGTTAATTCTATCCAGTGAACTCTGTGTGAATGTTGTTTTGTTACCGTAGTTGAGAATGCCACTACCTGGGATAAAGGTAATTGGGTTGATGCTGTTCTCATACAGTGTATCACGCAGTCCTTGGCGAATTGCTGTTTGTACAAACTCACCTGTTTGTGCGTTAATATAACCTAACTGGCTTGCGTTGTCTACTGTACCACGTCTTGTACCTGCTGGTGCTAACCATGGATAAGCAACATCATCAGAACGCACTATCGTTCTCAAAATCATATGACTTGGTGGAGCAACTACTGTAGCACCGCTTAGGTCAGTTGTTTGACAACTTGGATAGAACACACCAAAGTATGGATCTGCTACCGTTAAGCCGTCACCGTTAGCATTGGTTGCCCAGTTAACAATATCTGTGCCAGTGTCTTCTAGACGCAGTGGTGTGTCGCCGATAACAAATGCTGTGTTGTTTCGCTCGTTGTTCAGTGCTACCATGTTGGTTGCAAGTTCTTCGTAGTTTGGACATGCAATCAAGTTGTATATCTTTTGCTCTTCACGAAGTTCCTGTGCGCCGTCAATACTGGATTTCATTGCTGCAACAACAATTGCTCTTACAGCTTTGCGTCCTGCATACATAGCACCGTTACTTTGTAATCCGCTTGCTGTTACCCATGCATCTTTCACTGTAGGCAATGCACCATACGTAGAGAATGGGAAGTCTGAGGCGTTAAAATAATCAACTTCGTAAGATTTTACATTAAAGCCCGAACGTCTCATGTTCCAAACTAAACAGCCTTCTGGATACAGTGTAGGATCTGGCTTGTCCAAGTCAACATAATTGCTAGTTAGCAAACTAACAATGGTTGGCTTTGTGTCTGTTATTGGATCAGTTGTTCCGTTGCCGGCCCAACGTACATCAGCAAACAGTATACCATTCTGTGTGGTTTGATCTGAATTGTCAATTAACACCCATTGATCCACTGAATCAACACTCTGCCATCTGTAAAGTATAGGATAGTTGTCTAAGTCTGCTGTGCTTAACCAAAGATCGCCATACACCAATGCACTCTTAGCAGTATCGTTCTGTGTTGTTGGCGCAGATGCAGCAACAATTGGGCCTGTAGCATTTGTGGTTGAAAGGTTGAATCCTCTAATGTCTGAAGTAACATTTTGGTAACCTTTCCAAGTACCGCCACTTTGAATCAAGATATCAACTTCATCAGTTGCACTGTAATACCATCTTGTGCCGTCTGCTGGATCAGTACTTGGTGCTTCATCTTTTGCAACGTAAACTGGTGTTAACCCAAATCCTAGTGGAATCCAGTTGCTTAACAGTACACCGGAACTTTCGGTTCGGACTTGACCAGTTGTAACTGCGGTTGTAATGCCTGCGTCTACTACTGGCGTACCACTTGTGTCTGTAAGTACAATAGTGCCGCCTTGGGTGTGTTCAACTTGAACTGCACCAGTTGATAGCACTCTTGCTGTAGTATTCGCAACGTTTGCTGCGGTAAATGCTGCAACAAAGTCTGCGGCAGCAGTGCCACCTAGTTGTGCTGTTACTGCGGTTGTAAGCACTGTGCTATTTTTTGCACTTGCTTGAATAGTAAATGTTTCTGAGTTTACAAAAACTGGAGCAGTATCTGTTCCTGTGACCAATGTTGCACCGGTTGCGTATCTTTCAAACACCTTGTAAGTGTAAGTGTCGTTGCCGCTTACGTCATTTTGTACATAAAGTGCTCCGGCTGCAATGTTAGTTCCGCCGCCTGCTGGATCAAGATTTTTTAATGCTGTTTGATCGTTTGCGTAAACTGGTGTATTCTGTGTTACAAAAGTATCAGTTGTTGCATCGTAGCTGCTAACAACTATGTTTGCACCTGAGTTAACATTGTTGGTCTTAGCCCACACACTGCCTGTTGGATGTGGCTCTGTGCCTGTCGCTGCCCAACTTGGGTTGCTATAGCTAGCCGACATCTGCAATACTGGAGCAAAATAAGGCTTGGTATCACTTGCTGTAATGCCTAGCTCAGTGAGCAGTGTAGCATTGTTACCATTTTCAACCATCATAATACCATTGCCGTCATCAGTTGAACCATCGTTTGATCCAGCACTGTCAACAAAGATGTTTAACTTGCCATTCGAAACAGTAGCAACTACGCCTGGGACAGAGGCACTGTTAATATCAGAAGCCATAGCTGTTATTGTTGTTCCTGCCAGTGTAACTGTAATATCGTTTAATATGATACTGTTACCGCTAGTCAATGTTGGGTTACTTACTGTACTAGTCACTGTTGGCCATGAATTTTTCCATTCGTCACTGCCTACTAATACCCAAGTGTTAGCTGTAACACTGGCTGCTGTGTTTCCTGGTGTCTTATAGTACACTGGATTGTTTAAATTGGTTGTAACTACTGCATAGTCGCCAATACTACCAATTGAAGTTTTAGGCACGCCACCATCTAGGTCACTTGTGTTAGTGATAGCAAGTGGAGTTTTAGCTGCAAATGTTTCAGTAACAGCACTCCACTCAAAAGTGCCCCAGGTTGTTAAACCAGTGTCTAACCAGTATGCTCCGTTAGCAGGATCGCCCTTAGGACGCTGCAAAGAAGCTGTTAGCTCACTGAGGTCAATGTCGGCTCTCTGAATGTATGCTCTATTGCTAATACCCAATACTGAGTATGCAGCAAGCAATCCGTATTCGTTAAGCTCGTAACCGTTGATGCTTGTACCAGCACTGGTGCTGTAGAAGAACGGTGTGCCAAATGTTGCTGCCAGATCTCTTTGTGATGTGATCAAGTAAGGCTTGTTTGCATTGGCTGCTGTTGTGCCAGCAGCTACGCCGACACCTGCTCCACTGACCTTGTTTTGTGCAGTTGCAACAAGGATAAACGGAACTGAATTAGTTGGGGCTGGTAGATAGTTACTTTCGTCAATTATGGTAACTTCTACGCCTGGGGATGTTAGTGCCATGTTTTCTCTTCCTTTATAAAAATTATTCTCTAACGATATTTATTAAAATCTATAAAATCCGGTGGTTAAAGCTGCCCTTTGCAAAGGTTTTAAGATAAATATCGCCATGGATCGCCCTCTATGCACCGCATGTAACCGTAAACTTGCCGCTATAAACTATCGAAAAGGCAATAGAACACACTATCGCAAACGCTGCGACAGTTGTGAACGAAAAAATAGGAAGATGCGAGTACCAAAACCAAGATGGCAACAAAGCGGATTTAAGAAAAAACTAGAATGTGATAGGTGCGGGTTTAGAGCAGTGAGTGGCGCACAGATATTGGTATATCACTTGGACGGAAATCTCAATAATAGCAATCTTACTAATTTGAGAAATGTGTGTTTGAACTGTACTGTAGAAATTACCAGATTGGATTTACCGTGGCAAGTTGGCGATCTCAGCGAGGACTAGATTTTTTAGATCTTCAATAGTGTTTTCGTTGTAAAACGTAGCATCAAATTTATTGTTCATGTCTATCCATTTATATTCGCTTGAGTGTACATCATATGCTTCCATTAGAGTGCTGCCAGTAGTATTGTCTAACATAGCACAACCATACCACTCAGGAATGTCACCACGTTGTACACGCCAAATTTGTCCACCAAGTTCACGAATCATGTTTTGTTCATTGCGGAACCGGACATCAGGAATCACATAGTCTCCAGGATGGTCTATGATTCTTTTCTTCAGTGTGCTTACCCAGATGCCTTCATAGAAGCCATTACGCATGCAATCAGTACCAAATAACTGAAGCACCAAACGAGGAGTGATTTCCATTTCCGTTTCAGCACTCCAAAAGTCGTCTCTTTGCTCTCGCCATTGTCTTGACTCATCAGTGTCTCCTTCTAGTAACGCTCTATCCCACCCAAAAATATCAGCAACGCCATCCTTGAGTTTGTCAGCAAAACTTACTTTGGTAAATCCTTGTTCAACCAGGATATCGCTTACTGTTCCTTTTCCGGCACCAATTAATCCGCATAGTCCGATAATCATATTAACTGCTTTCTTATTTCATTATACGGAATTTGTTGCTTTACTAACTCACAAATTTTTTCAATGTTGGAATTACTTTTGTTTAGTAAGTACTGATTTTTTTCTATCCAATGATCCCGCATGCTGCGATCAAAATCATACCCTAGTATATTATTATATTGCGAGTTGATCCATTTGTCTAGTACAATTTTGTTTTTTGATTTATGCCTTTTACAATTGAGCTTGTAGTGAGATACTGCAAGCTGCCATATCATATAATTGTCAGCTTCAACTTTATCTTTCTGCTCTAAAATTTTATAAATGTTGTCTGTGTCTCTTAGAAATTTTGAAGACCATTTATAATTCTTGTAAAAATTTGCACCAGTTGTAAAACTTAAAAAATTGTTTGTACTAACAATATCAACCATATGATCGCTATACTTGTCCAAGAAAGGCAGATAATAATGATTTTTTATAAGATGAGTTTGAGTATCATTGATTGTTGTTTCAATTTTTTCTTCTAATAAAGCAATGTCAGCTGGAATTGGTACTCTGTGTGACTGTGTTAAATCAAATAGAATATGTTCTCTGTTAGGCTCTACAATCGATTGCCCGTTGTTTGCTATTTTTACACAATCAATATTAGACAACACATCTGTATTAACCGATAATAATGAAGAAAGGATTGTATCGCCGCCATAGCCGCCTACCCAGCGTAGCATTTTAAGCATTTGGTATATGCATCATCGTAATTTTACTACTCCAAGGTGCTGTAATGTTTGCTGCAAAAGATCAATTTGCCGTTTGCAATCTTCTAATGCATGGTGACTAGCTTTTGGTTTAGGCAAGTCAGGATACAAACTATATACCGTTCTTGCATCACGCACACGCCAAAACTGCCATGGTACTGGGATGCCTTCTTGCTTGTATGCATTTTCAAGTATAACCATGTCAAATGTTGTACCATTTGCCCAGATAAGATCACAGTGGAAACACAGTTTGCCCAGCTCCTCTAGTGCTTGTCTAAGTGGGATGCGGCCGTCTTCGCCAAATGCTTCAGCTTGTGCTTCGGCTGGTTGTGAAGCCCACCACTCAACAGTGGCATCATCAACATCTCGATTGGGTTGGCTATCAATGTCAACACGAGCATAGTAGTCTTGTGGAAGGTACCCAGAGCCAGTTGGATCAAAAGTCTGGGCGGCGATGGTGAGGATACAAGCATTAGGCGTTGTACTCACAGTTTCCAAGTCAATCATAATATCTGTCATGCTTTTAGTTTAACAGAATAACAATTGTTGTCAACCTTTATTTGATTCTTTGTACAGCCAGTCAGCATACTGCTTGTTGATAGCAAAGCTGTTGTGGTGACCATCACGGTTCATATGACAACTGTGAGATATAAATTGACCAAATTGCTTAGTGAACATATCGCTATGCGGATCTGCTCCGTTTTGAAAATCTTCCAATGTAGGCCAATCAGGACCTTTTAGATTGTTGTAGTCTTGCTTGACAATGTGCTTTCTATCTATGTGTTGGTAGTCAGCAAAGTACATCTTGGTATCGAAAAAGTAAACGTTTTGATCATGTAAAAATGTTTTTTCACTTTCAGTCCAGTTCCACATTGGTAATGCACATTCAATTGCATTGTTCAGTCGATGTTGTAAGAAGTAAGAAAAATTTTCTTCGTCCCCATCTACATGTTGTGCAAACACACCGTCCTTTAGTCTGCGATGTAGATAAGAATACATAACAAAGGTATTTTGTACATCAAATAATTCGCAAGCCCGACTATGTACTAAATGCAGCGCATCGTTACCAGCACCATCCATCCCTAAGTTTAGAGTTGGGATTGAAAAATGCGCCGCTAACTGACTACACCAACTGTGTTCAACTGGACCGCCAAGGTTAACTGTAAAACTATCACCTACGCAAATATTAACAGGCTTATCACGGTACTGTTCATACTCAGGTCCTCTAAAGCCCCAACTGTTAAATTGATAATCAAAATCTTGAATTGGATAATCATAAAAATCACGGTCATGATGTTGTGGATCATCCATACCGCTATACTGATTTACATAATTGGATTTGCGGGTATAGTATTCTAAATCATTTATCAGCATGGATTGCCTCTGAGTTAGTGATTACTTTCGGGTCTTTACTGTTTTTCTTGGCTTGATTGTGCCTTTGAGACTGCTCTTTGGCTGCTTGTAGGCTGTTTTCTTTTTGCCGCCACTGGTAACTGATGCTTTGCGCATCTTGTTAAGCATGCCCAACAACTTGCTTGCTGGATTTACTCTTTTGGTCTTGGCTGATTTGCGAGCTGCTTGCTTGGCTTTGGTTTTGCGAGTCACTTTCATTTGCGCTCGTTTCTTTTGATCGATTGGCTTGTCGCAATCCTTGGCATTGCCAACAACACGGCCGCTTCTTGCGCCAGTGGTGCAACGCCATTTTGTTTTTAGTTTGTTGCCTGCTCTACTAAACACCATTTCATGTTCAGTGATGATTTCGTATGCTCTCATTAACCAATAACCCAGGTAAGTGGCTGGCTTCCATCTACATAGTTTTTCAGCTCTTCAATTTTAGCATCCATAATAGCGTTGCCTTCTGCTTTCATTTGTGCACCATTGAGAGCAGTGCCGCCTTGTGGACCGGCAATAGTGGCAAACTTTTCACGAGCTTCGCCAATGATCAGTTTACAGTTGCCAACCATGTAGTCTTTCATCCACTGTGATGTTGAAAAATCACTAAGCAGTTGTGCTTCTGGACGAAGATTGTAGCACCAAAGTAACACAATCTCACCTGATCCTTTGATGTCGCGCATCAATGTAAGCTGTTTGCTTGCAGTGTTGTAATTGTAGTTTAGGAATCCACCAAACATCTTAGCAGTTAGTTCAACATACTGTGAATAAAAGTCATATGTTGCAAGGCCGCCCATTTGATTACCGTTCAAAAGGTATGTGTTAAGCGCGGCTGCGCTAAATGGTTCAAATGCGCTGCCTTCGCCGCCGTTATCCCATCCAATAGTGCGTCTAAATACCTGTCTAACTGTTTGTATTTCGTTGGGCAATGTATAAATGTTTACATTGTCTTGCAATTTTAGAAAAGTGTAACTCTCTTCAAATGCATTCTCTGCTCGTTGGCGATATGTGCCTAAAGCTCTTTGATATGCACCTTCGTAATGATCTGCATCCAATTCCAAGTCAATGATGCCGTCGCCAAGTTGTAACTTTACAAAATCGATAGCTTCCTGTTTGAGTGTTTCTAGGGTTTGATCAAGTGTTTCTGTTGCCATTTATACTGTCCTTATGCAGTATTTAGCATTATCACCAAGCCTTAAGCAATACCACGTGTTCGTTCCCGCGCCCGTTATACTTGACCTCGGTGGCTTTGATATCTTGAAAGAACTTTCTATTGGCTGGTTTGCCTCCAGCTATTAGTGCTTTAAGCTGCTCTGCTGGTTTGCGTAGTGTTTTCATAACACTCTTGTTAGGATCGAAACCAATCACACTGTTGCTTTTAACATTGTAGGTTTTAAGCATTTCATCAGCAACTACGTAGATTAGTTTGCGTGTCTTTGTGTTATACAGCCAAGCCTCGCTACCTTCAACTAACTTTTCTGGAGATATACTAGTAAGTCCTAGCTCTGCAAACTCCTTGAGATATTTAAATTTGCGAACCAACTGTGCTGGTGTTTTTGTTTTAACTGCACGTGGCTTGCGTTCTACTTTTTTAACCTGCACATAACTAGCACAATCTGCAACTGCACGTTCGAGAAACTTATGTAAAGCCCTGATTTGCAGTTTGCCAAGATGTGCGTACCCTTCAACAAGTTGCAATACCATTTCTTGCTCATGCTCACCCATTTTAGCAAGCTCTTTTTTGCTGTGACCATTCATCAATTCAGCAATTTCACTGAGTTGGTTCTTAAACGGAGTTGCAATCATGTCAACTGTTTGTGGAGGGCAGCCTTCGTTGCGCAACGTATTCATAATAGAGAACTTGTCTGGGTCTTTGTAGCCACCATTAACAAACTCATCCATAACTTCATCACACAGTCCACCAATCAGCATGGTTTTGTCACGCATATTTTCTTGAATGGTTCTGCGCACAACGTCTGTCTTGTCATTGTCTACGACAAGTTCAACGTCTGGTTCAGTTTTAGCAATAGCTTCATTGATTTTGCGTCGGATAAAGTCGCTAGTAGGTTGTACGTCACCGCTTGTGCCTGGTAATGTTTGCCAGTATGCATTGTGATCAGGATGCAGGTCAGGCATGCCATTGCGTAAACAACGTGCATAGATACCAGCATATATCATTCCAGAGTGCCCATGCTTCTTGACCAAAGCAATATCGCCTTTGTTGTATTCAGCCTCTTTCATCCATGCAAGAAGATCTGGCATTAGCTCAACTGACTTCTTGTCGCCGTAGTAAAAGTCAATTTGCTTGCGCTTGTACTTGTGATATGCTTCACCACTCATCTTAAGCGCATTGTCCCAACTAGGATCTGCTGTTTTGCCGCGCTGACGTCTTGCTGCTGGTGCTTTCTTACGGGCTATTTTCTTACCGCGAAGTGCTGTTAGTGCCATTTGCTGCTCCTAAATTTCTAACTTATATACCATTATAACATATCTACAGTGTACGTCAACCGGAAATTATTTGCTCTAAGACAATAAAAAGGTTGACCTTTGGTATATATGTGTTATACTGTATGTACAGTTAGAAACAAGGAGTAGGCAAAATGTACAAGTTGGATCAAGGTTTGGTAGATTTGATTAACGCTCAACGTGCAGAGGCTGAAGAGTTCAGCAAGCAGGAAGGTTGCTTTATGGGTAAGATGCCTGAAGCAACAGAGCTTGCGTATTGGGCAGAGCGTGTGCCTACAGGTACACTTGCTGAGTATGAGCGTATTGAGCTCGAAGAGAGTGTATACTACGCAGTAGCAGATGCATACAGCAAGGGATATGCTCGCAATTTGCGTCTTAGTGTTTGGACAAAGGAAGAACTAGAAGCAGAGCTGGAAGCGGCTTGTGCTATGATTAGCATACAACAGGAGGCACAATACTCATGATTACCAAATTTATTTTGTTAGTATCGCTAGTAAATGTAGCAGAACTTGGAGCTACAAAAGACTTTAACCTAATGTGGGAACGTAACATGCCAACCAAGGCAAGTTGTTTACTTGCACAAAAGAAAATTAAAGCCAAATATGCTGGTGAATATCAGTTTGTAAAGACTGCATGTGTAAAACTTAATACGCAAGGAGTATAAAAATGTTAGTATCTATCTTTGCGTGTTGGGTATTGTTTGTTGGATCAGTTGGCTTGTTTGTACTAGGATATGATCCTACACAGAGTTTCCTACTTGCTGGCACGGCAGTTGGCGTGTTTGGATTTGGATTATTGTTCTTTGAATTTACGAGGTATATGTTAAATGGTAAGTAGTGAAACAATTAAATTGTACGAGCAACGCATCGAACGTTGCTTTGGTGTTGCTGAGAAATGCACTGAAGGAACTTGGGCTCACCAGTTTTGGACACGCACTGCTATCACAATGTTGCGTCAATTAAATCTTATGCTTGGAGAGGATCGTATCCGTGGAACATGAAACTATGTTAGGACTTAGCTTTGAGCCATTTCTTGATGGTGTACAACTTGTGCTAGACTTTGACCAGTACGAGTTGAGTATTGTGCAACACAGCGGAAGCTATGGTGGCAAGAACGGCTTGTATGAAATTGCTGTGTTCCAAAACAACATGCAAGTTGAGCTCCCAGGAATTACCAGAAAAGGTGATACTGTTCAGGGTTACTTGGCACTTAGCGAAGTTGCTGCTATTGTTAAAAAGATGCATACCATTACTAAAACAGAACCCAAGAAGGTATCAGCATAAGCGATAAATACATGCAGAGGAATACTGTATGCCACGCTTGAGTTTATATCGCCCAAATCGTCAAAACGATTACAAATTTATTGACCGCACTGTTATGGAAATGTATCAGGTTGGTGGCGTTGATATGTTTGTTCACAAATATCTTGGACCGCAGCCGCACGGCGATGACAGTTCAAGTGTTAGTGGCGGCACACAAGATGCAACACAACCAGCCTACAGCACAGAATCACCACTGTTTATTGAAGATTTATTCCTACTTGAAAACAGAGATCGTAAATATGATGACGATGTTTATCAAATGCGCGGTGTCTATAACTCGCAGGACATTGATTTTGACCTAAGCCAATTCGGACTGTTCTTGAACAACGACACACTGTTCATTACATTCCACTATAACTTTATGATTGACACACTTGGCCGCAAACTGATGAACGGAGACGTACTTGAGTTACCAAACCTCAAAGATTTTCATCCTCTCGACAGTGGCATTGCTCGTGCAATTCCAAAATATTACGTGATACAAGATGCTGCATTTGCCAGCGAAGGTTTCAGTCAAACTTGGTTGCCTCACTTATGGCGTGTAAAAGCAACCCCACTGGTAGGTGCTCAAGAATACAATGATATACTCAATAAGCCCTTTGAAGTTGAAAATATTTGGGACAATGGAAACTATTATCCTCAAGGTAGTATTGTACTCAGCGGAGAAACATACTATAAAGCAATAGATGATGTGAACCCTGGCGTAGAGATTACTGATACAACTAAGTGGCAAGAGTTTACTCCCAAAGATGAGTTACACACTTTTGGTACAGTCGTTAAAGATACAGAAATTAACGATGCCATTCTCACACAGGCCGAATACGAAGTTCCACTAAGTGGTTACGACACTGTTAAATTTTATATTGTCCCTACAAACGAAGATGGCACACCTGCAGATCCAGATAGTTATACAGTGGACAATACAGGAATTACAGTTGACACAACAAACGTTGATGTTGATGGTCAACCACAAGCACCAAGAGCCAACGGATACACGCTTGGCTACCTAACTGGCGATGGTATAGCGCCAAATGGTTTGCCAGTTACCCCGGGCATTAGCTTTCCGCCAGGTGCACAAGAAGGAGACTTTGCATTGAGACTGGATTACTTTCCTAATAGACTTTTCCGCTTCAATGGCGCACGTTGGGTTAAGTACGAAGACGATGTAAGAACAAACTTGACGCCAGGGTCGCAGAACGAAACACTGCGTAGCGGCTTCGTTAACAATACAAACGAGACACCAACTGAAGATCGAGGCAATATTCCACAGCGTCAAGCACTTAGTAAACTGCTCAAACCTGAGGCTGACAATTAATGGCACTACAACAGTTCTTTTATGACGAACAAATACGCAGATTCTTGCTGCAAGTTACCAGAGTTTTTTCAAACTTTCAGGTTGAGTATGGTCGCGATGCTGACACCAATGCCAAGACACTGTATAGAATTCCTGTACGCTATGGAGATGCAACTCGTCAGGCTGCTACCATTATGCAGCAAAACAGTGCAAATGCATTGCCGAGTACTCCACTAATTACATTTCACGTTACAAACTTAAACTATGCGCGAGATAGGATACAAGAACCTTACTTTGTTGAACAACAAAATGTAAGACAACGTTATTGGGATACTGATAGCGAAAGTTACGAAACCACACAAGGCACTGCATTCACAATTGAAAAGTTGATGCCGGTTCCTTATGATCTTGAAATAAACGTTGACCTTTGGACCAGTAACACAAACCAAAAACTACAAGCTCTGGAACAAATACTAACACTGTTTAACCCAGGGTTAGAAATACAAAGCACCGACAACTTTATTGACTGGACCAGTCTCAGTGTAATGTATCTTGAGCAAGTTACATGGAGTTCAAGATCAATACCAATGGGAACAGATGATCCAATTGACATTGCCACACTGCGTTTTGTAATGCCTATTTTCATATCACCGCCCGCCAAAGTTAAAAAACTTGGAGTTGTGCAAAAAATTATTGCCAGTGTGTTTGATGCCAGCGGTGACTACACTGACGCAATTTACGATAATGATCTTCTAATGGGAACAAGACAAAAGTTTACTCCGTATAACTATCAAACACTATTGGTGGGCAATCAGTTACAAGTGCTTGAACCAAATGCTGTTGTACTCAACGACGAAGGTGTTAAAGTGCCAACTGCTCCGCCTAGTAACTTGATGTGGCATACTGTTGTCGACTTATATGGTAGCATGAGAAATGGCATTAGCCAAGTACGTCTTGACAATCCGTATGATGACACGATAATTGTTGGCACTGTAGCGTATCATCCAACGGACGATAGATTTTTATTATTTACAGTAGACACAGATACTATTCCACAGAACACATTAGAGGCTATTACTGCAATTGTAGACCCTCAACGCAAAGGACCAGGTACTACAGCCGGATTGCCTGCTGCTTCTGCAGGACAACGCTACTTGCTTATTAACAATTCAACAGGCAGTGCAACAGGCAATGCAGAAGCATGGAGAGGCACAGACGGATCGCCGCTTGTAGCCAATGCCAATGACATTGTTGAGTACGACGGCACACGCTGGAATATTGTATTTGATAGTTCAAATATTAGCAGTGTGCAGTACCTAACCAATCTAACAACCACTGTACAATATCGCTGGGCAGACGGAGAGTGGCTAAAAAGCTACGAGGGCTTGTATCCAGAAGGTGAATGGAGTTTGGTACTTTGATTGACGCTGTTGGCGTTTGGTTTTACAGTGTAAACACCAATAGATATCTATACCTACTACGCAATGATCCAAAAAATCCCGGATGCTGGGGATTACCAGGTGGCAAAGTTGATCATGGCGAAAACCTACAAGAAGCAATACAACGAGAATGCCAAGAAGAAATTGGCATGTGGCCCGAAGTTATTCAACTTGTGCCGATTGAAAAGTTTACCAGTGCTGACAACCATTTCAGTTACAATACATTTTTTTGTTTAGTAAGTACGGAGTTTACGCCTGTGCTTAACAACGAACATCATGGTTATGCATGGGTTGAATCGGGCATATGGCCAAAACCGTTGCACCCAGGTTTGTGGACTACTATTAATTTTGAAGAAGTGTTAGGCAAAATTGATACAGTTAAGCAATTTCATATATCACATTTTGATACAAAATTGCCATAAGTGCATTGAGAAAAATTTACATTTTCTTTCCACACACTGGGAGGCGAAATACTATCGCTCACGTATACAAACTTTACACCCGGATAGCTCGTAATCACACGGTTGAACTGGTGCACCGTAGTTTCATCAACCTCGCCAGCTGCATTTGTTCCATCAACTCCAATTAAATACACTTCGTCATGCCCATCAAAACATGCCAGCCAGGCAGCTACAGCAACACTGCGTCCTCGTTCCCCGTATGGAACAAGATAGAATTCACCAGGTGAATTTATACAATTTCGTGCATTGCTATACACGCTGGTTTTCTCGTTGTATTTGGTTTCTATTAATTTTTCCAGTGTAGGTACGTCAAACTCAACATAGAAGTCACATATCATTTCTTCCCACACTTTTTCAGCACCATAACTTTGCAGACGTTTCCGGGCTAGGTGCCCGCCTTTGTGTTTTTCAATATTGTTGCAGAGATTGAATTTTCCATGTAACTTTGTAGTATAACGACTGTCTCCGTGTCCAATTACCGCAGCCCGACCTGAGATATGTTGATTTTGAATAGGGTTATCAATCCATTCACGCTCTTGATATTTTTTACCACCTTGGATTTTGTTGCTGACAATTACAAATTCGCCGTCGTAGTGTGTTCTGTATCTTTCTGACATTACATTCGACCTACTAGTACTTCAATAATGCCTGCACCAAGATCGGTTTTTGATTCAATCGCTTTTCCAATTGCACTACCTGCTGGTGGATTTGTAGCATTAGTCCAGGCGCAAGCATGTCCGTGTGTATTACTGCTTATAAGTATATCACCTTTGTTAAAAACGCCAATAACCTTGCAAGGTACACGCCCTATTAGGGCAACATCAACTACATGGTCTGCTTCGAGTTCATTATTCATTAAGTGTGCTGGATTTGTAGAAACTATACCAGCAATTCGACGACTGGTTAGACCAGTTGATTGAGTTACTTCTGCTTCGCCGCCTAGCTCGACCACAGTGCCTGGTTCATAGTCTGCATCTGAAGTGTATTTTTCAGCCAAGTCAGCGTAACGTGCTTCGGTTGCTGTACCAGTAATAACACCAGCAGTGAAGTTGCCACTGCCATCTCTAGCAACAATGGTACTAGCTGTGTTAGCACTTGTGGCATTACTGGTAATTGTTACACTACCACTTGCACCACCGCCTGATAATCCTGTACCGCTTACACTAACATTGGTAATATCACCTGCGTTAGTAGTATAACCTGCACCGTTTGTAATTTGATTGTTATTAGTTACGTTAGTGGCGCCTGCGGCTATGCCATCTAACTTAGCGCCATCTGTTGCAACATCACGCCCATCAAATGTACTATTCGTAGTAATAGCACCAGTCATTGCTCCGCCTGTTGTAGGTAATGCTGCGTCTGCTGTTGTGCCTTGAGCCGCTGTTGCATAATCACTGCTATCAAATGCTTTTACTTGTGCTAAATTGGTAACTTCTGAATCCATCAATGCACCAGCAGATGTTACATTGGCTGTGTCTGTCACATCGGCGTTGGTTTCTATGGTGTCTAACTTAGTGCCATCAGTTGCAACATCACGTCCATCAAAAGTTGAGTTAGTTGTAATAGCACCAGTCATTGCACCACCAGTGCGTGGCAATGCAGCATCTGCTGTTGTGCCTTGAGCCGCTGTTGCATAGTCGGATGAATCAAATGCCTTGACTTGTGCAAGATTAGTAACCTCGCTGTCCATTAGCGCACCTGCCGACGTTACGTTAGTTGTATCAGTTACGTCTGCACCGTCTTCTACGTTTAATGCACTTAACAATGAGCTTTTGGCTATCGAACCTGTTAGTCCAACAACGGCTTGTACAGCGTCCGTTTGGTCATGCTTTGACCAGTTTCCTGCATATGTAGATGTAGAAGCATTGTCTGTTAAAGCGACTATGTTATCACCTACAGCAAATGCCACACTGTCAACGGTACCCGCCACTGAAACGTAGTAAAACCACCCTACTTGGGCAGACCCGCTGCCTGGAAAACTCCCTGCACTAGCGTCCCAATCACCTTTGTAGACCATGCCATTTTCAAGAGCAGCAATATCTATTTCCATTTGGTCGAGGCTCACTGCCTGCGTAACAGTAATGTAATCTAACTTGGTCTCATCCGCAGTAAGGAAAGACGCAGTAGTGTTTTGAAGAACGCTAGAATATGCTTGTACGTTTGTGCCAATGGTTAAACCCAAAGACGTTCGAGCAGTTGCTCCGTTTTCGGCAACCCAGGTTGAGCCATTACCTACAATGATATTACTGTCTGTTTTTGCTAATCCACCTATAGCGGTCAAATCAGCATCATACGCTTGCACATTTGAACCAATAGCCACTCCAAGATTTGTTCTTGCAGTTGAAGCGTTTGGTAAATCAGATAAGTTGTTAGCCTTCATAGCCGCGCCAGCGGCAGTTACATTAGTTGCATCAGTAACATCTGCAGATGTTTCTATAGTATCTAATTTTGTTCCATCTGTTGCAACATCACGACCATCAAATGTACTATTGGTTGTGATTGCACCTGTCATTGCGCCACCGGTTCGTGCCAATGCAGCATCTGCTGTGGTGCCCTGAGCGGCGGTAGCATAGTCACTGCTATCAAATGCTTTGACTTGTGCTAGATTGGTAACCTCACTGTCCATCAATGCACCAGCGGCGGTGACGTTTGTGGCATCAGTAACATCTGCCGAACTTTCTATAGTATCGAGCTTAGTGCCATCAGTTGCAACATCACGACCGTCAAAGGTACTGTTGGTTGTGATTGCACCAGTCATTGCACCACCAGTTGTTGGCAGCTTTGCGTCTAGTTGTGTTTGAATAGCACTAGTTACGCCATCAGTATAATTCAACTCTGTTGAAGTAGCTGTGACATCTGCTATTTGATCAACTTTAATTTTTTGAGACATTAGCTAATTCCTGCTTTCATTTTTTTACACTGCATATCGAACAATTACTATGCCAGATCCACCTGCACCAGCAGCGGTATATCCTGCGCCACCGCCACCTCCAGTATTAGCTGTTCCAGCAGTACCAGACGTTGCACCCGAGTTTCCAGCACCACCACCGCCAGCTCCACCGCTACCCGCTGTTCCGGTTTCAACACCACCTCCTCCGCCGCCTGCACGAGTAACACTACTGCCTGTGATTGATGAAGCGACACCCGCTCCGCCACTAGCACCAGCGGCTGAAGAATTAGCTGGTGTACTAGGAGTGGCGCTTGCTCCGCCTCCACCGCCTCCCGGATAATTAGGTGGTGAATAAGGACCTGCTGTACCACCTGCAAAGCCTTGATTAGCCGTTCCAGCACCGCCGGTTGCGTTGCTTCCACCGCCACCACCGCCTGAGCCACCTGCTGTGGCTGCACCTTGAATACCGCCACTACCAGTAGAGGTTCCACCACCACCGCCGCCAACTGAAGTAATTGAACCAAATACTGAATCGCTACCGTTAGAACCAGCTCCACTTGTTGCGCCAGCACCGCCAGCACCAATTGTTACTGTGTAGTTTCCAGTTGAAACACTCAAAGCCGTTTCAGCACTAGCACCTCCACCAGATGATTCCCCAGAAACAGACGATCTATAGCCACCCGCGCCGCCTCCTCCGCCATTGCCGTAAGCGCCTTTACCGCCACCGCCACCACCGGCAATAACTAGGTATTCTACGGTTCCAGTGCCTGTAACTGCAAACGTACCAGAGCTTGTAAACGTATGAATTTTAAATCCACCACTAGTTACAATACTATCTCCCCCTGTAGCTGTTACTCCGCCAGGTAAAGTAAGTGTTGCAGTTGCGGTGGTCACACTGTTTACCCCATCTGTTCCTGTAATCACCAAAGTAAAACTGCCAGCGTTAGAAGAATCTGTAGAAGGCGTTATAGTAAAAACGTTATCAGTTTGGCTGATTGTAGCAATACTACCCAGCCCGGTTGCTGAAGAACTAAAAGTTACAGGCAGCCCTTCAGGGTCAGAAGAACTCATTGTAATTACTGTTGCTGTTCCATCAGTTGCTAAACTATAAGCAGCATTTAAACCTGATATAGTTGGTGCTTCATTTACACCAGCAAACACATACCATGCAGTGCCGTTATGAAGATATAGCTTATTGTTGCTTGTTACATACCCCATAGTTCCAGCAACAGGGCTGCTAGGTAAATCTGTTGGATTAGTTACTACTGTAGTTGCTGGTGTTACATCATTTGAAGCTGCCGCGGTTGCGATTTCTGCTGAAGTAACTGCACCACCATCACTTGTAACTGTTTTCATTTCACCAGTTTTGGTAAACACAACACCCACTGGGTTGGGCGTTCCTGAAGTTGATTTTGGTACAACTGCAACGGCACCACTTGTGCCATCAACACTGATGATAGCACCGCCTAAGTTAATAGTACTGCCGCTTAGAAAAATGTCTCTAAATCTTTTACTGGCAGTGCCTAAGTCATAGGTGACATCTGTATCTGGGATGATGCTTTCACCTACAGAACCAGGATCAAAGGTACCGCCTACGCTACCACCAATTAATCTGGAGGATATATTTGCTCCAGTAAATGGTGCTGTTCCAAAAGTTAGTGTTGTTCCGCTTACTGTATAATCAGTTGTTGGTCTTTGAGTTATTCCGTTAATAGTAACTAATAAAGAATTTGCATTACTAGGTGCCGTTGTAATTGTAAATGCCGTTGTACTGTTGTTTCCTGTAAAATTATTTACAGTTATAGATGCATCTGCTGCTGTTAGATCAGAGAAACTTAATGTCCCAGAGCCATCTGTTTTAAGAAGTTGATTAGCATTACCATCTGCAGTTGGTAATGAATAGGCGCTGTTAACACTTAAAGAAGTCGCTGTTACCGCACCACCAGTTAAATTACCAATAAATGCAGCTGATGTCAATGAGCCACTGCTAGGATTGTATGTTAATCCACTGTCTTGTGTTACTGCACTTAGAGTACCCGATGTAGTTGAGCCAACGTAGATCAATCTTTCTGCGTTAGTGCTTGTATCACTGGTTACAGTTGCACCACCGCCTGATGCCGCTGCAAAACTAAGTGTTCCTGACCCGTCAGTAACAATCACTTGACCGTTTGATCCATCTGATGTGGGGTAGGTAAGTCCAGCAACAACAAGGGATGTGCCATTTAATAATTGTAAACTATCTGATCTTAGTCTAGCAGTGATAGTGTTTGATCCTGCTTTGCGATTTGCAAATTCTATTAAACCATCTTCTGAGCCATCACTTGCGTCTTGTATTTTTGCAGTAATTTTAGCATAAACTACTTCTTGATCAGCATCATTCTCCCCTTTGAACTTTAATTGTCCTAAGTAATCAGCGTCGGCTACACTTGCACTATTTCTCTTCAGTGTAATTACTGGTGCAGCACTGCTTGAAGCTTCTGTAGTGGTGACCAAGATACTATCATCAGTGGTTGTATTTGTAAATGTTGCAGTGGTTAATGCAGGAGTCAAACTTGGCGTTAACGTAAGTGTATCAGTGCCAGCAACAGTTGTCAATGCCAAGTTAGTCCCACCAACCATTGTAAGTGTATCACCAACAGTGTCAGCAACAATATTATCCTGGCCAGAAACAGCTACAATACCAAATGAGTTTGAACTAACCTGTGCAAAATAAATGGCTGTTGATCCAACTGTGATTGTGCCATCAGTGGTAAGCATCCACTGTGTATCAGCAAAAGAAGTGCCTTCAGTGACCATAATGATCATTCCTGAATTTATTTCACCTGTGGCATTTGCGTCACCTGTTCGTGTAAATGTTCCGTTGGATCCGCTTCCCAGCGTGGCTACAAAGTAAATTCCGTTTTCAGATGCGTCGGATTGTCCGTTAACCAGTACTCTATCGTCAGCAAGAAGACTTACACCGTCGACAGTTGCTGGTGCTCCGCCACTTAACGTAATATTGCTTGATGTAATAGCTCTAGCTGTTTGTTTGAAGTCAATGTCTTGAAGCTGATGAGCTCTAGGTCTGGTCAATCCCATTTATAGCAATCCTTATCTTTGCAGTATTTATCGGATACTGTAGTCAAAAAAATAGCACCCCAAGGTGCTATTTCTCCAAATAGTTTCTATTGATTACATCATTAGTGCTAGTACTTCAATAACGCCTTCGCCGCTTTCATTTGCTTCAATTGCTTTACCAATTACTGTACCCATTGCTGCTTGGTTATTGGCCATTGCCATACCGTTGCCTGCTGCCACCATTAAGTCACCTGCTGCTACTGCACCAGTCACTTTACATGGTACACGACCTGCTAGTGCAAGTGCTACACCTTCTTGATCACTGTTCATCAAGTGTGCTGGATCTGTTGATATAATACCTGCTACTGCACGACAGTTTTCAATGTCACATGCTACAACTTTACCTTCTCCTGCAAAACATACAACTGTACCTGGATCAATTTCACTGTCTGCCGCATACATCTCAGCTAAGTCAGCGTAACGTGCCGCTGTTGCTGTACCTGTAATAACACCAGCGGTGAAGTTGCCACTGCCATCTCTGGCAACAATGGTACTGGCTGTGTTAGCACTTGTGGCGTTTGATGTAACAGTAAATGTTCCGCCTTCACTACTTGAACTACCACTTAGTCCTGTACCACTCACTGCACCTGTAGCAACATAGTTACCAGTTGTGTCTGTGCCAAGTGCAACACTATTTGCTGCAATAGTTGCTGCAATGTTAATAGCAGCAGTTCCATCAAAGTTTGCAGTACCTGTTACATCGCCACTTATTTCAATTGCTCTTGCAGTTGCGAGTGCTGTTGCCGTGTCAGCATTACCTGTTAACGCTCCAACAAACCCAGTTGCTGTAATCTTACCAGTACTTGGGTTATATGTCATGTTACCGTCAGCTTCGACACCAAGGTTACCTGACCCAGCAGCTCCTGCCGCAAACAAAATTACATTAGATTCATCTGTAGACTCATTGTCTGTGACTGTGACAGTTGTAGCAATTGCTGCTGTCCCAGTTGTGTCTTGGTTGAGTGTTGCTACTCTAGCCGCTGCTACAGTACCACTTGATATATTGCTTCCGTTTAGTGCAGTGACACTTGCGCCATTACCAACTATAGTGCCTACAAAGTTATGTATTGCATTTGCATAAAACACAGTGTTACTCGCAGTAAAGGCAGAAGCATCAATGCCCCATGCTTCAAGAGTAAGTGATCCTGATGTGCCATTTAGGTCGGCACCCTTTACTTCGCCAGTTGCTGTTACTTTACCGCCTGTGGTTACGTTGCCGGCTGCTACGTTGCCAGTAACTGTTACTGCACCAAGTGTACCAACTGAAGTCAAACTAGAACCAGTAACACCCGCTGCCAAAGTAGATCCGGACAATGTACCAGCTGGTGCAACCACTGCACTAGTGCTTGCCGCTGTAAGTTGTCCTTGCTGATTAACTGTGAAGTTTGGAATAGCAGTAGTACTACCGTAACTTGCAGGTGTTACTGCGGTATTGGTAATGCTAAATGCTGTTCCAGTAAGTGTTAATCCAGTACTGGCTGTAAACGCACCTGAACCTGAGAATTGTGTCCAAGGCATAGCAGTTGAACCAATCGTTCCTCCACCATCAGCAGTACAAACAAATCCTGCATCTGCCTGAGCCGTTCCTTGCTCAACAAATACAAATGCACCCGGTACTTCTAACCAGTTGTCCATATCTGTACTACGAGCCCAAGAACCGGAGGCTGTTACATAAATGCCGTTTTGACTGGCAGTACTTTGGTCTTTTACCAATATTCTACTGGTACTGGTTGTAACACCGTCAATGGTTTGTTCGCCACTAAGTGTTAAGTTAGCTGTACTAGCATTCAACACCGATGCTTTTACATCAAGCCCTTGTGCAACGCCGTCAACGTATGATTTGTTAGCTGCGTCCGTTGATGCTGAAGGAGTTGCAAGATTAGTAATACTGTTGGAATCAGCATCCAAGTCTCCACCAAGTGTTTTGTTTGTTAGTGTCTGCGTACCAGTAAGAGTAGCAACTGTGCTATCAATTGACAGTGTATGTGCAATACCTTCACCTGATGTTGCTCCTGATGAATCGATACCAGTTCCGCCAGTGATTGTACCAACATAGTTACCAGTTGTATCAGGTCCAAGTGCTACTGAGTTAGCTGCCATGGCTGCTGTTAGTGTAGCACTACCCAAGTTAGTTAGTGTTGCACTACCAGACAAGGCACCAGCAAGTGTGATAGTTGGATCACTTGTTGCTGCTGTTGCAATAGTAACATCACCTAGATTGGTTAATGTACCTGATCCAGTTATTGCACCTGATAGTGTAATAGTTGGGTCACTTGTTGCAGTAGTAGTAATATTGATTGCTGCACTTCCATCAAAATTGGCAGTACCAGTGACAGCACCACTTACTTCAATTGCTCTGGCAGTTGTTAATGTTGCAGCACTTCCAGTGGTGTTTTGGTTAAGTGTTGCCACTCTCGCTGCTGCCACTGTACCTGTTGTTATTTGTGTACCATTAAGTGATGTCAGCGCAGATCCATCACCAGCAACTTCTCCACTTGTAAGTCTACCACTACTTGGATTGTAGATTAATCCACTATCCTGTTTTACTGCTGTTAATGCACCTGATGTGGTACTTGCAAAGTATAGCAAGAAATCAGTGTTTGTACTTGTATCACTGCTAATAGTAGCACCTGCGGCTGCAAAACTTAAAGTTCCGCTTGCATCTGTTACAAGAGCTTGTCCAGAAGTTCCATCTGTTGCTGGAAGTGTCCATACTAAATTGGTACCCACTGTTGCTGGTGCTTGAAACCCTACATAGTGACTGTTGTCATTGTCTAAGAATCTAACATCACCAGTTGTAGCAAAATCTCCAGCTACATTAGCACCTGTTGACAATGCAGTCAATGACTGTGTACCGCCTGCAGTAATTTGAACACTACCACCCGAGCCGCTAAAGTCAACAACGCTCGAACCACTTGAAATACTATCACCAACAATGGTTGCGTTAGCATCAATTGAAGCTGGTGTTGTACCATCTGCGGCAAAGAATCCAACAGTGTTTGCACTTGAGTTCTTGATCTGGATGTTACCAACAATCAATGCAGTTCCTGAAAATACATTTGTATATCTTTCAGATGCACTACCAATATCAAATGATACGTTGGCTTGTGGTATAACGTTGCCTTTAATATTTACATCACCACCATCTTGTAAAGCTATTACCGACGAGGCATCGTCAGATGAAAGTTCAGTAATAGTTGTTGTTGTAGCAATGGTTCTGACTTCAATGGTATCACCACTTTCTGGTGCTTCAGTAAATGTAAGTGTTGTGCCACTTACACCATATGCAGTTGTTGGTAGCTGTACCACACCGTTAATACTAACGATACAACTAGCAGTAGTTTGAGAACTACTAAGGGTAAATGCCACTGTTGACCCATCACCTGCGAATGTCTGACTTGCAATAACTGTAAAGTCACTGCCAGCAGTTGTCCAGCTGTCTGAATCATAGAATTCAAAATTATCTAGTGTAGTATTGAAACGTATCATACCAGTAACTGGAGTAGGTCTTTGTGCAGTTGTTCCTTTAGGAATCAATATAGAGTCTGTACTATCAACTTTTAGTGTTGCACCTGTTGTTGCAGTTGCAGTACTGATCAATACAGTATCAGAACCAGCATCTACTTTTAACAAATTAGTATCAGCAGCACCTTCGACAACAAAGTCTTTATCAGCACCTGCTTGATTCACAGTAATCACTGAACCAGCAGTATCAATGTCACTGCCACTAATGGTAATTCCACTGTCTGACGTTAGTGTAGAACCACTAACTGCGCCTGAGAAGTCACCTATAGCACCAGTTACATTACCTGCTATTACATTTCCTACACCAGTTGTAATGTTTCCAGTTGAAGTAATAGTTGTAAATCCTGAACCAGCCCCTGCTGTTATAGTTGCAGTACCGTCTGTCAATGAACCACCTGTAACTGCACCACTAAATGTAGCTGCAACACCACCTGTGATAGTACCATCATCCATAACAATAGCGCCATCGGTTATCTTACCGGCCGTTACCAAGTTCCCACCTGTAACATTGCCAGTTGCAGTAATTGTAGTTGACCCTGCAATTGCACCTGAAGCTGTAACTGTCACTGTGGTTACATCACCGGCTGTTACCAAGTTCCCACCTGTGACGTTTCCAGTTGCTGTGAGTGTTGTGCTAAATGCACCTGATGTTGCACCTGAGATAGCACCAGATGAAATTGTTGCAGTGCCATCTGTCAATGATCCACCAGTTACTGCACCACTGAATGTACCTGTTGTTGCGCCAGCAATTGCACCTGATGTGATAGTTGCAGTGCCATCTGTTAGTGTTCCAGCTGATACTTGACCACTAAATGTACCCGTCGTTGCACCAGTAATTGCACCTGAGTTGATAGTTGCAGTGCCATCTGTAAGTGACCCGCCAGTTACTGCACCGCTAAATGTAGCTGCAACGCCGCCTGTTATTGTGCCATCGTCCATAACAATAGCGCCATCTGTTATCTTACCTGCTGTTACTAAATTTCCACCAGTTATGTTACCTGTTACAACCGCAACACCTGATAACGTTGCACTCACACCAGTAACATTGCCTGTGACTGTAATACTGTCACCGTTAGCAACACCAATGTTTGGTGTGGTTAGGTTAGCACTTACTTTAACTGTTACTGCGTCACCAACAATAGCTGTGGTTACGTCATCAACGTTAACACTGAGTGTTTCGCCTGTTTTTGCTAAACCGTCCCCAGCTACAATTGAACCTGCTCCTGAAAACTGTGTAAAGTTAATTGCAGTTGTACCCATTGTCACAGGAGCGTTTGTTGTACAAACAAAACCAGCATCAGCGTTGGTACTACCTTCTTCAACAAATACAAACGCACCTGGAATTTCACTAGCTGGTGAACCATCCATGTCGCCTGCTCTGGTTAATACAAAAGGAGCTCCAGCAGTACCAACTGTTGTTACAACGTAGATACCGTTCTGTAAAGCGGCTGCCTGATCTTGAATAAGCACTCTTTCGTCTGCTACCAATGTAACGCCATCAACTGCGGCGATTGCACCGTTAGCGTTGGCTGTTAATGTAGCACCAACACCTGAAGCACCGTTGTTATATGTAACTGCGGCTAGTGCGGCAGTTGTTGCGGCAACAACTGATTCTTTGATGTCTAAGCCTTCAGCAACTGAATCAACATATGCTTTGTTGGCTGCATCGCCGTTAGCAGTTGGAGTTGCCAGTTGAATAATTTTCGCATTGTTTACATCAACATCGCCAGTTCCGTTCGGATCAATTGAAATATCTGCATTTGTCCCTGTTGAACTGATAACTGGAAGGCTACCTTGGAATACGTTAGTGGTAACACTTCCACCAGCTACGTCGCCAGTTGCTGCAACTTTACCACCTGTGGTGATATTTCCACCACTTACGTTACCTGTTGCTGCAACTATACCGCCTGTGTTAACATTGCCACCTGTGATGTTACCTGTTGCAGTAAGAGTTGTACTAAATGAGCCAGATGTTGCACCTGAGATAGCACCTGATGTAATAGTTGCAGTACCATCTGTCAATGATCCACCAGTTACTGCACCACTGAATGTACCCGTCGTTGCACCAGTAATTGCACCTGAGTTAATTGATGCTGTACCATCTGTTAGTGTACCACCTGTAATTGCTCCACTTGCTGTTGCTGTAGTAACACCAGTAATTGCACCTGAGTTGATTGATGCTGTGCCATCTGTTAGTGTACCACCGGTGATTGCACCACTTGCTGTAAGTGTTGTAGCACCTGATAAAGCACCACTTGATAGTGTTGCTGTACCATCTGTAAGTGATCCACCTGTAACTGCGCCACTGAATGTAGCTGCAACACCACCTGTGATAGTGCCATCATCCATTACTATGGCACCATCTGTTATCTTACCTGCTGTTACTAAATTTCCGCCTGTAACATTGCCAGTTGCAGTGATAGTCGTTGAACCTGCAATTGCACCCGAAGCTGTAACTGTAACTGTGGTTACATCGCCAGCAGTGGTTAAGTTGCCGCCAGCTACGTTGCCTGTTGCAGTAAGGGTTGTGCTAAATGCACCTGATGTTGCGCCAGTAATTGCACCAGATGAAATTGTTGCAGTGCCATCTGTTAATGATCCACCGGTGATTGCACCACTGAATGTAGCTGCAACACCACCTGTGATACTTCCAGAAGCTAAACTGGCAGTGCCATCTGTTATTGTTGCACCTGTTACACTTGTTACTGCTGTGATAGAACTTCCGGCTGCAATTGTGCTTGAGGCATTCAGTGCAGTGGTTACGTTACCTGATGGAGCCAGGTTGACCATTGTGATGTCTTTGAACTGTGAATCCACTAAACTTGCTAGTGTAATTGCAGTACCAGTACCGTCATCTGTTGTTAGGCCTGCTTTAAATGTGTCGTCTGTTTCGTCAAAAATCCATGCAATGTTTTGGGAATCTCCACGCTCTCCAATAAAACCAATATCTTTTGATGGTACACCAGTTTCGTTTTTAGCAAGAAGAATTACCGGATCTTCAATAATTGTATTGACAGTATCAAGTGTTGTACTTGTTCCGTTCACTGTTAGGTTTCCTGTAACTGTAAGGTTACTACCATAGTTCAAGTTTGCTGCTAACTTGCCTGCGCTAATACTAGCGTCAACTAGTTTTGCACTAGCAACAATAGTTGCATCAGTGATTTGATTATTCTTAATTCTTGTTATTGCCATTTTGTAGGTTCTCCATTATACCAAAGCATGTAATTTAGTATAATGTTGCATCAGCTGCGGTACAATCACCCTTGGGCTTTATCGCCGCCAGCGTACATTATAAACGTATTTATCGAGTAACAATATTTTAATTTAATGGATATATTTGTTTCAAGTGGTACTGTGTGATGCGCTTTTGTTTAGAAAGTACCTACAAAAACTTTTATTGTGTGCTTGCCAATAGAACAATTTTCCATTGCTTTGCCAACAGTAATACCGGGCTTCCAGTCATTTAATTCAAGTACAGTGGCATAACCTGGTGTATTACTTGTTGTTAATAAATCGCCAACTTTAACTGGCCCAATCACCTTACAAGGAACTTGCCCTGCAAGAGCAATCGGCTGCCCGTCTGGCTGGTCACTGTTTAACAGATATGCTGGATCAGTTGATATAACACCAACCAACATCGAATCAGCATAGCTATTGCATATTACAAGCAATCCATCTTTGTCAAATACCATAACTGTACCAGCGTCTGCTTGTTCATTGACTTCGAAGTTTTCAGCCACATCAGCATATTGTGCTGAAGTTGCAAGTGCAGTAATTGTCCCTGCACTGAAGTTACCACTGGCATCGCGAGCTACTATGGTGCTAGCTGTATTTGCATTTGTGGCATTTGATGTTACAGTAAATGTGCCACCTTCGCTGCTTGAACTACCACTTAGGCCAACGCCACTTACTGCACCTGTAGCAACATAGTTACCAGTTGTATCGGTTCCAAGTGCTACACTGTTAGCTGCAATGGTTGCTGCAATATTGATAGCAGCACTGCCATCAAAGTCGGCGGTACCTGTTACATCGCCACTTATTTCAATTGCTCTAGCAGTGGTAAGCGTGGCTGCACTTCCAGTTGTGTTTTGGTTTAATGTTGCAACCCGGGCCGCTGCCACGGTACCCGAAGATATTGCCGTTCCACTAAGACCAGTAAGTGCGCTAGTAGCTGTAGTTCCTGCGGCTGTAAGTTGTCCTTGTTGATTAACAGTAAAAGTCGGTATTGCAGTGGTACTACCATAACTTGCAGGTGTTACTGCTGTATCGGTGATACTGAATGCCGTTCCAGTTAATGTTAACCCAGTGCTGGCTGTAAATGTTCCTTGTCCACTGAACTGTGTCCACGGCATAGCTGTTGAACCAATTGTTCCACCACCGTTAGCAGTACAAACGAACCCTGTATCGGCTTGTGTTGTGCCTTGCTCGATAAACACAAATGCACCTGGTACTTCTAACCAGTTGTCCATATCTGCACTGCGAGCCCAGGCGCCAGCGGCTGTTACATAAATGCCATTTTGACTGGCAGTGCTTTGGTCTTTAACTAGAATCCTACTGGTACTGGTCAAAACACCATCAATAGTTTGTTCACCACTTAGTGTTAAGTTTGCTGTGCTGGCATTTACCACTGATGCTTTTACATCAAGTCCTTGGGCAACCCCGTCAACATATGATTTGTTAGCTGCATCAGTTGCCGCCGAAGGAGTTGCCAGGTTAGTGATGCCGTTAGAATCGGCATCTAAATTGCCACTCATTGTAGTAGCACCAAGTGTTTTGTTTGTTAATGTTTGCGAACCAGTAAGTGTAGCAACGGTGCTGTCAATTGATAATGTATGTGCAATACCTTCACCTGAGGTTGCCCCTGTTGAGTCAATGCCAGTACCTCCTGTGATCGTCCCAACATAGTCTCCAGTTGTATCGGTGCCTAGTGCAACACTATTTGCAGCGATTGTTGCTGCAATACTAATGCCTGCACTGCCGTCAAAGTCGGCGGTACCGGTTACGTCACCAGTGAGTGCAATAGCTCTTGCTGTTGTTAAAGTAGCCGCACTACCAGTGGTGCTTTGATTAAGTGTGCCAACAGTTGCGGTTAAGGTACCACTTGCTAAGTTTGTTAGTGTTACAGCACCACTTAAATCACCACCAAGTGTGATAGTTGGATCACTAGTTGCAGTTGTAACAATGTTGATTGCTGCACTACCGTCAAAATTGGCAGTACCAGTGACAGCACCACTTACTTCAATTGCTCTAGTAGTGGTTAATGTGGCTGCACTACCAGTGGTGTTTTGGTTGAGCGTTGCTACTCTAGCCGCTGCCACAGTACCTGAAGCAATAGCACTTCCGCTTAACCCAGTTAACCCAGCGCCGCCACCTATAAACTCAGCACTTGTTATAGTACCGGTACTTGGGTTGTATGTAAGTCCACTGTCCTGTGTAACATTTGACAAAGTGCCTGTTGTTGTAGCACCAACATAGATCAATCTCTCTGCGTTTGTGGCTGTATCACTTGCTACTGTAACTACAGATGTGTTGTCAGCAAAACTCAATGCACCCGAACCGTCAGTAACAATTGTTTGTCCAGCTGATCCATCTGCGGCTGGTAAGGTAAATTCTACATTTGAACCCACCGTCGCCGGAGCTGCCAATGATACTGTATTTGAATCATCAGCATCATAAAAGATAACTTTTCCTAAATGAGCATCTAGCCAATGTTTACTTGCGCTACCTAGATCTTGAGTACCATCTGCGGCTGGTAGTAAATCTCCAGTGATCTGTACTGTGGGGGCAGTGTCTAAGGTGCTAACAATAGCATTGCCACTGGTATTTTGAATAGAAGTAAACGTAGTAAGTTGTGTGATAAATCTTACTTCAATTGCATCCCCAGTCTCTGGTGCCTCAGTAAAAGTTATTGTTGTTCCGCTTACACTGTATGCAGTCACTGGTTGTTGCATTGTACCGTTGATACTAACAATAATTCCTGCTGTACTTGCTGCTTGGTCCAGCGTAAATGCAACAGTGCTGTTATCCCCATTGAGAGTCTGAGTTGTAATGGTGCCAAAGTCGTTGCCAAAGCTGGTCCAGGCCGAACCATCATAAACTTCAGCAAATCCAGTGGTTGAATTAAATCTTAAATCACCGGTTGTTGGTGTTGTTGGTCGTTGTGCCGTTGTACCAACAGAAACTTTTATAGCCGTGGTATTGTTTATTTCAATTGTGCCTTGCCCTGTTGTAGTAAATCCTATATTACTACCAGCATTATCTGTGGTAAAAGTTGTGTCAGTAACAGTTAAGTTACCTATACCGGTGCCGCCTCCTACACCAAATGGCCCTACATATCTTGCACCAACAATGTACACAGACTTTCCTGTGACACCAGTTCCTATTACTGAAGGAATGTTAGTACCATTAAAGTTTAAAACTCCCGACGAGTAATCAAAAAACCATTCATCGTCGTTCCCTGATCCAGCTTGGAATAGCTGTGTTCCTGTGCTTTGTGGTGCGGCTTCTCCTGCATCATCAACATAAACTTTCACCAAGTAGGTTGATCCAAATTCAGTTGGTATCCAATCAGTGATGTTTGTTTTCCAAGTCCTATTGTCTGGTGCACTGAGATCTTCTGTGGTTTCTATAGTGGCTGATCCGCCAGCTGCATCTTGATATATTTGTACAATACTGCTTGTAGCCGCAGGCTTCACTGCTGGTATACTTCCAGAACTCTGCCATACTTTATCGCCACGCATCAACAGTGGTGATGGAATACTCTCGTTGAATGCCTGCTTGTTAGCATTTGGAGCAGTTTTAGTAACTCCAAATCCAAGTTTCTTCCATAAAAAATCTACTTTGGTGCTATCAGCTAATGCCATTAGGTTTGTTCTCCTACACTAACACTGGTAAGAGTTTGGCCTGAGCCTAATGCAATACGCACTAGCACATTGTTTCCTGTAGCGTTTGAACTATTCTCACTTCCTAGTGTCATGGTATAAGAAGCATTGATGCCTGTGTCTGTTGGAATAACGTCTGCCCCTGTTAAAGCACAACCATTACTGCCGTTGCCGCCATTACCAGTATCACTGCCCGGCACACCCGAACCAGCATACTGTGTACTACCGCTTACCCATCCATTCAATCCACTAGCAGTGTCAATTGCCGTACCAGGTGCTCCTATAAACACACCCTTAACTCCAGTACTACTGTTAATTGCTATGTCAAAGTTTGCTACAGTTGCTCTTCTAAATGCAAAAGTTATGTACTGATTACCTGATCTGCTTGTAGCTAGATCTGGACCTGCAGGCAGATACCCACTGCTTAGGTTTGTAACAAAATGTTTTAGTGTTCCAAAACGTACTATTGCTTCCGAAGTTCCTGCTACTGTAACTGCTCCTGTAAAAACATTTGAAGTATAGTAATCTGTGCCGCCTGCAAAACTAGGAGTATCAGCAAAACTGCCAAAGCCGGTTACACGCTTTCCGTCATCATCAAAGGTTGTACCAAGTGCATCTGCTACTGGAATATTTTCTTCGTCAAACCCAGTTAAACTTGCACTATAAATTTGTATATATTTGTTAGTAAGATCAACAATACTGCTATTACCATTTACGTTGAACATCTGCGCGTCAAGATACCCTACAGCCCTAGCAGTTCCGTTAATTGCTAAACTAACAGTTCCTAAAGTATATGCACTGCCAACACCAGTACCGGCAATTGGAATGCCGCCAGTTAAGAAAGTTGGTGCTCCATCGATGTTAGCGTAGGTTTTAGTTTGTGTTGCAATAATACTACCCGTGGTGCTTTCTGCAAGTGTACCAGTTGTAGATTGAAATGGTGTGGTTGTATCTCTATATGTTTGTCCTACAAAGTTTGACACTGTCAACCCTGCAACGTTTACCGTAGGAGAACCGGTGTTGTAATAAGGCACTCCTGAAATATATCTAAATGTTCCTGCAGTTCCTTGGGTAATGGTTGCCGCGCCTTGATTTACTGTTGGCACACTAACCATATCATCTTTTACAAAACCAACAGTGTTTGTTACGCCAGCAGTTGAGTGTATCAGACTTGTATCATTGTATCCTACACTTATTCCGCTAGTGGCTTTTGAAACGCGAGCATCAAATACTTTTGCAAACCCTGTTGGATAGGTACTAGCACTTATTTCATCATGTGCGTCGCCATCGTTGACTACTACCAAGTCAGTATATGTTCCTGCACCATCGCCGCTGGCAGTAAACGTAACTGCGCCTGAAGCTGAATTGTTAAATGTTGCAGTTAGTGTCCCAGAGATTGCAGTGTTTGCATCAGTGACTGTACTTGTAACAATTGGATCAGCAGTTGTATATCTTGTAACACTGGTACCATTTGCTGGTATGTTACCACTGCTTCTGTCAGTGGCACTTGCTGCCAGCAACGGAGCAGTTCCTTGACTGCCAGTTGACATACTAAGCGTTTTGCCACTCAGTGCTGTAGGTGCAGCAGGATTAGCGTTAATAGTTATAAAGTTTGTTTTTGTTTCTGTGTCTGTTTGTGCAATAGTATCTGGTGTACCACTTGATACCAATGCCACAGTGAACGAAGCAACGCTTCCGTAGCTGTTTGTTATATTGGCTGCTCCTGGTGTACCAGCACCACTTGTGATAGCGCCGGTTGTATTACCATCACCAAATGTGAAATTAGTGGTTGTAACGTTTTGGCTTGTGTTTTGGAATGTAACTAATCCTCTATCAGTGGTAGAGAGTCCTGATCTGTAGTCTGTAAACAAATAACCATCTTGTGCATTGTCACCTGTTTTATCACTAGCAATAACAGTTGTACCGGTAAAAATACTGCGTATATCAGGCTCAAGTGCTATTGCAATATTGGCTGCATTAAATGGACTACTTGTATGACCAGTAAGTGTTGATAGCTGGACTGCGTATGTTGCGGTTGTGCCAGCGGCTTGTTGCACACTGCTCAATGCAAATGTATGATCAAGAGTTGATCCTGGATTGCCCGCTACGCCTGTTTGTATGTTTACACTATCAACATTACCATCTCCCCAAGTCCATCTGTATTTTTGACCGCTGCCAAATAGTGCAGTTGTTCCTGGGGCAGTTGCAGTACTATTTGTAAACTGCACAACACCACCTGATGTTGCTTCTTCATTGACTACACGAACCACGTTAGCACTGGATAGTGTTGTTTGTGCAGTAAACACACTTATAGTAGTTGGCGCACTGTTCACTGTTACAGGACTAGCACCAGCAGTGTTTGATACTCCAGTAAGAACAATTTGATACTGTGTGTCACCACCTGTGTTGGTGTATGTGTTGTTGACAGTTGTAAAATCTGTTGCAGGATTTACGTTTGCACCTTGTCCCCAATCTAGTGTAAAACTGGTTGTGACAAATTGACTTGTGTTAGTAATAGTTGCAGTAGCACCTGAGTCGATGGTACTATCAGTAAGTGTGAAACTTGGAATAGGAGTTGGTGTAAACAGTGTGATATAATTTGTTCTTGTGAAACTATCTGCACTGCCTTTTGCCCCTGCAGCGATGTTTCCAGAAAATGTTCCATCTGTGTTTTTTGCAGTGAATACAACTGTAAACGTACCACCGGCTGCATCGTTATATGTATGTGATGGATTTTGCGAAGTTGAAGTGTTCCCATCGCCAAAGTTCCATTCAAATGAGGTTGCATTGCCAGTAAATGTTCCAGTAAAGTCTACAGTTGTTGGACTTGGTCCGCTAACTGGTGTTCCTGTAAAACTTGCTTGTCCTACAAAAGTGCTGTTTCCAACATTTAATATTACTTGGTTAAGATCATCTATGCTGTCAGTGACCTTACTTGTAGTAGTAAAACCGTCATATGCAACATTTCCAGTTAAACTTCCATCAGCTGGTGTGCCAAGGTCGATTGTGTTACCTAACACACTCGATACATTTGCACCAGTAGTCCAACTTAATACACCACTTCCGTTAGTAGTAAGTACCTGGCCAGTTGTTCCGCCAGTAATAGTAATTCCGGTATTAGCACCAAGATTTACGTTACTGCCGCTTAAATTGAGATTGCCTTCTGCTGAAATTGCATTTCCTGCAATAGAAATATTTGCAATATTAGCATTTCCTGGAACAGTTAAAGACTGTGTTGGAGTAATAGTACCAATGCCAACACGATTGTTAGTCACGTCAATAAACAATGTACTTGTATCGACAGCTAAATTGGTTGTTCTCTCAAGATTGTCTGCGAGTGCTTTACCGGTGACTCTTGCAATGGCCATTAATTACTATCCTTAAACTTTGCAGTATTTATCGCAGTTGTTAAGGTGTGTTGCCAAGACCGTGAATTACATTAATTGGTTCGGCTGCTAACGGTGCGGAACTAAAGGTAATGTCATTGCCACTGCCTGTAATAGTGTACACACCAGTTGGTTGTTGGTAAATGTTTGATACAAAAACAAGAACCTGATCAGCAGCACTTACGACAGTGCCTAATGTAAATGTAAGTGTTGATCCATCTCCGGTGAAACTGTCAACTGTGATATTTGCTTCGCCAGAGCTGGAGAAAGTTTTGTATACTGTCCCGTTAAAAAATTCCATAGTGTTTGTGCTGGTGTTATATCTAAAAACTCCGAATACTGGATTGTCTGGTCGCTCCGCAGTTGGCCCGCCAGGAACAACTACTCCGCTGTCTCCATTTGGTAATATTCTATTTTTTAGAAATGTGCCCATTTACTAGATCGCCGTAAATGATACTACTGCGTTTATCCCTGTGGCTGCACTTGCAGTTACTTGAATGATATCTCCATTTGCAAGCAATAGTTTTTCGCCACCTGTGTATATTTGATAACTGTCAGTGGCTGCAATACTAAGTGTCTTTGCTATTATGTTTGTATTTGACAAACTATCTCCACTTGGTATCACATGAATATCAACAGTCAATGCACCTGCAGAAACATTTGTTAATTCCATGTAAGTTATAGCAGTATTGTTTGTACTGGTATAAACTGTGGTTGCACTATTTGTTACGAGCGTTGTTTGTATTGTCATCGTTTTTCCTTAAAATATAATTCCAAAAACAATCGCCTTGCTTTTGCTAACTAATTCATCTGCGTCTGATCCATCTACAAAAAACAGACCGGTACCACCACTGCCCATACCGCCACCATGTAAAATAGTAGTCGAACCAACTGCCCCTGGTGCAGAAACGTGGGCAAGTTGTAAACCTGCAGTTAAATTGACATTTCCGCCAATGTTTAACTGACTTGTGTCTGTAAACGTTAAGTTTGCACTAGCACCAAAAGCACCTGAATTGTTGAACTGTACTTGTGTATTTGCTCCTGCAACAGTGCCAGCGGTTGCTGTTCCGATTTCTGTCCATGTACCAGTTTCACCAGTGCTACCTGTGCTTGTGCTTAATTCCCATTTATTGTCATCGGTGTTATAACGAATGCCAGCAAATGTTGTTGCAGTCTTATGAGTTAACAATCCAGCATTACTTGCATATGTTGCAGTGTTACTCATGTTAACCATAACAAAAGGGTCTTTCACATCCAATTGTTCTGTGTTAATATATGTAACATTACCACTGACTGTAAGGTTACCGTCAATTTCTGTGTTACTGGCAATATGAACCATGTCTGTTGAGTTTATGGTTTCAATAAAGTAATCGCCGTCAATTCTTTTCTTTGTTCTCATAGTGGACCTCTAGCAGTATTTACCTTCTCTTTAAACTTGTCCATTGACAAAATCCGCATGTTTGGTATTTTATTAAACTGTGGAACAAATGCACTTTCGGGTCCTTCAATTCTCCAAAACTGTCTACTTTCAAAGTCTTCAGTGAGTTTAACAACCTGATTAATCCAGTTGCCGGGAAATGTTTGTGAAGCAAGTTCTTGTTTGTAAAACTGTGTTCCTGCGTAAACATTGTTAAACACGCCGTTTGTGCTGCCAAGATCCATACCTATTAGGTATATGTCGCTGTGACCGTCAACAAGTGCAAGTGCAGCAGCATTTGGCCCGCTGCTAAAACCTTTGTACTCTCTAATAAGAGATCTGCCTCCAAGACTTTCAATGGGCTTGCGTGTGTGAAATCTGTGCTTTTCAGCATATCCAGAATTTTGTATTTCTTCAGCAATTGGTCTATCAGTGGCAACCAAGCAGTGAGGTGTGAAGTCTCTGTACAATCCGTTGCAACCAAATACATAGCCAACTTCCATTAGCATATTGAGATCAAGTACTAATCTGCTTCTGCCGTTTCCCAATATAAATGCTGCACTCATAAAAAACCCTCACTGTAGTTATTACAATGAGGGCTTGGTTAGTTAAAAAGTGTTTATTAACCGTAGATTGGATTCTCAACCTGTACTACGTCAATAGTTGATACACCACCTGTCATTGTGTCTTTATCAGCACCTGACTTCTCAACTGTATCATCAATGATGTTAAAGTAGTTAACTACAACTCTAGCATCAGAAAAGTTAATTGCATATTTGTTAGTCATGCGCTTGATGCGAACTTGACCTGATCCAACATCTGAGTAAGTTATTGTCATTTCATCTGCTGCTAAAGAAGCATCAGCCTTGTTAGCCAGTACACATGTACCAATTGTATCCACTGTGCCTGAGCCTGAGCCTGCGCCGGTAGCTACGAATGTTGTGCCAACTGCTGCATTTGCTGGACCGCCAACAAGAGTGAAATCAGTGTTGCCAAGTGAAGTAATAATATATGTGTTACTAGTAACAAACGAACCGGCTGTAACACCAGTTGCATCAGCAACTAGGTACTTGGTTGCACCTTTTTGACGGATGATATAACCTTCAGCTTCTGCCACTGAGCCAATTTTGACACGGCATGATGTGACTGGATTGTCGCCGTTAGCTAAAGCTGTGTCTCCGCCAACTTGACCAAAGTATAGTTCGCCAGCTGGTACTCTTGGTGATGAATCATCACCTGGATTGTTGAAACCAATGTCAGTGGTTGCTGATTTTTTAATTTTGAGAGGACGTCCCATGTTGTTTTCTCCTTTATAGAAGTCCGATGTGGGTTCTAGCCCACTACGCGGATGGTATTCCGCATAAAACGCATTATTGCGTTATGTTACAGTTATTTAGTAAATTTTACTTATTTAGGAGTGCAATCAGTGGATCTAAAATAATTTTTTCAACTGCTCCGCTATGAAACAAGTGATAATTCTGTTGAACATAAAAAAATGTTTTCCGTAGCTCCCACCTGGTTGCAGCGGTCTCAATTTCTCTTTCGACCAGATTAGCGACTGCCTCAATACGCTGTACATTATCAATGATTGAATCATACCCTGTATCAAATGTATAGAACCCTAGACTTTGCAACCATTTGTTGGTATACGCACTGCCAACAACATGAAAGATTTGACCAGCTGCAATTGGTTTCCAAATTTTCTCACTAGTGAAACTAACCGAAACACTTGTTTCTGTAACAATGTTACATTCTGCGTTGATATAAGCGTCATGATTTAATGTATGATCGCTGTGTCCTGGGACATCGTTAGGCCATGATAATGGCAAATCAGATATGTTTTCCATACATCTACCGTAATAATCTTCAAAAAAATGGTCAGTTTTAGCATAATAGTGTCCGTCAACTAATGTACCAATGTATGGACATCGATCATAGAATGTATAAACAAATTGGTCTAATAGATTTTTTTCTTTAATCATTGTATAAAACATCAAACGATGCCATATAGGATTTCGATTTAAGCAGCTATACTTCCATTTTTTTTCTGTTAGGTTTAGTTCTGGTAATTTTTGTCTTTTGAAAGAAAACAACCAACTAGGATACAGTATTTCTACTAGATGGCTATGATAGTTTACCTCAAAATGACTTACACTTAAAAACCCAGGGATGCCTTTGTTCTTCACATAGTCATTCAAAATTTCCACTTTTTCTTTGTAATCGTACACAGGGTCATACGTTGCATCAAATATCAATTGTTTATAACTTATTGGATTATTGTCTGTGATTGCGGCATCTAATACATAATTCAAGTATGATTCAAGATCAATGGCTTTAACCAAATTAATGTCAATAATTAATGTAGGAATGGCTACATGATCCATCAATGGTTGATAGCTTTGGTTTGGATTTCCATCAACCCAGATGAAACTTTTATAATCATAATTGTAGCGCCAATGTATATTCATGACAGTATTTAAGTATAATAAAATTTAAAACAAAAAAAACAGCACCCGAAGGTGCTGTTTCTTCTCCCCCGCAAAGCAGGTTTGTTTTTGGCTTATGAGAATGACAAGTTAGATACTGCAATCTCACCAACATAATCACCGGCGTTGCCGAATGAAGATGCTACGTTTGTAAGCTCGATATAACCATAACGTGTCATGAATGATACGACTGGCTCGAATGTACTTGGATCCAAGACAACGCCTGAACTCATTAGTGGAACGTATGGGCAATAAAACGCTGGAGCGTCTGTTTCACTTGCACCTTTGTATCCAACAAGTACTGGAGTTGTATCAGCTGCATAACTATCGCAGAATACACGCATTGTGCCATTCAATGTACCTACAAACTTAGTGTTTGTTGGTGCTTCGAAGACGCCTTCTGTTGTGCGAGCAAAAGCTGAAGTTGTAGCTGACTGAAGCACTGTAAGTGCAGCAGGAGAAACAACAGCATAGTTGCCTGCGCCACGACGTGTACGCTGAGCGATCAAGTTAGCTGTTCTGTTGATTAGAACTGCAAGTGCTGCATGCTCGTCACCAACGTAAGTAGCTGTACCTGATACAGTTGCTTGGTTGTATGTGAACTCAGTAGCTGCTAGTGTGCGAAGAGAAAATAGGATCTCTTGATCAATTTCAGCTGTGATTTCTTGTGCAAGTGCTGCCATGATTTCAGCTTCAACGTCAATACCATGCATGGCTTGTGCGTCTTGTGCTGCTTCAAATGTCCAGCGAGCTTGTAGCTTGCGTGTCTTTGCTTCAACAGCTTGCTTTAAGATCTGTACTGAAATTTGACGTCCGCCAACACCTTCCATGGCTGCTGTGTTACCTGCAGTATAAGCTGCCGCAGTCGCTCCAGTTGAACCGGAATATGCCTGGGCAATTTTGAATGGTGAAAGAGCTTCTTCACCAGCTACTGTTGAAGTACCTGCTGCTGAGTTGTCTGTCATTGTAGTGGCATAACGTACACGAAGTGTGTGAATTTGGCCAACTGGACCTGTCATTGGCTGAACACCAACCAACTCGTTAGCAATAACTGTTGGCATGACACGTCTGATAACTGGAAGAATAACGCGGTTCAATGTAGCAACGTTTCCTGATGCTGTAGAACCTGCAGTTGCGTTTTCTGCCAAGTGCTTGCGAGTGTTTTCTAGTACAACACTCATTGTTGAGCGGCGAGCGCCACCGAGGCCTTCTAGGAGGGCTTCTTTGGTCTCATCCCAACGGCTTTCTAGTAGTTCTTGTGACATTTCTGTCTCCTTTTTCTATATTTTAAAGCCCTGCTAGGCGTTTTAGTTCAACAACATTGTTATTATCTGTGTTGTTGGTTGCTTCGACGGCCTTTGCAGATTTATTACCAGTTGCTTCAACTAAGCTGTCAGCCTTTTTAGTGGCTTTTGCTTCGCTAAGAACTGCTGGCAAATATTTTTCGAATGCGTTCTTTAAACGGGATGTTTGAACGTTTTCAAGTAGATTTGTCATTACTGCTCTCTTCTCATCATTGAGAGGAGAAAGAAGTTCGTCCAATGTAGCATCACGCTCATTGGCTTCACGAATAACTTTAATCTGGTGATCTTTACTCTCTACAAGTTTTGAGGCTTGTGTTTGAGCTTGGATGGCTTCCGCCAACTGCTTGTCCTTTTCAGCAATAGCATCTGTTAGTTTGCGTACTTCTGCATTCTCATTGAGATGAGTAGCACCAAACTCTGTAGCGTATGCTTCAAAGATACGACGACCAAAATTGTTCTCACGAGCAATTTTAATGTCTTCTTGTAGTTGACTTAGTTCAGCCTTAAGATGTGTTGAAACAGTGGCTGACATTTTCTTTGCAGATTCTTTGATGAACTTGCCTTTCAATGCTTCAAGTTGTCCACGTGCGTCGCGTACAAGTCTTACCTTAGATTCAACTAGGTCTTTCTTGTCTGCTGCAAACTCCTTGATTTCGCCGGCTAAAGCACCAACAACAAAAGATTCTAATTTCTCAAAACCTTCTACCTGTACTTTACGATCCTTGCGTAGCTCACGTAGTTCTTCTGACAGTTTTGTAACCATAAAGTTGTTAAACTTGTCGGCGTTTTCTGACATTGACTTTGCAAACTTTACACGGTCCGCTTCAAGTGATTTTTTCTCTTCGTTAAGTTGAGAAATTTCACTTGTTAAGCCTTCTGTTACCATTTTATCTAGGGCTTCTACCATCACAGTCTTATCATGCTCATAGCGTTGTGCAAACTCCTCACGAAGTTCTGCACGAACTGTCTCTTTGGCTTCACTTAGCTTTGCTTCCCATTGTTCGGCAATAGCTTGGCGAGTATCCTCATTGACAAGATCGCTATCCAGTAGTGGTTTAATAGCATCTAACATGCGATTCTCCTAAATCTTTAGGTCCTTGATAAGACGAGAAACCTCATCTTTCAAGTACTTTTGTATTTTGTCGTCTTTCCCAGACTCCCTAGCCATCTCAAGAATTTGATGTCCGTATTTCATGTTCATCAATCCTTCATAGATCGCTTTAGGGTAAGCATTTGGAGCACTGGGTTGTGCGACCACATCGACAGTGACAATTTCAAAGTCACTGACATGTCCGTTATGCGGGTCCACGTTACCTGAACCGCGACTTGATACGCCCAATCTTACACCTGATTGCAGCATGGTTTTAACCAGTTCGCCCATTGGTGTTGGGAGTATCTTTAGTTTTCCGTAACCGTTAGGACCGTCCATCCACATGTTAGTAATCATGTGACACACACGGTCTAGGTTAATTTTAAGGTCATCTGGGTGATCTACTTCACCAAGAACACTGTTTCCGTCTTTGATTTGTTCATTAAGTGTCTTTACTGCATCAGCAATTTCACTTACAGGATAAATGCGCTCATTGGCATTTTTAACACCACCTTGTATGCAGATGCCCTCCATATAGAGATCCTTACCGTCTTTGCCTTCAACAAGTTGAATTTGTGCGGTTTCGAAGGTAAGGTTTTCTCTTAGGTACAGAGCCATACTAGGTTATCCTTATGATATCGGGCTTTTGGTGTTAACACCAGCAGCTTGTGATAGATCCGGCTTAGTAGCTGGTTTTACATCTGGACGAGTTGTGTTGCCTTGATCCACGTACTTTGGTGTTGGACGGCCTTGATCGCCTTTGTTTCCATCATCAAAATCTACTGGATGTGCATCCATTCCTGCTTGACCTGAGTTTGCAGCAACTGGTGACTTACTAGCTGGTGTAGATGTTACTGGCTTTGGAGCCGCTACCAAGTCGACGTTCTCTTCCAAACCTTCAACTTCTACATTTACATCAACTGGCTCATCCATTTGAGCTTGCATATCATCAATTTCGTCCTGCTCCATGTCAGTATCGCTATCAATGTCTGAAATCTCATCTTGCTCGCCTTCAATATCGTCAGTGTTGTCGTCAACCTGACCCATTAAATCTTCAAACTCTGCCATTAGTTCGTCTAGCTTGTCTTCAAGACCAACTACACGATCTTCTAGATCTTCGTCATCATCGTCTTCGACGTCAACGTCAATCATTGCAATTTCTTCTTCTTCATCTTCAAAAGCAACGCCTTGCTCTTCGGCTTCTACTTCATCAATGAGATCATCAACTTGCGAACCACCTAAGTCAGTTTCGTCAATTTTTTGATCGTTGTCATGTTCTGCGTCACGCTTGCCGCGCTTGCCCATTTCGTCGTCTCTACGATCTTTCATGGACTGTTCTTTGTCTTTTTCAGCACCGTCTTTAGCACCTAGATGCTCATCTTCACGATCCTTGTAACCTTGTTTCTTTTCTGAAATTTCTTCTTCAGACATAATTTCTTCGTAAATGTCTTTTGACTTCTCTACCACGATCTCGTGGAAAAGAGCCTCAGCATTCTTTTCGTCATCGTTGATGACATATTCAATGAGTTGTTCAAATTTGTTCATAAAATTTTCCTCCAAGTGTTGGCTCAGTGTAATATTTAACACGAATGTTAAAAACTATGTACTTATAGGGGTAAAATGGGTAGAAAATGGAGAATTTATTATGCTAAAGAAAAAATCTCTAATAAATTCCTACAGTTGCGGTGGTGGTGGTGCAAACTGAGCCTGAATCTTCTTGAGGTCTTGCTCTTTTTCATAATTACGCATATCATACATTTTGCGCAACTTGGAAACTTGCTTCAGAGTCAGTTTGGTCTTACGCAGTTCACCAAGCTGGGGTGTAGAGTTATCGTCCTCTAAATCCTGGTAGCCTTCTGGTGCTGCATTAAAAAATTCAAATAGTTTCATAATAATATTTATGCCGGCGGTGCTTCTGGTGTTGCTGGTGCAGCCATATCAACATTGACATCAACTGCTTCGCCGCCTTCTGCTTCTGCGCTAACAGCATCTCCCATTTCAATGTCACCTTCAAAATCACCTGGGCTAACACCAACTGTACGCAAATCACTGCCTTCCGGCTGTGTGTCAACAGGCTGTGCAGTTTCTTCACTCCACATTTCTGTGTTTTCTTGCAGTTCATCGTCAGTCAATCCCAAGTAACGCTTCATGAGAAAACGCTTGCTCATATAGGGCAATTGTTCTAATGCGCTAAATGCCTGCATTCTTGTTGTATCAAGCTCAGCTTGACGATAACTGGCAAAGTTTTGCGGTGCTGCAAACTTAATTGCAAACAGACTGTTGTCAATATTAAAGCCTCTCCAACGCATAAACATTTTGAATTCATCATCAAGATGTTGTATAACCTGCTTTTGCAGTCTTTCACAGTACTGATTGAATCTGTATTCTTGTATAAGTGCTGTGCCAACACGACCATCATTCATTGGACGATCGCTATCATCTGGACCAGTTGGCAAGTAGCTGCTAGGAACACGCAGGCCTCTGCACATCTTGTTATTGAAGTATTTTAAATCATCAATCTGTCCAAGATTTTCACCACCGGGTAATGTTTCAACTTTTGAACCTCTGCCTTCTGCTGTCTGCGGAAAGAAGTAATCTTCATTGATTGAAAGCGGATTGTATGTGGTATCCATTGTAGTGCCGGCTTGTCCGCCTTGCTGATTTGGAATACGTCTTTGGTGAACTTCGTTTTTCACACGCTCCACAAACTGCATAGCAAGATGACTTGGCATATTGCCTACGTCAATGTAAAACACTCTGCGCTCTGGCGCACGTTGCACACGATATATCAGTATTGAATCTTCAAGCAGTTCTTTTTGCTTGAACACTTTGAATATCATTTCTAGCACACTTTGGCTGAACGGCCAGAAAAAATCCAAACCTTCACTGAGACCAAGATGCACAATATTTTTAGCATCAATGACTGTTTCGTTTACAGTGTGTTCAAATCTACTTTGCCCACTGGGCATATTTGGTACGGTATAGTTTGAGCCGCCCATGTTGCTGCCGCCAGTGCCAATAATTTGTCCTGAATTTGTGCCAGTGCCATAGTCGGTGGTTTGTTTAGGCGCAATGCTCATATTTTGAAAGTTGGGATTGATGTCTCTAATAACATACTGCTCAGGAAGTTTGCCTTCGTTTTCATTTACAATGACACGCACCACTTTGGTCATGTCGACCCAGTACAGTTCAAATGTTTCTGGATCACGCACAAACACTTGATCTCCATACTTCAGCGTGTTGCGAAAGATGCGGAACATTCGTTGATCAAATTTGTTTAGCTTGGTCCACTGTTGCAACTGCTTGCGAATAATTTCAACTTCGTTGTTTGTTGGAGTGTCTGTAAACTCAACTTCAAACGGTGTGTTGTTGCTTTCGTTTGTTTGTGTGCTAAACTCTGAGATAATATCCAAGCAGGCATTGATTTCACTGTCGCTATCCATGTTTTCATATTGATTATAGCGTTCAATTCTATTAGGATGTCCTGAGTATACTTCAGGCAAATGGCTTTGATAGTTTTTAAAACCAAACTGTCCACCTGAACCGCCAGATCCATAACTTGGACCACGGTTGTTTTGTCCGCTTATAGGAGAAAGTTGTCCGCCTGCGTTGTCTACAACTTTAAAGTATTTTTTCCAAGACATATATTATTTTCCAATGCGCATTGCTGTTAACAAGAGTATTTATCGTTATCGATGCGCTGCTTGAAGTATTTTGGTGTTGATGTCGTTGTTGCGACTCATAGCCGATACAAGTTGATCCAGTCTGTTTACACTGGCTTCCATGAGTGCATTGTTTGCGCCACCAGCTGATCCACCTGCTGCGGCAGTTGCTGACTGTGCTGTCCCTAGTGAACTTGATACAGCACTGCCAAGATCTGGGCTGTTATACCCGCCTGCTGGACCGGCAGTAGCTGGTACAACTGTTCCGGATGCTCCACTTAGAAGAATCTCTGGGCCTTGTTCACCAACCACATACATTTTTCCAGAATCAACTGGTCCACCAACAGCTCTATTGCCGCCGAAGAAACCCCCAAATATACCGCCAAGTGATGCTCCAACACTTGCTCCAACAGCTACACCAAGTGGGCCGCCTAATAGTCCAATTGCACCACCTACAACCGTTCCAATACCAGCACCGATTAGTTCAGCTTTGTTTTCGTCTACAAAGTTTCCACCAGCTTCTTTGGCGTCGTCACCTAGTTTAGCCTCAATTTCTTCTGGACTCAGTCCAGCAAACTCCAGCATGGCTTTTGTTGCTACCACCATGCCATCGGTAAACACATCAATGCCTTTAGCAGCTAGTGGCAATGTGGTTCCTAATGCTAATTCGTCAAGAGCTGTTGCAGCTTTCAGCATGCTTTCATTTGCATCAATCATTGAACTGGTTGTAGCGTCTGTGGTGTTTGCTAAGTTTTCCTGTTGTGTACCAAGATTTTCAATCTGCGAGGCAGTTAATGTGGTTCTCTGTCCCATTGAGAGCATATCGCCTAACACATTGTCAAACGCTGTGCCTAATCCTGCAATTGAACCAATGGTAGCTGGGCCGCCAATGGCTTCCGCTTGCTTTTTGACACCCTCTTGGATCATTGCAGTAGCTTCTTCTTGAGTGATCGTTCCCTTGCGCAACATATCAACTGCTTGCGCACCCATTTCGCCTGCTGCTAGCTGGAATTCTTGTGCAGCTTCTGTGCCTAAGTTGCCACTGAGTGCATCCTGCAAGCCTTTGCCAATGTTAGGAGCCATCGAAGTTATAGCCGCTGTGGTGTTTTTCATTGCATTGGCAGCATCTTCACCTAGTCTGCTTTGTACGTCAGCGACTGCGGCTGCCATACGCACGTTGCGCATCTGTTCATCCATGGCTTTTTGTTGCTCATCAACACTTTTACCAGTGAGTCTGCTTAACGCTGTCAACTGTTTGATATAATTTGCTGATCCTTGAGCAAGATCTCTAGAACTTCTACCTTCTATATTGCCTTGCCTGGCTTGTAGCTGAATATACTTGGCTGTAAGTTCATTTTGGCTTTCAGCACTTACACCCATTGCTAACAAACCGCGTCTAAACGGACGCATTGCTTCTGAAGCATCAGCAAAACGCTTTACACCAGTTGCACTGTCACCAAATGCAAATGTTAATCCTTCTGCGCCTTCTGCAGCAACTTTACTGAATGTACTAAAACTCAATCCTGCTTGGATAGACTGCTTGGCAAGCCCAGACAGTCCGTCTGCACCAAGCGCACCAACTGAACCAGCAGCTCTAAATGCCTCACTTGCACGTTGCAATTCTGCTGTGAGCATAGGTCCTACAGTGTTGATAATTTCTCCGGCTGCTTGCGTAATTGCAGCCGCCATTTTTCCACCGGCACTGATAAAGCTGCCAATTACAGGCACTGCATCTCCCAGTGCATCGGCAGCTAAGCCAGCACCCTTGCCTACCATGCTGACAGCATTGCCTGTCAACTTAATAGCAGGATTTAAACTTTCAAAATTTTCTCTGTTTTCTCTAACAGAACCGGCTGCTTCTACGAATGTTCTCGTAGCATCAGCGGCGCCAGTTGACATTTTGTACAGCCCTTTGGCTGCCGCGCCGCTAGCAGTAGTATTCTTGTCAGTTGATTTTGTATTAGCGTCAGTGGCTTTGGTGCCGCGAGTTTGCGCCATTGAATAAGCATTCATATCTTTTATAGCTTTTGCAGCACCAGGAGCATTAGCATCGCCGCCTGATTTTTTCAGTTCTGCTAAAACTTCTGCAAGTAATCTGTTGCTTTCTTCATCCATATTTAATTTTTGCCCATTTTTACGTCGTATAAGTACGTTATACATATATTTATGGTAGGAAAAAACATGTCAAACACTAACCCAAATCCGCTGGCAAAACATTTCAGGCAACCCAGCATCTATATCAAGTTACCCAGTGGCGGCGCCTTCAATGACGAGTCACAGTTGACAATGCCAGAAAACGGCGAATTGCCAATCTACCCAATGACAGCACTGGATGAGATTACATATAGAACTGCTGATGCGCTGTTTAACGGCAGTGCCATTGCCAGTGTTATTGAAAGCTGTGTTCCTGCATACAAAGACGCTTGGCAGACCAGTACATTGGATCTTGACACACTGTTGATTGCTATGAGAATAGCCAGTTATGGGCATGAAATGGAATTTACCAGCAAGTGTCCAAAATGTGAAGAAGAAAACAACTTTGCTATTGATCTAAGAGATATTATGGAACGGATAAAGTCACCAGACTTTTCACAGCCAGTTGTTGCAGGAGATGTCGAAATACACTTTCGCCCACTTACCTACAAAGAACAAAACGAAAACAACTCTGCACAGTTTCAAGACCAAAAAATGTTAGAGACGCTGCCAACCGCGGAAATTCCTGAATCTGAAAAACTAGAACTGTTACAACAAGCATTCACAAATATCAGTCATTTAACACTGAGTGCCATTTCCCAAAGCATTAGCATGATCAAAGCTGGTGATGACCTTGTTGTGGACAAAGACCACATTGAAGAATACATTCGCAACTGCGAAAGCAAAGCATTTGATAAGATTCGCAAGAAAATTGAAGACATCAAGCAAACTGGCGCAGTAGAACCGCTGCATATTACTTGTGCAGATTGCAAACACGAATACGACACACCATTCACAATGAATGTTGCAAATTTTTTCGTATAAGGCTCTTAACATCATCCCCCGACGAAATTGAACACATAGTTGAAAAGATGGACAAAGAAGTTAAGGGCCTCAAAGAAGACATGCTCAAGATTTGCTGGTTTATGCGAGGTGGTGTGACTTACAGTGAGATTGTACAAATGAGCGTAAGTGAACGCGAATCAATGGGCAAGTTAATCAAAGAGAACCTTGAGACTGCAAAAAAGACTGGACAACCGTTTTGGTAATAGATGACGTAAAAGCTGACATTGAATCTTGGTTGATCAACTTTGTAGAAGTGCCGCATCCTGCACTGGGCAACTGGGCACCATGCCCTTATGCCAGAAAAGCACGTCTGGAAAACAAGTACACTGTGCGTATCGGAACAGATTTGTACGCTGACATGCTAGATGTTGCACAAGAAGGCATGGGAGACCAAGATGTGTACATTTATGCATACAATCCACAAGGGTATGCACCAGACGATTTTGAAGATGCAGTTGACAGCATCAACGAAGAAACACTGGTACCCATAGACATGTTGGCACTGGCTGATCATCCAGAAAATGTAGAAATGGTCAAAGGGGTACAGTTCAATCAGGGTAAGTATGCACTAGCATTGGTGCAAAGCCTCAGCAAATTACACAGTCATGCCAAGCTGCTTGGTAAAAAAGGTTTTTACAATGGCTGGGATGAACAGTATTTGCAAGGTTTGTTTACAAACAGAGAAGACCCAAGATGACTTACTGCTACATAAACCTCGCAGATACTGACTACACAGCAGAAACCAATCACAAGATATTGTTGCAAGACGAAAGATATGCCAAAACCAGTCAAATGCTCACAATCTATCAACAGTATGCTGATTATAAAAAATTCAAAAGTGTGTGGCCAATCTATCAAGAAGAGTTTGTAGCAGAACACAACGACATAATAGCATACTACGACAACAACGACCTTGTTGCCTGGAGTATGATGTACAAGATAAACAATCGAGCAGTTGAAGCTCTACAGTTTGCATGGGATTATCGCAATCCAAAACTGAAACTGGGCATTGCTAGTATGAAAACCGAATGTGCAATATACAAAGAGTTGGGTTACGAGTTGATAATACTAGGCGAAGCACATGAATACAAGAAACAAATAGATGGATTCACAATATTTCCATCAGACAACTTAGGAGTCAAATAATGGACGTTTACACTATCTACTGTGACGTAAAAGAAGGCGTTAACCCACATGAATTTGTAACCAATATGAAAAAGTTCTTGGATGCACTGCCTACCATGCAAAGCTATCGTATTACCAGAATGAAACTGGGCTTCAGGAGCATGGATGTTGGTGAGTGGCGCATTGACATGGAATTCAAAAACATGCAAGACCTTGACGATGCCATGAAGCATGTGGTTACAGACACAGACAACATCGAAGAAAAGCATCACGGCTTTAACCAAATGGTTGATATGGAAACAATTCAACATTTGCTATATAGAGATTGGCCAGACCAATACTAAAATAACAATCACAAAGTTTTAATAATAACTTATCGAGATGTCTAAAGACATCTATTGCTATCGCTAACGCTCAGCAATACTGTTAACACGCGAGCAAAGCGAAGCGTTCCGTTATCATCTAGATTTTTTGGTCATACTTGCCCTTACACAGGGCAAGCATAAACTGAAAGTCATCATCTGAGTCGTGTCAGTCACTTGAATAAAGAGATTACAATTGTGTACGGAGGCGGTTACGCTGTACCTCCTACTCTAGCCTTGACTCGCAACGGAACCCTTGTATACCCCTTCAAGCAAAGTATCTTCGGGCATGGGTTGTATCTGTTTCACAGAGCCCATGTCATTTTAGCCTATAGTTAGCTATGTCCTTGGAACGCACCAGTTCTGACGGCTACAACATTTCTGCTGGCAGACTGCAAGGTGAGTCGAACTATTCCGACCAATCAGTGTTCCGATGTTAGCTGGGAAATTTAAAAGAGAAAGTTGAGCATTGCTCTGAGTGTGCCTGTGCATAAGTGTTTATGCTAGTTATCATTTGCCTGTAAATTTATTCCTTTAGTATGCCTTTTTGGTGTACCCGAACCTGTATATGTCCGTTATACCAGTCTTTGCTTTCTAATACTCGGTGTGCAAATTGTTCTCTTGCTTCAACATAGCTAAGTTCGCTTTTGCTTGCACACCAAAACATTATTTCGCGTTTAAACTTGTCTTTGCCTAGCAGTTCGACATCCGCAGTAAGTGCATCGCTGCTGCCATAATAGTCTTGCCAATCTGATGTAACTGTGTATCTGCGTTTGTTTTTTCTGCCTTTGAGTGGTTTTCTACTGCGCTTAAACTGTGCCAATTTCTTGCCAATATACTTGCGATTGTCTACAAGATTGGTGATTATGTACACAAATCCAATTGCTCCTTCTGGAATATCAGTTACTTCTTTGTCTTGGTAGTACCATGTCATAGTGATAGTTACCACTCTGTGACATGAGCCTGATCCAAAAGTTTGCTTTTAATACATTTTGTTTTGCATTCTAGATTGTCAAACTGCCTAAATTCTGTACTCCACCATGGATCATCTAGTATCTGATCCAATGTGCTATTGTACAGGTTAAATTTGGTTTCTGCAAGCTCGATCCACTTTGTATTATGTGGATAGCGTAATGCTGTCCAGCAACACGGATAAAATTCTCCTGTGCTTTTTAAAAATACACCTTTATTGCCGATATAGCACAATGCAGGATACTCGTCGCTTGCATTTAATTTTTGCGCACGTTGCCAAAACAACTCTTTGAGATCGCTTCCTGGTCGAGTTTTGTCGCTCAGTGGGTATTGTGTTCTTTCAAAACGATGTCCTGCCGCAACCAATTCAGTATCTAGAGGCTCTAGCAAGTCGTCTGTGCCATAAGCGACTGGATATTTGCTACCAAATTTTGTACTTTTTGTAAGTTGCCAACAATCAAAATTGTTATCTGTTGCAATCTGTTTTATATCTTGCAAGTTGTTTTCGTTGAATCTAAATGCTATACTTGCCACCACGGTGTATGTGGTTTTGTTGTAAACACGAAAAGTTATTATGCCCAACATAATACTTGCCCAGTCGCAGTTTACTCTGTATTTGCTGTTGCTATCTTGATTCCAGCCGTCTAAACTCCAATGAACCTCGTCATTTTCATTGAGTACACAAGCAAGACGATGCCACCAATCAGCAGTTTTATAACTGCCGTTGGTGATAATCAAGAGCTGAATATCAGGATTAACCGTTTTGATCCATTCAACAATTTCGATAAACTGTTTGGCATAGATTGGATCACCATCGTCGCCACAGAATGTGATTTTGCGAATTTTTGTTATCCATTCTTCACCGATTTGTTCTTGAAAAAATTTTAAATTGAGATTTCGGTTAAGCAGTGTTTCTGGAACTTCAGCACGAGTACATCGCGGGCACTGCAATGTGCAAACGCTGCTTACTTCAATATGCCAGTGATCCAGTGCTAGGCTCATAGTATTTCAACATCTGTGTTATAGCTGGTAAAGCCGTTTTCTTTGACAACTTTAAGCAAGTTGTTTACACGCCCTGCAAGCTCGTCCTTGTGCGATACTAACCAAATACTCTTGTCACGTTCACGGGCCATCTTCTTAAGCAGTGCTAAACTTGCTTCTACACCTGATGTATCCATACCCGAATCAACCAGTTCATCAATGAACAGCAAGTTGATTGCACCATACAAACTCTCCCATACATCACGGAACGCCCAACTCATACTCAGTATAAGTCTGTTACGTTCACCTCTTGATAGATTGTCAAAGTCTAAGTCTCTGCCTAGCTCTTGAATCTCTACAGTTAGGTCGTTCTGGAATATCACAGTGTGCGGCAATCCAATTCTGTCCAAGTAGTGTGTTAGTCTTGAATTCAAGTAACTTAGATTTTGATCAATGATACGTTTGCGCACAAAGCTGTCTTTGTTGGTTAACAGTTTGAGCAAGAAGTCTTGATGTTCGTGCAACCGTGTTAGGTCGTTGAGTTTGTCATAGCTAACTTCTTGCACTGCTGATGTTTCCATGTCTGCTATTTGATCGGTGTAAGGGTCACTTTCATCTTGTTTATTTTGTAGTTGTAATTCCAGTGCTGATAGGCTTGAACGATGGTTGTGTGCATCATTGGCGCTATCATAGAAAGTGCGTGGTTTTGCTGGGACATCTGTTTTTCCAGCTGAGAGCGTTTCAATTCCTTCTTGTAGTTCTCCAAGGAAATTATTTGCTTCGTCATGTTCCTTCTCTGCCTTTTCAATTTCTTGTTTGTGGCTATCCAAGTGTTCAATGCTTTGGTTGCAACTGTGACAAACTCCGTCTTGCCATCCTACCAGAGCTTTGTTTGCTTTTTTCACATCACGTTCAGCTCTGCTAACTTGTGCTTGCAATGCCGCAATGTCTTTTTGTAATTGTGTCTGTTCGTTGTTGAGCGTATTCCAGTCAGCAAGTTCGGTGTGTGCTCTAAGTTCCTCATCAATGTCTACATGTGCTAAGTCTTCAATAGCACGTTCGAACTTGGCTGTGTCTTCTGTTTTTTTGTTTTGCCACAGTGTTTGTCTACGCTTGAGTGCTTCAACTTGTTCACCTATTTTGTCATTGGCATTTTGCAATGCACGGATTGACATTTCTTCTTCTTTGATTGAATCCTTGGTTTGCTTGCTTAGATCTTTGATCTTGTCAGCACGTTCACTGAGCAAGGTTATACCCAGCAGTTGTTCAATTATTTCTCTTTGATCGTTTTGTTTAAGACTTAAAAACGGTTCGGTGTATGTGTTCAATGCTACCAAGTGTTTAAACATAGTGTGACTCATGCTTAACAGTTTTTCAATAGCGCCTTGTGTTTCTCTACTATCACCTTGTGCATTGTCGTCTGATTCTTGTTCACTGTCGTTGATATAAAACTTTAACACATTTGGTTTACGACCGCGCTCAATCCTGTAACACTGTTCACCAACACAGAAATCCAAACTAACCATCATGCCTTTGCTGTTGGTCTTGTTAATCAAGTTGTCACGTCGGATATTTGTCAGTGCTTGTCCGTACAGTGCATAGCTTAGTGCATTGATGATAGTGGTCTTGCCAGTGCCGTTCCGGCTGCCATCGCCGCCAAGGTCCAAGTTTTCACCTAGAACCAATGTGAGATCTTGTCGATCAAAGTTGATAGCTTGTGTGGCGTTGCCCACACTCATGAAGTTTTTAACTGTGAGATCTTTAAGTTGTATCATGTAAGTATACTAACATAAATTCATTGCTTTTGCAAACACTTTAGAATCCATTTACAAACTCCGGTAAATTTCTAACAACAGTTTGTTGTCATAGAATTCACTGTCAATGTTTATGATCTGTTCAGTTACAATTTGATCAACACTTTCAAACTTGATATCGCCAGGGTTCATTTCTTCTTCTAATGCACTGCGTTTATTTGGTATAAGTGCCATCTCACGCAGATTATACTTGGTGATAAACTGTTCTTTGATGTAGTTTGCTTCTTCGTAGGAAATTTCAATATCCAAGTTAACACGCACATGCATGTTGGGCTTTAGTCTAGTGTCAGCATAGTCAATAACATCGCTTAGATCCATAACACTGTAAAGTGGCTGTTTAGGCCAAGCAATGTACTCCTTGGTGCCATCCCAATCCATAATCATAACGCCACGTTGATCATCGCCGGCATCCGAAAAGTTATGCGGAAAAGCATTGCCAATATAGTTGATGTTGTTTTTCTTCTGACGCAAATGGAAATGTCCTGAAAACACTTCGCCGTATTGCTGAAAGTGTTCGCTTTTAATCTCTCCGTGATCTGGCATTTCTACCATGGCATTCATTTTAAAGTGCGGTAGTTCAAAGTGTCCAAACATGTACTTGGCACTGGCAGTTTTGATACGCTTGTGATCATCGCCAACTAACCATGGACACAGTATAACGTCATCTTGTTGGAACCAGTCATTGCATATTTTTAAATTTGGAATATGCTTGGCCCACTCAAAACTGTAAATATCACGCTTGTCACGATAGTACAAGTCATGGTTGCCAGTGATAAAGTAGGTAATGTCAAAACCTGAACTGAGCTTTTCTAGTGCTCGCAAACTGTGATTCATGGTTAGCAGGCTGAGGCTTGCTCTATGGTGATGCCAATCTCCCATAAAGATACAAGTTTCGCAGCCATGCAGTTTGCCTTGCTGCACTGCCCAATCCACAAACTGTTCACAGTCTTGATTGTGCATGATGCTGTTGCTTTTCATGCCAAAGTGGATGTCAGTGAACACCAAGGCTTTTTTAAACAAACCCATATGTGCGTCCTTACTTTTTAGCTGCTGATTCTTCTACTAATTTCTTTGCATCTGGCGAGTTGTTAAACTGGCGTGTCCAACTTGGATTCAATCCGTTTTGCTCAAGGATATCATCACGAATGTTTTGATTCTTCTTTTCAATGTTTAGCACTCTGGTAAAGCTGTTTGTGATAGCAGCCGTGTAGTATGCAAAAGGATTTTGACTTTTTGATTCATCAAACTGCAACCCAATTTGACTCAACTGTAGCAGTGCTTGCCCACGCATTTCTTCATTGTAGGTGTACCCGCGCCAGTTTGAACGTGTAGCATAGCGTTCGCACAGTTTGATAAACATGTGTGCCAGCTTGTCAGTCATTTTGCCATGGTCCTTTGAAAAATATCCGTTTTCAAATCCGCCAACCCAGTGACTTTTGCCTACTAGATATGGTATTTTGTCTTCGTCGAGCATGTAATGATAGAATGGTGGAAAGTTTAGCTTTACATAGTTGAGATCTTGTTCAACTTCAACCATCAGTTCTTGTAAACCATCATCGTCGTAGTCTACTTCATCCATTTCCAGAATCTCTTCCAGCTTGCTTTTTTTCTTTTCTTGTGCTTTGGTTAGCTTCTTGGGCACCATTGGAATATGATCCCAGCAGGTAACACGAAACACAAGCTCTTGATTGCTTAGTTTTGTTGGATCAACAATCTCGCCGGTCTCTCGCTTGATACGATCGGCTTTGTTGCGCCTTGCTTCTGCAATACTGCGCTGGTTAATTTTGTCCACACTGGGTACAATAATATCATACTGTGCCTGATGCGATTCTTGAAATGAGCAAAAAGTTGCTTTGCTTTTGTGAATTTCTTTGAGAATATCTCTGTTGTTAAGATAGTTAACTTTCTTAGGCTTTTTAACTGGTGGCATTCAGTTCTCCTTATTAATAGTACTTATTATACACTATACATAGGGGTTGTCAATCATTAACTTAGCCGTTTTTACCAGCCATAAATAACGTATAGGAGTTAACATGGTTTTCGATCCGGCTAAAGCCAATCAAATGAATGAACTGGCGCAACAGAACCCAGACGCTGATTTAAATACACTGGCATTTTTAGCAGATGTGCCAGCATCTGAGGTTGACAACTACACCATTGATAGAAACGCTACACCTATTATTAATCAAGATTTTGGACGTGTGAACAGTGTCCAGGCAACTCAACCAAGATTTGACTGGAGTGATGTTACTTCTGATGATACCGATCTAGACGCCTATGGCGATGCTTACCAAGAACCAGAACCGATACCACCTGCGTATCAACGTCCACCAGTTCCTGAGCCATTGGTAGAACCAGCAAACCCTGGGCCAACTGCAACTGATTTATCGCGCGAATATGTAACTGACAACACCGAAGCCATCAACAATGCTGCAACAGAAACTACAGCAAACGCTGAAGATTACAGTGTGGTTGAACCAAACCCAGTTGGCTACGAACGCCCTGGGTTACAAGAAGATGGCACGATTGTCTTAGATGACGGCGACGATGTCAACTTCACTGACAACGCTCGCGATCACGGATCGGACTTCGATGATGAAGATGACATTGATTTTGCTGCTGATAGAGTTGAAGCTGGAGACGAAGACGGCGACACTATTGCAGGGGGAACTGACTACGGTATCGACGATGACGAAGCCGAAGATGCTGCTGAACAAGATGCAGCAGATGCTGAAGCGCAAGAAGCTGCAAACAATGCACGAGCATTGACTCAAAAAGCACAGCAACAGCAAACAGTCAATGCTATGCGAGAAGCAAGTGGTGTTAAAAACGCCGACGGCGACTGGCGTGTAAAACTTCGTCTTGCTCCACAGGCCACATATCTGTACAAGGCGTCAAACCCTGGTATCCTTGCTCCACTGGCCGTGACAGACGGTATTATCTTTCCATACACTCCACAGATTGATTTGCAGTATAGAGCAGAATACAACAATTACCAGCCGACACACAGCAACTATATAAACTATTTTTACAAAGGGTCAAGTGTGCAAACTGTGCAAATTCAAGCAGATTTTACAGCACAAGATACAGTAGAAGCAGAATACATGTTAGCAGTCATACACTTTTTAAGAAGTGCTAGCAAAATGTTTTACGGGCAAGATGCCGAAAGAGGGTCACCACCGCCACTGTTGTACCTAACAGGATTGGGGGAATATCAGTTTAACGAATCACCTTGTGTGGTATCAGAATTTAACTACAACCTGCCCAGCGATGTGAACTATATACGAGCAAGAAGTAGACAGATAACAAGCGCCGACAATTTGCAATTTCAAAAACCACTTGCAACTGCCCCAACAAACGGCAACTTTGCTAGCCTGTCACGCCTAGGAACAGCAATTACCAATGCTTTTAATGGCGGCACACAGCCTCTGCAAGTTGGCGCAAAGCCATTTAAAGCAGGACCAAGCAATCTTGGCAGCAAAGGTGCAACCTATGTACCAACCAAGATGTCGATGACAATTAACTTATTGCCAGTTGCAACAAGACAACAGCAGAGCCAAACATTCAGTCTTAGAGAATATGCAAATGGCAACTTGATCAAGAAAGGAATGTGGTAATGGAAGCAGGTGCCGACAACGAATATCTAAGTAGCAGTTCCTATTTTGCTACACCTGTTATTAACAGACAGTATCTTGGCGTAATGGTTAATAGACCAATTCCTAAATTGGTTGATGATTTGTCAATGACAATCAACGAAACATACAATCTGCGCCCAGATCTACTGGCATATGACCTGTACCAAGATTCAGGTCTTTGGTGGGTGTTTGCACAGCGGAATCCCAATCAGTTGCAGGATCCACTCGGCGACTTTACAACAGGCACTACCATTTATCTACCTCAGCAGGACACTCTGAAAACAGTATTAGGAATCTAATATGACAACGTCACAGCAATTGAATCAAGCCAGACTAAGTTTGCAACTACAGATCAATGTACAACAACCCATTGTTGATAAACTGGCTGCTGACGTTGCCAGCGGATCAACCTGGAATGATATTAACACCCGCTGGGATAGCAGCAATGTTACAGTAGAAAATCTTGAAAACAGTTTGGTTAACCTGCAAGTGCAAAATTCAGGATTGCAAGGTGATCCTGGTCGTTTGAGATTGGCAGAGCAACTGGTTGGTAACAGAGATCAAGTTGATTCAATGCAAGCCAAACTCAGTGCTATACGACCGGCGGCATTTAGCAACCTAAATGCTGCATCAACAGCCGCTGCTATTTCCAGAGACAGTGCAGGCGCAGAAGTTTTGTCAGCACAAGCAGGCAACTTGGAAAATGCATTGCCAAGCACACCATTCAAGCAGAACTTTACACTAGGACCTAACGACGACAGTGTTCCTAACATAAGCACAGACAGCGCACAAGTAGTGCAAGCATCAGCGAGCAAAGCTACAAATGCAATTCGTCCTACGCTTGCTGGACCAAGCGATGCACAACTGGGCAGTGACAACAATACCAGCACAGTTAGCACCACTGGCGGCAATACCCCAACCCAAGGTCGTATTGAAAACCCTGATGATGCATTTCAGGAAAAGCAAAACACAGTGGGCACTGCATCACAAGCAGTAGAAGGCCGTGCTGCAATTGCAGATGAATTTATGCAACCCATTGTTGCAACGCCAAACAAACTAGCAGGTCTTGCAAGTCAAACCTACACACTCAGTGTCTATCTTATGGATAAAGAAGAGTTTAAAAAGTTTTTAAACACAGACAGGAAAATACTGCCCGGTCAGCAGTTGCTTTTTCAATCAGGAGGCGCACCAATAGGACAGCGTAACCAGTTTTTTGACTTGGACTTTTATCCAGAAAATTTTGAACTTAAATGCCAAGTTGGCACACAAGGAACATCCAGCCCGCACAATGCTGTTACCATGAAGTTTGATCTTCTTGAGCCGCAAGGAATTACATTCTTGGAGCGGCTGCGCCAAGCAGTTTGGCAACATACTGGTGATCAAACCCAAACTATTAACGGTCAAAACTATCTCATGGTTATACGCTTTTTTGGCTATGACGAAAACGGCAATCTTGTTAGTAACGCATCACTTAACAGAGGCGGTGAACCAACCAGTGATCCTAACTCTCTAGTTGAAAAATTTATTCCATTTCAAATGGCCAATATCAGGTACAAGATTGCCAGCCAGGCAGTTGAATACAACATTGAGTGTGTAATACCACAGACTCAAGTGGGGTATAGCACAGGCAGAGGTAGTATACCTTTTAACTTCCAGTTGAATGCACCTGATGTCCAAACATTGCTTAACGGCAATAGCTTGCTTACCAGACAACAACAAACTCCAGTTCGCGGCGGCAATCCCAATGAAGATCGTAACAACGAATCAGCAGGACTGGCCAATGCAACAGTAACACAAGGGCTGGTTGAAGCACTCAATCAGCATCAGCAAGAGCTTGCTAAAAAAACTCCTGGATATGTTCCTGACGTGTACATCATTGAATTGGAAAATGTTCCTGGCTTTAAAGATGCCAAGATGAAAAAACAAGGAACAGTGGCCAAGCAAGACTCTCCAATGGTAACCAATAACAATCCCAATATTATAAATGATCCAAAACGCCAGCAGTTTGACACAGAATCAAAATCATTCAGTATTGCCGCAGGCACGCAGATTGTGCAGTTGATTGACCAAGTGATGAAAAACAGTTCATATATTACGGCTCAGCAAACTGTGGCATTTGACGAAATAACCAAACAAGAGATACAAAATACACCAGTAAAAACTGTGCAATGGTATCGAATAATTCAAACAGCAACACCACTCGAGTATGATAGTGCTAGGAAAGATTATGCGTACGAAATCAAATATCGTGTTTCTAGATATCAAATTAACACGCCAAGATCTCCATATTTTCCGCCAGCAATGTATAGAGGCGTACACAAAGTATACGAGTATTGGTTTACTGGACTTAACACCGAAGTGCTAAACTTTGAAATTGACGCAAACACAAACTATCTTACTCCAATCAACAACAGTGGCAAAGTTGATATGGTTAGAGGCGATGCACGGTATGCTGAAAAAAGATACTTTCAAGCCAGTGCAGAGCAAAGTACACAAGGCGGCAGAGGTGAAAGCACACTGCCAGCAGCACAACTGGCCTCAAGACTGTATGGTCCTGCAGACGTAGCCAAAGTTGAAATGGAAATCGTAGGAGATCCAGATTGGATTACACAAAGTGAACTTTTTTACACATCATCTAATCTTGGTGCATTCGAACCTGATGGCAGTTGCAATGTAAATGCCAGTGAAGTCTTGTTTGAAATACGTTTCAATCGTGTGGTCGATTACGATGCCGCAACTGGACTTACTCCAGTATTCAAAAACAATTTAGATCAAAGTAGAATAACAGGGGAAACTAACCTAGCAGAAGAAAGTTTAGTGTTTGCTGCATACGAAGTGACTAACTACTTTAAAGAAGGAAAATTTACACAGAAGCTAAGTGGAACATTGAGAAACTTTGATACAGCCGTTGACGCACCACAAAAGGTTGCAGCACAAAAGAACGAAGTTGAAGTTGTACAAGTTCAGAAACCAAAAGGCATAGCTTCAACACCAGTAAAGGCTAACAAGGCGCCAGTGAATAAACTTACAAAAGATCAAACTGACGCAGCAAATGTTGCAATATCTGGAAGCGCAAGTAGCAGTATACCAGCACAGAACGGCCCAAGTCTAAGTGAAACTACCGCCGCTGGCAATAATAGATTTGGAGATCCAATGGCAAGAGCCAGAAGATTATTGCAAGCACAAAACAATACAGCACCGAATGTGCCACCTAAACCAGGTAGTACAGTCGTAAGTGATGATGCTGGATACCCAGACGGAGCATTATAATCAATGTCAGAGAATTATCAAAGAAGCGTAGGAACACCAAGGTCATATAAAATTGACAAAGGCGGCATTCCAGCCGAAACTGGTCCGTTTATTGGCGAAGTTGTCAACAATGTTGATCCAACACGCAGTGGACGATTGCAAGTTTACATCGAATACCTTGCAGGGCCAGATAAAAATGTAAAAAGTCTTTGGCGCACAGTAAGCTACATTAGTCCAATGTACGGAACTACACAGCAAAGCGCACCGCAGCCCACTGGCCCTGGATCGTTTGTAGGCAACCAACAGAGCTATGGTTTCTGGGGCATATCACCGGACTTGGGAACCAAAGTGATTTGTTTCTTTGCTAATGGTGATCCTAATCAAGGGTATTACATTGGCGGCCCAATTGAGCCAGGTATAAATCACATGATGCCAGCAATTGGCGCCAGTACAAAATACACTGATGACACTGATTCACCTTACCTAAGCGGGCAAGCACAGTTGCCAGTAACTGAAATCAACAACAGTAACAAAGCAATTTCAGAAAACGCTAGATTCTTTGACGAAGAAAAACCAGTTCACAGTGTGCTTGCTGGGCAAATGCTTAACCAGGGTGTCATTGCAGATCCATTGCTTGGACCAATTACATCAAACAGCCAGCGCGAGTCTCCTAGCACAGTACAAGGATGGAGTAGCCCTGGTCGTCCAGTATACAGCGGTGGCATGACTGACGCTGAGTTTGCTGCAAAAGTAAATGCCAGCAGTTTACAACCAAACGAAGTTGAAGTTATTTCGCGCCGCGGCGGTCATAGCATTGTAATGGATGACGGTAATCTTGCTGGAAATGATCAACTGTTTAGAATACGCACAGCAACTGGTCATCAGATTATGATGAACGACACAGGCGAAACTATTCACATCATGCATGCCAATGGACAAACTTGGATTGAAATGGGTGCTGAAGGCACTCTTGATGTTTATGCATCTAACAGTGTGAACATTCGTAGCCAGGGCGAAATAAACATGCATGCCACTAAAGATATCAATATCAACAGTGAAGAAGGCAGTATCAATATGTTTGCTAAAACTGCAATGACTGTGGAAACCAAATCACTCAGTCTCAGTGCTACTGATAACTGGATTGCGTACAGTCAAAAAACCATTGGTATAAAAAGTGATGGCAGCCTTGCTATCAAGTCTAACGCAGGATCATGGGGTGCTAGTACACTAACGCTAGAAGGCCAACCTGTGAGGTTAAACAGCGGTGCAGCTAGCGACGTTGCAAAGCCAACAGAGATTCCAAAGAACAGACTGCCAGACACCAAGTTTGAAGCTGACACTGGCTGGATTGTTGAAGACAGCAAAATTGAAACAGTGGTTAGTAGAGCACCAACGCACGAGCCTTTTCCTTTCCACGGTACTGGTGTGAATACCACTACAAACTTCACAGGCGGCGCAGCAGAGATACCCCTGGAACCTAAAACGCAGGCCGCAGTAGACAATTCAGACAAAGCAGATGTGCCTAAGATTACTGAATCAGACTATGAAACACAGACCAACACAGACACAGCCGTTGGAAAAATACAACCACAGCAGGTACAAGGTATGCTGGCACAAAGCAGCAAACAAGTGCCACAAGGTGCAAGTGATATATCCAATACTGTTGGCGTTGGCAAGTTTGGCATGTCAGCTGAACAGTTAGAGAAAACTGGTTTTGTAAAACCTGGAACCACAGAGTTCTTTCTCAAAGATGGCACTGCCGATATTAATACAGTGTTAGGAAGTAGCAGTGTGTGGACTGGCAATCAAGGTGTTAGCGGACTAAGTGATTTTCTCGGCAACGAAAGTTTGCAAGATTTTGCACAAACAGATTTGTTCAACAAAGGACTTGGTGAATTGCAAAGTCTAGGAGTCGTAACAGGCCTAGAAGATACAGGTGCATTAGCAGGATTGGTAGCTGGCGCAGCTAAATTTGGCGGAGAAGCAGTCTCAAAGTGGACACAAGGTGCAGGTGTGCTAGGCCAGACACTAGCAGGTAGTGCAAGCAGCAAAATTAGCAGCACACAAATGGACGAACTAGTCAGAGGCGGCCAGTATGCAGTTGAATTGGCTATACAAAAATTGCCAGAAGCGGTGCAAGGGTTCAATACAGCCATAAACAGTGCTACAGGAACCAGTGTTAGAACCAATATTGACAGTGCAGTCAAAGGCGTAGTAGCATCTGATAAGGTGCCAGGACACCCAGGATTGAGGTAATAAATACATTATGCCAACATTTATCGGATACAGCACAATAGACAGATATAAAACTTACACACTCACTGACTTTGAGTTGATTAAGCGTGATTTGCTGAATGCATTGAATATTCGCCAAGGCGAAGTGCCAGGACGTCCTGAAGTTGGAACTGCAATGTGGAACTTGATCTTTGAACCACAGAGTGCAGCAACAACACAGCAGATAAACACAGAAATACAACGTGTAGTTGCACAAGATCCTCGTATAAGTATCGCTGACATTAACGTTTTTGCTCAAGAAAACGGCATATTGGTTGAATTACAAGTTGACACTGTTAGTGGACAAAATGGTGAACTATTAACTGTGTTTTTTGACAACCAACAGCAACGTGCCGCGTTCGCAGACGTTTAGTATAAACTGCCCAGTTTATTAATATCATAAATACTTGCCAAGGATAGAAAAACATGGCAAAAACAACTAGACAAACCAGCATATTTGGCGTAGAAGATTGGAAGCGTATCTATCAAACCTATCGTGAAGCTGACTTTCAAAGCTATGACTTTGAAACACTTCGCAAGAGCTTTATTGATTACATTCGCCTGTACTATCCTGAGAGCTTCAATGACTACATTGAAAGTTCTGAGTTTATTGCTTTACTGGACGTTATGGCATTTATGGGTCAAGCAGCCAGTTTCAGAAACGATCTGAACACTAGAGAAAACTTTATTGATACTGCTGAAAGACGTGACAGCGTGACCCGTCTTGCTGAATTAGTAAGTTATACACCAAAGCGTAATACTGCTGCACAAGGTTTCATCAAAGTGCAAAGCGTAACCACAACTGAAAACATTGTGGACTTTACTGGCGTAAATCTCTCAAATGTCACGGTAAACTGGAACGACACAACCAATGCAAATTGGCTAGAACAGTTTACAGTTATTATGAATGCTGCAATGAGCGGTGCACAGCGTTTTGGTCGCCCGGGTAACAGTCAAACCATTCTAGGTGTACAAACTGATGAATATGCACTAAACCTAGTAAATGGCTTCTTGCCAGTGGTTCCGTTTAATTCACTTGTTAATGGCACGAATATGGTGTTCGAAGCAGTCAGTGCAACTTCACAAGACAAAACTTTTATATACGAACCATCACCTGCTCCAAACAGTATGTTTAATGTGCTGTATAGAAATGACAGACAAGGTTATGCCAGTGCTAACACAGGCTTCTTTTTCTTGTTCAAACAAGGATCATTGGAAGACACAACATTTAACTTGGGCGAACGTATTTCAAATAGAGTTGTGAACGTAAACATTGAAGGTATCAACAACGAAGACACTTGGTTATACCAATTGGACGCTGAAGGTAACATTGAAGCTGAATGGGAGTTTGTAGATAACATTTATTCTGGCGCAGTTGAGCAACTTGCTCCTGAGGATCGCAAGTACTTTGCTATCACATCAAGAACAAATGATCAGATCAATCTGAACTTTGGCGATGGCGTGTTTAGTAGTATTCCGGTCGGGTTATTTAGAACCTATGTTAGAAGTTCAAATGGACTTAACTATATTATTGACACTGATGAATTACAAAATGTAACAATTGCCATTGCATACGTTAGCAGAACTGGACGAAACGAAACACTTACCCTGAGTTGTGCTTTAACTCAACCTGTTAGCAATGCAACAAACAGGGAAAACATTGATGCAATCAAACAACGTGCGCCTGCAAGATTTTACACACAGAACCGCATGGTTAACGGAGAAGACTACAATAACTTTCCTTATACATTGTACAGCACAATTATTAAATCCAAAGCAGTTAACCGCAGTTCAATTGGTACAAGCAGATATCTCGATCTTGTTGACATCACAGGCAAGTACTCAAGTACCAATGTGTTTGCCAGCGATGGATTAATTTTTGAGAACACTGAAGTTCCAAGTTTTACATTTACATTTATTGACCAAAATGACATTTCAGATGTTATTGTAAATCAAGTTGAGCCTGTGCTTAGTGGTAGAGGTATGCAGGAGTTTTACTATCAAAACTTTATCCGCCCTAACTTGGCAACACTTAACTTAGACTGGGTACAAAGCACCGCTGGCACAAATGAAACAACTGGCTATTTCCGTTTTGTAAGTTCACAGGCACCTGCACCTGTAGGTCCACAAACAAGCGACAACAAACAGTATATTGCACAGGGAGGACTGATTAAATTTGTGCCACCAGCAGGGCAATACTTTAACAAGTTTAACAGATTGAAAACTGGTTCTCCAACACTTCCTGGCGATAAGACAGTAATTTGGGCAACTGTTACTGCACTTGAACTTGACGGCACAAACTTTGGTGTTGGTAACAATGCTGACGGAACTGGGCCAGTGACACTGAACAATTTTATTCCAACTAACGCAGTACCAACTGAAGTAGTTGTAAACTTTATCACTGATCTGCCAACTGCCACTGAGACAACTATGCGTGAGCAAATTGAACTCTATAGAGATTTTGGGTTGGGTTACAACAACCTTACTGAAACTTGGTATGTAATTACTTCAACAAATTTAAATGCAGCAACAACCTTTAGTCTTAATAATGCACAAAACACTTCGGGCACAGGACTAGACAACAGTTGGTTAATAGCATTTGAAACGGACGGAGTCACATACACTGTAAGTTCTCGCAGTTTACAACGCTTCTGGGCAAGTGTATTGGAAACACGTTTCTTTTACGATGGCACACAAAAAGTTTATGATCCAAAAACAGGTACAGTTATTAACGATTTTATCAATGTGCTTAAAACAAACAGTTTGCCAGATTCAAGCGCAACACTAAACAGCGATGAAATATTGGACATCATTGGACAGCCAGTTGAAACTGACGGGTTTGTAGATGACTTCCGTGTTAGGATTTCATATAAAGATTCTGACAATGACGGTGTACCAGACAATCCAGATTACTTTGAAACACTGGTTGACCCAACAGTTAATCCAAATAGCAAACGTGTGTTCTTGCAGAGAACTACAGACTTTGACAATCTTGAAAGATACTTGCCGCTTGCAAGTGGTGTAGTAATTGGTAGTTTTGCCACTGAGGCAGCAATTGAATTGGTCAAAAGTGAGTATCCAGATGCGCAAGTGTTTTATGCTTACACAGATAAGAAATTTTACCAGTTAACAGTTGCATATGACGGATTGAGAACTCTTGCTCAAGTAACTGGCTACGAAACGTACACTGGTCGTCAAGACTTATACTTTCAGTATCGCCACAATGCTCCGCTAAGCCGACGCATTGATCCAGGCACAACCAATATCATTGATATCTATCTTGTTACCAGTGCTTATTATACTGCATACCAGAACTATGTCAAGGACAGCACAGGAACTGTGGTACAGCCAGCACAACCAACAATTGATGAGTTGACTGCAAGTTACAGCACACTGAATCAGTATAAAATGATCTCAGACAACATCATTCTTAACAGTGCTACATTTAAGCCATTGTTTGGGACCAAGGCAGCAACTGAGCTTAGAGCAACAATTAAATGTGTTAAAAATCCAAACAGCACAGTTAGTGTAAGTGAAATAAAAAGTCAAGTGGTAAATGCAATGAATCAATACTTTACCATTGAAAACTGGGACTTTGGTGATACTTTCTTCTTCTCAGAACTCAGTGCATACTTGCATGATCAGCTCGGAACTATTATTTCAACAGTGGTACTTGTGCCAACTGATCCACTCAAGAGCTTTGGAGATCTTTACGAAATACGCAGCCAAGCAAATGAAATTTTTGTAAACGCAGCAACAGTCAACGATGTTGAAGTCATTGACGCACTCACCAGCAGTCAATTACGAACTGCAACAAACAGCGGAGTAGTGTAAACTATGGCCAATAGAATTCGTTCTGAAGACTTTCTTCCTGAAATCTTCCAAACTCCTGCTAACAAGCAATTGTTACGCAGTACACTTGACCAGCTTACACAAAATCCAACTCTCAAACCAACTGAAGGCTATATTGGCCGCAAAGTTGGTCAAGGGGTAAATCCAAAAGATAGCTATGTACTTGAAGCAACTGAAAACCGTACCAACTATCAACTAGAACCAGGCGTTGTGCAATTAAAAACAGGCACCAGTACTGTCAGCAATGCAGTAACCTATCCAGGTATAATTGACAGTTTAGAGTTAAAAGGATCTAACGTAACACGCCACGACAGATTGTTTAACAGTGAACACTATTCTTGGGATCCAATGATAGACTTTGACAAGTTTGTCAACTTTGGACAATACGTTTGGGTTCCTGAAGGCCCAGACGATGTAGATGTATTTGCAAATGCTATTCCTATACGCGACGACTTTGATGTAACTGACACCGATGATGGCTATACATTTTCAGGCGAAGCAGGTACATTGCCAACGCTAACACTGGCACGTCAAGGCACATACACTTTTAATGTAAACAACCTTGGCCAAAACTTTTGGATACAGAGTGTTCCGGGAACAAGTGGAGTATTGCCGCAACAACCAAATCAGAGTTCACGTGACGTACTTGGCGTAGAAAACAACGGCGATGATGTTGGCACAGTAACATTTAAAATTCCAACCAACACAGCTCAAAACTTTTTCTTTACACTTACTGATATTGGATCAACCGATCTAGTTGAAGACACACTACAGTTTAATCAAGTAAACAATCAATATGTTGATGTGTTCTTGGCTGCTAACGGTGGTATTGATGGCATTACTGATCTGCAAAACAGAACACTGATTTTTGCCACTGACACTGAGCTAGGTTGGGTTATAGAAACTCCAATTGACGAAGAAGGCGGCTTTGACGAAGGGTTCGACAGCGGAACTCCACTGGTAACGGATGCAGAAAGATATGTGCAGTGGCGAATTAACTTTAACTATGCTGACCCTGCCCGTCCATTTATGGAACTTACTAAAGTTCAGTCAATTGCTGATCTTTCAAAAACATTGATTGAATATGGCACTGATTATGCAGGTGTTACATTTTATAAAAATGCAGAAGGCACATTCGAGCGTCAGCCTCTTATTACTGCCAATCTTGATATACTATATTACCAAGACCAAAGTGACGAAACTAACTTTGGTGTGATACGTCTTGTTGATCAGCCAAGTGATGCTAGCATTATAATTGATGATATCCTGGGACATAAAAATTATACTTCTCCCAATGGGGTGGTGTTTACAAATGGACTTAAAGTCAGATTTATTGGAGCAACTACGCCGACCAGTTACCAAGGCAATGACTACTACATAGAAGGAGTTGGCACTGCAATCGAGCTATTGTTGGTTAGTGATTTTATTACTCCAGAAAAGTATACTAAAAGTTCTAGTGTTCCTTTTGATAGCACTGGCTTTGACGAAGGAAACTTTGATAGCACACTGAATGCGCCAACTGTGCAAGACTACATGACCATTAACAGAGCAAGTCTTGATCGCAATGCTTGGGCTCGCAGTAATAGATGGTTCCACATTGATGTGCTAAATGCCACAGCTACATACAACAATGTTGCTCCGCAAGTTAACAACGATAACCGCGCTAAAAGACCTATTTTAGAATTCCGTAAGAGCCTCAAACTGTTCGACTATGGAACAGAAGGCATTGCCCCAATTGATATCATTGACTTCGGCGAGACAGATGCTTTTTCAAACATCAATGGTACAATTGGCTATAGCGTTGACGGATACAGTTTTATTTCTGGCTCGAGAGTGATTTTTGCAGCAGACTTAGATCCAGAAGTTCGGAACAAAATCTACGAAGTCAAGTTTGTACAGTTTGACGATAGTAGCGAGCCTGTAATTGACCTACAACCCGCAAGTTTAACAACTTCGGATACTCCAACCAACAGTGTTACAGTTGTAACATCAGGTTCAACATTACAAGGCAACAGTTATTGGTTTGATGGAACGACTTGGGTTGCATCACAACAAAAAACAGATGTCAATCAGGCGCCTCTTTTTGATGTATACGATAGCAATGGTTACAGTTTTGGTGACAACACTGTGTACCCAAGTACAACTTTTGTTGGTTCAAAGATATTCAGTTATGCACTAGGCACAGGAGCTACAGATACAATTATTGAGCAGCCTCTCAAGTATCTTACTATTGCAAACGTAGGTGATATAGTTTTTGATAACAATCTGTACGTAGACACTTTTGTATATGTGAAAGGCACAGTGAGTGTAACAACAAAAATTGACACAGGTGTAGTCAGACAATATAACACTATAACAACTTTTGACAAATTATTAGGATGGCAAACCAGCTTTACTGAATATGTTCAGCGTCAAAGTTTCTCTTTTGACTATACTGGACTGCCGTTGGTGCTTGATGTTGTAGTCCTGACCGACACATCACTTGTACCAGTAAAAGTTTTTGTGAACGGCACTTTTGTTCTTCCTGAATACTACAGCTATACCACAAATGCTGATGGCGTTACTGAAATTAGTTTTGCATCCAATAGCACAACTGCAACATTTGGTGACAGCATTGAAGTGCAGGTGTTAAGCAATCAAGCAAGTAGTGTTGCATTTTATACTATTCCAGATAATCTTGAATCAAATGCAATGAATGAAAATACCACAAGTCTTACACTTGGCACTATTCGAAATCATTATGGTAGCATTTGCGAAAATTTAGAAAATCTAAATGGAAAAATTAATGGCGCAAACAACGTGCGTGACCTGGGCAATGTTGTACCTTATGGTGCGCTAATACTACAACACAGTGCGCCATTAACAATGACCACACCGTTTATCACAGATAGACAGTTTGATTACTTCCGTTCGGCTGCATTCAATGCTAGCGAGTACAACAAAACCAAAGAACAAATTCTTAATTATGTTGCAAGAAATGACTTTGAAGGCAAAAGCACTGCCGACATACTAGATGCTGCACTGTTTGCTTTGAATCAAGGCAAAAATGAATTTTCTCCGTTCTATTACACTGATACTATTCCGGGAGGAAGCCAATTTGAAACAACAACTTATACTGTTTCTCCTATCACAACAAATGTGTTTGATACGCTTTACAGTTATGATATGTTTGCTGCAAACTATGCAGGCATATTGGTATATTACACACCAATTAGCACTGGTATTCAAACTATACTGGTTGGTTCCGGGCAAGAGTACACTGTTGCTGCTGACGGCCCGCGCATCACAATCAATACCACTGCGGTCACACTAGCAATTGGCGACAAGATTATAATTCGTGAATACAAATCTACACTTGGTAGCTTTGTGCCGTCGACACCAAGCAGCATGGGATTGTACCAAATTTATAAGCCGCAACAATTCCTTGACACTACCTATGTTGATCCCCAGCAGGTTATACAAGGACATGACGGCAGTTTAACTGTTGCCTATGAAGACGGTGACTATCGAAATGCTGTGTTACTGGAATTTGAAAAGCGCATATACAACAATATTAAAATTGGTGCAGCTGAAAGAGCTACTCCACCAATTAGCAGTGTTGATGTTATTCCCGGACAGTTCCGCACAACTGATTATACCTTAACTGAAGTTAATGATATACTCAACAGAAACTTCTTGACCTGGGACGGCGCCGTGCGCTTGCCATACAAAGACCAAACTTATATTGAAGACGACGCATTTACATGGAACTACAGCCAAAGCTCGAACCGACTTACTGGTGCTCCGTTGTTAGGTGGCTGGAGAGCAATCTACTTCCAGTTGTATGACACAGATAGCCCACATACTACTCCCTGGGAAATGGTTGGACTCACTGAAAGACCAACTTGGTGGAACGAACAATACGGACCTGCTCCATATACTTCAGGCAACTTGGTGTTGTGGAATGATATGGCCGCTGGGCTTGTTGCAGATCCAGTTGCACCTTATATTCGCGCAGACTATGTGCGCCCAGGATTATTGCAGTGTATTCCAACCGACAGTCAAGGTAATCTATTACCGCCAATTGATACAATTGTAGGCAACTATGATCAGAACAGTTTCAAAAAATCATGGGTTGCTGGCGACATGGGTCCAGTTGAAACTGTGTGGAGACGTAGCAGTTACTATCCGTTTGCTATCCAAGAGTTATTGGCATTAACAAAACCTGCAAGTTACTTCTCATTGTTTGCCGACAGAGACTTATGGAAATACAATACAGAATTCAATCAGTACCTTTACAACAACAGATTCCGTATTGATCCATCAGTGATCAGCATCTACGGCAACGGCGTAATCAAGAACAGTTATATAAACTGGATTGTTGATTACAATAGAGTTACAGGACTAGATAGCACTGACTTACTTGAAACCAAACTGGATAACATGGACATACGCTTGTGTTACAGAATGGGAGCATTTAGCGATCAGAACTATTTAAAAATCTTTACTGAGAAATCATCACCTAACAGTCTTAACAGTAGTTTGTTGCTGCCTGATGAAAGCTACCAATTGTTCTTGTATAAAAATCCTGCATTCAATGATATAACTTGGAGTAGTGTTATTGTACAACGCACAGCAACTGGTTATAGTGTAAGTGGATATTCGCAAGATCGTCCTTATTTTGAAATATTAAAAAGCCTAACCAATGGAAACTTTCAAACAATTACAGTTGCCAATCAAACAGCCCGAGTTGCCAATGACTACAGCAACACAGTTGTACAAGTGCCTTACGGATATGAATTTACTTCTGCTAGTGCAGTAGTTGATTTCTTAAACAGTTACGGTGCATTTCTTACAAGCCAAGGTATGACATTTGATAACAGCGAAAATGGCGTAATTTTAAACTGGGGCCAAATGGCACAAGAGTTTCTGTATTGGGTCAATCAAAGTTGGACAGCTGGCAGTTTAATTAATTTAAATCCTGGTGCTAATCAAATTAAACTTAGCCAACCATTTAGTGTTGTTGAAGGGTTAAGTGAAGAAAACATCAATGATATCATGCTTGATCAAAACTTTGGTCCAATGACAAGCAAAGACTTTGCTGTAGAAAGACTGGGCAACGAATTAAAATTGGTTGCTTTAAATAACCAAACATTCAGTTACCTCAATGCAAGATTCACCAGTTACGAACATATTATTGTATTTGATAACACCAGTATCTTCAATGACTTAATATATGAACCAAAGACTGCTGCTCGTCAAGCAAGACTTCTGCTAAATGGCTTTACAGTCTTTGACTGGAATGGTACACTAGATGCACAAGGGTTTATTCTCAACCAAGACAACATTGAAGAGTGGGTACCAAACGTATCATATACCAAAGGTCAGATTGTTGAGTACAAAAATGCATACTGGAGCGCAACTAAACTGTTGTCGCCAAACGAAACATTTGTGTTTGCTGATTGGATTAGAAGCGACTATGAAAGAATTCAAACAGGGTTGCTACCCAACCTTGCAACCAAAGCAGACAGCATTCGCAACAACTATGATGCAAACACTGCAAACTTAGAAAGTGATGCAGATTTACTGGGATTTGGACTTATTGGTTTCCGCCCAAGACAGTACATGCAAAACTTGAACCTCGACGATATTTCACAGGTCGGGCTGTATCGACAGTTCCTTGCAACAAAAGGAACTCTTAGCAGTGCTGAAATCTTTACCAGCGCAAATCTCGGTAAGGAAGAAGCCGAATACAACATATTTGAAAACTGGGCTATTCAACGAGGTCTATATGGTGCAAATGCAAACAGAAGTTATTTTGAATTACGCCTTGATGAAAGCAAACTGCTTGCTAATCCAAGTACGATTGCAGTAATCGATCCTGGCGATGTTACTACAGCAAATCAAACTGTGCTTGTTGACAATCTTTGGAGGGAAAGCTACAAGATTACCAACAAAAATATATTGCCTGTATTGGATCAAACACCAGAAGATCTTGGCTTACCAACTGCTGGTTATGTAAACTACGATGATGTAGCTATCAAAGTATTTGACTATGATGATCTAACCGCAGTTATTAACAGCCTCGACAATATCTCAGTTGGCACAAACATCTGGGTCGCTAAAGCTAACAGCTATGACTGGAATATTTACAGAACTAACTTGGTAAGTGCAAGTGTTGTCAGTGTATTTGACAATCTAAACAACACCTGCACTGTCACATTTGATGTAAATCATGGACTACTGGTCAATGATAGAATTACTATCAAGTATTTCAATGATGATGTTGACGGAGCTTACATTGTTGACAGTGTTCCGGGGCTAAAACAGATCAATATTATCCTGGCATTGCCTGGCGAAACAACCTCGCTGACTGGGGACGGTATTTGCTTTGAACTTGAAAGTGTACGGGTAGCACAAGCTGCTGATGTTGCAGGATTAAGTTTTGCTACTTCAATCACAGCGGGCAATCAAGTTTGGGTTGATGATGATGGCACTGGGAATTGGGTAGTTTATCAAAAAATTGATCCTTTTGCTAGCCCAACTGAGCTAGTCGCAAGCACACCAATTATAAACAATTTGTTTGGATCAACCATCACCCAAGGATTGCGTAATCAAGGTGCTTTAATTGGTGCTCCGGGCAGCGGCGGCGTCTATGCTTACAACAAAGCTGAAGGTGCATACGTTGGAACAACCATTATTATTCCTAGTGCAACTGGGTTTAGTGGATTTGGATCCAGTCTAGCAAGTGGCAAATTTGATTGGGCAGTTGCTGGTGCCCCTGCATCAAATAGCAGCAAAGGATATGCTGTTGCAATTAACAGGGATGGCGACAACGGTAGTTACAGACAAACACAACTATTCATTGGACAAAATGTAGCATACGAGTTTGGCTATGCTGTTGCAGTTAGCGATGACGAACGCTGGATGTATATTTCAGAACCAGCTGATAACAAAGTGTATGCGTACACCAGAGAAGATGTGCAATCGCAAGTATTAGACTTTACTGGCGACGGAACAACAGTTAATTTTACAATAGAACCAACTATTTTAGTTGATACTAACCTGGTAACAGCACAAACACAATTGGGTGTTACTAAAAACAATAATGCAACTGTTGCTGGCTCTGATTGGTCCTTGGTATTGGTTAACAGCGTACAGACAGTGCAGTTTGCAGTAGCACCGAATGATGGTGATACCATAAGAATTATTCGATTGCAAAGTCAACAAAACATCGGTGATGGCTCCACAGTGGCATTTGACATTGGTCCATTGTTTACTGCCAATGACATTTATGGCTTCAGCGTATTCATTGGTGACACATTACAGCGTCCAACATATGATTACACATTTGCTGGTACTACCATTACATTTACCAGTCCACCGTCAAACGGCACATTAATTCTTACCAAGGCAGATACACATTGGGACTTTGTTTCAACCATCTCGGCACCCGCTAGTGTCATTAGCGGCGGCAGGTTTGGCAATAGTCTTGCAACCACAACAGACGGCAGACAAATTCTTATTGGTGCGCCAAACGACACAGTTGGTTCAGACACACTTGCTGGAACTGCACACATCATTGACAGAAGTGTTCAACGTTTCCAAGTTACCAATGCTGCTACTGCAACATATACTGTTACTGATGCTCCGGTTGGAACACCAGCTGTTATACTGAATGGCACCTACTTGATAGCACCAGGCAATGCAAACAATGCACAGTACAGTGTTGTTGGCAGTGCTATAACAATTGGTACAACTGCCACCCCAGTCGTACTGCAAGTTGGCGATATTATTGAAATTGAGACAAACACATTCCGCTTGATGCAGACTATTCAGTCGCCAATGCCAGGGCAAAGTTATAACTTTGCTAAGACAGTTGATGTATGCCCAACAAATTGTAGTTTATATCTGGGTATGCCAAACGACAGTGCAGTTGTCCCAGAAGGCGGATCGGTAGAACGTTGGATGAATCAAGCAAGACTGTACGGCACAATTACAGGCACAATTGCAAATCCTGTGCTGACAGTTGGCAACAGTATTCGCATCAACAACTACTATGTTACACTAACAGGCACAACTGTAGCTAGTCTTGTCACTGACATTACTGCTTTAGACATTCCAAACGTGGTTGCTTTTGCTACAAGTAACGGCGAATTGCAACTTACTCTTGAGAATGTTGTTGTTGGAGAAGAATTTATTAAACTGCAAGTACTACCTGGTACTGGAACAGCATTTGCTGATCTTGGAATGCAGCCAATTATGTATGCACAAACACTTGTTAATCCTGTACCACAGGCATATGGACACTTTGGCGCTAGTATATCAATTAGTGACACTGCATCCACTTTGGCAGTTGGTGCACCGGATGCAACAGCACTGTTACCAACCACCTTTGATACTGACTCAACATACTTTGACAGTAAGAGTTTGAACTTTCTTGATCCTGCTGACGAATCAGGTGTTGTATATACGTTTGATTTCTTGAATGCAGCAAGTGCAAGCGCCACCAATCCTGGCAAGTTTGTATTTGGTCAACAAATATTTGATACCACTATTGCCAGTCTTGACAAGTTTGGGACAGCCGTTAGCTATGTTGATGGAATACTGCTGATTGGAGCACCAAACGATGACCTCAATGATAGCTCAGGTGACTTTGGTCGTGTAAGCAGCTTGCTTAATGCACTTAAACAGCCAGCTTGGAAGGCAATCTATAATGAACAGCCAATTGTTAATGCATCTTTACTCAATAGTGTATTCACATACGACAAGATCAGTAACAGTGTAACAAACTACTTGGACTTTATTGATCCATTACAAGGCAAAATACTTGGCGCAGCACAAGCAAATATCAATTACACCGGTGGTATTGACCCAGCAGCTTATAATACAGGTACAATAAACAATTTTGGATCACAGTGGAACACTGATCACCTCGGTGAGTTTTGGTGGGACTTGTCAACTGTAAGATTTATTGATTATCACCAGGACACCATTGAGTATAGATCAAGACGCTGGGGTCAGCTGTTTGATGGTTCTAGTGTAGATGTCTACGAATGGACGGAAAATAGTGTGCCTCCAGCACAGTACACAGGCCCAGGCACAGTGTTTTCTACTACCAGTTACACAATTACAAGTGCGCTTGACAGTGCTGGCACGTTTATTACTTCTTATTACTATTGGGTAAAAGGATTAACCGCAGTTCCACAAGGAAAGACACTGAGTTCAAATGGTATTACACAGTATATTGATAACCCGCGCTCAAGTGGTGTTAGTTACGTTGCTGCCATTGCACAAAATACAGTAGCATTGTATAATTGCCGCAATTTAATCAGTGCTACTGATACAATTTTGCATATTGAGTTTGATAAAATTTCTAATACTGACAATGTTCACGCTGAATATGATCTGATCACTGTTGGTAATAAAGATAGTTTCCTTAGCGGAGGACTTTACAGAAAGTTTTTGGACAGTTATTGTGGTGAGGATACACTGGGCAATCTTGTTCCTGATGCGACACTTGGTGTTGCTGACAAGTATGGTGTTAGTTTCCGTCCAAGACAAAGTTTCTTTGTAGACAGATTCCTTGCACTTGAAAATTACCTAACTCGTGCAAATAAAATTATGGCACTGTACCCAGTGACTGAAACTAAGAAATTTGATTTGCTAAACAGCGAAGAACCTGTGCCAACTAGCGCCAGTGGTGAGTGGGATCAAAAGGTTGCCACCTATGCTGAACTAACCTATCAAGATCTAAGACAAGTAGCGGTTGGATTCAATTACTTGGTAGAAAGTGATAGTACCCAAGAAGGATTGTGGACAATATATACTGTGATTGCTGGTCCAACACTTCAACTAGCAAGGGTACAAAATTACGATACAAAACTGTTTTGGTATTATGTTGACTGGAAAGGCACCACACTTGACGGAACTTTGTACAGCGTAGCAAACAAACCTGAAGTTGAAGTTGCAGTGTACAGTGACTTGTTAGCACTACAGAATTTAAGTGATGGCGAATACGCACAAGTTGCAGCAAATAGCTTTAACAAGATTGAAATTTATCAATACAGTGTTGCCAGTGGTGAATGGACCAGAGTGTACCTAGAAGATGGCACTATTGCAATTAGCGAAACTATTTGGGATTACAGTGTTGGAAACTTTGGGTTTGACACAGAAGTGTTTGATGCACAACGTTTTGACCAAGCACCAACAACTGAAACACGCCAGATTCTTAAGGCATTAAATCAAGAAATCTTTACAACGGACTTGGAAATTTTCCGCAATGAACTGCTGATCCTCACATTCGAGTTTATCATGACCGAGCAGGCTGCTCCGGATTGGTTGTTTAAAACCTCATTGATTGATGTTAATCACAAGATTCGCGATTTAATTGAATACCCAATCTTTAGAAGAGATAACCAAGACTTTGTAAGTGAATATATTAAAGAAGTCAAGCCATATCATGTGCAGATACGTGAGTTCAACCTGCGTTACGAAGGCGAAGACACATACTTGGGCAATACAACTGACTTTGATTTGCCTGCCTATTATGATCAGTTGCGACAGCAGTTTATATCACCAATACTTGATGAAAATGTTGACGAACCGAGTTCACTAAGCAGTTTCCCAAGCACCGCTCCAATTTGGGAAACTTGGCCTTACAGTCAATGGATCACAAACTACAAACTTAAAGTTGCCAGCGTTACTGTGATAGAAGGCGGCAGCGGATATACAGTACCGCCGCAAGTTATTGTAACTGGAGATGCCGTTACACAGGCAACAATGACTGCCAAAGTAAACAGTGCTGGAGTACTAGTATCGATTGTAGTTGACACTCCAGGTAGTGGTTATGTCACTACACCAATACTTACTATATCAGGTGGCAACGGCAGCGGGGCAACTGCGGTTGCAGTGCTTACTCCAAACTTGGTGCGAGACCTTACAACCACAATCAAGTATGATAGAATTACATACACCAGCCAAGTCAAAGACTGGACTGCTAACACTGCATTTACTGCTGGAGAACTAGTTAGGTTCCCAGTACCAACTGTAGGCGTAGTCGATGTAACTTTGCCAGAAGTATACAGTGTTACTGCTAACTTTACAAGTGAAGCAACGTTTAATCCAGAGAACTATACAAAAGTTGGGCAAGACACACTTGACGGTGCTGATAGAACAATAGGTTTGTACACTCCAGATCCAAGTGAACCTGGTCGCGAACTGGCACAGGTAATGACAGGCATTGATTATCCTGGAGTGCAAGTTACAGGGCCAAACTTTAATCAAAACACAGGGTTTGATGTAGGCAACTTTGATATCAATCCATTTGATAACCTTGACTTTGGACCAGAAGGATTGCCAACGTATGATCCTGCTATACTAGATGTAATTTACGAAAGTGCATTTTCTGATTCGTATCTTGGCATTAGAGCAACAGACATCAATGTTGAAGGCGGCGGGTTCATTGACACATACAGTTCACATGCTCCTGAAGAACTAGTGCCTGGCAGCGAGTTTGATACATTAGACTTAAAAGTTTATACACGCCCAGGCAGTGACTGGAACAGTGACGGGCATGGGTTTGATATTAAAAACGTCAACGCTTTGTACACAGCCGTAAGCACAGTGGTATCCTTTGGCGATTTAATGCTTCATCCTGTTGGCATTGATATTGTCAATAATACAGTAACACAAAATATTAGCCCAAGCAATTATGTAGTGGACTGGGTATCTAAAACACTTACCGTGAACGCTGGAGCAACAGTTGGAGATATATTAGGTGTTACAGTGTGGGGTATTGGCGGCGGATCACAACTTTACAAAGAAAGTTTTGTTGGAAGTAACATAAAAGCCAAAACACAAATTATCACTGTGACATATAGTGAAATTGTAGAACTTGTGGTGTTTATCAATGGTGAGATTACCACAGACTACACCTATGCAGCTAGCGGAAGTTTTGCAACCGCGGTAACCTTCACAACACAGCCAACCTTAAGTGATTGGGTAACAATTGTTGCACTCGGTGCAACAACGCCAATACAGTATTCGTGGAGTACTCCACAAGCGCAATACTTTGACTATGACGGATCAAGCTCACAGTATCCATTAACAAACAGTCTACAAGGCACCAATATAGCGAACATGATTGTTGAGCGTAACGGCTTTAGACTGCGTCCACCATCAGGAATTGAATATACTGGTGATGGATCAAGCCTTGGACCTTATTACCTTGCAACCGCAGACAAAACAGATCAGAATTTAATTTCAGACAATGACGTACTGGTGTACGTGGACAACGTGCAGCAGAATCTTGCATTGGATTTTACACTGAGTACATGGGACGGAAGTAGCGATCGTTATGTTGAGTTCACTGCTAGTGCATTGCCAGCAGCAGGAGCAGATATCAAAATTGCAGTCACCACTGAGGCTGACTATACTATGGTGAATACAACTGATTTGAATCTGCGTGTTAGTGCTATTCCAAATGCAGAGTTTACAGTTTACACTTTCAATGATACTGCACAACAAGACATACTGACAAAAGTGTTTGTAGGGCCAACCACTACAGGTGTAACAACCGGTGATGGGTTTGATGAGGTTCCATACGATAGTGCCGGTTTTGATCTAACAGTTGGTACAACAGTTGACACAAATGACTTTGCACTAGGCAGATTAATTACGGATCCAAGTCGCATATCAGTCACACTGAACGGTGACTTTTTGCAACCTGGATCTGAATTTACTATTAGCACAGGCGGCGACGGACTTAGCATACTCACTGTGAGTGGCAGTATCCTTGGTGCTGCTGACGTACTAGCAGTTACCATGTTTACAATGGATTTAGTTCCCGACAGTTTGAACTTCCGTATTTTCCAAGATATGCTTGGAAATGAAAAACTACTAAGACTGAACACCGGCAATACAACAGAACTTGCACAAGCTGCTACCCAAACTGACGATGTCTTATATTTCACAGACGTAACAAAACTCAGTGAACCCAATCTTGCTTCGAACATTTTTGGTCAAGTTATGGTCGGTGCAGAAAGAATCACATACAGAGAACGCAACGATAGCAGCAACAGTGTAAGCGGATTGCGTAGAGGTACTGCTGGTACTGGTGCAAGTGCTCATGCAATTGGCACAGTAGCAAGTGATGTCGGTCCGGGCGAACAGTTACCGAGCCAGTATCAAGAAGTAACTACAACTGACACAACAAATACCGGCGACGGAACAACAACTAGATTCATTACTTCAATCACCGTTCCAGTAAGTGAAGATAGCACAGAATACGCCGAATCAATAAAAGTTACAGTTGCTGGAAAAGTGTTAACACCTGAAACAGATTACACAATTACAGGAACAGATATAGCCTTTACTGAAATTACTTTAACAACAGCTCCGGCAGCAAATGTGGATGTTTGGTTTAGTAAATTAACTAGTAAGGTGATGTATGCACAAGGTGCAAGCACTGCAAGCAACGGAATTGCGCTGCAAGAACAAACAACTCCTGCGGCACTGTTTCTTAAGGACCAAGGTTAAGTAGATAGGTAAATACAGCATGGAATTAGAAAAAAACAACATTGATGAGACCATAGTGAAACAGGAACTAGAAGAAAAACGTCCAAACGAAAATGGACAAATTGCAATTAGCGGTCATATCAAGATCTTTGACCCTAACAGCGGAGAAGTCATTGTGGACAAGCGCAATGCTATTCACTATGAAAACATCAGCGAATCGTTAGCAAACAGTCTTGCAAACAAAAACATTGGCCAAATATACGAAATGGCTTTTGGCAACGGCGGTAGCAGTGTAGATCCAACAGGGGTTATCACTTATTTGCCACCTAACACCACAGGACAAAATGCTAACCTGTATAACCCAACATATTCAAAGGTTGTAGATGACAACAGTGCATCAAACACTGACAGTGCTCGCAACAACCTAACTGTTACACATACCACAGGTAAAGTGTATTCAGATATATTAGTTAGCTGTCTGTTGGATTACGGCGAGCCTAGTGGACAACAGGCTTTTGACAATTCAACAGATTTTAATGGAGACTATGTTTTTGATGAACTAGGACTAAAAACTTGGAATGGCAGTGCAACTGACCTGAGATTGATTACTCATGTTATTTTCCACCCAGTTCAAAAGTCATTGAACAGACAGATCCAGATTGATTACACAGTGCGCATACAAACACTAACGAATTTAAGCGCAACATAAATATAGGTATAATATATACATATAAATACACTTGGAAAACGGAGTAGAAACAAATGGCATATACCATTAATTTAACAGATGGGACAATCTTTGCAGTAGTTGCAGATGGTACTATCAACACAGATTCGAGTCAAACCATCGTAGGTAAAAACTACGCAGGTTATGGTGAGTTTTTAGGCGAAAACTTTATACGTTTGCTTGAAAATGCTGCAAACACAAGCGCACCAGGAGCACCACTTACAGGGCAACTTTGGTACGATAAAACCAACAACATCATTAAAGTGTACAACGGTACATTGTTCAAGTCAATATCGGGCGCAATTGCATCATCATCTACTCCAACTAGCAACGTTGCAGGCGACCTTTGGTTTGATACCACAAACGGTCAGCTGAAAACATATAGTGGTGCAGCATTTGTTACCATTGGTCCTGCGTTTACAAGTGGCGAAGGAACTTCGGGTGCTATTGTTACAACAATCACAGACAGCGCACCAGGCAACGATCACGTTGTTGTGCAAATGTACGTTAACAACGTTATTGTTGGGATATTCTCAAAAGATGCAACATTTACTCCGGCATCGGCAATATCAGGCTTTGCAACTATTGGCCCTGGCCTAAATCTAAGTACAACTGTTTCTAACGCAGTGTTCAACGGAACAGCAACAAACGCTGATACGCTTGACACACTAGACTCCACATCATTTATGAGAGCAGATGCAAGCACATCAACAACTGGATCACTTAGCGTACTCAACGACACAGGCATACTTTTTGGTGCTGACAACGACGGTAAACTAAGTGTTACTGGCACAGATGTATACATGCAAAACCAAACACAAGATGGCGATATCATTATGCAAATCAATGATGGGGGTGTTACTACAACTTGTATTCAAATTGACGGAGCAACTGCAAGCATAGGTGTACGTGGTATAACAAACCTACAAGCAGATGGTGTAGGAAACATTGGCGCAAGCGGCGGGGCATTTAACGTAATACATGCTCGTGCAACGTCAGCAGAATACGCTGATATGGCAGAACGTTTCCATGCAGATGATGAATACTCAGCAGGTACAGTAGTTGAATTAGGTGGTGTTAATGAAGTTACTCTTTGCGTTGACGAATTAAGTGACAGAGTGTTTGGAGTTGTGTCAGACAAGCCAGCATATCTTATGAACGGTGGTGCAGGGACAGATGCAACACATCCAGCAATTGCAATGACCGGAAGAGTACCTGTAAGCGTAATGGGCTTCGTTGCCAAGGGCGACAGACTTGTAAGCGCAGGTAACGGCGTAGCAAGAGCAGCAAACTTAGAAGAAGTAACTTCGTTTAATGTTATTGGCCGAGCTTTAGAAAGCAAAACAGACGGAGATCTTGGCAGTGTAGAAGCCATTGTCAAAATTGCATAAAATAGATAAGTAGTTTTATAAAAGGAAGGACCCAACTACTATATACAAATGATGACGCCTGAGCAATATGCTCTTTACTTAACAGAACGCCGTCGATAGTAGCGTAGGAAACAGCCTACTAATACAAAGGGAAATAAAAAGAAATGACATACTCAGCCGGATCAACCATATTAGATGATGATTATAACACCTTTGCCGGGCAAGTTAACAGTATTTGGGGATCTGGTAGCGGCAACGCTGGTTATGGGCAGACAAACACCATTGCGACCGTTGCTGCAGGATCAACAATTACTGCAACACAGTGGGCAACATTGCTAACAAGAATTACCAGTTCAGCCTCTCACCAAGGTACTTCAATTACTTCAATTACAAATCCAGTTGCAGGCAACACCATTGAAGCCTACGCAGCATTAAGCACAAACATCACAGCAATATTAAATGCCAAAAATAATGCAGCAGCAAGCGGCAGTGATAGCTCAGCATCAACTACAACAACCAGTGCATGGACATCAAGTGCAACAACATCTAAAACAATAACATTTCCAAGTGCTGACCAGTTAAGGTACTTTTTTAACGCTGGCGGCATGATTAGAATGAGTTTCAGTCGTTCAGGTGGTACAACGTCAGATCAGAACACATCTTGGACAAACTTGCTGAGTAACACTGGTACAATTGTTCTGACAGGGCAAGGAAGTCCAGGAGAAAACAAAACCATTGCTAGTACAGCTTATACAGGAACAACCAAGATTGGTGGCGCAGGAACACCTACTACACTGCTAACAGGTACTGGTGCATATGATCTTACTGGTAGTGCTGTTACACTTTTCAAACAGATTGGTACAACCTATCAATATACTTCGAATTTTATCCAAATCAATGGATCAATCAGTGGTAACGTAATTACATTTGCTGTAACATTAAGTGATGTTGCAACACCGGGCGTGGACAGTATTGACGGAACACTAACAATGACAACAGTGATTCGTAAGCCGAGTACAAGTGCTTTGGCTGATACCTGGGGTACGCCAACACAAAACAGTGCTAGCTGGTCATTATCATAATAACATTTAGTAGACCTTAATACAAAAATCTTGGTTTTTTTCACTAGGATTTTTTTGTGACTAATTACTGTTATGCAAACAGACAAACTCAGCCAAAATATAAAAACAAGATTTGATCATCAACAAGCAAGACAGGTGTTGCGAGAAACATATCAAGCCAAAATGCTTTTTGCACACAATGGTGGCATGTGGAAAGCATCGCCAGAGTTAATTGTGTTGTGTGATTTATTCCTTGGGAGGGATTCAGTATTTCAAGACTACTATGACACTCCTGTTAGTGTAGAGCCAGCAGTGCTGAAACAGTTAGCAATGCAGCGTTGGCAAGAGCAAATGAATGCTTGGCAAGCTGAGTATGAAGAAATTTCTAAACAAAGATGACCACAGGTGCTTTACTCTTTGCTTTTGACAGCGAAATAAAATACACCAAACTTGCTGTTGAATGTGCTACCCGAATAAAAAAGTACTTAGATATTCCAGTGACCCTGGTCACCGACAAAACTGTTGACTGTGATATTTTCAACAAAGAAGTTATAGTTGAACGCGGTCCAGATACCAATCGAAGATTTTTTGCTGATCGCAATGCAGCAACTACATGGTTTAACTTTGGCCGTAATGCAGCTCTTGATCTTTCGTCCTATGATAGGACACTGTTGGTTGACACAGACTACATGCTTAACAGTGCAGACCTGTTGCCTATGTTAGAAAGTTCACAGCCATTTTTGTGTCATAGACGTGTTCAAAGTTTACATCTCGAACCAAGATTGCAAACATTTGGCACAAAAAATACGCACATGTGGTGGGCCACTGTTGTTATTTTTGATCGTAACAGTCAGTTTACACAAGATGTTTTTGCAGTATGGAAAATGGTAGAACAAAACTATCAGCACTATGCAAACCTATTTGGATTCAACATTCGCCAGTTTCGCAATGACTATGCACTTAGTATTGCGCTGCTTTTGTGTAACGGAAACACTCATCCACATCAATGCGAAATTCCATGGCCACTTCTCAATGTAGACACTGAATTGGAGGTTGAGCAGATTGACAACACCTGGTGGATCACGTATACTGTTAACAATCTCAAAAAGCGTATTTGTGTTAAAAATCACGATTTGCACATAATGTGTAAAAGCTATCTGGAGAAATTGTATGTATGAAGCAGATAGAGGTTACTTGATTGTTGCCGGAGTATCACAATCTGCTGATTATGTTGCATGTGCAGAAACACTTGCAAAGAGCCTCAAGTACTGGCACCCAGATGCAAAAATTTGTTTAATCACTGATCAAGAAGATTATAAAAATACACTGTTTGATTATGTTAGACCTTTCCCACACGGTAACTCGGGTGGCTGGAGCACTGACTGGCAAGTGTATCATGCTAGTCCGTTTCACGAAACTGTAAAACTTGAAGCTGATATGATAGTCAGCGGTCCAATTGATCATTGGTGGACACTGTATCGCAACAAGCCACTGTGGATAAGTACTGGCGCACGGAACTTTCACAATGTCACTGCTACAAGTCGTCGTTACAGAAAAATATTTGACTATAACAATCTACCTGATGTTTACAATGCTGTTACCTATTGGCGAAAGAGTGTTGAAGCATTGCAGTTTTTCAACAATGTAAAACAGTGTTTTCAAAATTGGGATGAGATCAAACAGAACATCAAGGGCGGGCAGGACGAAGAGGCCAGTACAGATTTAATCTACGCACTAAACAGTGACGATTTTGTTACGCCAGGAGTAGGACCGCAGATTGTACACATGAAACCAGCAATGCTTGGCACCAGTGCTGAAGATTGGACCAAAGAGTTAGTTTGGGAAATATCCAATGGGGTAATACGCATCAATGGACATAACCAGCAAGGTTTTGTACACTATCAAATCAAAGAACTAGCACAAAAGTTAGGAGAATGTTATGGATCCTGTTGAGTTTGCAAAATTATTCAATCAGTCAATACCAGATATTAAGGTTGACTTTGAATACAGATTGTACTACAATAAACAAACAGGAGAGCCTATTGCATACACAATGGAAGAGCTCGAAGGAGATTACATTGAAGTCACTGCCGAACAATATGCCCAAGGGCGTTATGATCTAGTAATCCGAAACGGCATTATTGAACGTTTAATTGATTCAGTAAGCTGGACAAAACTGGTGCCGAGTAACGCAGGCACAGGTTGTAGAGCAGATAATGTAATGATTGTTGAACCTAACAGCAATACCAAATGGGGGATTAAAACATACTATGAAGAGGATGTATTATGATAAGATTAACAAGTGCAATTTTTTTCACCATGCTTGTTGCTTGCCATCCAGTAGCAGCACAAGTAAGTGGCGATGAGGAAAAAGTAATGCTTACTGCGGATATTATTTGTGGTCTCCACAGAGAAAAAATGGAAGCAGTTCCGGAAAAGTACGGAGAAGTACCCTTTGCAACCGGTAGAGTGCAAATCCGCTCAGCGAATGTAAAAGAATACATGGAAGCCGATATGTGGATGTATGTCAATCCAGAAGATGGCAATTTTACCATGTTAACTGTAATTGACGGCGACCCATATACCTGCATGTTTGTCAATGGCAAAGACTTTAGACCATGGACTGACGGAGTAAAAAGTGAAGGCATGTGATATTGCAGATTTGGACTGTGTATATCTCAGTTATGACGAGCCACAAAAAGAAGAGTTCTGGGTAAAAATACGCAACATGGTGCCGTGGGCAAAGCGTGTTGACAATGTAAAAGGCAGCGATGCAGCACACAAAGCTGCGGCAGCAGCTAGCGACACAGAACGTTTTATCTTGATCGACGGCGATAACTTGCCTGTTGAAGATTTTTTCAATCAAACCATTGAGTATATCAATAACGACTATGAACAGGCAGTCTATCGCTGGCGTGCCAGAAACGATATCAATGGACTTATGTATGGCAACGGTGGCATAAGCTCGTGGACAAAGAAATTTGTAAACAACATGCGAACACACGAAGCCAGCGAGGGCGCAGATGAAACTGATGTGGAATTTTGTTTTAATGAGCTGTATTGGCCAATGTATAATTGTTATTCAACTACCTATCCGGGTGGCAGTGCTAAACATGCGTGGCGTGCTGGATTCCGTGAAGGTGTAAAGATGTGTCTTGACAGAGGACGCAAGCCTAGCACCGGAGAGTTCAAAGATAAAGTACACAGTCGCAATCTTGATCACTTAACTATTTGGCAAAACGTTGGCTCAGATACAGAAAATGGTCTGTGGGCTATTGCTGGTGCAAGACTAGGCACATACAAAACCATGCTCACTGACTGGAATCACACAGAAGTACAGTGGTTTGACAATCTCGAACAGATGTGGGCGGACATTGAACACTTAACGCCTGCAGAAATAGTTAGCTTGTACAAAGATGCGTTGCACACACAACTGGATTTGCCAATGAATGTGCTAACACCAGACCAAAGTAAATTTTTTAAACATCACTATCGCAGTAACTGGCACAATCGCAGCATTATGACTCGTGAAATTGATGTCATTAGGAGTCAAGAAGGTTGGTAATCAAACAAAATAAAGGCGACGAAGTTGATGCCGACTTTAAAAGCAAGTTCCTTAGTGACGCCGAAATTGCACAACAAAAACTAGACACTGTAAGTCCTAGCATGTGTTTGGCTAAATGGAAGCAACTTAGTCTGCATCTAACAACTGGCATGAACAACAGTTGCTATCATCCGCCGTTGCACAGAGCAGATGCTGAAGCAATCAAAACCAACCCTGGTGCATTGCACAACACAGAACACAAAAAGCAACAACGCAAATTGATGTTAGAAGGTGTTCGTCCGCCCGAATGTGACTATTGTTGGAAGATGGAGGACAACGGCAAACTAAGCGACCGTCATTATCGTAGTGGAGAACCATGGGCAATCAAAGACTTTGAAACTATTAAAAATGCACCCTGGGATCAAGATATTACACCAAGTTATGTTGAAGTAGACTTTAACAGTGCATGCAATCTAAGTTGCAGTTATTGCAGCCCACAGTTTAGTTCAAGTTGGATGGCAGAAGCACAGCGCGAAGGCGCTTGGCCAACATCAACTCCGCACAACGATCCTGCACACTTTCAAGGTGAGCGTCGACCAATACCGGCAAGAGAACACAACCCATATGTGGAAGCATTTTGGGAATGGTGGCCTACACTGTATCCGGAACTTGAACACTTTAGAATGACCGGTGGTGAGCCAATGATGGATAAGAATACCTACAAAGTATTTGATCATGTGATGATGAATCCATCTAGCAAACTGCATCTGAGTACGACATCAAACTTTAGTGTAGATGAAAAACTGTGGCAAAAGTACAAAGCATATGTTACAATGCTTTGCGAAAAACCAGGCACTGTTGAACACTTTATGCAGTATGTGAGCTTGGACGGCATGTTTGCACAAGCAGAATACATGCGTCATGGGCTTGACTTTAATCTGTTGTGGGACAGAGTAAACCAGTTTCTCAATGACATACCAGAGCGTAACAGTGTAACATTTATTATAACAATGAACAATTTAAGTGTGACCACATTACAAGATTTGTTTGCTGCTATTTTAGGCTTGCGTCAAATATACAGCAAAACCTACCAAAGAGTTTGGTTTGATACACCTGTGCTACGCACACCAACATGGCAAAGTTTACAGTTATTACCTGAGAGCTATGTACATGAACTGGAGATGCTTAAAACTTGGACACAGCAGAATTTGGAGACTGAATCTACACGCTTCAAAGGATTCAAAGACTATGAAGTGAACAGGCTGGACAGAGACATTGCCTGGATGCGCGATGGGCAAAAACTAGATCCAGAATACATCAATCGCAACAAAGCAGACTTCTACAGATTTTTCAACGAACATGATAGACGCAGAGGCACTAACTTTATTAACACATTTCCTGAAATGGAAACATGGTGGAAAGAGTGTGAACAATTGGCCAAAGCATTAGCATGATAAAACTATACGTGGGAGATTGTGGGCAGTATCTGTCAGACATTGCAGGACCAAACAGTGTGTTGTTGACTGGTAAAAACTACCAAACATATCTGGAAACTACCTATACCAATGATGTAGTATTTCACACGTCAATGGCGGATCTACCTAAAATTACCAACACTGAAGCAGCTTTGTATTCTGTAATGTGCCATGCAGATACTATTGTGTATGAACCACCCAAGGTTTGGTCAGATGATGATGGGACGTATCGGGTAGCTAATTCTTGTAATATTACCAAATATTTTTTATCGCTATTAGTAGATAAACATATTATTGGAGACTACTCCTCACTAGGCATACACTATTGTGATCTATTAGACACGAGAAAAAACAGCTCATGTAATTTATTTGTAACAGGATGTTCTTATTCCAAAGGTGTAGGTGTCAACAATGATCAAAGGTTTCCAGTATTAATTGCTAATCAATTACAACTTCCATTGGTAGATCTTGCAAAGGGTGGTAGCAGTAACGAATTCCATGCTGATCAAATCTTAAGATCTAATATTAACAAAAATGATATAGTATTATGGGGCATCACACAAGAACTGAGACGATCTGAATGGAACAATGGTAAGGAAAATACCATGTCTTGGAATAGAGATACATTCAGTGAAACATCGCTGTATAAATCTGTGATAGCCATACACCAAGTGAAAAACTTTTGTAATAAAATTCAAGCCAGATTATTATTAGTGCCACTACTATGCAGTGAAAATCTCATAGTGCTAATCAATACTCTGCCAGAGTATGTGCAATTACCATATCAAACTCAGCACATTGATTTTGGTTTTGATGGTGTACATCCAGGACCGCAACAGCATCAAGTTTACGCAAATAAAATTCTCGACCAAATTGCAAGGAAGTAAGTACACATATGCCAAAGCAAAACAACGAAACTGATTTACAATATAAACAACGGGTTCTCGATCCACTTAGTTCGAGCATGTGTGGTGCCAAGTGGTACAATGCTACCATATGGTTAGGCAGCGGCATGACTACTAGTTGCCATCATCCACTTCCGCACTATGTAAGTGTTGAGGAAGTAGAAGCAAATCCAAAAGCTCTACATAATACGCCACAGAAAAAAGAAGAACGCCGACAAATGCAGTGCGGCGAACGGCCTGGTGGTTGTGAATACTGCTGGAAGATTGAGGATATTGGTCGAGATAACATAAGTGATAGAGTGTACAAAAGCAATATCTACACCGATCAAGACCTACAAGCAGCACACGAACTTGACTACAATCAAGATGTTGATCTCAAAACACTGGAAATAGCATTTGACAGAACTTGTCAGTTTGCTTGCAGCTATTGTAATCCAGCGTTCAGTACCACTTGGGTTAAAGATTTAAAAAAGCATGGCGGATATGAAAATTTAATCAGTGATGGCCGCAATCACTTTACGCATGAACATGATAGTTCGCAGCGTTACAGATACAATGAAACCAATCCTTACATTGAAGCATTTTTTAAATGGTGGGAAAGCGATTTACACAAGACACTCGACGAGTTGCGTATTACCGGCGGTGAGCCTGCTATGAGCGGGCACCTATGGAAGTTACTAGACTGGTTTAAAGAAAACAAAGGTGCAAGCAAAACCACTATTGCTATTAACAGCAATCTTGGATTGGAGAGCGCAGACATACTGAAATTGTTAGACAGGGCAGACAGCACACCACTTGACATCTATACAAGCAATGAAAGTCTAGGCACCCAGGCAGAATATATTCGTGACGGATTAGAGTGGGGCACCTGGACACGCAACATGCATTTGCTAGCAGGCTCAGGCAAACTGCGCGGCTTGCACAACATGTGTACCATTAACGCACTATGTTTGGAATCACTGCCAGAGTTTTTGGATTACTTGATGCAATTTAAAAAGCAATATGGCAGAGACTTTCCTAGCTTTACACTAAACATATTGCGTTTTCCCAGTTTTCAATCACCATTAGCACTGCCCGATGAACTGCGCACACTGCACAAGAATCGATTGCAGTCTTGGTTAGACACAAACAGAGACAGTGAGCTTATTCACGAACACGAAATCAATCAAACTGAACGCTTAATTGATTATCTTGATGTTGTTAAAACTCCGCACAGTGATACGTTTGATATGCCTAAATTGCATAACGACTTTAAACAATTTTACACACAGTACGATGAACGTAGAGGCAAAGACTTTGGCACAGCATTTCCCACTATAAAGGATTGGTACAATGAGCTATAATTACAACAGTAGCGAGCCAATCAAAATTGCGCTTGCTGATCTAAACCCGCGTGAACGTACACTGCTAACAGAAAGCAAAACGTTTTGCATGTATCCTTGGATACACCTACATGCTTATCCAACAGGCGAAGCATATCCTTGTTGTCATGCTGAAATGGGTGTAGGGCAAGTGGGCAACTGCAAAAATAACACCATGAAGGAAATTTGGAACTCACCTGAGCAAAAACAATTGCGTGTAGACATGCTAACGGAGCAACACAATCCTGCATGCGGACGTTGTTATGAGCAAGAAAAATCAGGTTTCTTTTCAGGACGTCAAAGCGCAAACAAGCACCATGGACACCACATTAGCAGAGTTTTTGAAACGCAAGCAGACGGTGGATATGACGATTTTGAAATGACCTACTGGGACATTCGCTTTTCAAACTTGTGCAATTTAAGTTGCCGAAGCTGTGGTCATATCTTTAGTTCAAGTTGGTACAAAGATCAAGTAGCACTAGCTGGACCTGAATGGGCAAAGAAAAACAAGCCGTTAAACTATGCTGGGCGTTTTGAGACTGATATGATGGATCAGTTGTTTGAACACTTGGATCACGTAGAGCAGATTTACTTTGCAGGCGGCGAGCCTTGCATGATGGACGAGCATTATGTTATACTGGAAGAACTAGAACGCAGAGGACGCTTCGATGTTCGTCTTATCTATAACACAAACTTTACACAAACCAAACTCAAAGACCGACTGGTATTTGACTACTGGAAAAAGTTTGACAGTGTAGCCGTTGGTGCCAGCCTAGACGCCTCGGGTATACACGGCGAGTATATACGCAAAGGAACTAAATGGAAAGAGATTGAACAGAATAGAATTACCATGATGGAAATCTGTCCCAAGGTAGACTTTTATATTTCTCCAACACTAAGCATTATGAATGCACTGCACTTGCCTGACTTTCACAGAGATTGGGTTGATAAAGGATTGCTAAAGCCGCAAGACCTCAATGTAAATATTTTACAAGACCCTGCGTACTTGCGCATCGATATTGCGCCGCAAGCATACAAAGATCAAATTGAACAAAAGTACCGTGACCATTTAGAATGGTTGCGTCCGTTGGACCAACTTAATAGAGCAACAGTAGGATTTGAAAGTGCATTGCAGTATATGAACAGCACAGATAATACTGCACTTATTGAAAAATTTTGGCAGAAAACCAATCAACTCGACAGTATTAGAAAAGAAAATATCCTGGATGCAATTCCAGAGCTAGGAGTCCTAACGTGAAAATACCACACGATAAGTTTTGTGTGCTTCCTTGGATCAGTATTGAAACAAGCCCAATTGGCACAACTCGTCCTTGTTGTTTGGCAGAAGATGAGATCAAGGATACTGATGGTAACAAATATGATCTCAATACCAACACACTAAATGAAATACATCACAGTAATTACATGAATAATCTTAGGCAAGACTTCTTGGATGGCAAGAAGCCGCAAACTTGTAGGAAATGCTGGAATGAAGAACGAAGCGGTCGCACAAGCAAACGCATGCACACACTGGATAGACTCAAACACATTGTCCCAGACACAGAATGGACACAAGATGCTAAACCGCTTATATTCATTGATTTTAAATTGGGCAACATCTGTAACCTCAAATGTCGTATTTGCGGAAGTTGGAGCAGCAGTACATTTGCAACCGAAGAAGTCAAGTTTGAAGGCAAAGACAGCTTTCACTACGAGATGTTACAAAAAGGCGCGTGGCCAAGAAAGAATGTAGAATTTTGGAATACAGTGGATCCTATGATGGATCAAATTCGCTACTTGGAGTTTACTGGCGGTGAACCATTTATGATCAAAGAACACTTTGAATTACTAAAACGCTGTATAGATAGAGGCATTGCTGGCAATATTGAAATACACTACAACACAAACGGCACACACTATCCAGAGCATGCGGAAGAAATTTGGCAGCACTTCAAACTGGTAGAAGTTGCTTTTTCAATCGACGACGTTGACGAACGATTTGAATATCAAAGAGCCAATGCTGTATGGGCTGAAGTAAACAGCAACATCGATAGCTTTGAAGCAATGCGCGACCGGAGCAACAACATGCAATTACAGGTATGCTCTACAGTTAATGTGTTCAATGTAATGTACCTCGAAGGACTTGCGAAATGGATAGACACACGCAAGTTTGACTTTGTGTATTGGAATATGCTGCACGAAGCATACTATCACAGTGTAAGCACACTGCCCGAAGCAGCAAAGAAAGTAGCTATCAAACGTTTGCAAGATGCTGACGTAACTGCATACCACAGAAAAGAGTTTGACAATATCATTGACTTTATAAACGGTGGTGCTAGCCTTGATGGCAATATCTTGCGCATGAAAGTAGCAGATGTTGACTGGCGCAGAAGTCAAGACTTGCGTAGCCATCACAGCGAACTAGCCGAAGCAATTGAATATGGGGGACCTCAATGATCCTGGTAGTAGTTGCATTAGAAGAAGAATTACCTGGCCCGCTGCCACTAGGATATAAAAAGTTAATTACAGGTGTAGGAAAGGTAAATGCTACCATTGCATTGACTTCAGAACTGTGCTATAATAATCTATACAGTAAAGTGGTAAACTATGGTAGTGCTGGAGGGTTACCAGAAATGGTAGGCAAACTGATTGGTATTAGTGCAGTAATTGAGCGCGATATGGATTGTACACCACTGGGCTTGCCATTGTATGTGTCACCTGGTGATGAAGAACAAATGATTGTGTGTGATACCAAACATGACAGCTTGTACGTTTGTGGAACCGGTGACAGTTTTAGCACGCCGCATATTAACTATCAAGTGTGTGAAATGGAAGCCTACGCACTAGCAAAAGTTTCTACCAAGTTTGGATTGCCCTTTGACTGCTACAAATTTATCTCAGACAGCGGAGACGGAGATGACTGGAAAGACAATGTACACAAAGGTGCGGAACAGTTTAAAAGACAAGTACTGGAAAAACAGCCAGTGCTAGACAATGACCAATTGGAATTGATATAATGGACGATCCAGCAGAACTAGCAGCAAGACTAAACACAGTGTTAAATGAGCTGCGCGATCTTATGCATCAGCGCAAAGATCGCATTGAAGAACTGCGCAACCAGGTTGCATTGATTGAACAAGAAAACGACGACTTAGAAAAACGTATACAAGAACTTATAATGGATGCGTTCTAGGAGGATAGCATGAAATATAATGTACAGAATATAGGTGGCAAAGTTGTAAAAGAAGACGACCGTTATCGTGTTGTGGATAACAACTCCCTGAACAACCTTGTGGTTAGTAGTACCGACCTAAAAGCTGACAAGAAGACCGGCGGTCATGCCCATGCTGGACAAGAAGAAGTTTATCACTTTGTTAAAGGTGCAGGCTGGATTGAGTTAATTGATACCAATGGGAAAGACCATAACACTACAGTAGGCCCTGGCGACATTGTGCTTATCCCTGATGGTTGGTTTCACCGCGTACATGCCGGACCAACAGGTTGTTACTTTGTTTGTGTATTTGACGGCAGGAGATCACATTGACACTAGACGGTAAAATTGCTTTGATTGGCGAAATGATCGAAACCAAGATTCGCAAAGAAAAAGAGTTAGAATACTACCAACAACAACTGGAAGAGCTTACAAAGAAAATGTTCTTTTTGCAAAAGGATGTTGATTTGACCAATACAATAATCGATATTATACAAAGTGAGAAGATAATCGACATTGAGCAACACATGCTGGACACCCACACAGACAAACTGATAGGATCAAGAAAAAAATGAAAGTAGGATTTACTTGTAGCGCATTTGACATGCTGCATAGCGGCCACATACAGATGCTACGCGATGCCGGAGAACAATGCGATTATCTTATTTGTGGATTGCAAACTGATCCTAGTGCCGACCGTCCTGAAAAGAATCGCCCAATACAAACAGTGGTAGAACGCTACACACAACTCAAAGCAGTGCAGTATGTGGATGAGATCATTCCTTATGCAACCGAAGAAGACTTAAAAGACATATTGAGCATGTATCACATTGATGTGCGTATACTTGGAGATGAATATAGAGAAAAAGACTTCACAGGCAAAGAAATTTGCAAGCGGCGCGACATTGCACTGTATTTTAACAAGCGTGATCATAGATTCTCCAGCAGTGAACTTCGTCGCAGGGTAAATGAGAGTGGCATCTAAACCTGAAAACAGGCCGCCTACACTGTGCATGGCCCCATGGACACACACTTATCTTAGTCCACAAACTGAACGCAGATTGTGTTGTGCTAGTCGCGAGCCTGCGCAGAGCTTTGAACAGTACATTGACACTGAGTCAGGCTCTGGTATATACAACCCGCAAACACTGGAAGAACACTGGAACAACGATCATATGCAGAGTGTTCGACGACGAATGATGGCCGGTGAAACTCTTCCTGAATGTGACGTGTGCAATAGCAAACTGCTAAACACAGATGTGTACAGAAGTTACTTTGAACAGTTGTTTCGACACAAGTATGATGATATTTGGGACAGTACTGAAGAATCTGGTTACACCACTATGAAGCCCGTTAGTTGGGACTATCGTTTTAGCAATCTTTGCAATTTCAAATGCAGAATGTGTGGAGACATGTTGAGCAGTAGTTGGGAAAGTGAACAAAAACAGCACAACATGATCAACTGGAATAATTCCAGCAACAACTGGATGCTGCCTGATGTGCGTGAAAAGATCTCTAAGTTTCAAGATGAACAAATTGAAAAAGAATTTGCCGCAGCAGTTGAAGAACACAGAATAGAAGAAATATACTGGGTAGGCGGCGAGCCGCTGATGTATGAACAGCATTGGCGTTACATGAAACGCATCATTGAATTGGGCGACGGGCCGAGACTGTATGCACGATACAACAGCAACCTTAGTAGAGTAAACTACAAAGGCATTAACTTGTACACAGACATACTCTCAAACATTAGAGATTGGCAAATGTGTGCAAGCATAGATGGCACTGGTGCTATTGGAGAATATATACGCACAGGATTAAAATACGATCAGTTTGTAGAAAATTTCAAACAAGGCACAAGTATAGCCATGCACCGTCGGCAAATGCGTCTGGACTTTACACTCACATTACCGGGCTTGTTTGATGTTGTAAACATGCAACAGCTAGCAGATGAATTAGACGTAGACATACTGGCCAAAGTTACATTTACATTTACGCCAGATATTATTATGAGTCCACTGGCATTGCCAAGAAAAACCTTAGATCGTATTGTAGACAAACTAATTACAGATAATAACTTTGGTAGCGCATTAAAAGATGTACTGTTACAGTTAAAGAATCGTCCAACTATGGCAGAACAGTGGCCTGACGAGTATGATAGCGGTATGGTCAAAGGCAAAAAACGCATACTTACATTGGAACGTATTAGAAAAGATTTGTTTTGTATGAAAGATATACTGAGTGCAGATCAAGAAGTATTATCATGGTGGGATAGCATAGATGCTGGATAGGATAGAAATAAAATTAAGACACAACCAAACCAGCGATCTTTATCCTGTGTACATTGATGTATACGATAACAGTCTAAGTCGCAAATGGCTGCCGGCATTGGAGGAACTGCTTGAAAAAAACTGCCACCTCGAAAAGAACTACTGCTTCTTTGGTTTCCCAGAAGGAGAACGGAATCTGGATTTACTTGTCCAACAAATCAATCAAACGTTTGTGGGTATTAACAACGGTAACATTGATTACCATATTGATGATCATTTTACAGTAGACAATGTTGTTGAACCAGCATACAAACGCTCCGCCGGCGGCAATACATTTACTGCTAATCATGACAAATTCAACCAGTTACATTTGTACTTTGAAGAAACACAAGGCGTAAGCGGTGCAATGAGTCATCACTACAACCAAGCCGATGCAGAAACCCGCTGGCATATTCGACAATTAAACTTGCTATGTCACGAAGCTGAATGTCTTATACTAAGCAATGCAAAACACAAAACTGCACCAGAATGGGTTCGTCCTAGCAATGTTATGTGTTGGTTAAATGCGCCGCGATTCATACTCGACGAACAGGATTATGAACTGTTTGGAATTGACACTATTGCACGCCACCATGGCGGGGTATACGTTGGGGTAAACAAAGCAGTTGGCAAGCATCATTGGGAAGTGTTTCAAGACGAAGGCAGAGACAGTCGCATAGACGAACTTACAACAACAACACTTAAACCGCAAACGGAAGCAGCAGGTGACTTTGATATTGAATGGGGCAAAGACCCAGGAGGTCAAGCGTTTATGCAAGAACATTTAGCTGATTTTCGCGAATGGCTTGTGATTAACAACTTCGATCCAGACGATTCAAGTCTAACAATTGGACATCCTAAAGTAGCACAAGTGGATCTCGATGCAAGTTTTTCTACTACGGACTTTCACGAAACACTAAGTATTTTAACAGAGCATTTGGATGTGTACAGTATAAAAACATCTCGTGCATACGCCGAATATGATTACACCTGGCGTGACAGCAAACAGCTACAGGTACCACTGCTATGAAATGGATTAAAAACTTAATTAACAAAATTAAACTTGAGATACGATATCGCAAGAAACTCAAAGAATTGCGCAAGCGCGATCCTTTCATTTACAAATAGGAGAATAACATGGCACAGGATGGTCCTTTTGCTTCAGATTTTGATAAAGATCTCGAAGGTGTAGTGCGCAGAGAAATTATTACCTACCGATACAAGAATGGTAAAATGCAAATGGAAAGAGCAGTGCGCTCTTACTTTGGCGAGGATTACAACGACAGTGTAAGCACAATTCCCTTGAGCAAAGGCTAATAATGGACGATGACATTGAACTAGACTTTGTTATTACTGAACGTGATACAAATCAACGTGCAAGTCCCAAAGAACCTGTGAATAAAGAAAAACTTTGGAAAGACAAAGAAAAGATTTATTTGGACAAGCCTTGGACTGGTCCCTGTCCTGATGACAGTCATCCGCTGTTTATGATCAAGGTAGGCCCTAAAAGTCCACACGTAGTTAGTTGTTATTACTGTTCCAAGACTTGGATCTATAGGGATGATGGTGTATGACCAAACAAATACTTGGAGTAAGTGCAGGATTCCATGATGCAGCATTAACAGTTTTGCACAATGATGAAATTGTTTTTGCTGCTCACAGTGAACGCTATAGTAAAAAGAAAAACGACAGCACTATCTGTGAAGCATTGGAACGTGCTGCACTAGAGTATGGACCTTTTGATGAAATTGTCTACTACGAAAAGCCTTGGAAACGTCAGTTGCGTAAAATACGCAGTGGCGAACCGTGGGGAGGTTCCTGGCTGTTACAAAGTGAACTGAAATCCACTATTCCCTTAATAATGAACAAACACTGGAGGTCAACGTCGGATGAAGAGACTGTTGCAAATATTGATATTGCCAATGCAACGTCGCTAATAAAACGTCCATATAAACCTATAAGCAGTGTCAGTCACCATTTAAGTCATGCTGCCGCAGGGTTTCAGACAAGCCCATTTAAAGAAGCGGCAGTAGTGGTAATCGATGCCATTGGCGAAATGGATACCATCAGCATCTACAAAGCAGACCACGGCACAACTCCTGCTTATATGGGGTGTAAACAGCGCAAAAAAGCCCGCTACAAGCGTGTTTACTGTCAAAAGTATCCACACAGCATTGGAATGTTTTATAGTGCAGTAACAAAGCGTGTAGGCCTCAGGCCGATGGATGAAGAGTACATCACAATGGGTATGGCAGCATACGGCGGTAAAGCAGGCATGGCAGTTGCATCGCTTCGTGATACACTGATACACGATGTAGACACAGCAACTTTTAAACAAAACTTGCACATTGGCATGCAAGATGTTGAATTCTTCCCAGGCACCGGAGACTGGGAAATTGCTGCCGCTGGACAACAGCTCTGCGAAGAATTGATTATGGCAGTGATGCGTAAAGCTCGTGAACTAACTGGCAGTAGGAATTTGGTATACATGGGCGGCGTTGCACTAAACTGTGTAGCAAACAGCCAACTAGGTAAGCTGTTCGATCAAGTTTGGATCATGCCCAACCCTGGTGATGCTGGTTCAAGTTTAGGTGCAGCCGCATTAGCATATGGCAGCAACCTGAACTGGACAACTCCTTTCTTGGGCACCAACATTGGTGGTGAATACCCTGTAAAAGAATTGATCACAGAATTAAAGACCAAAAAGATAGTGGGAGTAGCAAGTGGAAAAGCAGAATTTGGACCAAGAGCTTTAGGCAACAGAAGTTTACTTGCTGACCCGCGCGGCAAAAAGATAAAAGATCAAGTAAACAAAATAAAGCGCAGACAACAGTTTCGTCCATTTGCTCCTGTAATACTGGAAGAACATGTGCATGACTATTTCAACATGCCTGTAAATCAACGCACAAGTCGATACATGCAAATAGTTGCCCTGGTTAAGTATCCTCTCAAGTTTCCTGCTATCACACATCATGATGGCACAGCGCGAGTGCAAACTGTGCCTGCTGATGGATCAGGAATACGACAGTTGCTGGAAGCATGGCATGCAGAAACTGGCTGTCCAATGCTGTTAAATACTTCGTTAAACATACGAGGAGAACCAATGGTAGACACTCGTGAAGACGCAGACAGATTTGAAAAAGAATACGGAGTAAAAGTGTGCAGTTAGAAGAGAAAGTTATAGGCGCACTGCGTGAAGTATATGATCCTGAGATTAGTGTGAACGTATATGATCTTGGATTAATATATCACATAGATTGCACAGCAGAAAGCGTAATTATAAAGCACACACTTACAAGTATGATGTGTCCTTTTGCAGATCAAATATGTCAGAATATATATGATGCTGCAATGTCTGTTGAAGGTGTGAATAAAGTAGAACGTGAATTAGTATGGGATCCTCCTTTTGGACCAGATATGATCCCTGAGGAAACAAAATTTGCTTTAGGCTGGGACTGTTAGAGATAACTTTCTAGTTCCCCAGACCGTCTAATATCCTGTGTGCAACAGCTAACACCACCATCCCAAAAGTAACTGTGACGCAGTTCAGAAATAATCGGATTGATTTTGTGCTTTTCACAGTAATCAAATACCTGTTTGTTGTATGCTGAGAACACAACATTCTCTTCGTCTAGCACCAGACAGTTTACATCAAACACAGTCTCGCTAACAAAGCCTACCCATTTGTTTAGATAGGTATCAACAAAGTCGCTGAATTCTTTTGTGGGTGTTTGTCCTTGTACATACCAGGCACCATTGAAATTTTCTTCTTTGAACTTGCCAACTTCCATTGCTGCCCAAATTGAGCTATCCCAAATTTTACAAACATCCCAGCCCGGAAAGTCGCCAGCAAGATCAAGTTGGTCGTCCCATTTGCTTGATAGCAACACGCCAGGTTTAAGGATAGCAAATACAGCGTCTCCGTGTCCGTCTGTGATTGCTTCGTGTATTCTATATTCTGAACTCAGTACGTTTTTCACAATCCAGTCTGTTTGATGAGGCTGCAAGTGTTCGCTGTTGTCAAAGAACACATCACGACCAACACGCACAATACAGCTAGCACTAGCACCGTTTAAGATACAGTCTGGATCAAATGTTTCTCCATGTGGATTAATCACTTGCTCACCATATTCAGTGCAAATATCGTTTAATTCATCAATTGGCAGTACACGCAGCAACTTGTCACCGAGACTAATCTGCCAGTCGCGCGGTGTCAGTGGCGGAAGTGGCGCACCTTGTCCTGATGTTTGCCATTCTTGAAAGTTATCTTTAGTGGGCAAATTAGGCCGTTTGACTATAGCACCATACTGTTCGCAAGTCTTTTGCAAGTTGTCCAAGTCTTCATTGGTTTCACTTAATATCAATTGCAGTTGCTCTCGCACTTGTGCATTTTCAATGAAGTCAAAATAGTCAGGTGTGTATGCTCTGCCAACAATAACTTCTTCAAGTGGTTGCCAACTGGTGTAGCTGCTTACTTTGCTCATAGTTGTTCTAGTACCTTTTTTAATCTGTCAGCTTTGCTGGCTAAAAATAATTGTTGATTCCACAGTATGTCATCTTTACATTGTATATACATTTCGTGTATTCTTTTATTTTTGGCAATGCGTTCCATTTCAGTACACACTGCATCCCAGCGTTTGGTATTGTTTTCAATAGTGTCGTATTCGTGATTGATCACTGAGTCAAACGTCCGGTAACCCATATCACGCAATTGTTGTATGCTGCCAGCGGCACCAACAATAACAAACGGCTGTGCATGTTTAATTGGTTTAAATGTTTTCTCTGTCAAAAACACACCTGCACTTTGGTCAACATCAAGATGCGTTTCAATTACAAAGTTAAAATATGCATCGTCGTGATGTGTGTACACAGTGTGATGATAGAGATTGTGTTCGTTGCTGGATAGCAGATCTGCATGAAAAGGACACTGCTTTAAAAAGAATTCTGTGTGATGCTTGAGACTGCCAAAGCTGTCAATTTCAATGGGGTTGTCTTCTGGAACATCGCCTACGTCAAGACTGTTATTGTAGCTGAAGTATCCGCGTTCGTTCAAACCCTTGCTCCATAGCCGCGCCATGGTGTTAGCACGCCACCATTTGTGTGTGCGCACCAGTGCTGTAAAGTTTTTACTGCGTGGCTTTTCGTGGTACTCAGTTGCTAAACCTTGATTACGGAGCCTGTATAGAAGCTCGTCGTCACATAGGTAGCTAAACTGTGCAAGATCGTGACTTTTAGTGTTTGCAGTGGTAAAATGTAGGTTTTCAGTGGAAATGCCAGCAATAACCATTTGTTTTTCAATATGTTTTTTTATGCGAAAAGGGTTATCTCCCTCAGAATAGAAAAACCAAATTTTCAATCGGTTCTCTACCAAACGATCTACCACTGTTTTTGGAATAATTTCAAACCAATTTATGTCAAAATCAAAGAAACTGAGGCTAATTGGATAAACACTGCCTTCGGGTGCAAGTTCTGTGTCAAACACAGTGTACTCAATACCTTCTTGATCAAGATATTCGTAAAAATGTACTGGTTCACTGAACGGTGCATTAACACTGAACTGTCGCCATTCAGTCGTAAAGGGTTGTGCCTCCCATGTAGCACAATTGGGATAAGGCTTGTTGCCTACAAATTTATCTGCACAAAATGTTACCATTGTTTTGTCATGCTGTTGAGTTCAGCCCAAAGCTGCTTTTCAAACATCTCTCCATAAAACCATTGTTGATTCCACCATACTGTACTACTTACAGCATTTTGCAACGAGGCCTTTTCTTTTTGACTCATTGAATTGAGATCCTGCATTAACTGTCCAATTTTTGCAGTTCTAGTTTGGTCATCGCAGTTATCATAGCTCTCGTCCCAGAATTCTGAGAATGTTTTAAATCCGTAGCTGCGCAAATATTCCAAACTGCCTCTACAACTTTGTATAATAAATGGCTGTTGCATCACAATAGGCTTAAAAGTTTTTTCTGTTAGATGTTGCCTGTTTCCGCCGTACGCAGTTTCAGTAACCACATGTATCAGACTGTTGTTTGCTTGCTCCCATAAGTCAATTCTGTGACTTTGAGCAGCGTATCCTGAGCCGTTGTCAATTGTGAGTGGCAAATTCACTGTGGGCATCGGGATTGAATACTTTGCGCACAATGCTTTTAAGCTGAGTCCTTCATAAGGACACACGTCGGGAAATGATATTGAATTCTTTTCTAATAAGTTTCTGTTTACCAATTCATTTAACAGTTCAATCCTGTGTTTTCGTTCGCCACCAATGATGTTATTAGGACAAAGAAATGTATTATAAGGCTTGCGTTCTGAAAAAGGTTGTGCTAAACTAGTTCTATTATAACCGCGATACCAATCGAGTGCAGCCCATCCATGAAAGAAATAGTAGTCGCTTTCAAGTCCATAAGTATCGCTAGCCCATCGGACACTGTCACTATTATATTCGCTGGTCATTAAACGTAATTGCATAGGATCTAGATGCGTATGCAAAAATTCTTTTATAAAAGGTTCGAATCTATCACGATGCAGTGGTTCTTGATCCCAGCAAATAATTCTTTTGTCTTTTATGCTGTCAATTGGTTGTTTGTTAACCAAATTTTTAAATTCTGTTGTGCCAAATGGATGAAACCAGTGTATAACAACATCTCGTCCTTTGCGTTTGGCCAACGGCACAAAAACATTATCGTAAATTTCGTCGATTCTAATCATGTTTGATAAATTTTATACATCCAATATTGAAGAAGCCCGTGCTTTAAGCAGGACTAGGTACTTATGGGTGCTAGATGCGCACTGTGATTATTCCGACTTTGACTTTACTTGGGAACCAGTTCCGTGGGAAAGCAACCAAATACATGTGTGGCCCAGTCAGCATCAGGAGAATTCAGGCACCATGCTTGTACCTAAACAAGGTGCAGACGACAAAAACTACAATCACAGTATAGTGAAGCGCACAGGACAAGCACCCAGGTTGCACATCAAGCATGCACCAAGTAGTACAGATCAAGGTGATATTCATACTCGCTACATCAGTGACTACCTTGGCACAATGCGTCGTGTATTAAAGAAAACCAACTGGGAATACTGCTGGGTTACCAGTGATATTTGCATATATGATGACTTTGATTTCACCTGGCATCCTAGCGAATTTCAAGCAGACATGCTGCATGTGTTTGCCAGTGAAACACAAAAGTTTGGCGATACCTTTTATGTACATGTACCTAGTTTTTTGTCCAAAACAGAAAATTTAAAAGTGCTAGAATGGTTCGAAACACTGCACTTTGTTGAAGGCGTAAGCGTTGCAAGGCACAGCACACAGTTTATTAAGTATGAGTCAGACAGTGTAGTGGATGCAGTTTGGCAACATGAGTTTACGGATCCTTACGCTGTGTTCTACCGTGACATGCGTATTTCAGCGCCTGTGATCAGTCTGTGGCAAGAGCGAACCAAAACAGTTGTGCCTTTAATTGACGGGGCCAGTACAGTGCTTATTCCGCGAGAAGTGAAAAATTATTTAAAGACACAGGTGTATGATTATCCTTGGGTAGATAAAACCTACCCAGTATATCCTGCACAGCCGCAGGACATTGTTTATATCAGCTATGATGAAATCGATGCAGAAAAGAATTATGCTATACTGCTAGAAATAACAAAAGATTTGCCTAACACTGTTCATAGAGTACATGGGATCAATGGTATGCAGCAAGCACTAAAAGCAGCTAGTTCAAAAAGCAGTACACCCTGGAGTTATCATGTGTTTGCAAAAACTGCATTAAATCCAGATTTTAAATTTAACTATGTGCCCGACTATATGCAGGTTCCTAAGAACTATATTTTTAACTGTAAAAACATGAGCAATGACCTGGTGTATGGACATATGGGCGTTGTGTTATACAACAATCGTATGATAATTGAGAGTGCTGACTATAGTGAACTAGGACTAGACTTTACAATGAGTTTTCCAGTTGAGGTAGTGCCTGAACTCAGTTGCTTTGGACATTTTGCAACTTCGCCGTATCAAGCGTGGCGTACAGCATTTAGAGAAACTTCAAAACTGGCTTACTTCCAAACTGAAAAACCTGATATAGAAAACCGGCACCGATTGCATGTATGGACTTCTAAAGCACATGGCGAATACAGTGAGTGGGTACTTAACGGTGCTCGTGATGGCGTAGAATTTTTTGAGCAGACTGGCCCAGATCTAGTTAAACTTAAAGCTGCTTTTGATTGGAACTGGCTTAATGATCGTTTTGAATCTAAGTACGGAATTCTTTGAGTTTGTCAATAACAGTAGCAACTGCCAGTGCGTTGTCAATGCCTGTACTTGGATCGCGGCGTTCTCGTACACAGTCTACCCAATGTTTTAATTCATATTCCAGTGGCGAATATTCATATCCATAGTGGTACACCTTTGGCTGCGTATCAGTTTTACTTCTACGATCTTCCACAGTGTGGTTGCTCACAGTAACAGTATTGGCATCTTGATCCCATACAATCTGTCCTTTGCTGCCTAAAAATGTAGTTCGCCGAACACGCACAGGGCTGTACCAACTAACATCAATATCAAAACCAGGTATGCCACTAAACCATACTCTATCAGGAACAATATTGTTGCTGTAGTTCCATGATTGTGCATTTTGTATATTTAATGGTGCCTGAAAGTGGTTTACAATACTAATGTCGTGTGTTGCTAAACTTAGAACAGGATCTGTTTTGGTTTGATAAATGCCCCAGTTTGTGCGTTCGCTTCGAATATGATTTAGATCACCAATGTCATCATTGTCAATGATGGTTTCAATCAATTTGAGCTGCGGATGATGTATGAAAATATGACCTACCATGATTAACTGGCCTGGCTCTAGGTAACGTGCAATATCTTTGATTTCGGCAGCAGTTTCTGCCATTGGTTTTTCAACGTAAACATCATGCCCTCGTTTAAGTAGTTCAACAGCTTGTTCATGGTGCTGCCATAGTGGTGTTGCCAGTATTACTGGGTCGAGATTTTTGATATCATCAATGGTTTGCCCGTTGCGTATGTCAATTACTGTAGCATCAACATCAAACTGTTTGAGACTTGCTAAAAGTTTACTGCCCCAATAGCCAGCTCCTACTAAATTCATTCTCATGCTACATCCTTACACTTTTCCGCAATGTATTCTACTTGTTGATCTGTTAGGTGCGGGTACACTGGTATACTGAAAATATTTGCGCTCTTACGTTCTGTGACAGGCAAACTGCGATGCCACGGTGCAAACGCTGGCGTACTGTGTGCTGGATTAGCATAGTGAATATTTGTTTGAATGCCTTGTTCAAGCAATGCTGTTCTCACTCTATCACGATCCACATGCTCAACAACATACACATAGTAACTGTGCTGCCCCCAATCATGTTCTATTGGCGTAATATAATATCCTGCTAGTTCTTTATGGTAGTATTGCGCAATTTCATACTTGCGATCCAACCAGCCTTGCAAGTATGGAAGTTTTGCTTGCACTACCCGAGCTTGAATATTATCAATGCGAGCGTTATATCCCAAGTATTCGTACACATACTTTGTATCTCTACCGTGATTACTATAGTATCTTGCCAGATCAACCAAGTCCTTGCGTCCTGTAACACAGCCAGCATCGCCAATCGCACCCAAGTTTTTCACTGGATTAAAACTGATACAAGTTAAGTCCGCCAGACTCCCAACCCGGCGACCTTTGTATTGATAACCAAAGCTCTGTGCTGCATCTGCAATGCTGTACAGCCCGTACTTTTTACACAGTGCAACAATTGCATCAACATCAGGAGTTTGCCCGTATAGGTCAACCCACAGTATTGCTCGGGTGCGTTCTGTGATTAAACTTTCTGCTTGTGCAATGTCTATTATACTGTATTCGTCGACATCACAAAACACAGGCGTAGCACCAACTGTGCAAACTGCTTCTGGCGTGCTAACAAAAGTATGACTTACAGTGATAACTTCATCACCAGGACCAATACCGCATGCTTTAAGAGATATTTGCAGAGCAGTAGTGCCACTACCACATGCTGTACAGGCTTCTGCACCTGTGTATGCAATCATATCTTGTTCGAAAAGTGTTGTGTCTTTGCCAGTAATAAAACTATTGGTATGCAAACAATGTTCAATTGCTGCATCAATTTCAGTTTTACATTCTTGATACTGACTCTGCAAGTCTGTAAAAGGTATTTTCATTTTTTAGATTTTCTCTTTCCAGTAACTGGAATTTGTAAGCCATTTATAATACTTTTGAAATCCTTTTTGGATGTCCACTGTGGGATTGTAATTGAAGTCCGCTTTAGCTGCATCTATGTTTAATGCACCGCGACTTGGAAAGTCTGAATCTTTTCCAACAACATTAACTGTGCCGCTGCCTGCCAGTTTGACTGCAAGGTTAGCAGCTTGCTCCAGAGTGCAACTGTGGCCTTTTGTGATATTGTAAGTGCCTGTGTGTTTGCTAAGTGTTGCAGCAATAATTCCAGCAGCACAGTCTTCTACATAGGTAAAGTCTAGCTTTTCGTCTGCACCATTTACATTGAGAGTTCTACCGCGCATAGCAGCAATTAAAAATTTTGCAATAACTCTATCACCAACGTCCAGTGGACCATACACTGCACTGGGACGCACAATTGCATAGGGCAATCCATATTGGCGATGGTAGTCTTTTACCAGTTGTTCACCAGCAATCTTCCAAATAGCATATGCACCTTTGGGATTGAGTTGTGCATCTTCTTTGACGCCATCTTCAAAGTCGCCGTAAACCATGCTGCTACTGGCATACATCAACTTTTTCACTTTGCAGCGCATTGCACAATCGACCACACGAGCAAGTCCTTGCCCCATAGTGTGTGCTGCTTCTACTGGGTTATTCTTAACAGCTTTTTCTCTTGGAAAACTGGCAAGATGAATAACATAGTCAGGCTTAAACTTGCTGAATATTTCTTCTACAGCTTCATCAGCAATGTCAATTTTGTAAATCTGTGTGTTTTTGTTGATCTTAGTAAGACGTTCGTTGTATAGATATTCTAACTCATCTCGATCAATTGAACCGTAAGTTGTTAGTGCATCTATAATTTGTACGTTGTGACCACTGGCTTGCAGTTGTGCTACAACATTGTGACCAATAAGACCAAGTCCGCCAGTGACTAGAATTTTGTTTTTAGGTTGTGTAGTTTTGGATTTGCGGGAAGACTTCTTTGATGACTTTTGCGCAGGCATGTGCAATCTCCATGTGTTCTTTTTGTGTACCGTTAGCTCCCCGCAAATCAATGTAGTGAATCCAACTGCGAATTGTCCCGTTCATGTATAAACGTGTTTTAGTTAAGCCTTCGGGTAATACCTTGCGAGCTTGTTCTTTGGCAATACCATTTTCTATAGCCCACTCGTATGCATCTTGTGCTGCTTCAACAACTTTTTCTTGTTGCTCATGCCATGCGTGATGTAAATCTACATTTTCAGTTTCTAGACTGTTTTGTCTGTTCTTTGTGTCTTGTAAACGTGCTTCAGCATATTCAAAAATTTCGCCCATTTCTTTGGGTTCTGCATAACGCTGTGAGAATTCTTGAAACGAGAAACTTCTGTGCCTGACAATCTGATGTGCAATATCTCTAGTGGTTTCAATTTCTAAACAAGCACTGACCATTTCAAATGGTGACCAGTGCTGGTGTTTTACTAGATAATTTAGCAAGCGTTCAGCTGTTTCCAAATTGATCTGTGCGCTAGGGTTTGATACCTTAGCACAAAATGCGATTAGATCTTGTAAATCGTCAAGGCCTTCAGATGCCCACTCGTTAGTGGGGGTTGAATAAGATACAAGTTTTACGTTCATAGATTCTCCAGATATTTTTTTGTAAAAGGTTCAATTTGTTTTGCTACTGCCGCAACATCAATTATAAAATCCAAATTAACAATGTCTTTGCTGAATTCAAGAAGCTGTCTATTCACAGCAACTTCTATATCTTCAATGTGCAGACCTTGATTGCGTAACTTGGCAAGGTTAATTGTGCGCTGCTTACCGCCTCGAAGTTTAAACACTACCTTTTTCACACAACCAATTGGAATCATGTCTTGGTCGATGCTTTTAATAACTTCGTTCCATTTCTCTAGCTGATCAGTGCATAGCATACTAAGCAGATGCAGCCTTCTTAGCTGGACGTCCACGTTTTTTAGCAGTTTTTGCTTTGGTCTTTGGTGCTAGTGTAGGATTCAGTGTAGCAGCTTCTGCTAGTAAACGAGCTGACTCTGCTTGCAGTGTAGCCATTTGTGCCTGCATTTGTTCTGCTTGCTGCATTAAACCTGCTGCAATGCTGGCATCGTCAAGTGCGCCTTGCGGCCCTGCTTGCATTGCTTGGTTGCGTAGTCCAGGGTTTGAAGTTTCATTTAATGCACCTTTTGCAATATCAACTGGTGCGCCAACTTCACGACCATAGTCATCCTTGCGAACTGCCTTGCCTGTGTAACCAGAGTCACTGTCGATGTCAGCTAATTTCTTTATAGCCTCTTCGCCAGTTTTCATTTCGTTAATGATCGAGTTCATTTCATCCAGTCTTACATGACTTTGCGGGGTTGGCGTTACAATAACAGTTGCAGTTTGCACTTTTTTCATCATGCCTTCTTGGTGAATTCTCTGCAACTGTGCTGTTCCATCGGGGAACTTTTTACTGCCAAGTGCATCGCCGAGGTTGTCTGCCTGTTGCCCTTCTGCACTTTCAATAGCCTGCATCAAGCTATCGTGCATGCTTTGTGGCAATAAATCTGGGTATACTACTAGGCACATATGCTCTTCACCAGGCACTTCTCTAAATACGATTGCAACTTTGCGATCGCCTTGTTTACCAACATGTTTAATCATTTGTTTCTCCTTGATCTGAAGACGTCTCTTCAGAGTTTATTGTTTCATCTTGCCTGCCATCATTTTCAACTGCGGGTTGCATTTGGTTTAACCAGGCTGATACTTTGTTATAGGTGGCTCCTACAACTGCCATTTCGTCAGCTTTGAATGCACCTCTTGAGGCTGCTACTTCAATGGCCTGTTTAAAAATACTAATATCCTGTATTGTAAGTTCAGTTTCTTGGGGTTCAGTTGTGTTTTCCATAATAATAGTTATCTCCGCTATCGTTAACTGCGCAGTTTATTTAAGGTATTTTAGCGGTTTCGGTAAAATTACTTTTCCATAAAGCAAGCAGTATCCGGCTCGCCCCATTCATATTTGTTGTTAATAACCCAATCACGAGGCACAAAGCACTCCGGAGCCTCATAGTCAAAGTCTGCCACGATTTCTACCCCTGTCTGTTCAGGTTCAATATACTCGGGCATGCACATATCAGCCGTCCTGTTCGTACAATGCCCAAGTACCAAATGGTGGATTAGGATTCTTGTCGCCGTGTATAATAAACACTGTGTCGCAGTAGTTCTCATCGCCCCAGCTGTTCCACGGATACCCATCAGTGAACATAACCAGTCTTTTGGGCTCGATTGCTTCTGCTTTAAGCCAATCAAACACACAGTCAAAGTCGGTCCCACCTCCGCCGACCAGTTCATATTCTGATATCTCGTCGAGGTTGTCGCTGCTAAAGTCCTGCGGATTGTAAACTTCAGTGTCAAAGCAAACAATTTTGATGTTAAAGCTACCAAACTCTTCAGTGATACCTTGTACTTCACTTAAGAAGTCTCTGCCTTGCACCTCACCAATTGATCCTGACATATCCATTGCAACCACAATGTCAACCATTTCGTCATAGTTCATACCAGGTAGGATAGCATCACTGTCCCAACCTTTACGATGCACTCTGTTAAATGTATAGTCACTTTTTATAGTGCTTTGCAATTGCATGCGAAGCAGTTCACGCCAGTTCATTTTAGGCTCAGTCAACTGCTGAATCATTCTCTTTACACCAGCGGGCAAGTTGCCTGCATCTGATGTTTGAGCAGCACTTAGCATGGCTTCTTTGAGCTCCTGTTTGATCTGCTCACGCTCTTCTTTGCTGTATTTTGCAGGACCTTTGCCGTTTTCGTCACCAGCGCCTTCACCATTGGGATCAATGTGCTGATCAAGCATTTGATCTAGCAAACTGTTAATATCAATTTTTTCTGCATTCTCGAAAAGGTCATCGTAGACTGCTTCGCTGGTCCAGTCTTGATACTTGGTGTCGTACAAGCAAGGAACAGTGGTAATAAACTCACCTACCTTGTGTTTCTTAAGATCAGCGTTTACACAATAGTCGGCAGCAATGTTGTACAATTGCGGATCTCTGTCTTGCCGCCTATCAAAATGATCATACACACAATGCAATACTTCATGCCCAAACAAAAATTCAACTTCTTTGGGCTTGAGCATTTTGATAAATTTGCAGTTATAGTAAAAGTTGCGACCGTCTGTAGCGGCAGTTGGGCACCACTCGTCTGCATTAACCAGTTTTAACCGTGTAGCAAGGTTGCCAAAGAAACTGGCACGAAGTAACATACCTACACGAGCAGTTACAAGTATTTCGCGGACCTCACGATCCAGTTTACTATCCATTGGACCAAGAATGTCTTTGAACTTGTCTGCTACATCTTTGTTTACGGTGGTATCTGTACTCATAGCTTGCTCCTAACTGTTATATATATTATAACACATCTAGCAGTATGGTCAACCTTTTTTAAGGTATATTCTGTATGCACCTGGATTTGCTTGTTCACATGATCTAATGTTTGGATCTAAATCAGCCCAGACTGGCAATTCTTTTTCAATTTCGCCTTGTCCTGTGACTATAACAACTGACTTATGCCCTGCGTATTTGCAGTCTACAATAAACGCACAGAACCGCGCCCAAGCATTGTGTACAGTATATCCATGTAAATCAAGCCGCATTTACTTTCCCTCACTGGACCATTTCAGTTTAAAGAAACTTAACTCTTTGTCGCTTTTTATATATATGCGCAAATTGTATTCGTTTGTCCAACTCCAAGTTTGATTTACAACATCAGGTACTTTACTGTCAGTTAAATTGTAGGTACTGCGTTGTTGATGTAGATGTTTAATGTGCTGCCATTCACGTATTTCAGCAGTGTACCCATAAGTTTCCATCATCCATTTTAGCGCATTGTGAAACTTCAGCGGTCCCCACTGGCTTTTGTCAAATTCAACACAATACTTAAAATATTTTCTATGACTATAACGCCCATCTAGTTTTTTAACTTTGTATTCCATTGCACTAGTATTTAAGCGCAAACAGCACAGCGTCTGATTCTTCTAGGAAATGAAAACACACCGAAAAATTATTTCCACCATCTATCTCTTCCCAATTGGGTGTGTTATCCTGACTCCACTGCCAGCGTGTGCTTGGGCGTCCAAATGTGCCATGTACGTCTTTGAGCAAGGCCATCCAAGCATCTGGATCATAAGGGGTATAATGACGAAACACCCGATGGTAACCATCAAGGTGTCGCTTTAGTACTTCGTCTGTTTCTTTGATTGCTTGGGAGATATGAGTGAGGCCCTGCATAGCCCTATGCCTTTAAAATTACAGTTAGAAAGTGGACCTCACTCATAACAGGTACTAGCTTTGGCTAGCCAGTATATACTTGCCATAACGGTTGTGGAACTCGTCAAAGTTCTTCAACTTGGTTGGCTGGAATGGAAGGTTGTATGTAGTAAGTGCAATTCGCGCACCCATAACAACCAATTCAGTTTCGAAGTTATCCATCATAAAGCGGAAGAAGTTATCAGTCATACCGTGCCACTCTGATTCTTTTACTGAACCCTGTGACTCTTTAAGTTCGTAGCACATTGAAATAACCAGGCTGTACATAGCCGATACTTCTTTGACTTCTAGCTCTGTAACCTTGCCGGACAGTACATCTTCGGGATTAGGCAGTTTGCCTGCAATTTTCCTGTGTGCTTGAAACTTTACAGCAAGCCCTTCACCAATAGCACCAGCAATCAAATCAGTTGCAGTTGTGTCTTCCATTGGCTCGTCTAGTAGCTCACTTACAAAACTCCAAGTGCGCGGCGTAGCAAATGCACGACTTGCACTCTTAGCATCAAAGTCATACAAGTCTTGTTTGGCAAAGCTCAAGTAACCTACAACATCTTCGTGAATGTTGTTGTTAACAGCCCAGTCTAACCAGGCTTCAAAGTCTGCTCTCATCTCAACGTGTATGAAACGATTCGCAAGCGGAGTAGGCATACGGTATGTAACACCTTTGTCTGACTCCCTGTTACCTGCGGCAATAACAACTACATTATCCGGTAACACATACTTGCCAATTCTGCGATTCAAAATCAATTGATACGCAGCCGCTTGCACACTAGCAGGAGCGGCATTCATTTCATCTAGGAATAGCACAACTATAGGATACTGTGCAGCAATCTCTGCTGTAGGAAGATCAATCGGGGGAGCCCAATCCATCATGCCTGTTTCTTTGTTGTAGTAAGGCATACCGCGCACATCAGTTGGATCCATTTGACCCAAGCGCAGGTCATACATAATGCCCGACATTTCTTCGGTAATACCGCCAACAACTTCTGATTTGCCAATACCCGGAGGTCCCCAAAGGAACAACGGGCGTTTACGGTTAAAAGCAATTTTAATTGCTTTGGTTGCACCTACTGCGGTGACTGTACGATATTCGATAGCATTTGACATAGGGCTTGTCCTTTTCTCTATTTTCTAACTGTACACTTAGTATAACACATTATAAGGATGTGTCAACCTTTATTCTCCATTATTTTAAGTACCCAATGCAGTTCTTCAGCGCATCTATTGTACCATTGTGAATCATGTGGATCATGACACTTGTTTGATTCATCTATCAACTGTTTCATACGAACTTTAATATATGCAACAGGATCTTTTGCTCTGCCGCGCCTCATGTAAACAAAAATGCTAGTAGTCCTAGCCCAAGTATCCAAGGCATCAAAACCCAACCTATGCGTATACCTGCAACAACTACCGCAATAACTATTGCCGCAGTGAATCCAAATGCTAGTAAATAGATTATTAAATCTAACTTGTCATACAACAATTCAAATGTGCCATTCTCAGTAAGTTTAACTTCCATTAGTCTAACCTCGATCCTGGATAAATTTCAATACCAGTGATTTCTTTAAACTTGTTAGCATATGCTCTAGCACCTGCTTCTTTGATGTCGACGTTTTGTCCGCCGTACCCACCTGGGTTCCAAAGTTGAAATGAACGATTCCATTCTTCTTTGCGGAAGCCTACCTGTTTAAGTGCCTTGCCAACTTTGCTGTTTGCTCGCACACCATAGATGTTTACAAAGCCAAAGCCACAAGCACCAATTTGATCGCCGCCATGCTCGTCGTACATTGCTTGCACTGCTTGCTGAGCAGCCTTTTCTGCTGCTTCGCCAGCAAAGATCACTGCACTCGCAGTAGCATCTGAGAGAATTTGTTTTGACATATCTTGCTCCTATTTCCTAACTGTATATACAGTATAACCGGAAAAAGCAAAATGGTCAACCAGTTTTTTTAATTAAATGTAAATAAAACACTTTCACGTACATTACCAGGCAGCACTCTATTGGTGCCGTGGGCCTTGCGCTGTGTGTTATCATTGATATAGCCTGCAAAACGTTTGTATGGAGTTTCTGTTCGTGGTAAACCAGAGTTGCTTACAATGCTGTCTGTGCCATACTTTTCCAGTAGCTCAGGGTTACGATCGCCAATATACCATTGCGTTCCGCCTTCATTGATGTCTTTGTCGCCAGTGTACACTTGCAATAACACTTTGTAGTTGTTGTGATCAAAATGCCAGCTTAAACTGTGCCCAGGCAGATCAACAAAGATATCTACGTTGTTACACCTTAAGCCAGGAAAGTCAGTTAGCTCGCTAACATGATGTGCTAGCCTAGCACCTATGTCATTTAGTTCTGCATAGTTATTAGGCATAGCCATTAGTCTGTTTGGTGTGAGCATTTGCCAGGTTGTAGCAGTTTCTCTATAGGTGCGCTTTACTGTGAAAAAATCTCTTTGATCAGCAAACAGATCTGGCAAGTACCAAAGTCCCTCTCCAAGATATTCTGTTTTACCTAACATCAATTGCTCTTTTCTTTAAGTTTTTTCTTGCCCTGTTGCCACCATCGTATTCTGGCAGCAATATCTTTTTCTTCACAGAACCCACACTGTTTTACTAATACACTATTTTTGTAGGTACAGTGTGGGCATTTGTTATCCATTCGGTTCGGCGCTAATGACAATAAACGCCAAGGCATATGGCGGCTCGTCACTCAGTGATACGGCTAGATCTGCTGTATATCCATTTGGCGTCATTGTCTCAAGTGCTGTTTTGCAGCGACCAGTAAGATTGACTATTGGTGCACCATTTGGTGCAGAAACAGTTTCTACTTCATGCCACTTACAGCCGCTTGTACCTGAAACGCTCAGTGCCTTATAGACTGCTTCTTTAACTGCAAAACGCTTGGCAAAATAGTTGGCTTGATCGCTGGATTCTCTGGCGGCGGTTATTTCAGCAGCTGAAAAAATGCGTTTGGTAAATTTATCGTAATTCCGATCTACCTCAGACTGAATGCGTCGTGCATCGACAATATCAGTGCCAATGCCAAGAATCATCGTTTAGAACTTCCCCAAACTTCACGTGACGAAACACGGATAAAACGCTTGTTGGTTTCGTTTGTGTTTGGATTTGGGACAGTAAGCATAACATTTTTTAATTTAAGATGTGCTTTCATCTTGTTATTCAATTCAGCAGTGCTGCCACGATATTCTCTGCGCAATGCTTTTTGCACACGCTTGCTGTCACTGTTTGGATTCTTGTTCACCAAGCCTTTGGAGGTTTGTGATGCTCTTGATCTTTTTTTACCCATTTGCCTATTCCTCTATTGTCCATTTATTTAAAAGAAAATCAATAATGAATGGTGTTATACAGATTGCTAGCATCCATATAAGCATAAAATTTCCTCCAGCACCCATTTTATTGTTCCTCTATTGCTACCTGTATGTCTGAGACTGTGTTCACTGTTTCAAAATTATCGTCATTGATAACAAAATTGTACTCACTTTCCAATATCAACATCAATCGCACATGTGCTAAACTATCCCATCTACCTGTGCCACGAGTCCATCCATCTTGGATATCATCAACTGCACAATCAAGTGCATCAGCCAGTACGATTTTTGCTTTCTCAGTCATCTATTGCTTGTAATTATCCTTTTTATTTCGGAACGGTCAACTTTATCATTTAGAGTTTTTGGAAAATGATCAACACAAACAATATCAACTGGTACTGCATAACTGTCCAGTGTCTTTGCTGTGGCTTGTAATATTTCGGACTTCCGTCCCACAATATTGACAACCTTACCCTCTACTACTGCATAGATTTTATTATCTAAATCTATTGCTACAGTGGGCAATCCTGCTGCGTCGCTGACAGCACGGGCAACTTCTTCTAATTCAACGCGATATCCATTTATCTTTACTTGATGGTCTATGCGTTCGCAGAAAAACAATTTGTTGTCAATAATTTTTGCTAGATCACCTGTAAAGTATACTGTTTCTGGTCCTTGCCCAATATCCGCAACACGAAAACTGTTCTCAGTCTGCTGCGGATCGCGCCAATATCCTTCGGCTAATTGAGCACCTGCTATCACAATCTCATCATTGATTAACTCGATTCTGTTGCCGGGCAAGGCATCGCCTAATGGTAAACTGGTGTAAATCAAATCACTGTCCTTAATTTCTGCACAGGTAACTCCAACTGTTGCTTCAGTAGGTCCATAGGCGTTAAAAATTTTTACATCAGGTGCAGCGTGTCGCAATGCCAGTACATGTCTGGGCAGAAGTGCTTCTCCACAACTGCTAAAAATTTTAAGATCGGGCATACTGTCTGATTCGAGTTCTCCTGAGTTCAGCATTAGATCAATCACTGAAGGTGTTGAGTTCCAAATTGATATCTTTGCTGATTTAATTTTTCTACCAGGCAACATTCGGTTGACATTGCTACCAAAAGGTATCAGTGTTGCGCCACTTGTTAATGCTCCGTATATATCCGAAACTGATGCATCAAATGATATAGCAGGATGTTGACTAACGCGATCGTCAGGCCCAATACCAGTATACTCACGCCAGTTGTTTACATACAGGGCATGCGCTGTTCTTGAAATTTCGACACCTTTTGGTGTGCCAGTTGAACCAGATGTAAAGATTACATAAGAACTTGCATCAGAGGGCGAGATACCAAAGTCACTGTGTCTTTCAGTAACTGACGGCACGTTTGACTGTGACACAATTAAGTCAGGTGTAAACTGGTCTACTATCATGTCAAGGCGTGCAACAGGCGATCGCACATTTACAGGTGCGTAGGTTGCGCCCGATACTACACTGCCCATCATTGCAGCATAAGCAAGAGTACCTTGCGGCAAGTGTATTAAGATACGTGGAGCATCGCCTAGTTGTCTATAGTGATTTGCAAAATATGCAACAAGTCCTGCAAAATCTTTATACGTTATTGAACCTGATTCAGGGTCGTCCACTGCTATACGGTTTCCATAACGTTGCACAATATTGAAAAAGTCTTGCGCTATAGACATCAGTTGGTCCTTCAAAAATGGCGGGCAGTGTAGGATTCGAACCCACGGAAGTCGTAAAACTTCAAGGGATTAGTAATCCCCCGCCTTAAGCCGCTCAGCCAACTGCCCTTGTTCTTTATTGCATTTCTAACTTTTTGATAGTTGACAATGGCAAACTCACTGGATGCTCAAAACAACGCTGCGGAAACTCTTCCGGTACTGTTTCAATCAAAAATGGTGTATCCTCTGGTGACTGTCCCATTGGGCAACGGCAAATTGCTAAACCGTTTGCGTCAATTTCACAGTTCCAACTAAAACAGTTGGCAGCACGAAATCCTTGCTTTAGCTCTGCCGGACATTCTTGAATGCTGCCACGCATTTCTTTTGGATTGTGCGAAAAGTCATTTTGCTGTCTTGGGTATTCAAAACGCGGCCAAAATGTACTCCACACATGGTCAGCATCGGTGGGCTCACATGAACCTTGCATGTTGCCTGCATCAAGATCTGCCAGGTTGTTGCCTTTGAGAATTGGGCATGTGCAAATCACTTCTGGATATTCAACACCTGAACTGTTGGTAATTTTCCCGCCAGTTGGTTTACAAGCACTGGCTGCGCACAATGCAAACTGTCCGTTACAAATAGTTAAACCTTCGGGTGCTTGTGCAAATGCTGTGGCACTCCAAAAACTCAAAGCACAACAAAGCACTACAGCATGGAATAATTTTTCAAAATAACGCATAGTAGTTTCCTCCATTCACTTTTAATTATCGTCGTCGGAGTCTTCAAACTCAGTTTTTGGTTTGATATGCGAATACTTGTCTACGATGTCGTCCATTACTTCGCGCCCAACAAGCCCTTGTTCAATTTCTCTCAGTGCAGTCATGCCGCGTCCACCTGGACGATCAACCAATGGACGTACACCTTTGCTGTACTGACGTCCTCGATGTGCAGCTATTGTGATAAGGTCGAACTGTGATCCGCCAACTGCTTCGATGCCTGCTTTGTTGCTTACTCGTGCCATTGTAAATCCTCATTGTGGTTAAGTGGAATTAGCATATACGATTCAAAGTACTGTCACATGTTTAAGGAATCTACTACGGACTAGGGTAGGTTCAACACCTATGTTCTCCCATGGGCTTATCTACAGCCAGCAATTCCTCCTGATGCATGTTCAACAGTGGTCAACTGCACACCTAAAGTAACGGTACAGAGGCTCAGGATCTCAAATGTTTCCTTAACAGTTAGGAGTTGTGTGACTAAGACGCTTTTTTATACACACTTCAAACCGTATATGTTCTTATTGGTAAAATCTCAGTGTTTGAGTTTTACCGTTTTGGTCGCGGAAGGTAACAGTACTGTGCGAATATGCTTCAGTAGCAGTTTCATTGTAGCGAGTCTGTTGATAGCATACACGTTGCGTTCCGCCTGTTGCAGTGCTGTTCTTATTACCAAGTATGCCGCCTAACAGTGCGCCTACTGCACCGCCATTGTCTACATTCTTTGTAACATTGTTGCCAATAATACCGCCAATAATTGCACCACGCAGTGTATCACCGGTTCGATCTCCGCCAACTGTTCTGTTTTCACAAACTTCAACAACATATGGCTTGCGGTCAATCACAGTTTTGTAATGTTGGGTAATGGTTGCATTTACACTATCAACAGCATTAGCCGGCATAACATTGAGCACAAAGCCAATACCTAACAGCGCATAAAAAAGTTTATTCTTGGTCGTTTCTTTCAATGACAGTTTCATTGTCGTCTCCTTCTATAGGTACCAATATCATTATGCCCAGCTCGTTACATTCATATAACTTACCTGAAATGTATCTGCGTTCACCAGGTGATAGTGTAAAAGGATCTTTAATAACCAGTGGTTCTCCACATTTAGAACAAAAAGCATAGTTCCCAAACACGCTGGTAACTGAATAGTTATGTCCAAATAATGTGCAAGTCCAACTCATTTCGAATCCTTTACTATACTTATTATAGCACAAAAACTACCATAGTCAAGTAAAAAGTTGCAACTTTTCTGTTTCGAGGCAAGTTGCCAGCCCAGTAGTTTATGCCGCTAGGCGTAATCCTACAGGAGCATTATCATTTGCTGCTCTTAGTTGTTTTCTTGCGTTAACCGAGCTTGCGCCGGACAACTCCACTTGTCTAATAACTGCCAGTCGATCCTATTTCGCCCCCATCAAAAAGAGATTCTCATCCCGTTATCCAATTGTAAACTGCGCGACACGCAACTGCTAGATACATTACTTCCATTAGTGTTCTTGGAACATCTTTATCTTTGTAGCCCATGTAAATCCAGATAGCACCACTGCTACCTGCTACAGTCCATCCTACCCACTGTGTCTCAGTGTTAGCATCACTCAGTATAAATGCACCAAGCATTGCAAGTAAGAATCCTATCCAGCGCCAATTGTCTAAATTTTTATAAAAGCGAATCTTCATAAAAATCTCCTTTTGGTGGAGGCGGTGGGTACTGCCCCCACGTCCTGTTCAGCGTTGAACTTGCTTCAACATTGCCCTTTATTTATAACACACAAAAAAGGTGATGTCAACTAAATAAACGAACGTCAAAAGCATATTTTTTTGACTAAATTTTTTTAGGTTGAATGCCAGGAAAGGAAAAAAGATGACACAACTGATTAATCCACAGAAGTTTACGCACACCTCGGGCCTATTAAGGTCCTTTTTTTTAGACAAAGGTTTCGAAGAAGTACACACACAAAACAGATTGAGCATACTAGCAGCATGCGAAGACCCGTTTAATGTAGCAACATACAACTACGCAGGCAACGTTTGGCCTTTACCCCAAACAGGCCAGATGTGGTTGGAATATGAATTGCTTACCAAGCCTTCGTCGAAAGGCTTTTTTTGTGTCAGCACATCCTACAGACAAGAACCAAATGCAATCCCAGGTAGACACGACATTATCTTTCCAATGTTTGAATTTGAAATGCCTGGAGATATCAATGACCTTAAAGACATGGAATACGAACTTTGCGAGTACTTGGGATTTGGCGGATTTGGTGATATCACTGCAAAGCCTTACTCTGAATGGCAAAAACATTATGGTCTAGATCCAATGACTGAAATAGAAGCAGAACATGAAATTAAAATGTACGAAGATTTTACCGCTACAATGATAACAGACTTTCCTGAAATGACATCACCATTTTGGAACATGAGCCGTAACGATAACGGGACAAGTAGAAAGATTGATGTTATCCTAGGTGGAATGGAAACTATAGGCAGTGCAGAACGCAGTTGTGACGTAGATCAAATGAGAGATACTTTCCATACTATTACAGATGGTGCATACAGTAACCTACTATTTGAACTGTTTACCAAAGAGCGTGTGCAAGCAGAACTAGAACAGTTTTTAAAGCATGACTTCTTCCCAAGAGTAGGCGGCGGTATTGGCTTAACAAGAATGATTGCGGCAATGGATAAAAAGCAAGAGGTTGCACTAGCCGCATAACAACCAGTTTGGGGTGACGAAATGGTAGACGTGGGCCGCTGTTTACGGTCTGTTTAAATGTGTTGCAATATATTTAAGCGTGGAGGTTCGAATCCTCCCCCCAAAGCCAACTATTTTTCACAGGTTTCTTGACCAGCACAGTGTTTAGGATAACACTGTGCAACCATCATATAGTATTCATTTTCAATGTATTGAGTCCACATATCTTTGTCAACCATGTACTCGCATTGGGCTTCAGTCATTGGTTGTTGCAATACCATTTGATTACCGATGTATTCCCATTCGGAACCAGTGTTCCCCCACATAGAGATAACAAGCATGAATTCTTTCATAATTGCCTCTTTTAATTACGACCCATATGTTTGCAGCCAGAGTCTCTAGATAGCCAATCCATCAGTTTAAATATCTTTTTACGCAGCCTTACTAACATCTTGTAGTTGTCCTTGTAGTGGATTCATTGGACTTACACCCAACATGTTACCCCATGCTTCATAATAATGTCTCATTCCAACTTCATCATGTATTGTAGAATTTTCATGTCTGCCGTGCAGTATGTTTCTTGATTCTGTACCTTCACGCATTGTAGTGCCTTGACCAGCCACGCCAATAAGGTCTTCGTGCAAGTTTCTGCCGAAAGGTCCCCATATACTATTGTGGTGCTTAATGCGTGTTTGTCTTTCTTCAGGAGTATCATTGAGTAATCCATAACCTCTAAATTCGATAAGAACTTTGTTAGGACCTAGTGGAGTCACCGAGTCTGAACGATATGCACTCCCGCGGAGGTTAAAATTGAATCCTGGGAAGAGGTCAACCATGTACCACTGGTTGGGCGGCAAATTGGGAAAAGATAAGTCCCCGCGATCTTCAAATCCGTCATACTCTTCATAGTTAACAGTAAAGCTAGACACATTAACGTGACCATTATCAAAAGGGATATTTTTTCTAGCGAAATATTCATCATTGAAGCCACTCACTCTATTAAAATAATGCATGAAGTCGTGATAGAATTCACTGTTGGTATCATGCCACAGTTTATAATTGGTATCTATAACAGCTTTATGGTAATGGAATACTTCCATCTCTTCGGTATCAATGGCATCAGCAATACAATCAAATGCACCTGCTGTCCACTCATCTACGCTTTGTGTAGGATTAGAATCCAACGTTGTCCATACCATTCCACCATGTTTGACTTCAGTATGCAATGGAGTATAGTCATCCATTAAGAATTGAACTCGTGTCATTGATCCAGCTGGAGTACTGAACTTTCCAGGATTTAAGTATGTTTTAATAGTGTCGCCATTGTTAATTGCTATAACATTTTGACCAGCAATCTTGGTTGTTCTAAACCTACCTGCTTCCGAAAGCTCTGACTTGTGGCACATTGGTACCCACACTTTTGAAAAGATGTGCTCTTGCTCTTGTTCAAACACTTCAAAGTTATTGTAGCATTCGCTGCTGATGTATTCAACCTTGGGTGTTGCTGTCCAGTTATTATGATTACGTGGTGGCATGTGTGTCTCCTGTGTACTCGTATTTAACAAATTTATTCTTACTAATCATGCGCAACCCGCCATCTGCCAGTAAGTATTCTGGTTCATGTGCTAGTTGCTGTGAGTCATTTAGTGTTGCATCTGGCACGTCGTACTCACTGGCGCATTGTATACTGCCCCAAGGTGTTGTGCGAATAGGTGATTCAAAGTGTTTTTCTCTGCCGTCTCTGAATTTGAGTCGCCAACTGATAACGCCTTTTTCTGGTTCTCGTAATACTCTGACCTTGTGATTCATAGGCGCAAAGTCACTGTAGCCTCTGTCGTCAATTGCATTTTGTGGACATGCTTTTACGCATGAATAGCACTCCCAGCAAAAGTTTGGTTCTATGTTTACTGCTCGTCTTGTTACTGGATCAATGTGCATGATGTCACTTGGACAAATGTCGACGCAATGTCCACATCCATCGCATGCAGTCATGTATACAAATGTTGGCATAGTTTCTCCTTTGGAATATGCAGCTATTTAAATATTATACACAAAAGAACAAAGTTTGTAAAACTATTGGCTAATAGGCAGTGTATATGTTATTTCAACCCTTGCGGATCAATGCTAAAGTCATAAACCATATAGTCGCCTTCGTTGCGCTCGCCACTGCGCTCGCTTTTGTATTTGCCTATTTGTTGGTTTATACCTTTGTCTGTGCGACCTTTGGCACGTTGCATTTGTTTCTTATTTTCGTCTGTTGCAGGAATACTGTAGTTTTTTGGCATCATGCGTTCTGGTTCTAATACCCATACATACAATTCTGAGCCGTCACCATTTTCAATATGATTGAGATACATACTATCTTCAGGAATAATGTGTTTAATAGGATAGCCTAGCATTGTGGTAATAGTGTTGTATCCTGAAAATGCACAAAACAGTGCTACAGGAATCACTATAAACATCACAAGTGCATTGCGATAAAAATGCACACCAATACCCAACACTATCAGTGTTAGAACCAACATGCTGGCAAAAAATGGAAGTAGGTTGAAATCAAACATTATGGTATTGTGTTATACCTCCCCAAACCGCTGGTTCCTTTTTTAGTTATAAAAGAACTTGGATCATTATTGTGATCAAGATATCTATGTTTTTCTCCCACTGTAAACCTTACCAAACTTAATGTTTGTCCAGTTTCAATATAGGGCACTCTTTCAAAATAAGTTTCCAAATAAGGATTAATCTTTATTACTGTGACTTCTATTATACCTGGCAAGTCCTGACGTACTTCGCCGTCTCTCATTGTAAACTTTCTGTTGTACACATGTGCCATTACTTGATATTCGCCTTCTAGTGTGCCTCTCAGTGTTATAACTTCTCTGTTGAGATAAAGTGTTTTCTTTTGTGCACCTTTGTGATAGCTATCGTTGCTGTGACCTAGATCATCTTTTTCTAAATGCATCAAGCCTTTGCTTTTTTGTAAAAAACTAACAATGTTGCCGGCAGGGTCTTTAATCCACAAATCAATATCATCATTGTACTCATGATTCCATTCTATTGTAACCAAGTATTCTGCTTTTTTAATTACATCGCCTTTTTTAGCAACAGGATTAATCAGTATAAATGCAATCACAAAAAGGTATACAAACCCAATAACAAGATTGAATAGTAAATCAGTAAAGCCTATACTGCTTTTGTATTTTAATCTATTATTTGGATTCGACATTGACCAGCTGCACCTTGAGGATTTGGCTGCACACCATTCCTACGAGTGTAGTATACAGTGCAGTACTCATACCTATTGCCATAGCAGTTAGTGCAGTCTTTACGCTGCCAGTATCAGAAAGATTTAAACTTTCGAAACTTCCGCCCAGCATCAAGATAAATCCAATAACTGTTCCAATCATGCCCAAGGCAAGCAGTAGTTCAGTGATAAACCATCCAACATTTACACCAACTTTCACTACTGCACCTTTGCTTCGTTTATAGGTCATCCATCCAACATACATGCTACTTAAAAAGAACACTGCAAGTATAGCAAAACTAAGTCGCGTGACATCTTTTGCAATCAGTGCATCAACAAACCCAAAACTATAGGCGGTAAACATAGCCGCACAACTGGTGCAGAACAGTAGCCACCACCTTAAAAACATACTCATGCTGCTCTCCGTTACTCATATTTATAAAGTAAATACGCTATGAATAAGATTTTCTCTGCTACTAAACAACGCTGGCAAAAATTCAAAGCGTGGCTAACTATAGATCACATTGTGGACTTATTGGTTGATCTTGTATTAATGCTCTGGGATGTTTTAACCAGCCCAGTTCTTATTGTTATGCGCCTGTTTAGAAACTTTTTTGGCGAATGGATTAAAGAACGAGTAAAGGGTGCTCTTAAATGGTTTGCACACTTTTACTTTGAGCGTTGCAACCGAGTTATGCGTATACTGCTTGCTATAGTGTTCTTTATTGTTTTCCCAGTCTGTTTAATAATTGGCTTTGGCATGATAGAAATATTCGACGCTGTAATTGAAGAAATGTTTCCTGGCAGCATAGATTAAATATTTTCCAATAACCAAATGTAAAACGGCGTGGTAAATCGAAATGTCACAGTACCATTGCAGCCCATTGTGCCATAGAATGTTTCTTCTATTTTGTCCTTGCTGCCATTGAAGTCATGATGGTATACACTGTTTTCAATAAAGGTGTAACCAAGATCGACATTTTCCAAATGCATATTGGCAATAGTTAAGTAGGAATCAGATACAATATTGCCGTGTTCGTCTACTACAGTATTATCTATAGTTTTATTCTTCATTGTAAATTGCAGTGCGTGATCTCCGTCTTCAACGTCAAGATCAAATTTAATACTATTCTTGCTGGCAACCTTGTCAATATCAACAAGGACTTGATTTTGGTACACAACCAAAAAGCCCAACCCAGCAGCATAATTGTTACTGTCTAAATCAAAATTAATTGCAACAGTTTCCATGGCAATACTTATTGCTTATCCAACGACACTGTCAATTACCTGTACCAGCTGATCGCAATACACACCTGCAACAGTTTTGGTAATTTTCTTTTCAGCTTTGCGGATTTTAAAGAATTCTACAGTGTAGTCATCGGCACCTTCGTTGTACTGAACAAACACAGTGCCTTTCCAAGTAGCAAGTCCTGAACTTTTAAAGCTCAATCCTGTTGGATGAGCAACCAAATCTTTTGCTCCCCAAGCCCACATAGCCATTTTGTCTTGTGCGCAAATTTGATCACGGATGGTTTTTGCTACTTGGAAAGGGACTCTTTCCATTACAAGCTGGGCAGCGGCTTCTTGAATCTTTGACATATTTTGCTCCTGTTTTCTAACTGTACATACAGTATAACACAGTTAGAAACTTTGTCAACCGAAAAAGTTAAATTGGCAGCAGGTCTGGGCTTACTGGCGTGATAGGTATTTTTTTATGCCATATGCCACTGATGTTATAGATTTGCTTAGAATCAGTTTGGTGGTCTTCTACCTCTGTTTGATATGCTTCCGCTGCACTTAGTTCATGACGCTCTGTTTGAAATGAGTTTCCTGCACTTGTATAGAAATCACTGCGCACATTACTTACAATATCTTGACAGTAATCATTGAACATATCAGTGATGTTGTTGTTGTCATTCCACTGTCTGTATTCTTTTATGCGTGTTTGGCTTGGGTCACTGATTTTACCCACGACTGAATTTAACACAGGGTTCAATGCACTGTAGCCCATGGCATGATTAATTCTTTGATAGTACATGCTTGTGGTTTGTTGAATATTAGCTAGCCAGCTCTCTGTTATTGTTGTACTTTGTTCTCTGGCTATTTGTTCTAAATATTTTAATTTAACCCAGGCCAACTTGATTTGCAACTCTGGGACATCATCTGTCATATAAAACCAAACCTGCAATCCTCTGTCAAAGTCAGCCTGACTGTCGCTTAAATTGGCATCAAGGACAGTCCAACACCACCAACCATTTTCTATAACCAACCTGGGTTTTTCTTTACCAGTAACAACAACATCATTTTCCATGATGCCTGTGAGTGTTGTTCGGTCTGAGCACATGTCCCAATATAAACTTTGGTTGCCCAAGGCGTTGTTTAGATGTCCTTTGTAATTGCTAAGAGCACGATTAAATTCTTTAAGTGTAAGTCCATGATGATCAAATACGCTGAAACTGTTTACCGCATCTAGCTTTGCAACCTCCGCAAAATCTGCTTTGTTGTGTATATACAAGTCTCTGCTGAAGTCACTCATTTCTGCTGTGGTTATGTGTTCAAGGTCAACTACGCCTTTGGTGCGGACAAAACTTTGTAACAGAGTGTGACTGTCGGTGCCGCCGCTGTATCTTAAATGAACTTTTCTATATCTATCATATAATATTTTTGCATGCTCATCCATGTAAGCATGCACACTTAATTTAGGTTCGGTTAGCCAAAGATGTGGTTGATTGGTAAAATTAAACTCAAGTTTCAGTTGCAAATCATGAGTAGGATTTTTGGTGAATGCAGCAAGTGCATCTACATTGGTGTAATACGTTTTATCTCCAACTTGGTAATACAGCATTACGCTACACCTGCTACATTCATCATTGTTTTATTTTTCCTGAATGGTTGCGTACCATTCATTCATAAAGGCCAGCTGCTCACGACGTGGCATTGTCACCTGTGTCGGCATAACGTGTCCGACACCAGCAAGGAACTTGACCATTTCTGGACTTTGTTGAATTTTTTGCGCGAATGCAAATGCTTCGTCCATGTCCATATTAAATGCTGCAAATGCTGGATAGGTGTTTTTGTCTGCAAGAAAGTTGTCTGACAGTGTACCAAAGGGTGTAAACTGTGTTTCTTTTGCATCTGTTGAAGCAACACATGTCATCCAATCACGCATTTGTGCTGAGTAAAGATAGTCTACTTCGCCAGACTTTAATCCAGGAATGTATTTTTTACTACTGCTATAAGGAATGATTTTTGCATCAGGGTTGATGCTATGTATTACCTGAGTTGCCTGTGCTTTGTATACACCATTGGCCAGGATGCCAACCTTAATACCTTTGCCATTTACGAAGTCATCAAGACTGCGGCCATTGGCACCAGCTACGAAACATGCACGATATGGAAATGCATGGCTAATACTAACAATGTTTTCTTGCTCAAGGAAGCAAGGATTCTTGCTGCCGTCTGCTAGTGGCTCATTGGTTGAGAACCAATCCCACAAACCAAACATTTTTTCGTCTGTGTTTTTGACAAAATCTGCCATCTTTGCACAACCACGAATGTTTTTGATTTCTTTAAAATCATCACCAAGATTTGGTGCAATCACCTGCTGACTCATACGTCCATATGAACCGCCTGCGCGATACATCAGCATTACATTAACATCACCAGGACCTTTAAGGGTGGTGATGTCTGTGCCGGCAACTGATGTACCGTTTGCGCCAATCATCATTGTCAGTGCTAATACTGCCACTGAAACAGTTTTTCTAATATCAAACATTATAACTCCTTTAAAGTTTGTTCAGTATAATAACAACAAAACAGCTTGTTGTCAACATCCTTTTTAATAAAAAAAGGTTTTTTTAATAGAAAAATGTTAGTCTATAAACACTTTCTATAAAAATATCTTGCAACACAAAACCATATATCAATGGCATTGTGTTGTAATTTCTAAGTAGGTACCCAAAAGGTAACAGACAAACCAACATCATCATGTTGTCAAATCCTGCATAGTATTGTTCTGCCACAAAGTAGCAAATCACAACCAGCAGCAAAAACATCACAGTGTAAAATTTGCGTATGTCCAGTCCACTTAAAAACTTGAGAAAATTAACATATTTGCCTGCTATAAGCAATCCTATAACACTGCTTATGCCAAACCCAACTAAGGTTATTTCGTATAAACTTTCAAAGAATGGCAGCGTTGGGTTGATGCCTCTAAACATGAATATGTTGTATATGAGTGCAGTACTTGCAGTGATAGGTATACCTGCAAACAGCATAGGCACCATACTGGTGTACACACCTGCGTTGTTACTGCTTTCTGCAGCCACCAAACAGTTTGCATCTCCCTGTGTATTGTATAGTTTTTTACGTTTGCGTATACCCAGTTCGGAGTTGTAAGCAAGCATTGTACTCAACCCCCAACTGATGCCAGGTATGAAGCCAACTAATGCTCCAATAATACTGCTACGCAAAAGTGTCATTTTCATTTGTTTGTACATGCGGCGCGCGGCATCAACATAGCCTCCCATGCTTACACCTTTAAATTCAATACGGCCGCCTGACTTACTTGCTCTCAAAAACACAGGAACCACATACAGTGAAATCATCACAGGTAATAGATCAATACCTGTGTACAGTGCCGGAATTCCAAAAGTCATAAATGTAATGCCGCCATAGTATTCGTGTAGGCCTACCATGGCCAGTGTATTTCCTACTATCCAAAGCAATAGACTAATCCAAATTTTGTTGTCAGCGAACACTATGATTGTTACTGCGGCAACTGTTAACAGCAATGCCTGTATGTGTGTGTTAAAAATTTGATAGAAAATGCTGAGATAAGGCAACATGAAATGTATTAGAACAATAGCAAAAAAACTAGCAAAGAAACTGCCAATTGCGGCTGTCATAATTGCTTCGCTGCCTCTGCCACTTTGAAACATACCATGCCCTTCGTGTAGTGCAGGTAAACTGGTGCTGGTGCCAGGTATAGCAAACACAGTGGCACTTACACTGCCAAAGTACTGATGCACACTGGCCAATGTGATATACATAAACATAATGCTGGTTGGTTCCCAAGTTATCAACAGTGGAAATACCAGTAAGATACTTACAAACACATTGAGACCTGGAACAATTCCAGACACAACACCTAAACCTAATCCTACAACAAAAGCAGAAAGTAATTCAAACATATCGGTCCTTTAAACCATTTAATTTTTGGGAGACTAGATTAACATAGGGCAGGGCGTCTAATGTTACACAACATTAAAATCACTTTCAGTGAGCGTCCAGTTTTACCCGCGCCGTAGTTGGCGCTGTCTAATTTTATTTATATGGCACAACTTAGGCGGCAAAATTTTTGACATGATTATAAACATGTTTGCTATATGCTTCATGTGCAGGACGGAAAAAGTGTCCGCTGGGGTCGTGTGGGTAATTTTTACCAAGACAAAAGGGAACAAATTCGTCTTCGTGTACATCAAATGGACGATATACCGTTTCAGGCCAGGGAAACCAGGATGAAAAATCCGGGTTTGCGTTGAAGCCTTGGAAACTGTCCAGGTTAATAGTGCGAATACCACGACTGGTTGTTAAACAGTTTAGTGCAAGCACATTTTTTATTTTATTGTGATAACCACTTTGATAATGTCCCTGGAACACTATCCATTGTTTTGCGTATTCATGATAATCTTGATTTCGATCAACTACAGCGCCTATGTTAATGCCTTCAAGGCTGTATTCATTGGGACTAATCTGATGTATTTGATTATTGTTGTAGTTAATAGGACGCCAGCATCTATGCTCTTGATGCCAAAGCTCGCTGCGATCTACGCCAGTCCAGCAAGCAATAACAATATCTTGATCAGTGAGATTGTGGATTTGTTCTGATGCAATTCTGTACATTGCATCATTGCTTCCACCGCTTATTGAATGATTTAGAGGATCATAACCAAGCTGTTCAGCTAGTAATACAGGATAGCTGTTTCTGGCGCCATATTCGATTTGTTCAACAAAGTTATATTGAGCAATGTTGAACCCTGGTTCTTTGTGCATTTCTGCACCATTAGCATGCGAACATCCCAGTATTAAACATTTATTCATGTTCGCCGCCAGGATCATTTGGATCTAGTTCTACTTTTTTACCATTGATCCACATATGTCCGCGTGTGCGACTTACAGAATGATAACCATCCGAGCGCAATCTAAAAAAATCTGGCTTACGTCTTGCTGTTTCAAACACGCCAACTGTGATACAGATACCAGCAATTAGTGCAACATGTGCAACAGCACTGATGCTAAACACAGTCCAGCTTCCTACCATGATGCCAAACACAATGCACCACATCCAGGCTAACACCTGCATTATCATGTGTCTTGTATTCATGTCTGGAATATGACGTAACGGATTGTGTTCGTAATTCATCACACTGTTCCAGCAGTTAATGATAAACGTATGCATTGGATAAACTCCTTCTTCAAAAATTACTTTCAGTGGATAGTGAGCATCCACTGTGTCTCTAAAATCAATTGCTTCATACTGATCTACAAAGTATTTTATCACTGTTTGGTTCTTGAAATATGCTGATACTTTGTACATGGTATTTCCTATAATTGGCAGAGGATGTAGGAGTCGAACCCACGCTTACAGGGTTGGAGCCTGTCGTGCTACCGTAACACTTATCCCCTAATTAGAATGCATCCATTGCGGCGATTACAATCAATACCAATCCTGTAATTATCATCCATATGTTGCCTTGACTGGCAAATAGGTTTGTCAAACCAAGGGCTCCAACAAATAACGGATTATGAACTAGACTTGAGATCTTTTTCATTTAAAGATCTGATTGATCGCGTTTGAACGGACCGTTGTCTAGGCTGCTAATAGCTTCACTCTTGTTGTCTGCTTCAAACATTAGATTGAGACTTTCGAATTTCTTTGTTTCCCAATCTTCGTTGCTGCGCAATTGTGCATCTGTTGCACCACTGTCTAGTGCAAGTTTAAATGCTGCCAAGCCTGCTTCGATGTCTTTGGTATAAACGTCTACTGATACTTTCATTTTACTATTCCTTCTATTAGTTTGTGATAAAGATCCACTGAATTCCATTCTCGGATGAATCGCCAACAATGGAATTTCCTGCCTTGCTCCAGTCAATGCTTGCAAGACTAACATCGTCGTGACCAAAGTTTACAATTTCTCCAATGGATTGTGCGCTGTGTACAGCTTGTGGTGCAACTGGTGCAACTGGTTCATCTTGAGTCAAGTAATGATGACCTGCTGCTAATGCTCCAAATAATAGTAATACTTCCATAGTCTTACTCCTTGCTAAAGTTGGCGATTCCAGGAAGATTCGAACTCCCGACCTACTGCTTAGAAGGCAGTTGCTCTATCCAGCTGAGCTATGGAACCGCGATTGTCTTATTAGTATATAATATATTGTGCTATGTGTCAACCAATTTTTTTTAATGTACTGTGGGAGGATTGCCAGTTTCGTCTGTGTCGATAAACTTGTCAATGTCGTGCGCGGCGTCATTGATTGTTTCTCCTGCACGGGCTAACATTTTAACTATCTGTTGATCTGTTAGGAACGTTCTATAAAGCACTATACTGTGTTTTAAAAGCATGGTCGCAAGCAGCACATAGTCTTCATCTTCTTTAAGGTTTTGCTGTATGTGTTTTACCAATCTGGTTTGGATTTCTTTCATACGTTTTTCATCATATTTGCTCATTTGTTTAACAGTCGGCCAACATTATCTATTTTTTAATATATTCTTCATTGTATCACTGGCAGTAGTTGTAAAGAAACGTGGAGCAACGCTGTGTATAATTAATGCAGGCACTAACAATTGCAATTTTACTGCAACTTTTAGTGCTACTATCATGTGCTCTAGTCCTGTTTCATTTACATCTGCTAGATGCTGTTTACATTTTTTACTTAACATTTTATACCTATTTGTAAATATATGGAAAAATATTTTTACTATTTAAGTTTCTTCTTATATCTAATGTTTCTAAATTTAATCTTGTATCATTGATATTTTTATCGAAAGATACCCGAACAAAATTTACACAACCTTCCAATGCTGAATACAGACTGTATTTTGGATCTGTTTGTGACATGTACAGGTTACAACGTTCAACAAATTCATCTAATAATTCATCTGACAGATTATTAATATTACACCAAGATGGATTGTTTACATGCGTAATTATTAAACTATTATCGTGTGCTCCTATACTTCTAAGATAGTCTATGCAATCAAATAATCCATACATGTTAAGAACATTTAATGCCATGTTAAAGTTATATGAAGGGACTTCATCAATAACTTGTTTAACATTTTTTTGAAAACTACTCCATGTTTGCGGATATCTTATGTACTCGAATTGCTGTTCAACTGCTTCTGCACTCAGTGTATATCTTAGATTACGAAACTTTTTGCTTAATTCGTACACCGGAGTATTAATATTTTTAATATTACTGTTAATTCTAATTTTGCAATTTGGATTTACTTTGTGCAGCTCTTCTAATATAACAGCAAAGTCTTTGGTAACCAAAGGTTCTCCACCTGCTAGGTATATTTCTTTGAGATTCGCAAGATTTTCTGATACATACTTCTTGGTATTATCTATATTGCCAAGACTTGGCTTTGGAACTGTTACACCCAGTTCTTTTTCCCATCTACTGCTTAGTGCCGGACCACAGTAAACACATGCATTTTGACAAGTGTTGTCGTATCTTAGATCAAAACTGGTCACATCTAAACTGCCTGAAGCAATATCATACTGATCTAAATTATTAAAATTACTAATTTTGCTTTTGTAGTGCTTTCTTAAACTGTAACTTACTCCACTATCTTCTAGCTTATAGCAAGTACCACAATTTTTATGGCGCTTGCCGTCTATCATACTTTGTTGAATTTCTTTTAAGACATCATTGTCCTGGACAATATCCTGTATCCTGTTATCACTAAGATTTCCTACATTGCATTTTCCTATACTGCAGGTTAGAATTTTTCCATCTGGATTGATATATAAATTGTTCCATGGTGCTGAGCAAAATACTCTATTTTCGTATAAATCTTTTGGTTTCATATAAAAATATTCTCCTTGCACCATTTTTCCAATACAGCATAATCAAATGCATTTTTGTTGTAGAGGTGTTCTGGGTTTATAATAGAGATGTTTGGATGATCAATTTGAGCCACAGCATGTGCGAGACTGCGTTTTTGTGTATGATACCTCATCATGTGAATATCATCTCCCCAAAATTCTTTATGTACAACCGCACTTCCAATATTAATCACCCGCTTACTAGTACCATGTACATTATACCACTCATACAATAATTCCGTTTGTGAAAAATTAGGTTTTGCTACACTAATAAGAATATCACTTTCTTGTTGTATAATTTTTTGCCGCACGGAGTAATCACGCAAGTCATATTCTCGACCAAACCTGACCACTGTGTGTGATTGTTCACAATAGTCTGCAATACTTTTACCTAATCCTTTACTAGTGCCTGTAACAGTAATATTCATACTATTCACTTAATATACGCCACGTATCTTGCCAATCCTTCACTGGCACTGCATGATTTACAACTTTGCTCAGTGAGTAATCGTTGCCGCTTGGACGCATAGCATCACCAAAGAACCACAGCGTATCTGTTAGGTCAAAGTCTTTAACAATCTGTGCTTTGTCTTTGCCTTTAGCATAGATATCAATGCCAGTGTCGCCACCAATAGTTGCCTGCAGATCTTGAAAGCGAAAGTTAAACTGTGCAGCAATTATCATGCGTTCCAGTTTGTGTTCATCCCATTGAACATACATTGCTCGTTCTTCCATGTTGGCTTGTCGACCAACAATGCTAAAGTTAACCATGCCAGTCCTGTGTTCAATGTGGGTGCCAGTCTTTCTATAAAATTTACTTTTGTCCAACTGTTCTTGTAGCCAGGTTTGTGCTGCATCGGGTAACTGCCAATCACTAACACGAATACGTTTGTTTTTCTCAAATACTTCATTTCCTGAACACTGATACACACGAACACAACTGTTGTACACTGTTTCGCCTACCTGTTCAATGGTCTTCAGACGGTCACTGCCTGTTACCAGATACACACTGTGGTTGTTGCAAAAGTCAATGAACCATGCACCAAACTCAGGATCAATTTTTTCTCTGCTGGGCGTTAGTGTGCCGTCAACATCAAATATGTATTGATTCATTTTGCGCTGTGGCTTGGCATCTTTGTTTCTACAAACCAAACATGTTGTTTTAATTTAGGATGATACTTACGCATACGCAATTTCTTACCTTCACGGATCATGCTTATGCTTTTGCGGGCAAGAAAATGATATGTTGCATTTTCACGTTTTTCACCCTCTGGTATCATCCAGGCTTTTGAATCTTTGTTTTTCTTAGCTGCCATGTTATCTACCTTTGTTTTTTTACTTATATGCCTAGTTCATAGCGTTACGCAAATCTTCCATAATCTCTGCTTTTGATTTTTGCTTAGGCGGGTGTTCTTCGGGCGTAACAGTTGATATTATTTGACCAATGATACCAGTTGCTGTGCCAAAGGCATCGCCTTTTACTATACTGTGTACTAAACTAGTGGTGCCAACAATTGGACTACACGCTGCAATTATCAGTACAAAGAACACAAGGGAAACTGCCAATAAATTCCAAAACATTTATTTGTAATCGCGCCATATTCTTTTTTGTCTAGTTTCTACTTCTGACCAATAAATTTTTAATGCTTCTTTGCCTGCAATTTGTTCTACTACTTTGGCAGAAACATCTTTTAGTTCTACTAGACTTTGATAATATGCATGTGCATCATATGCATTGTAGTCTGCTTTTGCTCCCCACCCTGGTGCAAGTTTAGTACAAGCACAATTTGCATCGAACCAGTCTGGTGGTATGTTGATCATTTGGTCCTGAGGAAGGTCCATACTTTTTCTTATTGCTTGATTCATTGCATCTGCACAGACACATGCTATGCCTGCTTGATTAAACTTTTGTACCATTTATTTGAGTCTCTCTATATTCAAACTATACTTATAATAGCACTATTTCGATTAAATGTCAATAAGTAATTGTGTATGCAGTAAGTGCAGTTCGAACAAGTTAGATAATCAGAGTGTTACGCTCTAAATAAAAAAAGCGAACTCGCCACTACTGCATATTTTTACAGAAAAAATGGTGCTGGTTGAGAGGCTCGAACTCCCGACCTATGGTTTACAAAACCATTGCTCTACCAACTGAGCTAAACCAGCGACGATTTACTTATCCGCAACAGTGGCAATGAAGTTATTTTAATCCAATGTGTTTCTATCTCCGGGGCCTCCAGGTGCTTGTGTACACTGTTGAGTTCTAGGGCATTGAAAGTACTTGTCCATTGCCACTGTGAGGTCTAGATGTCCTGTAGCACCACGTTCATATATACACATGCGTTCGTCTGTTTCGGGATCTACATATTCACTTTTCAGTCTGCAAGTGATTGTATTAGTAGTAGTTGGAGGTACTGCTTTTCGTCTGCACTCCATGGGCTCAAGTCCCAATATCTTTTGTGGCCAGCGTAACGGATTTGTATTCCATAATTTGCAGTGTGCTTTATCTTCTTTTCCAGTGTAGGTTCTAGCGCCGCTTTCGGCCGTCTCTGACATCGAGAACATTAATAACACTATGCTTATGACCGCAATGTGGGCAATACATTGCCTTGGGCTTGTAGTTTTCATGACTTGCGATACTCCACCAACCTTTACACTCGTCACAAGTGTAATGATGTATATATTCAACTGTACTGTTCATAACAGTCTCCTTGCAAGTGTATTTACTACCAGTAACCAGGCCACGAATACTCTCTGTTAATGCTGCGGAAGTTGGCCAGTGTACGTTTAGCAACTTCACTGTATCGTTGTCGTTCGCATAGCACTTCTGCCATGTCAGTGAGCATTTCAATTTCTTGGCAATTGCCGCTGTATTGCTCGAAACCAACATGCACAGGACGACCGCGCCGTGCTGGCCATCCCCAATTCCACAGTTCTTGAATCTGCGTTTTGCGATTTGTTGTTTTGTTGTAGTCGGTGCCAAGATGATTTAATTGGTAATAGCCACATTGTGGACTCATTGCCCAAAAATGCTGAAAGTATCCGCCAAGTTCAAGCATATGGTATCCGTTACTGCTTGTTACGTCGCGCCACTTAGGACCGTTTGCCCAGCGTCCAAAGGTATCGTCGTCAGTGAAGCGTTTAATAGCTTTAGCATCTAGTATATGTGAACTTTCTATAAAAGTGTCGTGCCCAATAAACTGTATCAATTGTGGTTTGACTATAACTGTTGGTACATTGTATTTTAAACCAGTTTCCAGTATCTGGTCCAGATTAATTCGACTGTGTTCGGCTGCAATTTTTGTCAGTGTAAACTGTTGCACTTTAAGTCCTGCAACATCATCTCGACTCATACTGTATCTGCCATAGCCTTGATTTTTGATTTGTTGGTTAACACTTTCGTACTTTGTTATTTCTTTGTACGTTAAATACATAATTATACCTGCTACTGTTCTAAACAATAACTATATTATAGCACAGGTAACACAAATGTCAATGACAGTAATGCCAGATACATACGCTGGAGAAAAATTTAAAAAAACAATTGATTTATTATTGCGCTCCTCCGGATTCAATGCATATTTTGTGCCTAGTATTTTAGACCGTCCTATTGAACAAGGGCGATGGGCAATTAACCTCAAAGATCATCTAGCAAATATTACTGCAAATGATTGGAAGAGAAGAAATTTTCGTTTAGTTTTACACGCTCAAGATTTTTGTCACTACTACAACAATACCCTGTGTACAGAATTGCATTTTATTGAAGAACACTTGACTCCGGAACAACAATCAAAAACTATTTTTTTACACTGGGATCATGGTTTAACTGATCTTTACATTGGTAATGTAAAGTGTGTTGAGTTTGCCAGTCACAGTTATGAACTGGTATACAGTCTTAAAGAACGCCACAGTGAATGGAAAGATGTTCACCACAAAGATATAAAGTACAATTTTCTCTGCTTAAATGGGACGTTGCGAGAACACAGGATAAAAATGTATGATATGCTTGGAAGTGAACCGTTAGGATTTACGTCGCATATCAATCACAATCCAGCACCGATGTGTCCTTATAACAAATATGATTTTAATAATGTAAGTAATTTTGTAAAACTTATGCCTTTATATCAGCAGAGTAAAACAAGCATAGTAACCGAGACCATTTATGCCGACCATCCTGGTATTATAACAGAAAAAACACTATTGGCTATTGCAGCAAAGCATCCGTTTATGTGCATTGGACATCAAGGTATACATTGCGAAATAGCTCAGCGTGGATTTCAACTGTTTGATAACGTTTTTGATTTAAGTTACGATAATTTGCCGGCAGAACAGAGATTGGATACTGCATTGCACCTCAATTGGGAAAGAATTACAGATTCTGAATGGGATGTAGACGCTGCCCAAGAAAATGCAGAATACAACTTTGATTTTTTAATGAATGATTATGCAGAAAGTATCGAACAACGTTGTTTGGCACAACTTAAAAGTTGTTAGTAAGCCACTGCTCTATGTCGCCTGTTAGATTGACCATCATGGCATCGCGACTGCTAAAAAAACTGATACGGTATTTGCCGTAGTAGTAAGGCCAACTCAGTTTGCGATCCAATCCTAGTATTACACGTTTGTTCTTACGTGAATAACCTTCAGGTAGTACAAAATCCCAATATTCAAAATCCAATTTTTTAAATATCACAAACCCAGTAGACGTTAATCGCATGCCACCACCATCTCTGGTGTTGTACCACCATGAATGCAGTGCAGTTTTATAGTCCGGTTTATTTTCTGGAAGCAGTTCTATTATGAGGTTTGTGAGCTCTTGTTTATTTCTCATTGGCTGCGTAAACAGTTTCGCCTTTGGTAAGCAATACCACAGTAAACTTGTCTGTTTTAAACTGTGCGTTGAGCTTTTTAGCAAGACTAATTGCGTGTCCTGGATTTGAAAAGCTGACCTTTTTGTACTTTGGTCCAGGATATTGTACCAATATGTTTGAAGTTTTTAGATTGATTGGATTGCTATCAAAGTACACTGCCCAAATACCATCACTGGCAAGCACCTGCTCTGTTTTGTAGGTTGTTTTGTCTGTAATTTCAACTAATACTGTGGGTTTTGGTCTGCTCATGTTTCATTATCTCCACAGTTATTTATGATAAACTGCGTAGATAACTGGGTTAACTGCTTAGTTAACCTCTAATAGAGCTGTAATTGGTGTGTCTAAACTGGTTACTTTGTTTAGGTACGCTAGATTCACTGGAGCAATAATACCCAATACCCGCGCACCAGTTTGTTCAATCAAGCGTTTGGTTGCCAATGCACTGCCGCCTGTTGCTACCAGATCGTCAGTGATAATACATCTGCTAACATGCCCTAGTATACCTTCTTGCAGTGTAAGTGTGTCACTGCCGTATTCAAGATTGTAGGTTTCTTCAAACAGTTTACCCGGATACTTTGCGCCTTTTTTGCGCACCATTACAAACGGCAAACGCATTTCCTGTGCTATCGCTGCACCAACAACAAATCCTCTGCTTTCCAGTCCTACAACGTGTGTGGGTGCTTCATATAACTCATCAATGACTTCTACCATGGTTGTAACTACACTGCTCCACACAGGGCTTGCAAACAAACTGTTCATGTCGTAGAATTTTACACCTGATACAGGATAGTCATGCACAGTTCTAATATATGGTTCAATATCCATTACCAATCTCCACCAGATACCTCAACTTGCGTGATTTGTTCGTTGCTGCGAGCTTGCTGTAGTGCTTCAATGTCCAGGAGCAATTTTGTGATATCGCCGTGTAAGTTCTTTGCATCAGCAAGTGGCCAAACAAAGTCGTTAACACCCTTGCTGTCGCATGCTTGCACACGATCAATGAATTTGCGTATATAAAGTCCGCTCACTTAAATGTAAATCCATCTGCACTCATTGCTGGTCCGCGATAAAAATAACGCTCAAGCAAGATCAGTTTAGGACAAAACTCAATAGTAGTTTTGTTGTTGACAGTGATTTCATACCAGCCTGCTGCATACCAGCTCTTTGACTTTGGTTCTTTGGTGTAGATTGGCAAACGTGTTTTAACATTGTATACTGCATTATACGGCTTTGCATCAGTTTCAAATCCATTAACTTGAAACTCTGGATATGCAACTTTTTCAGGTGCATCTTCAAAGTTGAGCTTGGCAATGTCACGCAGTGCATGTATGGATTTGTACTGTTTTACACCTTCATTGGTGCGCACAAAGTAGCCACCTCTGGCTCTTTCTACACTGCCTACTTTTTGGTCATTCTCCTTGAGAATCCAAAATTCACCGTCAACAATTGGTCTTGCAATTGTGTCATTCATGCTTTTAATGCTCCTTGATATGTTTGATTAAGCCAACGTCCGTATTGCTCTGCATTGTCACTGAGTCGATTCAACTCATATTTACCACAAAATTTAAGGAACTTTGAGCCTACTTGCCCAACGTCTTTGTTGCTTACCTGTGTAATAATAACTAGATCAACACGATCCTTAACTGCATCGGGTTGTGCAGTGAGATCAATAAGTTCTCTATTGCGTTGATAATCATCTAGTACACGATGCTCTTTGCCTTCGTGATCAGTCCAACGCTGTAGCATCATGTTGTTCCATGCATAGCCTTTGCTGGCACGGTCTTCAAATGCCTCAATCAAACCAACTTTGTTCTTTGTACCTTTTTTGCGCACACCCGGGTATGCCGAAAACACATTGTCGCTGCTATCGCCGCGCATGCACTTTTCAAACAACAACCACTCAGGGTTAGGAACTTCTTTTGGCAGTTTAGTTTTCTTGTCTAGCACCTGTTTACCCTTGGCATCAAATATGCCTTCGATAGTAATCAATTGATCAGTGATGCCATTGAACTGTCTTACGTTCGTTGCTAGCAGTTGGTAAAAGTCTGAATCGCTGCTAATGATAACATGATCATCTTCAGGATGCAAATGTATCCAACGTGCTATTAGGTCGTCTGCTTCTGCGTCAGGTTCTCTAAGCACACTACAATTTGTCTTATCTTGCAAATACTTATTGAAGTCGTCAAAGGTGTCCCAAAAAAGTTTCTCTTCTTCTTGTTCACGCTCAGTAAGTGCTGCTCTTGCTGCTGCACGATTGGCCTTGTAAGGCTTATAGTGATCCTTACGCCATGAACGCCCTTCCAAGCAGAACACCACATGATCAGTATCAAACTGCTTGGCTACCTTGTTAATGGCTGCCATGCTGATATGCAATGCATACCCAACTTTCTCCCATGGATCACTTGCACGAAATGCAACGTGTCTTGCGCGGAAAAACATATTAGCAGTGTCAATAAGTAGATACTTCATAACAACCCTTTCGCTGATTATGTTATTATTGTAGCACTAAACCAGCTTGTTGTCAACGATATATTTTGTAAGATATTGCGCCCACACTCGATGCCCATCAGGGCCATAGTGATAACTTGTTGGCGCAACTGTTTCGCATGTCTCACTGATAACGCTGTCAAATGTAATAGTTCCGTATGGATCAATATAACTGCTACCCCAGTCTTGTCTATCTGGAATACCAGAGAACGTGGTATTGCCATTAAAGAATATGTGCTTTATGCCCAGCTCGTTTAATTCTTGATGAAAAGACCATATTTTTTCGTGAGCGTCTTGTGTTTTTTGTTGCCAATTTACGTTTGCGACGTAGTCTTTGTAAGACTGTTGATGAGAATAAGGAACGTCGTCTATACCGGAGGCGTTGACCTGAAAATAATCTCCGTCTATAAGCCATTCTTCTCTCTCCCATGTGCTCCACTGTATAATATAAAGTGTTCGATAACTATCCCTGTGATGATTAGATATCCAATCGCGGGTGGTGCGTATTATGCGATCATTGCTGCTAGCACTTTCCGCATCACATTTTAGCGCACAGCTCAAGTGTTGACTTAGCAGTTTACTCCACGAATGTGCTAGATTGTCCGGATGCGGCTGCCTTCCCATCATAAACAGTTTTGGATCATCACAAGCAAATGCATGGTTATTTGTACATTCAGCACCCGCTGTATGGCTATCACCGTTGACGTACAGTATCAAGTTATTTTACTTCTGTGTAACCGTTGCCAAGATCTCTACTGCTCGTAAAACGAATCTCAGGATCAGCTTGGAACTGTTCGTAAGTTTCCATTACTACGTTACGGCAAACATTTTGAAACCAACGATCAACAATTTCATGCTCGGGCTCGTTTGGCTGTCCTTGATAGCCAGCGCGAACTAGATTGGCAATAAATTTTTCGTTCCAATCTAGTTCAAATGCACCATTGTTTATATCTTCTGGGTCAACATCCATACTGAGAATAGCAACATAAGGTTCACCGGCAGCAGTTGCTATTTCTTTATCGGTTTTCTTTGTACGCTTTTTCTTTTCTGGCACAACAGGCTTTTCTTTTATGCCCATTGCTTTTTTTAGTTTATCTAACATGTGGTTCCTTATTCTGAAAAGTATTTGTTAATCATTTCCAGTCTATCGTCTGCTTCTGCTAGTTTATTTAACTCTGCAATCACTGCTTCGGTAATATCTGAATGTTCGCCAATGCCTGCTGGCATGGTTTTATACACTTCAATATTTGCTTGATGCACTGCAATGTCACCTTCGGCTTGTTTCCGCGCCGCGTGTATAATATGTTCGCCTACTTTCATTTTAAGTCTCCTTTGATTTGCTGAACACCGGAATTGGGTTCATTTTATGTAAATTGCGTTCTCTGATTTCAATATATTTTGCTAAACAATCTTGGTCATAATTGCTAAGTGTTTCTATATCAATACCTTGTTCTTGAATAGACATACAGCGTTCGATATCGCTATAGCTCATCCCTGCTAGTTGATCATTGTCAGTACGACCATCATCCCACAGTCCATCTGTTGGCTTTGCATCAATGATTGCGTTGCTAACTCCTAGCTCCTTGCCTAATGCCCATACTTCAGTTTTTGTTAGATCAGCAATAGGCGAAATGTCAACACCACCGTCACCATACTTTGTGTAAAACCCAACACCAAAGTCTTCTACTTTGTTGCCTGTTCCTACTACAAGCCCGCCGTGTGTTTGTGCTTTTTGGTACAGTGTCATCATGCGTAATCTTGCACGACTGTTTGCTAATGCCAGTGGCGAGTATGCATTTTGAAAAAGATTCTCAAATTCATCAAACACCTTGGTAAGATCAACAGTTTCAAAACTGGCATTCATGTAATGTGTGTTTAACTGCAAGCAATGATCAATGCCCATGTCAGTTTGTTCTGCTTTTTGTCTAATAGGCATTACCAAACACAATGTTGGTACACCACTTAATGCACACAGCGTTGATACAACAGCACTGTCAATGCCTCCGCTGACTCCAACAACTAATTGTCCAAAGTTGTTGTCCAGTGCATATTTTCTAATCCACTGTGGGATTTCTTCTGTTAGGTTCCCCATGCGTTCTTCCATATATCTACTTGCAATCTTGGGCTGTAACGATACCCTTTTGTCATTGCCAGTGCTGCTACATCTTTGACATTCAAATGATACTGATTTGGAACGCCGCCTACTGGCATCAAGTATACTGGTCCATGAAATCCATTATCTCTGTACACGCTAACAGCACGTTCTACATCTTGAACATCAGCTTCTGTAGCAACAACAAACTTAAGAAAAGTATGTCCGTGACTTTGGTAGTGCTTGATAATATCAGGCTTGATAGCATCTTCCCACTTTTCTCCTGAACAAGGCAATTTTGCACTTACTGAAAATGTAAGTCGATCACGGTAACGTCCGAACTCAGTAAACTCGTTTAAGAACTTACAGAACTCGTCACTTAGTGGCTGTGTGCCATTTGTTTCAAATGTAATGTTTTGCAATCCAGAAAGTTTGCACAATTTGATAATGCCAGGCCAAGCACGTTGCCAACCTAGCAATGGTTCACCGCCTGTGATAACCAAGTGTACATCTTGTCCAAATTGGTTACCATCGCTCCAACGGTTGTTTGGAATCAACTTGTGCATGCGTTGCACAATATCCTGAGATTCCATAACAGGGCTAAACTTTTTAAAGTCCTTGTGCCATGAAGCGTAACTATCGCAACCAAACTCAGTTAGCGGCAAGTCTTCATATTTTTCAAACTTGTCAACGTCTTTGGCAATCTGCTCTGGATTGTCAGTGTGTTCTCCAGCAGGCATCCCAAAGCCTCTACATTCAAAGTTACAACCAAAGCTGCGCAAGAATACGCTAGGTACTCCTGCCCACTTGCCTTCACCTTGTAGACTGTAGAAGATTTCTGCTATCTTAACTTTGCTCATTACATTATCTCCTCATTAGGATCCCATCTGCTCCACCATTCTTCCCAAGGGAAAACAACCCAGCTTGGATCTTCAACTTTGTTTATTTCTTCCGCAGCATAAGATACTTTTAAGTTTGCATCACTTGCTACATTATCATAGAGTACTGCAAAACGTGTACTGTCGTTCCAAACAGTATCCCACACATAGGCAACATCTTCGTGTATTTTACTACTAATAGTGTGTTCCCAGTCTGCTTTTATCCAGTTAATAGTTTGCCCGGAATCATTGATGTCGTCTACTATCAGCACTTTTTTACGTTGCCCAACATCCCAACGTGCGCCTTTTGATCTACCATCATTTATTCCAAATGCTATTTCTGCAAGTTTGGTATTGCTTTCACATGGGACATGTTTACCATCACGCAGTCTTACATCAAGTGTGTACATTGTGATGTCCAAGTATTGACTAAGCAGATTGCTAAGTGTTAATCCGCCACGTGTAACTCCTACAATGTAATCCGGCTTCCAACAATCTTTTTGCAACTGCCTAAGTATTTCTTGTGTTTGCCGCTGTACATCGTGCCATGTTACATAGACTTTTTTCATAGTTTGCGTCCTTCTATTACACTATAATACACTGCTTAACCACCTACGTCTACCTTAAACGTGCCCAAAAACTTTTTAGGATCATTCTCGCGCATTTTAGTCCATACATCAATTTCACCCCGCTTGACTCTGTCAAGATAGCCATTGTCTTGCTTGAGCAACTTGCGTAGCCATTCCATTTTGAAGCCCCACTGTATTCTTAACTGGTGTGTTGCTGGATAGAGAAAGTCTTTGGGATTTTCTGGATTGCCTTCGTTCTGCTGTGGATTTCTCTCTTGATAGGTAGTATCATTGTTGTTACCTGTCAAGTCATGTCTGTCATGAAAGCAAGTACTTTTAAGTTGAATTATTGCGTCATTCATGTAACACACTTGGCTAACCCATCCATCAACAATCTGGTGCGGTGATATACAACCATACATTATAATCCAATCACGTGGAAGAACTGGAAAAATAGCATATGGGTGTCCGTGGTTGTCGTTAAACCGCTGTACTGCAAATTTGCCGCTGTGGCTGAGGATTTCAGTATCCCAGCCTTGACTTTCCATTCTGGCATCATCGTTCCACACAATCAACCATTCTCCATGGCTCTCCCCAGCTAACTGATTGTAATATTCATTAAGTCTAGCATACCCTAATCTTGGTTGCACAAATGCATATAGGTCTTGATCACGTTCTTCAAACTCAGGTACAATATCACTTTGTACAAAATCAATGGTATCCTGATCGTCATCATCGATGGCAAGTAAAAACTCAATACTGTCAGGATCGTCAGCAGTGGCTAGCATGCTTTGCATACTTTCCATGATCATCTGTGGACGACCTCGTGTTGCGCACAGCACAGATATTTTTTTAGTTGCCTCAATATTAAAAGGCATTATCTATTCTCCATTACCCGGTCTGCAAGTCCCCATTCAACTGCTTCCTGTGCTGTTAGAAATGTGTCAAACTTCATTGTTTCTGCCATCTCATCATAGGTCTTGCCTGCTGTGTTATGTTTTACATAAAGTTCAGTAAGACGTCGATTGACTTTCTTAGACTCTTCCATACTGCGCAATGCATCTTCAAATTGAAGTTCTTGTACATGAACAGTACCTGATGTGCCACGTGTGCCTGAACTTACTCTGTGAATCATTGTGCGCGATTCAGGAAGCACAATACGCTTTTTTGCTGTGCCTGCTTGTGCAAGGAAACTGCCCATTGAACATGCTTGTCCAATAACCACAGTGCTGATATCACACTTGATAAACTGCATTGTATCATATATACCAAGTCCTGCACTTACTTGCCCGCCTGGTGAATTAATATATAGCAAGATGTCTTTGTCAGGATCTTCTGATTCTAAAAATAGCAACTGTGCAATTACACTGTTTGCCATCTGATCTTCAACTACACCGTTTAGCATTACAATGCGATCTTTTAGCAAGCGACTGTAGATATCGTATGCACGTTCGCCTTTAGAGGTAGTCTCTACTACCATTGGGATCAATGACATTATTCAGTAAACCTTTCTTTGCGGATTATAAATGGTGTATAGATGGCACTGTTAGCACCATGTTCTGCACACTCTGCACTGTCGCACCAACAACGGTCATCAGTTGCTTCACGGATAAGTTTGTCAGCAAAGCGCCATGCATGTTCTGCAAACTTTTCTGCGCCAACACCTGCAACAATGTTAAGTTGTGCTAGGCCTTTTTCTTCTAGTACTCGAAAGTCATCCAAGTGAGGATCATTTTCATCTAATACAACTTTATGATCAAAACTATCTTCGAGCCATTGTTTAAGCGGCTTTAAGCCACCAAAGTCAACTGCCCAGTTTTTGTTGTCAAGATCTCTGCAACCAAATACAAATTTAAATTGTAAACTGTATCCATGCAAGAACTTGCAATGCGAATGATCTGCGTGTGGTTGGCGAAACACTGCACTTAGTCCAATGTTGTGTCCGTATGTTTTTGTGCTGTAATATGGCATTCTATTCTCCTAGTGTTAGTAGGTCAGAATGTTTAGAGACGGGTGAACCAACGGCGTCTATAGTAGTTATCATCTGTAGTTGCCGGCACCTGGAATAACGTTGCGTACACCGCCAACTGGATCTACACAGTCTTTGTCTCGCCTTAAAATCAAATGCACATGTGGGTACATCACAGTTTGACCAGCACTAGTTCCTACATTCATGCCAACGTTAAATCCTGTAACAGCATTGGTATCTGCTTCGACGTTGGCATTTCCCATTTGCACTGCATAATTAAAGCAGCGGAGAAGTTTCTCCATAGTAGATTCACGAGGCACTACTAGTGCATGCCCTGGCGTTACTGGAAAGCCGTCGTTGAAAACAATAAAATCTCGTGTTTCCAACTGCACATCAGTCCAAGGAGCTCTACCCTCTTGTTTCGCCACATCTAACGTGTCTACACTATGCATACCGCTTCTCCGCTGTTTCAATGTTTATTATACAACAATTCATATTGCTTGTCAACCTTTAATCATCAGCTGGTTAATAACTCTGTGCTAATCGCCACATCAAGTATTCCTTGCTTTCGATAGGATCATACTTTGCATCCTCGTCACGCAAGTTTGCCACTATTGTTCCTGGGGTAGGGTCTACAAAATGCGGCATGCTGTAACGTGTTTGATCTATGTGGCTGTTTACAACTCTGTGTTTTGTTGATTTGAAGTAGTCATTGGTCCAACGCTGTAGTAAGTCGCCTATGTTAACAACTACTCCATCATTTGCATACGGCACCGGGTGCCACGTGCCTTCGAGATCTTGGACTTCGAGCCCCGGAACGTCATTAATCTGCCAAAGAAGTGTAATAGTGCCGTAATCACTGTGTTCTCCTATTCTCATTTGTTTATCTTCAAGTGGACCTGTGTACGCAGGATAGTGAATAACACGAGTAGTATTATAAGGATCCTGATGCGCATCTACCAGTGTAGTGCCGCAGTCGAGGATTGTATCAAACTTTTCAAGGATACGCAAAGTTAAATTATCTGCAATACGCACAGAATTTAATGCTGTAACTTTAAAAAAGTCTATCTCAGTAGGCCATAGTTCGTCTGGCATACGAGTGTTGTTATAATTGAAACTTTCTTTCATGTCTTTAGGAGCAGTTGGGTCTACATTTTCTGCGCCCATAACACTGTATCCAAGATTGTTTTCTGCTTGGTAACTGTATTTCTTTTTGGTATGCAAGTCTAGTTCAAAGAACTGCTTCATAAAGTCAAACCAGTTTTCCATGGTTTGTTGGTCTTGTTGGTTAAGTGTATTGGTAAGGACAGCGAAGCCTACTGTTGTGTAGGCTTCGCGAATCTCTTCCAGTACTGTTTCGCTTGTGAAATCAATAACTGGAATCATTTTTAGTTACCAGGCACTTGTGCGTTAATGCCTTCTACATAATACATCATACTATTAAGATGTCCGTCGTCTGCAATTTCGCCCGCTTTAAGTTGTACTTTGCCTTTGTTGTCCTTGAGTGGACCAGTAAATGCAAAATACTTGCCTGCTTCGATAGCATTCTTGATTTCGTTTGCTTTAGCAGCAACATCTGCTGGCATGTTAGTAAACGGTGCCATTTGAACGGAACCGTCATTCATATGACCAAAGTAGTCACCAGTTGCCCAAGTGCCGTTCATTACTTCGCCAACTCGCTTTACATAGTAAGGACCCCAGTTGTCAATAGTTGCAGTCAATTGTGCCTTAGGAGCAAATTTAATTTGATCACTTGCTTGACCAAAGCCTAATTTACCTTCTAATTGTGCAGCCTGCAATGGAGCAGGTGAATCAGTGTGCTGTGCAACCATGTCGCAACCTTCAGCCATCATAACTTTAGCAGCCTGTGACTCTTTGCCTGGATCATACCAGGTGTTGGCCCAAGTAATCATGATCTCTACGTCAGGGTTCATCTTCTTTGCACCCATGTAATATGTGTTAATCTCACGAATAACTTCTGGAATTGGGAAAGCAGCAACATAACAAATCTTGTTTGTCTTTGTCATCATACCTGCAATAATACCTTGTACATGTCTTGCTTGATATAGACGTAAGCCATATGTTGCCATATTGTCTGCACGTTTGTAACCAGTTGCATGTTCAAATGCTACATCTGGAAACTCCTTGGCAACTTTAAGCATTGATGGCATATAGCCAAAACTGGTTGCAAAGATAATGTCTGCTCCACCTTTTGCCATTGAACGCATTACACGTTCAGCATCAGGACCTTCTGGCACACTTTCAACAAACACTGTTTCAACTTTGTCTCCATATGCTTCTTCTACTTGTTGACGACCAATGTCGTGACGATAAGTCCATCCATGGTCACCTATAGGCCCAACATATACAAATCCGACCTTTAGTTTATCTCCAGCATTTGCTGAAACACTGAAGAATAACACTGACAGGGCTACTGCCAGGAATTTAAATAGTTTCATTGATTTTCCTTTCTCATTAGAGGGTGTTCTATAACTAATGCATCACCCGAACAACATTTAACTACAAGTATACCTACTATTGTCTTGTTGCAATTTTACATTGTCAATAAATTCTTTTCTAACATCAGCATCTTTTTTAAACGCACCACGTAAAACTGTAGTCTGAGTCAAACTACTGGTTGCCATAATGCCACGGTTCTCACAACAACCATGTGTTGCTTGTACATATACACCAATATTGTCACTGCCAGTTTCTCTTTGTATTGCATCAGCAATCATTACATTTAGTTCTTCTTGTAGTGTCCCGCGTCTAGCACACCACTGTGCAATTCTTGTATATTTGCTAAGTCCCAATAGTTTAGGACCAGCAATGATACCAATGTATGCCACACCTTTTACTGTTTGGTGATGGTGCGAACATAAACTTGTAAGTTCGCTTCTCACTACCAACATGCCTTCATAACCACCTTCAATGTAGTTAGGAAATGCACTTGGATTAGGCATTTTCTCGTAACGTCCGCTCATAATTTCATTGATATACATCTTAGCCATACGCCTTGCAGTATCTTGACTGTTAGGGTCTGTCTCAGTATCAATTAGCAGATGTTGTAACATGTTTTCAAAAGCAGGAACTGCCTCTTCAAGTAACTGTTGCTTTTCACCTTCTTCAAGGTAATCAGCAATGTTGTCGTTGGCCCAGTATCTAACGTTGGCGTCTTGTAGTCTTTGTTTAATTTTTTCTTTGATTGTCATTTAATGATTCTCCGAGTTTGGGTCGAGGATGACCACAATAAGTTAATTATATTGTACGGTTATTTATGTAAACTGTCAAGTCAATCCTGGATTTGTATATCTAATAAGTTAGGATACTCTACCAATTGTGACTCTTTGGTTTTAAGTTTGTTTTCTGCGAGCATGTGTATACCTTTCTCGCAATCTTCAATACTGGGTTTATAGTGATACCCAACATGGAATACTTTTTGATCTTGCCACGGTGAGATATTTAGATCTCTTCCATCATATGCCATTCGCCGTAGTGCATCATACTCGTGTTTTTTGTTTGTGAGAATAGCACCACCATGCCCAATTTCAAGTCGCTTGCTGTGTCCAAAACTTAGACACTGTAACGCACCTGTACGATACATACCACGATCAAATGCTCTGGCACTATCCCAGATGTTGCTAGGTACTAGTCTATATTCATACTGCCAGTCATTGTTTGTGTCATAGTAGTATGGAATGTCTAGTTTGTGAAAAGTCATCGGAATGCTTAGATAGGTGTGTGCAGGTATAACACAAGGCCCTGGGGTTTTATAGCGCAAACAAAGTTCAATAGCATGTGTGCAACAGTCAGTGAGGACCACATACGGTGCGCCAGTAAACTTGCTTAATGCTTGTTCAAACTCTGTAAACCGGTCAAAGCTCACGTGTATACCATTTCCATGCATGCTCAACGATATCGTCAATGTGATATTCGTTTTGCCAGTTTGATATTTTGAAAAACTTTTCGTTGTTGGCAACCAGTATGTCCGGGTCACCTTCTCGTGTAGGTCCTTCGACCACTGCCTGTGGCTTGCTGCCGCTAACGGCACAACACTTGGCAATAATTTCCAAGTTACTGGCACCGCGCCCTGTGCTTAGATTGTAAAAACCTGGAACCACACGCTGCTCTGTTGCATAACAGTGTGCTTTGGCAATGTCTGCAACATGCACATAGTCACGCACACAAGTTCCATCATCAGTGGCAAGTCCTGTACCAAACAGCGTAAACACCTTGTTGTCACGAATTGCTTCCATTACGCGGGCAATAATGTGTGTAGCAGCTTTTTCTTGCCCGTGTCGCCCGAGAGGATCAGCACCAGCAGCGTTGAAGTAGCGTAGCCCAACATAATTAATGTTGTATGCTACACTGTAAGTTTCTAGCAGTTGCTCAACCATGTGCTTGCTAATACCATAAGGTGAAATAGGATCCTTCGGATCAGCTTCATAGATAGGTGTAGTTACAGGATCGCCATATACTGCGGCACTGCTTGAAAAAATAAATTTACTGTGTACACCATGCTCGACCATCCAGTCTAACAATTGCTTGGTTGCAATAAAATTGTTTTCATAATATGTGCGTGGATCTTTTATACTTGGGCCAACAAGACTTGAGCCAGCACAATGCACAATAGCATCAGGACGATACTCAGTGAACCACATTAAACCCTTGGGTGATGAGAACTCTGCTTCGTGGTAACTGGTATACCATTGAGCTAGGTGCGGCGGACAAGGCCGACGATCAATACCAACGACTACCCAGCCTTGTTCTTTGAAGTATATTGCTGTTTGTCCACCAATGTAGCCACCAGCACCTGTGATGATTACTATCTTGCTCATGCTTCAATCTTTGTTACTGCGTACTTTGCGCCAGCAACATGATCTCTGTAGCGATTGCCTGTGCGCAACCATTGTTCGCCATTGCCTTCCATGATGTCAATGACTCTGTCAATTGTGCCATCTGTCCAATCAGAGATCAAACCCATGTTGTGATGTGGGTTGCGTAACAAGTTAGTCAGTTTGTTTTCAGCATCGTCAATGCTCCATGGAACATAAAGCCGATCTGGATCATTGGCGAATGTTTCAGGGAAACTGCGATAGGCTGGATACAAAACATTACAGCCCAGTGCGTCTGCTTCACTGACAGTGTTACTTACCCAGTCTTGCAACGCACAGTTAAAAAGTACACGACTGTCGTTTACAATCTTGTAGTATTGATCCTTTTTAAGATCCTCGTGAATCTCAAGAATACCGCTTGCTTGCAACGCTCTTGCACGTTCGATGTACTTGTCGTTGTTACTGCGTAGCGGTCCGCCTTGTAGTATAGCGAATGTTTGTTTGCCTGGATACTGTTCTGAATAGCGTTCTGCTAGATCCATATAAAAGTCTGGTTGTTTTTCTTGGTCAAAACGTGCAGTAAACACAATTCTGTTAGAGCGTTCGTGAAAAGGCTTTATCGCTTCGCCCAACCTTTCACGAACTTCTTGTTTGCCAAATGCCAGGCCTGAGATGTTATAGATGGGTGCTTCCCAGCCTGCAATTTTCATGTGTGCTACCATTTCTTCATTGGTAGCCAACACTGTTGCAAACTCATTCACCATCTTTTCGTATAGGCCCATCCACTTTGACATGCCCCATACATGCACGAAATCATCCGGATCAATTGCTTGGGCTAGACAGCGTACATAAACTTGGGGTCTTTGTTCTTCTGAAATCTGGTCCATAATATATGGAAGACTTTCAATTCCAGGTTGGAACATATCTTCAAAATAAACTACGTCTCCTCCTCCACATTCACCGTTGCGCATCATCTGTACCAGATTCATGATCTGACTCATGCCAAAGTAACTGCGTCCATGTGCGTCAAGCACCTGTCCTACACTGATGCTTTTTGAATCATCAATAGTGTTACCTGGGACATACACAACATCAAGGCCTCTACGCTCAAAAACACGCCGATTCCAATCAGTCAATTGAAGAGTGTAACGTGCCTCATAGCTTTCGAGGCCCATGTAGAAGAGTTTACGCATAGCTTATCTCCTGCCGCTGTGATAACGGCCTTGGTTGTTATTTCTATTATTGTCGTTGTGTCGTGGACGGAAACCATTCATACGCTTGGTATCTTCCTCCCACATATTTTTGCAGTTCTTGCCAGCGGAGTATTTGCGGAATTGCTGGTAAGGATACTTTTTGTTGTTGTAAAGGTCTTCGGGATTGTAACGATACCCATAGTTTTGACAAAACAACAAGTATGCGTCTAAGTCATTCCACACAGCTTCTGTGCGTGGATTTCTATATTGATTAGCCATAATGCTTTCCTTAATGACTAGTTGAAGGGTAACTGATAACGCATCCGTTTTCGCCATCTTCGCTTATATTAATAACAACGTTACGGCCTGGATACTTGCCAGCTATGTGTGTATATAGCTCGTCTGCAATCATCTCGCAACTTTTATAATCAAGTTGTAAGATATCTCCGCTGTAAAGACGCTTTAGCCAACGCTGGAATTGAATAAACTCAATATCTCTGTCATTGTGAAATACATCAATTGCCACTTTGAAGTGAAACATATGACGATGTGGGTATCCTAAAAAAGAAACGTCATCCCAGTCGCCTGTTGCCAGCTTTGGGTCATCCAGTGCTGCAGGGTACTTGTGAATTCCTTCTTGCTGAAATGTTACCCAAATTGATCGACGAGCAACATCTTTACTGTGTTCAATATTTTCACGCTGTTCTTGATTCATTATACTACCTCGTCTTTGCTGTAGTCACTCCATGGAGTAAACACAGTCCTGTCCATAAGTTTGTGTAGGTTGTGTGTCCACACGCCCGGGTTGGTTGCGTCAAAGTCTTTATCATCAATTTTGACCATTGTGTTATAGTTGTACGAGCTGACATAAGGAATACTGATACGCAACTGTGCTATAAAGTTGTTGTATTCATCGTAACCATCATCGTGAATCTCTTCCAGTTGACTGTATGGCACATCTAGCGTACACAATATGCCCTGCTTGAGGAAATACTTGATCATGTATTCCCATTCTCCATATTCTTCAATGCTGTCTTTAGGAGGATCGTAGCTGTGATTAGCACCAAAAAAGATGTGTTCGCAGTCTTTGTATGCTTTCTCAATATCTTCAACTGGTTGTACACCTACCACAAACAGTGTTTGCTTACCATATGCTGGTGTGTGTTCTACTTCAGTGCCGTAAAAGAATTTAACAGCTTCATGTCCGTCACGATTCATCTGTGTGTCCCAGTTCTTGTTTTAGTTGGATCATTTCTTCTTTGGCTGCAAGTTTACGTTTTTTAGCTTTAGCCATTGCTTCGCCACTAACGCTGTCATTTTTCATGTATTCAACCAGATCGTGAAGTCGCTTGTGTTCTTTTACCAAGTATTCATAACGTTTTTCAGGATTGGACATTGAGTACTCCTTATTGTTCTATAACTATACACTGGTTATGCCATGTTGTCAAGTGCTTCCAGTGCCTTTTGATCAAGTTCTGGTTCGTCTGCAACATCGCCTTCTTCTACATCAAATAAACTGTTAAACTGTGTTGCAGCGTTTACAATACGCTTGCCAGTAAAACCCCTTGTGCCTTTGACACTGTCCCAAAACTTGCTGTATTCGTTGATGATGTTCATTGACTTGGCATAGTCTTGCTGTTCAAACACACGCTCAACCACTTCGCGGAATAGTATTCTGTCAAATGTTTCCTGTACTAGCATACCTGGAACTACACCTGCATCATATTCTCTATTAGCACGTTGCACACTTTCGATGTGCATCCAGACATTATGCCCCATAAGCAATGCATATGAAAAACTGTCCCATGATGTTTTACCTTCTTTGCCAATTTTGTTTAGCATGCCTGGAGCATAGTGGCACACGTCACCAATGGTTAAACGCTCAGTGATTGGGCTGTCTTCAAACAGTTTGTGTACTCCATCAGCAAGCACTGCATCACGGAACGGTGTACTATCACCAGCATACTTTTTGTTATCAATGGTAGGTTCCATCTGATAGCTCCACTTGCCTCTATCTTCAATGCGTATGCTGTTGTAAACCTGTCCGTTTGCAGTTGCTAAAAACGGGCTTGCACAATCAAAAGATACAGTGAAGTTACTGTTTGCATGACGCCTAACACTGCGTTGTATATCAGTGAGCAAACATGCCCACTCTAATTTGCTAGTACCTAAGAAGTGCATCCAGTCATGCTGCCCTTTTTCCAATAAGCCTTCGTGGATAAGCGTAACCAGTCTTTTCAACACTAGGTGAACATCACACATGTTTTGTCCACCCATGCCCCAACCATTAAAAGGGCGATCCACTTTGTCGCTGCAAAAGCCTTTCATTTTGTCATACCAATGATCTGCTTCTGCGTGGTTACTGCCTTGCAGTACGTTTAGGATTTTGAGATCACCACCTCTGTTAGCCATCCAAAACTCGTTGTTAAAGTGAGTTGCGTTTACAGCATCATCATAGCTGTGAATACCGCAAAGCTCGCTAGCTTTTTTATCCAGGTAAGTCCATGTAGGAATATCCATGGTCATTCCATGTGTAGCAATGCCCATTTGCCAAGCAATAACTTGTTCACGCTTTTTTTCAGCGTTTTTGTCTTTGGGGTTGGCCCACTCACCTGGCCACACACCTTTGGCAATCTGAAACCCTCCCGAGTCAGCAAGCATGATAGTGTCTGCTTCTCTGTTACGAACCATGTCCTCTTTGGGTACATGCTTGCTTAGATCCATGTCAGCATGTCCGGCACTGTACAAACTGTACTTGTATGGAAATAAACTTTCTTTGCTGTTAAGCCAGTTCATTGATTCCATATTGCCCAATCCTTTGGGCAGTCTATCACCAATGACGCTTTTGTTTTTGTCATCCACAGGATATCGTTCCTTGCCAATGTAGCCAGCATAAAAACTGCTGATTGCAGGAAGGAATATAGCGTAGTCTTTTTGTTTTTTGGTTAGATTATCTTGTTCAAAGTTCATTGTTTTACTCTACGAATCCATCTATAACAGCCTGGCACTGCTGGATACTGAGCCCAGACGTTAAAATCATCTTGTAATGTTTGTTCATTGATATATTCTGCGTTTTCGTCTTGTATACTCCACTCCGGAAATACATTGAACTTTACTGACGGCATAGCACTGACTAACTTATTAAAACCCAATGGCCCGTGTGTCACACATATACCCCATGCACTTCCTAATATAATCCAATCTTGCACATTTGGCCAATATTTTTGTACATGATTGCGAAATGTATCAACACTACTTAGATGAACAGTAGACCCAGTAAAAATTTTATCGTGCAAATGTTGATCTGTTTTTCGGTGCCCGGCACAGTTTATTAAATTAGATAGCACTGTTTCATTTTTGTTTGTCCAAAGATATTCATTTAATGTATTGTATACACTTTTGTCTTGATAGTCAAGTTGTAAATCGGCACAACAATTAACTACAGGACCAATGCGGTACTGTTCCAGTTGGTCAACTGCACGTTGATAAAATGGCCGATTTGCAGGAACATCCCAACAATCAATACACAATAGACCCCACATGTATGGTGCTTTGTGGAAGTCTTGTATGTATCGATTATCAATCACTACTTGCTTTGAGCAGGCAAAATATAGTTGTATACAGCAATGCCGCTATCAACAGTGATCTTTGTAGCGCCTTCATCTGAAATACGCACAGTTTTATCACCAGTTAAATTCATGATTGCAATAAATTGCTGCACTGGCCAACTCCAAGAGCGAGTTAGTTGTCCTGCTACATCATGCTGAAACACAAAGTCACCTGCGTGTGTGCTATGATCACCAAACAAAAACTTCAAGTTACCATCTTCAGTTTTGGTCTGAAACGTTGTTTCTTCTGCGTTTGCCTGTGCTTGCATCTTTAGTCGCATGATGCTAGCAGTGGTTGGTTCAAACTCCACAGTCCAGTTAACGTCTTTCATCTTGACAGTTTTCAACTTTTCTGAAACAATTTCACTTACCATAAAGCGATAGTCGTTTTTAAAGTCGCCAGCAGCATTTTTAAAATGCAACCCAACTGGTGCTTGTTCGCCGTTGCGCTCCTGGTGTGTTACAGAAATATCAGCACCTTCTTTGTATTCACCAATGTTAAGCAAGATCTTTAGCTTGGACAAGTTGGGCATACCAAATGTACCCATAAACTCAGCAACTGGCGTATGGAATTTTGCATTCAACACAACACTTTTGTCTTCTGCTAGACCATCAATGTTTGTTTCTTTGTCTGTGCCTGTAATTTTAATAAGATCGATACAGCCCAAATCATAGCTGTGTTCAACCAAGTCTAGTAGATAGTCTCTCATTTAGTTTTCTCCTAAGTATTTTATAGCCCCCAGACATTGTCCGCCTTTAAGACTACTGAGTGTTCCGGGTTTTTTTATTTCTAACCAGCTTACATTATTATCCATGTCAAAGCTAGCTAGTATTTTAAATCCATACTCAATGCAAGCTGCTTTTACTAAGCGTCCTGGAGTATAAGTGTAGTACGAATTTAGAAAATTGTCAACACCAATCGGATAATCACAGTTGTTATATGTAAAAATAACTACGCCGCCGGGTCGCAAAAAAGTGGTTAGTGTGGCCAAATATTGTTTAATAAGACGAAGAGGACGAAAGTTAAAATAATCAACTGCAACGACAAATCCAAATTGTCCAAGTGGCAGCAATCCTCCTAACACATTTGCTTGTTGTTCATCATTGACATAGTAACGTAACCGTTGCTGATATTGCTTAGACCACAATTGTTTAACAACTTTAAACATGTCTCGGTGTTCATCAACAAGGTACAATGGATCAAGTGCGACTAGATGATCAGTGATATCACCTATCCTCGGACCAAGTTGCAGACCTGGGTATTTCCAATTAACGTGTTCGTTAAGTCTGCCAACAAAAAAGTCAAAAGTTGCAGGATCATATAACAATTTTTTAAATCTATCTCGATCTAGTTTATAATCCCAGTCGTCGTTAATACCTTCTTTGTAAATAGTCTCACTTTTTACTTCCAAGTACGGAGTCTCAATATTGACAATACTTTCATTAATTCTACATTTGAGTTGATCGAGATTTTGGTACAATACATTTATTTCTGTTGTTATATTTTTTGTACTGTCAGTCATGGAATCTTTGAGATTATCAAAGTCCATATTGTGTGTGTTTACATCGTTGTTAAACTGGTGGAGCAGTGCTTGTATTGCAAGCCTTGGCTCGTGCAAACTAAGTTTGTCAAGTAGCACTTTGTATTTTACCAGATCAATTAACTCCATTACTCAAACTCAAACAAACTGCTAAAGGTATTTGAAGTATCTGTTTCACTTGCTAGATCCCATGCAAGCACACCTAACAAGTTGTCAATTTTTTGATCTACCACAGTTGCTTCCATTAGTGCATCATCAAAAGGCAAGTCCTTAAACCACTGCGGAATGTGCAGTTCGTCGGTTGGGTAGCCAATACTGGTCCAGTTTAGTGGATTGGGCTTTAGTTTGCAAACAATAGTTTTCATGCCATCAATGATGCTCTGTGAATAGTTATCACTGTTCATTTTCTTCATTGAATTCCAGTTCATTGCAGCTCTAACATGTCCTGGCATATTGGCTTTGCCCAGTTTCTTTTCTTCTGCGCTGTACTTGGTTAAGTTGTTAACACGCTTAGGAGAACCTTTTTCCCAAGCAGGCCGTTCCTTGAAGTCATACTTAAATGCTTTAATCATCTCAATTATTTCTTCACGCTGTGCACCAGCAAGCACTTTAACCAGCAACGTCATCAAAAAGTCTTGGATTACTTTTGGAGTGTCACTGCGTTTCAAGTCTAAACCCATTGCTTTGATCTTGCCTTGCTTGCCTTCAACATCCAAACGTTTGCCTTCTAAGTCAAATATGTTTACTGCATAACGCTTCTTGGTAATGTACAGCCCTCTGTCTGCAATAAGCTCGCGACCGCCTTTGATTATAACACCGTTAGCCCTTGGAACGTGGAATGCTTGCTCCATAAATGCTGGCCAACTTTCGTTCAATTGATCACTTATAGCATCATAGAGCTGTATGCAAATTTCCTTGCTCCATTCCATGTTGCCTTCTTCAACATCCTTCTTGATTACAGGCCATGCACTAAAGTATACTGAATCAGTATCGCCATAGATTACTGCATCACCTACATGGTCATATGTGCCTGTGATTGCTTCATTTGTAAATGCATCCATGTGATGTGCAATAGCCCTGCCAGTTAGTGTTGTGCTTTGCCCAATACGTTTATCAAAGAACCTACATCCTGGGTTGAGAATAGCACCATACAGACTATTTAGATTAATCTTCTTTACTAGCTGACGTTTATCTAAAAACTCACGCTCATCAGGATCAGTTGTTGCTCGCAATTTTGCTTGAATCTCTTGGCGTTCTCTATACCAACGTGCAAGCAAGCCCGGAACAACTCCTTCTTTTTCATATGTAAAGATGGTGCCATTTGCGCTCAGTATCCAAGGCCGATTGCTGTCAAATATGATCTTCCATATTTCTGCTGCACTGTGTACTGTTTCGTCGCCGTTTTCCCAGTCAACTGTAATTTCAGTTCCAACTTCCATTTTCATAACGGCAGTGTATTCCAGTGTACCAAACAGCCCTTCCCACGCCATAGCAAACGAACTTTTGTTTGAAATCTTGTCTTTGATATAACGATCAGTCATGATTGGACGCAACTGCCCAATGATAGTTTCGTTGCCCATGTTTAGCGCACGAATGGCGCTAGGATACAAACTGTTGATGTCAATTGCACCAACCCATTCGTGGATGCCCTTCTTGGGATATGCAACATATGCACCTGCAGCCGCAGTGTTTTCATCTGTTAATCGTTCACGTCTATTAGGAACAACCAACCCTTGTTCGTGTGCTTCATTGATAATTGCTTGCTCTGTCACAGCAACAGCACCCATTGTGGTTTGTAGCAACACAGTGTTTGCATGCGCTAGTTCATTTGCCAGAGCAAGGAATCGCAGTTTCTTGTCCAGCTTGTCCAACAGTGCAGTATCCTGCCTGTTGTATTCAATAAATGTTTTAAAATTGTGATTGTACAAGTGATCCAGTGTGCCTTCATAAGCAGTCTTACGCTCATCCAGTTCATATTCACCAATAGCATCCAAACTGTAACTGTGACGCTCTTCATAGGTATACTTGCGATACAGTTGCATGTAATCCATATGCACTCTGCCAATAAGATCGAATGTAATGTTTTCAGCACCAAAGCGTTCAAACGTGCGCTTCTTGGGTAGTTGGCTCCACAAACAAAAACGTCTTGTATCATCTTTGCTCAACACTCTTGCAACTCTGTTAACAGTGTAAGGAATATCATACCCTTCGCTGTTCCAGCCACTTAGTACATCTGCATCCTCGATAAGATCCAAAAACACCTTCAGCATTTCTTCTTCGCGTTCAAACAGCATGGTGTTTTCAAACTGATTGCATATATCTTGTGCTGTTTCCCAGCTCATATTCTTGGGAGGAACAACCAATGTTACCAGTTGTTCCATCCACTGCAAGTAAACAGAAATAGCAGTGATTGCATTGAATGGATCGTTGGTTGGCGAATAGCCACGTACTGGATCAAAGTCAACTTCAATATCAAAGAACGCTGTTTGTAACTTAGGGGCAATGTCATCTTTGTAGTTTTCTTCAAAACAGCGAAACACCGGATTGATATCACTTTCAAAGATCTGTTTGCCTGATTGCAATCGCAGTTCTTTGCGAAACTCTTTGTTGTTTCGTGTGTGGAATCTGCTTACAGGTGTACCATAGATACTTTTGTGTTTGCCTCGAGGATCTGCATAATAAAACTGATAGCTTGCAGGATATTCTCGATACTCCCTGCGTCCATCAATACGTTCTACTACGTGGATGCGGTCTTTGTCGCGATCAAACAGTGCGTCAACATAGCTCATATAAGTTTATAGTGTCCGTCCAGCGGTTGTGAGGATTTCTTCAAGTAGTTCTTGGTCTTCTTTTTCAGTGGTATAACTGGCTTTGTGTGCAATGCGAATTGCTTTTTTAAGCACACTTGGCTTGATTTGCATTTCTTCTGCAATGGCTTTTACTGTATCTGCAAGCCCGGCATTGAGTGCTTCAACTTCACTCATTACTTGCATGCCTTCATTGATAATCTGTGTTAGTTTTGCTTTGCTTTCGCTGTCAAATTGTACGCTCATATGATGTATACTCCTTTAAAATACTTTGCTAGTATATACGATAGTTGCTATGTTGTCAATAGTTTTGGTAAAGTTGGCACTTTTAAAACCAGGGTAGCGATGCTTGATTTTAGGGCAGTTCCCGCCCTAGCCTAAGGATTACGGTCCTAAGGCTGTCTGTAAAACTGGTAATCCATTGTAACCTGCCAGGCAGTTCCGTCTGCAAACTCGTCTCTACTGAACTGGCTGTGTGCGATGTGTTCTAGCATTTCCTGCCTATTAAAGTTGACTTGATTTTGCCAATGTTGTACTGCACTTTCACCTAGTATCTCAATTGGCTTGCCAAGACACAGTGCTTCAACTGCTGCCATGCTGTGATGCGTAATCACTTTCTTTGCTCCACGTATCAATGGCAGGATATCCCTAAAGCGTTCTTGGCGGCTTGCTCTACCTCCAGGCTTGTCTCTAACTTTACAGTATGTATCCTGTTTTTCATAGTGTTGTATAGTTTCTGCTCTCCATGCTTCGTAGTCCTTGCCAAACCAGGAAAACAGCTTGTTGGGTAAAGGCATCACAAGTAAATTATACTCACCATCTGCGTTCCAATCTTCATAGCGTCCATCAAGTTCCAGTGTGTGTATCCTGCTGTTTCCAAACTGGCCAATCCTTGTGTTTTGAAGTTGATTGTAACTGACTCGATAGTACCAAGGTTTTTTATAATTGTGGTTGCCAATGTAGCCGTTGTCAATGTAAAAGAAGTTAATGCTGAGCTGTTTAATTGCTTGTTGTAAGTAATTGTCAAACGGAGCAGAGAACACCAGTGTTCGTTCAACTTCAATGTCACTGCTATCTTTTATGATTTTGCAATCATAGTTTGCAAGCAAGTAACCAAACAATTGCTCTCTGATCCTAATTGATTCTGCGGGTATCTGTAGTTTCATGTGGTTCGTGTGCTGTTGGCCTCAAGGTTGCGTGTCAGAGACAGTGTTTTCATTGCATCGTGATCGTGGTAGTCTTTGTGTATTCTTACAACACTAGGTGAAATGTGATGTATGTCAATATTAGTTGTTGTGTGTATCTGATGATCAGCAGGCCGAAAGCCATGCGTCTTACATTCTGTAATGATTTCTTTGGCCGCATGTGGTTTAATTATGTATCCGTAACCACCAATTGAGTATAATCCTCGTTCGTGTATATGTTTCCCATGTTCTTTTCTATCACGCAAGCTCCATATGCTATCTTCTTTGGGCTGATCCTCCAGATCTTGATTGTATGTTTCTAAGTAGGGATCTAAGCTGTCTAGCTTGAGTACGTCAGGAAAAAGTTTTAGAACTTTACTGGGCAATGGACGTAGCATATATGCATCATGTTCTAATATCATGTAAGGTTCATTTGATTTTATACACTCATTCCACAAGAAGTAATGACTGAGGAAACAACCAAGAACTCCTAGTCTCCCACCTTTCATTTTTGCTTTGTATTGGCGTAATCCTAAGTCAGCAAGTATCTTGTGTGCATCTTCACCGTGTACACCATTGCTTACTTTTGCATCGATGCCAAACTCTTTTGCGCGAGCAATGCACTTGTTGCCCATTGACACAGATATATCGCTGCTGGCTAAAACTATTATTTTACATTTCATTCAATGCATCTTTCCAACGTGCAATCCAAACTTGTTTTAGTTTGTGCATTTCTGCTGTTTTGTAAGCACGTTTTGTAAACTTTTTGTTTTTGCTTGTTTCTTGGTATACTTCGTCATTGTTGTTGCCAGTAAATTGAAAATGGTCGTGAAAAATTTTACTTTCAATCCTTTTGTATGAACCAATTTCGTATGCAATGTCCTGTATCCACTGGTCCACCGGATTCATTCCAATCATGCCAAATGTGTTGACCCATTGTGCGCTTACACATGGAAACAGTGTAGAGCCAGGTAGCTTACCGTTGCTTTCCATGCTGATCAACCCAGGATAGTCTTTGTTTTCCCATATTTCTTGATCCCATCCGTTGGTTTGCATAAACGCATCATCGTTCCAAACAAAGTACCAATCACTGTCTATGCTGGTTGCTAACTTATTGTAGTATTCGTGTAGTGCCATCCAGCCTACTCTGTTAATTTCCAGTACAGATTGTGTAGCACCAGGGTGCTCAACCAAGTGCTTCCACTCGTTACTGCTCAAGTAGTCTTTGCTTTCGGTATCGTCACTGTCGTATGCAATGGCAACGTGTATGCGACTGGGATCAAGTGCCAATGCAATCAGTCCGCGCACACTTTTTTCTACCATGGCAGTGCGTTTACGAGTTGGCAACAGTATTGTAATAAAGTTTTCAGCCATCTTGATAATTGGGCACAACACAAAGATCACATCTACATGCATCACACGCTTTGATTAAGTGATAACCACCGTCATAGTCTCGTTCTTCACGCCAGTTAGCTGTGCCGCAGTGGCTATTATCGCCGCAATTCTTACATTTTGTTGGTGTATAGGATACTTGGCTCATACAAGTAATTATGACTTGGATTTCTTGCGACCACTTTTCATGTTCGCACACCAGTGATACATTCTAGCACGTTCACCGCTTGCTTTTTTAGCCTTTGCTCTAAGGCTAGTAACAGATCCTTTACAACTAGCACCTGACTTCTTTACTCTGCCAGGTCTGCTTTTGCCTTTTTTCTTACCATCAGCAAAGTTTTCATTGACAAATTCTGTAGCTCTCATTTTGTTGCTACGTTCTTTGCTTTGCCACGTCTGTTCTTCTTGGGATCCTGCTTGCGCTTTCTGTTGGCAGCAGTTTTGCGGCCTTTCTTGCCCAGTGCTTGCGCTTTCTTCTGTGGCAAACACTTTGGTTTGCCTTCTGAGTCACTGCCTCTAGCACAATCACCGCGGATCTTGCCGTCAGGACCAAAGCGCACCCATTTTTCTTTAAACCATTTTTTGAGATCTTCGTCTAGATGTTCAGCAAATACCAGTTCACCATCTGATCCAAGTTGCACGTCTTCTTTTTTAACACAGTTAGGAACACGCTTGCCGAACATGGTTTTCATGCCCTTCTTTCGGTAGCCCTTCCAGCATTTTTCTGTGAGTACTTCTAGTATTCTCATGCTGACTCTTTGTCCCAACTATAACTTGTCTCGTCAGTTTCAATTGGTCCGCCGCCAGCCCATGTTCTACAACTTCTAGCACTGTGACATTTGAACTTGTGCATCCAGCAATAGCCCAGATAACCGTCTTTGTCTTCAAGCTCGCCGGGCATACAGTCTAGCATCCTTGGTGATATATCAAACGCTGCACAAACTGAACAGTTGCTTGCTTTAGCAGCCTCTTCGCTGGTATTCCAGTAGTCAGCAATGTCTATCCAGTAATCACCAGGTACGCCAACATTAAGAGGACCATATTGAATGTGCTTTGCTTTGATACTTGCGTCACGATTTTTGGTGTTTAGTTCTAAATCTTGCGTTGGTAGTGGACAATTTTTTCCAATTGCTTCAATAATACTGATTAAATTTCTCATTTTTTGCTGTTTCCCCAGTTGGCTGCCCCTTTTTTACGACACTGTACTAGCGCACCCGACGCATAAGCACTTGGCCACACTTTGTAACGGCTTTTTACTTTGTGATAGCAAGCATCTTTCTCGCCTGCAGCTTCATCAAACTGTGCTTCTGTGAGTGATTCATTCTGCGTAGACACCAAACGTTTTAGCTCTTCAACATCGCGCTGTAGATTTGCAATGTTTTGTTCTTCAGTGTTGTTTTCACCATATAGACGATTGATGTCCATGCGATCTTGCAACTGGCCTTTGTCAAAGCTCAGTATCAATGCTTCAAGATCGTTTTTGGCAGTTGGTGATTTTGCTCGTAGCAAATTGAGGATACGCTCAGTACGCTTGTTTGTAGCCAGTGCTGGCTCAGCATCTTCATTTTTCCTGTTATGATGTTTCCATGCTGTGGCATAAGCAATTGAACGCTCAGTATCAGTTAAGCCGTCCTTGGCATATCCTTTTTTAATATGCTTGACCATGCGTTCTGCTTTAGCACCAGGAGGTGCATCATCGTCTATCTTTTTTTTTAGATACTTGCCGTTTAGCATTTTCATAATACTGCGATCATTGCCATCAACATACAAGTCAAGATTCTTATAGTGATCCATTGCAATGTCGTCGCCTGCTTGTGCAGCAGCTTTTAGTGCATCACCAAGAGGCGAATTCTTAGCACTGGTTGCTTCACCTGCACTCCACATAGCACCAAGTCCAAGCAGCGCACCCATGGCGATGTTTGCCATCTTGCCTTCTTCAACTTCGTCTTTGTCAGCAATTTGTGCAATGCCTTCTTTTTCAACCATCTTCTTGCCATAGTCCAGCATCTTCATGATGCTTGCTTTAGCAATGCCAGTGTTCTTTTCAAGTTCTTCAATGCTTCTGGCACCAAAAATTGTGCCATATGAAGTTAGCTCATTGCCTACACGGCTTAGTGCAGTTGACAGTTTGTCATCTTTGGTTGTTGCTGCTTTGTCCATCAGTTTGCGTCCAATGTCAGCCAGTGACTTTTGTGCTGGATTAACTTCAAAGTTGTCGGCTTCGTTGATTGTGTCAACAAGATCCATAAAGTCACGCACTGCAATCCGATGCTTTGTACCTGGGCCAGTGTTTACTCTGCTATCCAGATTTCTCACTTTGCGGTACTTGTCGCCTTCTTTTTTCAGTATGTAGTAATCAAATGCTGGACGATCCTCATCACTGTGATCAGTTGCACCTAGCACATAATCTCCCACAACTTTGATCATGTCAAAATCACTTTGTCCATACATCATTTCTTCATTTACTTCGCCTCTGGCTGCTTTCCTAGCAAGATGCCTTGCTGCATTCTTTATTTCATTTCCGTATTTGTCAGTGCGTTTTTCGCCTGCTTTACGGTATGGACCAGAAAAAGGGACATCTTTCTTGGCTGCCATATCTGCTTTCATTTGGCGATCAGCCAGTGAGTTGTCTCCAAAACTGCTTTCAAAAAGGTCAAAGTATTTCATTATTTTTCATCCATATAATCATGTTTTAATTTTGCACGTTCTTCTAGTCTTTCGAGAAACGTTTCGCAAGCACGAACAGCATTTTCTAATTTCCCAAAAGTTTTTTTACTGTCTTTGTCATTGACTTTTACTCTATAGCCATCATCTTCGGTACCAAAGATTTTGATAGTTTTACCGTCACGCTCGTATGTTTTCACTGGCTCTACCAGTTTGTTGCTTTCTGCTTTGCTTTCAATATCACCAACGTAATCCATGATGCTGCGTTTGATCCCAACCTTGTCTTCGGGTAGTTCTGCAGCTTTTGGCGCTGGGTTGATTGGGCCACTAAGTGTTTGATCAGTGTCAGGACTTACACCATCCCATGACTCTTCTGAACCTGGATGCGGAGTGTACTCATCAAGCTCTTGCTTCATGTAGTCTCGGCTGGTATCAAGATAGTCTAATGCTTTTGTAATTTTGTTTTGCACCCATTCAGGTAAGTTCTCATCGTCGTCCAGTATGCCTTGCAATTCTAGTGCCGCATCAGCAGCTCGTGCCAGTTGATCTTTGCTTGCAGCACCTTCTTCGTCGTATTCGCCTTTGTCTGTGATAGCAATTTCAACTTCGTCAGCATCAGAAGCCATTTGTCGGATCATATCAGCATCGATACTATCGCCAACCATGTATCCTTTTGTGGGGATTTTCTCTTCGTCGCCGCCCAGTACTGGTCCAACACTTGGCATTTTGAAGTCTGCTGGAAGTTGCTTTGGCTTATAGCCAGGTTCAAATTCTTTTGTGCTTACAGTTTTAGCACTCTCAAACGGTTGGTCTCGATACAAATTCTCAAGTATAGCATTCATGCTGTTTGCCTTCATGCCTTCTTGAATATGATTGCTTGTGGACTTCACCGTTTCGCCTTTGTCAATTGAATTCATTTTAGAAACTAGGTCGGCAAAACTTGCTACTTCTTGTGGATCAATACTCATTATGCTCTACTTCCTTTGAGAAAACTGCGCAACATCCATGCATGCTTGTTATGGGCATCCATACGTTCTGCAATAAAGTTGGCAATGCCTTCGTTGTTTTCGTCTGTTGCTGATTGAAAAGTCTGTGTTAAAATTTGCAGTATTGCACTGTTATCATCAAGTAATTCTTGAATCATCAGCATTGCTCTTGGGATTTTTGTTTGCCCCATGATAACACTGAGCTCTGTGAATCTTTCAAATGATCCTGGTGCGTATACGTCTAGTGTTCTAATGTATTCTGCTGTTTGATCAATGATGCCATAAACTTCTTCGTATAGTTCCTGAAAGAAGTTGTGGTATTGTGCAAAATCAGGTCCTTCTACGTTCCAGTGAAAGTTTTGTGTTTTTATTACAAATGCATATTCAGTTGCAAGAAGTGTTTTAAGATCATCAGCTAACATTTTTTATTATACCGCTATATACAGGTCTTTTTCAGTAACAGTTGCAGACGATAGGTTAACGCCATCATATGTGCCAAGGGCTCTAATAGCAGCCTGTAATGCTGCGACTGCCGTTGAATTCGGCAAAGAGTTTCTGTCAAGAGCAAATGTTTGTTCTGTATTACTGTTGCCTAATGGTCCAGACTGTATGATAGTTGCTATGTTTGTTATTGCTTGAAGCACAGCAGCCTGAGCTCCTTCGGGACCAGCAGATCCGTTAATTGCATTGATATAATCGACTGTAAAAAATGCTACTGATTGTGTTGGAGCAATTGATGAATTAGGTGTTGTTGAAGTTGGGTGTATCCGTGTGACGCTTGCCATTTTTTTAATCCTTTGTTTGTTGTAGTTCAGTGTATTTAGCAGTGTCTACTGCATTAGCATACTTGCGTTTGCGTTTTTTTGTAGCAGGTGCACCACGAGTGATCACAGCACCTAGTGGAACTTCAACTGGAGCCATGCTACCTGCACCGCTTGATCCTGCACTTGCATCTTCTAGTAGTTCTTTTATCTTCATGCTGCTAATACCTGAAATGTTTGATTGTCTAAAATTAATGCACTGCCTACAGTGCATGTAAGATTACGCATTTTAAATGTGCCTTTTCCTAGGTTTTCGATGCGTATGATATATTTGCCTGGCGGCGCTTCTAGCTGTAGTATTTCAGATAGGTACTGTGTGCCGCTCCAAATGTATGTACGCTCAGTGAACATTTCATCGTTAACATACAGTCTGTATGCAGGTGGGTTCTTTTTCCATTGGAAATGCAAATCAAATTCAATCCTGGTAAAGGGTGGTTTCATGTTTTTATCTGCCTTGTTCTATTCTACTTTGGCTCCACAGAGGTTGCAAGTCTGGATTCCGGGCTCTTACTTCAGTATTGATTAGCCTTTTGGCTTCGTCTTCGCTGGTTGCTGTTACAGTGCCTGTCGCTGTGTTTTGCACGTCGCCCGCCAAGTCAACCATTGGCATCATGTAATTATAGTTCTTTGGTTCTACTCGCTGTTGCACCTGCTGACTGTCTGCTGCATTGTCTGCACCCACACTTGGCTTGGGTTGCAGTATTTGCTTTGCAAGTCCGACACGTTTGGTATCAGGCTTATCATCTAGTTTGTTTAATATAGTAGTATTCTCATCTGATACTAAATTAGCCCATTGCCGCTTTAGACTTTCGGCACTGAGTGTTCCTGTCTGATAATCTGCAAACAGTTTATTAAATTTATTAACAATGCCTTCGCCGCCTGCGGTTGTTAATTTGTACAGTTTCTTTTGGTACTCTTGTCTGTATGCATTTGGATCACTGGCAATCTTCATAGCTCTGGCAAATCTCAGCATGGTGTTGATAACATCAGGAATGTCCATTGACAAGTAGTCTCCGCCTGGTGAACGGAATTCAATGTAGCCTTTCTTTATGCTCATTGAAGTGTACTTCATGTCACCTGTGCTGCCGCGAATAAGGCCTTCGGCGGCATCGTCTAATTTGTCGTGCATCTTTGCCAGTATATCATTCAGTATCTCTGGATTTTGCACAAACATTTGACCTCTGCGCTGTAACTGGTCAAGCGCACTTGGTGTGTAACTGTTGGCCGATCGTCCGTATTTTTCCAGTATATACTTGTCACCTGAGAACAATACCAGTTTCACATAGTCAACATTCTCTGTTCCTGGAACACTCATGCCCATGTGCAAGCCTGTGCTGCCGTTTGTGTAAGCATCAGTGTCTGGGTCTTTGGCCCAAATTAGCATGTTTTCCAGTGTGGTTGTTGCCAGTCCCAATGGCATTGGCGGCGATACAATTTCTACGCCAGTGTCACTGCCATCATCTGATTCCAGGCTGCTGTCAGGTTCTAGAATAAACAAGTTGTCGCGCCGTGCAGTGCCATGATAGCCAGCGCCAATGGTTATGGAAAAGTCTGTGTCAGCAAGCGGTTCGTTGATCAATGACTGTTCAATTTCTTCCCAACTGCGATTTCCAAGGCCGCCGCCACCAGTTAAAAATGGCCAGGCTATTCCAAAGCGTTCGGCTATATCACTCATGTAAGTTATATCAGCGTCGTTGTAATATTGTACCCAGGTATAGTCGCCCCAGCGATCTTCACGGAAGTCTTCCATGGCCTGTTCCCAGTATTCATTATTGTACTGATCACTGACTGCCTCATCAACTTCGTTTAGATAGTAGTCAAATGCTGTATCTCTAACTTGTTCTTGTTCTTCTTCATCCAATGCTTCATAGCTTTTTTCAAACAGTTCGTTTGCTGTATCATCGTAACGTTCTTCTTTGGTTGCATCCCAAACATCGTCGTCCATGATCTCACGAACTTTTTCAGCAGCTACTTCTTCAAACTCTGAGTTTACCCATTCGTCGGCCTTTTCAAAGAAGTCTTCATCCATTTGTTCACGGGTACGTTCTGGATTATCGTTGCTGATAGCATAACCATATTCGTCATCGTCAAACCAGTCAATTACAGCATCAAAACTGCGCCCTCTATGACCTTCATCTCTGTCCCAGTCTGGTATTGCTTCATCATAATCACCATCAGCCCCTTCAGTATCTGCAAAAATAAGTTCCATTTCAAAGCCTGCAACAATGCCTTTTGCTTCGTCACTTTTTGCCCAGTCACGCAATGCGCCAGGGCTCATGTTTACTTCGAATAGATCATCTTCTTTCATTATTTGGTAATCAAGTGCAAGACTTTCAGCTAGTCCTAGATTTTGCAGTGTGTGAACTGAGTTTTTGTTTTTGCGTTTTGGCGATGTCTTCTTTACCAGTTCTTTGTTTAGATCAAGACCCAGTTTTGAAATATTGCGTTGATCTTCACCCGGACGCACATCTACAGTGAGTGCAGTTTTAAAACGAGGATCGTTTGCTTGTGCGGCAGTTGGTATGTAACCCGATGCTTCGTTTAATGTTGATAATACTTTTTCTGCATGTTGTTTTGCAATATCTATTGTAGGACAGTTTCCATCATAACCTAATGCAATTAATTCTTTTTCACTTATGTCTGTAACATACGGTTCATCTTCAACTGGATAGTCATCTTCTATGCTTTCGATACTGCGAACACCACTTGCATCGATTACTTGTCCGTTTTTATACCCTACAAAAGCATGTACAAGAACAGTTTTATCTAATTCATCGCTATAATCAAGCATTGCTTGTAGTGGAAGTCCGCTTAGTCGACTAAGTGCTATTGCAAATATAGGACAATCACCGTGCATGAACTCTTCGGTATCTTCATTTACCTTTTGTTCTTTGACTTCATCTGAATATTCTATATCTTCGTGACCAACTATGACTGCATCAAGTGTGTCCAAGCCTGCTTTGCGAGCTGCATGCATTCTATGATGTCCGTCCAACACTTGATAGCCTTTAGGATCTTTGCGAACCACGATAGGGTCGCCGTCCCAGGTACCTGATTTCATTTTTAATGCAATTTGTAATACTTCATCTTTGTGATGTATGTCATCCATCTTGCTTGACGGCTCGTAGCCAAACAAACTGTCTACTGGCACAGGCTTGCTAGGACGCTTTGCGTAACTGTCAGGCACATCTGCGCCAAAATAGCGTTCATCAGTGTACAGTGTTATTAATTCTTTATTTTCGAACCAGGTTGCTTTCATGATACAGTATTTATGGTATTACTGTTTAACAACAAAATACTCAAAGTGGTCATTCAGTGTCATATCAGTGTTTACTGCCTGTCCATCCCATGTGGTAAACACTCCTTCAGTGTCAAAGCAGTATTTGTAGCGTTTCCAAAAATTGTAGATGTCTGGTGTCTTGCTTACCCAACCCTTTTCACGCAACAGATCATCACGCTGTTTGCTTAGTCTGCAAGTCGGCACATTCAGTGCTTGCTTGGCACTGATAATACCTGCAATACAAAGGTCACGCACAGTGCTAGCAGGTATCATGTGTTCAAAGATGCCGTTGCCTTCCAGTCCTACTTCAATGTAGTGCGCACCAATGTTTTCCTTAATAGCATAGTTGTGATACCTACGCAACTGATAATCAATTTCGTTGCGTATTTCGCGCAACAGTTGCTGATCGTTTTTTACACTGTTGTATTCTTCAACCAGGCGTGATATCTGTGTAGCACAGCGATTGTTAATGCTGGCGTATGTGTCTGTGCTACGAGCAGTTTTTGTGTAAACTGGCTGGCGAAAGTTTTCAATTGCTTCTTTCAACATTATGCTGCTGCCTTGGCAATCAGTCCCGGAGCAGGGTTAGTTGCAACTTGCATAAGCGCACCTTCTCCGTGGTATGGAAGATCCAGTGTACCACCATCCATGATGTATACTTCACGCAAGAAGTTGCTCATGTTGCTGGGCGCACTCCAAGTAGCACCTGGGTTTACATATGCGTTTTGCATCTTGGCCTTTGCATGCACAGTTGCGCTTGAATTACAGTATTTCTTGGCACTGCGAAGCACCTGCTTCATCCAATCACCATTGAGCTCTTGGCGTGTATCCAGTCTTGCAAGTTCGTACAGTCCAATGTAACAACCTTGATCAACTTCTTCCTGTAGCGGAAATACAGAGATAATAGCATCCAGTATTTCTTCTAGTACGCCGCCGCTTTGATCAAGGTCAATGCCTTTGTATGCATACTTGAAGTGGCTAAAGAAGTAATCATTTGAACCGCGCAAGTTGGCACTTTTTCTCTGACCTTTGTCCTGCAAGTCAATGCCTACAAAATCAAACTGGTCTTGCAGTGTACGGGCTTTTACGTTTCTAATTTCACGTGATCCCAAACGATAACGTGTAAGTGCATTGCGATGCAAGTCGCCTGGTGCAAGACGCTGTACACCTGTCTCGTTTAGCTCCTCAAATGCATAACTTGGAAACGCTACATCTTTGGTTTCTACCACTGTAGCGGGCACATATGTAAAGCCAAGCAATGCATTAGCAATACTACGCTGTTGACCATCATACAGTGTGGTGTAGTCCTGTCCATCAACCTTACAAGCACTAGCAGGTGTGCAAAGCCGCGGATCGTAGGTTTTCATGATGTGTAAGATGTGCTTGGCAATAGCGGCACGTTGTACTTCATAGTCTAAGTACAGTGTGTCAATGTCTACCATGTTACTGCCAATTGGAAAATTGTGTCCGTTGGCATCAACTCTTTTGCGAAATGATTCCAACTGTTCTTGGGTTACGCCAAACTCGGCTTCTAACTGAATACGAACTTCTTCTACAACGTCGGTGAACTTTCTAACAAGACGGTCCATGTTTTACTTCTCCATTTTACAATAAAACTGCGCTGGGTACAATACCCTTTGCTCTAACTATACATATATTATAACACATACATCCAAAAGGTCAACCGTTTTTTACAATTTAATCACAAAAAAAGCAGCGTTTCCGCTGCTGATTTTCTTTAACTGGCTTTTTTCTTTTTCTTTTTGCCACCTGTTTTAGCAAGTACTTTTGCACTTCTGCGTTCAGGTGCTAGTGCTGCTTGCTGTTCTGGCATTTCAATTTTGCCTTGCTCAGGATGTTGCGGCGGCACAGGATTGGTTTCAAGCTCTGTTTTTAGTGCATCATAAAGGGCTTGCTGTGCAGTGTGATCATATGTGTATGTGCCGGTGTGCTTGAGTAGCACACGTTTGTCAACCCAAACTTCTCCACCCAGATCACGCCAGTTTTCACAGAATGTCCAGTCTTCTGAATAGTAGCGACCTTCGCGAACATCAGTATCAAAGTATGTTTTCATATGTGTGTTAAGTTCGTCGGGCAAACCAATGTCATTGATAAAAGGAACCACTGCTGGATGTTCATTGAGTTTTTCAAATACATGACGTTTGATTAACATGAATCCTGTGCCTGTTTTGCTTACTTCTTGCACTTTGTCATTGTCTTCAGTTTTTGCACCGTCAAAGCCGTTAACACACCATTTAACTGGCAAGCTCTTGAGAGGGTACATACCACCAATTACATCCTTGTCGTGGTGCAGTAGCAATAACAAGTGCCAAGGTTCCCAGCCTATGTCAGCGTCAATAAACATTAAATGTGTGCTGGCGGGATTGTTAAGGAATTTAGCTGACATGGTATTTCTAGCACGGCTGATCAAACTTTCATTTGTAAGTGTTTCCACTGTCCAGTCTATGTTCAACTGCCGAGCAGTGTTACCCCAACGGATAAAACTCATAAACGTTGACTCAGTAAGCTGTCCGCCATAGCAAGGCAAACAGATATGCACTTTTGTTTCTCTAATTTTGTCAATGTTTACTTGAATCTTGTTAGGATCAGCGGGCTCTGGTTGTGTTTCAGGCATTTGTGGCAATGTCTCTTCAGATTTGATTTCTTCAGCCATAGGTTCCTCGTGAAGTTAATTATATGGGTATTTAATAGAGTTTATCTAGTGGGTGTAATTAACTGCGGTCGCCAACTGTTACGCCAGTACTGCGTAGACCTTTAACCAAGTTATTGAACACATCAACAAACACTGACTTTTGGCTTATTTTTTGATCAATCTGTTTTTGAAAAGCAACATCTTTGCTTAGGTAGATTGACATAAACTTCTTGGCCATTGCCGGAGATACCATAACTTGCGAACCGTCATCAAACTTGATTGGAAATGGTGTTTGATCTTTGCGCCCTGCAATATTGTCAAGTACTCTCAGTGGACGACTTTGGAATACATATTCAACAATCAGCTCGTCTTCTGGCAAGTAATCTTCTGACTCGCCCATATCTTTTTTGTCTTTGAAATAAGCATTCATTTCTTGGTCAATAGTTGGTAACTCTTGTGAAAAACCTGATTCGTTGCTTATATCAATCTCAACGTTTTTCTTGATTGGACGATTGCCTTTTTTATCTTTAAAACGCTTGTACTGGCCAAGTGCTTCAATCATTGCTTGCATTGCACCGCTTTGATAGATGTGGTATTCAAGATTATCGTAGTCGCCGCTGTCAAGTAGATCCGCTAGTGTGCGTAGTTTGCTGCCAAGGTTGCTTTTGAGAGTGGCTTCGTCGTAACTGCCCATACCGCCACTTGGTAGTATGCTAACTGAATCATCAGTTTTGATAATCTTTGCTTCTTGCTTTGGCTCTTCTATTGACATACCCAGCGGCATAGTGATCATTTCTTTTTCTTCACCTAGCACAGTGTTGAAAATTTCCACTGCTTTGGATGCTACACTGTCGTTTGCTGCAGGATACAAACTGCTAACAAGATCAGCTTTGCTGTCGTCGCTCATTGTAGGCCACTTGGCGCGAATCTCTGTTGCGCTGCTCATACCTGGACCAAACGATATTGTTGGCAAGTATGTCATAAAGCCGTGTTTTGTCATTGGCTCTGGATTGCGTCGATTCAGGGGCTGTAAGTATCCGGCGCTGCCGTCTTTCTTTACACTGCCAGGCAGTGGAGCCACTCCTGAATCTTTATCTGATCTTACAAAAATAAGTTGTGTGCTATCTGGATCATAATGTTGAGTAATTTCTTTGGCTTGGAATGGATTTCCAACCTGTATAAATCTATGCTTGGGGATGCCAGCAATCTGTGCCAGTTGCTGCTTCAGTTTAAACGGAAATGGTCTTGCGTTTTGGTCATCAGTGGCAGCAATGTAAACGTCTGCTCTTGGAAACTGGCTTACCGCAGCATCATATAATGCTTTATGTCCTGCATGGAATGGGTGAAACCCGCCTGGTATGATGACTAACTTTTTTAACATAATGATATTTATCTGTTTCTAGTAACTAAGTGTAATTGGTCCAATTTCGCCGTCGGTAAATTGGCTTACAACTGCGCGGATCCAGGTAAACTTACCAGGCAAGTATATACTGTAGTCTGTTGTAATAGCAGTTGATCCATCTACTGCACTGTCTCCGGGGAATGTATAGGCATCAAACCAGTCAGCTTCAATAAGTCCAGTAGGATATTCTGCTGGATAACTATCAGCTGTTTTTGGATCTGTATCTAAACTTGCTTGTATGGTTACTATTCCAGGAAAGTCGTTTGCAATAAATCTGATGTTTTGTCCGTTGCCTTGTCCTTGGTAGTAACCCACGCCTTTTTGCCGACCACCAGTAATAGTTGTGGTGCCGCTATAGACAGTAACCGGAATTAGTACAAGACTGCTAGACTTCATGTTACTCTGCTTTTAGTACTTCTACAAGCACGCCGCCAGGGGCACTTTCGCTTGCTAGTTGTGTAATTACTGCTTCTAGTTGTGCAATAATATCATCACTGAGAAGTTCACGTGCAGGGCTATCGTCCTTTGCTAGTTCACTAACTGTAATTGCTATTGATGTTGAATTTATCTTTGCCATACTGTTATTTATCGCATATTAACTCTAGAGTTTTCTTAATTTTGATAGGACACACCAGTTGTAGCATGGTTATGACACCCATATCATTGTGATCTACAAAGTGATTTTGTTGCACATAACAATAGTTGGTCCAGTTAGTTAAGAAGTCTTTAAATCCAGGGCCTGGGCGAACTTCAGTTTGTGAATTTATAAACTGAGCCATGCGTGATTTTTCTTCTTGCTGTATACGTTGTGTTTTAAAATAGGTACGGTAGACGTGATTAGGACTCTTTAACTTCATTGTGCCAGCTTCAGCAAGCTCAACTGACTTGCCTTGAATGGCCATAATATACTCAAGTTTACTAACTGTTTCAATTACATCCCAATTATTGGTGTATAGATATCCGTGATGTCTTTGAACTGTTAACTTGCAACTGTCAACCATATCTTCAATGAAATACAAAAGTTCGTGTAAATCCTCACTGGTACCGTGTGAATTTGTATTACGTTGCCAACTACCTCCCCAGTTGAAGTTTCGTTTAGCATTGTATGCTAATATTTCGTCAATCTTCACATGCGAACGATAGCGTAATGTAAACACATCGGGCAAGTAAAACTTTAAGCAGTGTTTGTATTCGTTAAAATACAGGCTACTGCGAGTTTCTTTTTTAATTTTCTGATTCGTTAACAATTACAATACCATCCTGATTTACTTCGCCGCCACTCACTGTTGTTTTAGGCTTGCTGGTAAGACCTACAGCATATTTCTTAGCTTTAATCCGCACCCAGTCAGCAGTGACGTGACAATTACTTAGTTTTTCAAACAGTATTTTCTTTGACAGCGGAACTTTGATTAACTCATCAATCTTGCGTCCCAATGGTCTTGCTCCCATTTTAGGATCATATCCCACTTCAACTAAACGATCAACCAATGCCTCAGTAACAATAAGATTGATGTTTTTACTTTTGAGACTTTTGCGTAACTCGCCTGTGAACTTGGCAACAATTTTCTTAATGGCCAGTGTCTCAAGTGTTTTAAATTTAACAGTAAGATCCAGTCGATTACGAAGCTCAGGTTTAAAGAAGTCTTTAACTGCTTTGTCCTCGGATCCTGTTTTTGTTAAGTCTTGTCCAAAGCCAATGTTGTTGTTTTCATTATCTCTAGCACCCAAGTTTGATGTCATAATAATAATACAGTTTTTAACATCAACAACTTTTCCATTTGCACCAGCAATCTTTCCTTCATCCATCATTTGTAGGAAAATATTGCTTACGTCAGGGTGTGCCTTTTCAATTTCATCAAACAGTAGCACACTGTATGGATGTTTGCTAACATCACTGATCAGTTTGCCGCCGCCAAGATTGCTGTCGTTGTATCCCACAAAGCCCGGGGGTGCACCAAGTAGGCTGCTCACCGTGTGGCGATCTTGATACTCACTCATGTCGTAACGCAGCATTTCCATGTCCAGGTTTTCTGCTAGCAATTTTGCGAATTCAGTTTTACCTGTACCAGTTGGACCTAAGAACAGAAACGCACCCATTGGCCGTCCAGTGGTACTGATGCCGGCATAGTTCACGTAGAGTCTTTCTAGCACTTCGTCAACAACATGATCTTGACCAAACAGACGTTGTTTAATATTGCTGTCAAGTTCAAGCACTTTATCGCTAGCATCGCTTTTGACTTTGGTTTCTGGAATATTTGCAATACGAGATACTTGCACATCAATGAGATCTTCAGTGACCACTAAACCTTCTTGATCTTTTACACGCTCAACAGCACAGGCAGCATCAATTAAGTCAATGCTCTTATCAGGATTTTTTTTGTCAGCCATGTAACGTGTGGCGAGGTCAACTGCTTTAACAATAGCAGGACTGTCAACTTTCACATTGTGAAACTTTTCAAGCCGTGGCTTTAGCCCTTCCAATATTTTAACTGTGGTTGCTTGATCAGGTTCGTCAATGCTGATTCTATAAAAACGTCTCATTAGCGCACGATCCTGTTCGAAACTTTCGTAAAACTCTTCCCAAGTTGTGCTTGCTACTACTTTGATATTGTTTTTGGTAATTGCTGGTTTGAGCATGTTGGCAAAATCTAAGCCGCCGCCACCTCCTGCGCCTGCGCCTTTCATGGTGTGCGCTTCGTCAATAAACAGTATGCAGTTTTTCTTTGTTTCCAGTGCAGCAATAACGTCTTTAAGTTTTTCTTCAAACTCGCCGCGATATTTTGAGCCTGCTAGCAAACTGCCAATTTCCAATCCCCACACTTCAAAGTTTTGCAAGAACGTAGGTACATGGTTGTCTTTGATCAATGTGGCAAGACCTTCGGCAATAGCAGTTTTGCCAACGCCAGGATCGCCAACCAATAGCGCATTGCTTTTAAAACGTTTGGCTAACACAGTGACAATTTCTTCTAGTTCAGCATCGCGCCCAATCACAGGCTCAAGTTTGTCATCTACTGCAAGTTGTGTGATATTTGTACAATGCTCTTCCAGGATCTCGTCTGCTTGATCTGCAACCATGTCAGGTGACTTATTTCGACGAGCATAATTCTCTTGCCAAAACGGCACAAACTCTTGCTTGGTAACGCCATGCTTTAGCATAAAGTACTGTGCATGACTGTTGTTTTCTGCTATGATGGCTAACCAGATATCAACAGTTTCCATGCTGCGCCGCCCGCCAAACATCACCTGTGTTAATGCTCGATTAAACACTCTTTCTATTGCATTGGTTTTCTTTGGTTCGCTGCGATCTTTATGATCAATCAATCCCATTTGCGCATCAAGGTAAAGTTCTAGCTCTTCGTCAATAGCAACTGGGCTGGCTCCAAACTTTTCAAGGCAATTCCAAAACGGAGTATGTCTAACCAATGCAAGTGTCAAATGCTCCAGCGTTACATAAGCATGCTTTTTGGTTTTTGCCAAGCGTTGCGCTTGTCCTAGGATATGTTCAATTTCAGGATTCTGTTGCATCTGTTTCCTTTGTTCTTTAAATTATTTATTGACTTGGTGTTCGCGGATTACTTTTAGTATTTCTTCATTGATGTTGTCTGGCATAGTTGCTCGTAGCTTAACAAAAAGATCACCTGTGTTGTGTCCTTCGCGTTCTATGCCTTTGTTACGCAGTCTCATTACTGCACCCGGTTTAGTTGTTGGCGGTATGGTCAATCCGTATGTGCGATCCAAGATGTCTGTTATGCTCAGTGTAGTTCCCAGTATCAATTGCCAAAAATCTATTGGACGCTCACAGTGCATGTCAAGTCCATCACGCTGCCAATGCTGGTGCGCCCGAACTCTAAAGTTTGCAACCAAGTCCATGCCACCTGGCGCAAGTTTTGGATAGCGTATGTTTTCGTTGTCAACTACGCCCTTGGGTATGGTTATTTCAATACTGGTTTGTCCATTGGGTGTTTGCACTGCAAATGCACGTTTGCCGCCACGAACTGCATCAGCAAGATCAATTACCATGCTTACTCTGGCATCTGGAGGGCCGCGCCTGGCATTTGGGTGCATGCGTTGGCCAAAGATTTCAAAGATGCTGTCAAGATCAAACGGCTGTCCACTTTGCTGAAACCCACCAAAGCCATGTGGTCTTTGTTGTTGTGGATCTGCCGTTCCGAAATGATCGTATGCAGCACGTTTTTGTGGGTCCTTCAGTGTGTCGTACGCACTGCTAATCTCAGCGAAGCGATTTTGATCTCCACCTTTGTCTGGATGATTTTCCATAGCAAGTTTACGATAGGCTTGTTTCAGTTCAGCCTCAGTCGCATTTTTGCTCACGCCCAGTGTACTATATGGATTATTCATAGTGTATTATACTATTTTTTTGTGAGGCTGTCAAGCTCTCTTAGAATGGTTTTAATTCACTTTTCTTAACGGTTACAAATTCAAGTATACGGTTATCTTCATCCACTTTTACTATAAGTTTCTTACAAGCCAATCTCATAGAACCTTTATATGCGTTTGATCCGGGTGATTTTACGTTACGTGAAATTGTTCGTTTTGCTTTCAAACATTCACTCAGACCGTCTCTCACTGTGTATTCTTGTATTTGCAGAGGACTGCCAAAGAACATTAATAATACGATTGCCTCTTTAACCATATCATCCTCCTAGCTTCTCTGTAATACTTTTCGCTTTGATCCGTGGATTCTCATCTGTATCTAGCAAACGAACAATATAGTCCTTGCCGCTAGCATCCTTTCCAACTTCTACCAGGCGTTTTTGGCATGTAAACCTAAATGGCTTTTCACCATCATAAGATCTTTCATTAGTTTTTTTTGCTTTCAAGCAGTCTACCATTTTGTGATGTCCAACGTGCGATTCTACTGCGCCATTGACATATAATAATAGAGTGATGCATACCATTTCAGTTGTCATTTTAGTGTCCGTTCTTTTGTTTAATTTCTAACTGAGCGTCTTTGAGTTTTTCAATTTGTTCTTCTAAATTGTTAATTCTCTTTTCATAAAACTCAAGTGTTAGTTTTTGTTGTTGATCATAAGGCGCCCTGCCTTCTTCGATCTCAGTGGCTAAACTTTCAAGTTCTCCTGCCAAATGTTCAATCAACATAAATTGTTCATTGTCAGCAGGTAAACTTCCCATTTCTCCTCTTGGCCATTTAATACGAAACTCAGTGTTTTGATCTAAGTCTGCTACCATCATAGTCTGTTTTGTTTCGACTTTATTCAGTCTTTCAACAATACCAAAATATGCCCAAGTTGCTAATGCTGTAAAAACAAGCATGCTTACAATATTTCTAAGAGGTAAAGCTACTTCGGTGCCTTCATTTAGTTTAGTCGCCATCTGATTTCTCCGTTACTGCGTTTTCGTAATACACAATAATTTTGGTTTGTTGCTGCAAGTACCTTTTGATGTCAGCAATGTTGAGTGCAAGGTTCTCGTAGTCTTTCATTGACAATGCCACAAATGCAAGTTCGCCATAGATCTCTGTGAACTCTTTGACGAATTCATCATAGTTATCTTTGGTAACGACAAAGACTCGAGTGTCAGTTAGTTGTACTGCTTTCGGTCTTGCTACTGTCGGTATCACTGACTTTTGGACTTGAGTTACTACTTTCACTTCCGGCTCCGGCATCAGACTGCTGCAACCACTGAGGAAGCTCAGGCTGATTATCATTGCCAGTGTCGCCCATAAACTCGCGCCATAATTTTGCTGTTGCGCCATTCATTTTTCCTTCTAATACTTTTGCATTTTTTAATGCTTCTACAACTAAATTTAATTTGTTTAGTTTAGATCTCAGTTCATCACCGTATGCTTCGGCTTTTTGTAATTCACTTTGCAACTGTTTAGTAAGTGCTGCACTCTTAACCATATCGGCTTGTAGTGCTTTTGTGCTTGCTTCAGCAGTTTCGGCTGCAATTTCTAACTTTGCATTGTTTTCGCTCAGTGATTTTATTGCATTTTGGGTATCATTGTAATAGCTCTTGGCCGCATACCCTACGCCGCCTAGCAAACCTACAATAACTAATATTGCATAAATCCTAAGCATTAGATCATTGAAACCGCAAGTTCTGTAGTTTCATCAACACGTCGGGTCCAGCCACGTCCAAATGTTTCAAATGTGCTTAAACTTTCGTAGTATTCCTGTCGTGCTTCCTGAAAGTTTCTTATAGCACCTTCAACTCCAACTTCTTCCACATAGTTAGCCAGTGCGCCTAGTGTATTAGGTCCAATGCCGCCATCTGCCACAGTGCCAATCATTGTTTGCAAGTACTTTGCACTACGCCCAGTTCCTGCATTAACTCCAAAGTCAAACACACACAAATCAAGCCCACTTGGCATGTCGCCGCATTTCATTCTGCCCCAGTAATTCTTTTCATAGATAGGAGCAACGTCCTCAATTAAAAGGTCTTTCATATCCTTCTCACCACCAAAGTCTTCATAGACTCTTTTGGTAACACCCAAGTTGGTTTCTCCACCTGGATCTTTAGGATGATTTACATAGCCGCCTTCGTGATGTAGTATAGTTTCTAAACACTTTTCATAGTTTGCTTGCATAACATTATCCTTAATAACTACTGCTATTTAGTGCAGTAACGGCACTGTACGCCGTACATACTCAGCAGCCGCAGCATGTGCTTCTTCTAACGGATGACCATTTGGTCCAAGTTGATAATTATGATGGTTAGCCCAATCTAAAAAACTCATCCCGTTAAACGCAATGATATATGGTAATACTTGTTCTTGCAATTGGGCAATGACTTTGGTCCATGCTTGCCCTCTAATATCCTGGACAAAACTATCAGAACGAAAATCTTTTACGTTAGTATTGTATGTTGGATCTAGGCAAGTCATAATAAAATCAATGTTGTGCTGTTTCAGTAGAGAAATTGTGCTGTGTATTTGTTGTAAGTTTCTAAATAAGTTCCACAATTCACTGTCTAAATTACGATAAAAATAATGATCTATTTTATTTTCATGCCCTGGGTGAGTGGTTACCCACAAATCGTCATCAATATTAACATAGTCAAATCGCTCAAACCAACTCCAGTTTATAATAAAAAGCGAGGGAGTGTTTCCATACTCATGTGCATCACATATTTTTTTTGCAACTACCCAACTTGTCCATTGGTTGCCTTTGCCGCCGACTGCCATACATTTATATTCAGCATTTATAGATTTGGCAATCAATGCCGGCCAGGTCATGTGACTGCCCTTACCGTCGGATGGATAATCAGGACAATCAGCCAGTTCGTCACCACGAGTGAAGCTATCACCAATAGCAGTTACTCTTTTATAAGACATTTACATCCCTGCGTTATTTAAAAGGTTTCTAATATCTTTTTTCTTGCGCTTGTTGTATATAGTTTTGGGAGGAAGACCTGCTGCAATTCTCATCTCATTGAGTGCAAATTGTTCGCGTTCTCTGTAAGTTTGCGGGCTTTGCGGAACTAGGCTGTTGTATGTTTCAACAGTAAATGGATACTCTTCGCCTTTGTATCCCATTACCCATTTGTCACCTTCGTATTCAGTTAGTGTGTCGAAGTCATTGACCAATTGACTTAGGTTTTCGCCTGTGTAACTTCTGCGTTTCATTTCAACGTAAACCAGATAGCGATTTGGTTTTACTTCACCAGGGCTCATGTCAGCGTCCATGACAAAATCGTAGCCTTTTTCAAACCAGTTAACCAAGTCCATTGCTGCTTGATGATCTCTTACATAAAAACTGGCAACAACAATCTCGTCATCGTCACCCATTTTTGATGAAAAGTCATCAATGTACATGGTGTTTTTCATCATGCCAGCTAGGTCTTTGTAACCTAGGCCTTCGTTGAGATTATACTTGGACATTGACATCTGTTTGTGCATCCATTTCTGTTTGTGCGTCTTGATTCATTACTGCTTGCTGGTCTAAGTCTGCACTGTAAGCGTCGTCGAGATCCTGCAGATCTACAGTTTCATCTTCTAGTTCAATTGAACCAGTGCGGATATCTGCCATTAGACTCTTTGGCATTATAACTTCTACCAGCCATATTTCTTTTTCAATTAGACGAGCAACCTTTGTGCCTGCTTTAAAGTCGCTTGGGTTTTTAACCTTGACAGGAACTTTCATCTTGGTCTTTTTCCAAAATATTTCACAGTCGAATGGCAACAAACGCAGTGCGCCTCTTGGGTCTGGCATCAGTTTTGCAGGCCACATAAATGTGCATGAAGTTTTGTATGGACCTTGTGATGGTCCAGCAACTAGCTCACCTAGTTCCCAATTGCGAAAAGCAAAAATATCCAACTCATTGAGAACACGCTCGAAATCTAGTAGCACATTCATGCTACCGTCACTCATGTAGATGCCTTTGATGTTGTCGGCAATCATCCAGTAGTCTTCGTCGTTTTTGAAAATATCAGTGTCTAGTGTTTTCATAACAGTATTTAGCACAATTGATAAGAGTAAAGAAATTGCTGTGCTTGAGCATGTTCCTTATTTAGTGGTACAATCCAAAAAATTTACGCGGGTTTATGGTAGTGGTATATTGGCCTAAATATTATTGAGGGTAGCGAATAGAAGAGACAGAGGAGATACAATGTCCCGAGCAAAGCGTAAAGCAAAATACCATCCACAACAAAACGACAACACCATTAACTTTAACCAAGCACTTAAACAACGCCATATAGAACTTCGTCCGAAGTCATTAAATCAAGAAACTCTTATACTGAACCTACTAGACCACACGCAATCTATTGTGATTGCCACAGGTCCTGCTGGAACTGGCAAGACGTATTTGGCTATGCTGGCGGCTATTAAAGCGTTTCGTGCAGGTGAATGTGAGCGCATTGTGTTAACACGCCCAGCAGTGGGTGTGGATGATGAGAAACACGGCTTTCTTCCAGGCGATTTGAATAGCAAAATGGAACCTTGGACACGCCCACTGTTTGATGTACTAAGAGAATATTACTCTCCCAAAGACATTGAACGTATGTTGGAAAATCAAACCATTGAGATTTCACCATTGGCGTTTATGAGAGGCAGAACGTTCAAAGAATCTTGGATCATTGCAGACGAAATGCAAAATGCAACACCAAGTCAAATGAAAATGCTTATGACACGCATTGGCGAGAATAGCAAGATCATAATTACAGGTGATGTTGAGCAAACGGATCGCAGGCTAAAAGACAATGGCTTGATTGATCTATGTGCAAGACTGGAAGCAAAACACAGTTCGGGACTGGCAGTGTGTTATATGAGCAATGCAGATATACAACGGCATCCAATTATTGACACTGTACTAGAACTATACGCAAATTAAAGTCAAAAGGACAGGCAGTTTTTACACTGCCTGTTCTATATCTTATAGTCCGTTAGGAACAATCACATAGTGTATTAGTAATACAATAGCAAGTGATGCACTTAGTCCGATCATCATCTTACCAAAGTCTTTGCCTACTAATGGGAACACACTCCGTGTTTTCTTCTTACCCATGAAACTTGCAATTGCAAATTCACGCCCGGCTAACATACCCACAAACACCCAAGTGGTGCTCATTGGAATGTCGTTAAGTTCTTTAAAGAAAAACAAGATAATCCAGTATACTGCATCAATAATAGTTGCACTGCGCACATAGCGAGTGTTGTGTTTCTCCAGTACAATCTTTTGGATTTTGCCTCCACCTTCGCGGAACATAAACCATAGTCCACCTACAAAGACTGTACTGATCATAAACATCAACGGAATGTCCAGTTGTCTTGGCAAGAACACAGCAATGTTTGCCATGTCATGACTTAGCCAAGTCCACCATAAGAAGCCTGTGGTTACCCACTGCCCAATACGCCAGTATGCCTTGTGTTCTTCTTTAACTGGTTTTGCTTCATCTAGATAACGACTAACAATATACCAAATAGCGTATGCTGCTGTTGCTGCTACGACGTAGCCCAGCATGCTTTTTACTAGCATCTTTTCTAGTACAAAGGTACTTGCAAATGCACTTAGTACTAAGAAACTTGTACTAACTGGAACGCCTACGCGGGTTAATAACAATAACACAAGTGGTGCCATAGCATGATACCATTGTACTTCTACAAATGGTATTCTGTTTAATCGACCATATGATATGTCACCATACATATAGAATCCGTACCACAATGCCCATAATAAAACCGCACTTGCTGCGGCCCACATAATCTTCCAATTGAATCTCTCATTGTTACTTGCAATCCATGTACCGAGAGTTTGTACTGAATCGTTTGCTATCACAGCATAGGCTGCGAATATGAACCCAAGAAAGGCCCATAAGGTGAGTGCTTCCATAATTTTCTCCTTTGCTTGACGGCTTTAC